TGGCTTCTACAGGCCAGCCCCCTTTTAATCCCATGCCATTAAAATCTAAGAACAGCCGCAAGATTAAGCTCGTTGTCGAAAGGATCGGGGATGTCGGACCGATGGCTAATTACACGCTGCTCAGCCTGGTAGGCCGGGCCGACGTGCTCCTTCCTGGCCTGACTTCCGCCGATGCCGACAAAACGTTCAAAGTTGGAGACCGCATCAACCACACCCAGCTAGGCCGACTCTGCGACTTCGACCGCTACGAGATTATCATCCATGCCCCCTCACGCTAAACCTATGCCCACATCCATACCGATAAACCCTGACTCGGAACAAGTCCGAAATGAAGCACAGCGGCTCCACAGGCTCATTGAGCACGGGTGTCCCTCCAATTTGATGCACGAAGGTTTTCCGTTGACGCTGATCCGCGCCTTTTTGCACGCTACAGCTTGCTGCGCCGACCAAAAGCGCGCGCTGGACGGACAGGCCCCCGTACGACCGTTGGACAACTACCCGGACCCGATGGTCGGTTTTCAAAACACTCCCACAGGATTCTAAGTATGCTGGACCCGGTTCAACACTTTATCATGTTTCTTTTTATCAGCGGAAAAAGCATCTCCGCCGAGGCGTCTCTCGATCTGGACCGGCTGCTCCACAGCCCCCAGGATTGGCGCGCATGCCGACCGCCAGAGGAACCGGACAATCCTGAAGCCCAGCGAGTGATCGCGCGGAGCCGGTTTTGGGAGGCACGCTCGCCACTCTGGCACATAACCGTCACCGATTTTCCCATCAGCGACCAGCCCGGACGAAATGCCGGGGACCGGGGCCAAGCCGTCTGCCTGGGTAATCTGCAAGACGGCGCTCTTATCTCAGGGGACAGCTACCTTTTTCACCAGGTGGGTGCCTGGATGGTCCAACTACTGGACCAGACGAACACGCCGATGGGCCACGGAAAAACTGTGGCCTCGGCCCTGAACCTGGAAAAGGAAAAGCACTAATCACGGCGCGCGCCAACTGATCGAAAAACAGAGATGGCCCTCGGAGATCCGAGGGCCATCTTATTGGAAATATCCAGTTGTCGAAGGCTGGGTCGGGCTTAGCCGATGACCGAACCGAAGCTAGTTGGACTGTTCTGAACTAAACCGCGGCAATACATCTTGCTGTTGATCATCTTCCGCGCGAACGAGGTCGCAAAACCCCGTTGATGGATGAAGTCAGGCAGCACCACATCCGGGGTGGTGTATAGTTTCTGGTATTCCGCCAGAACGTAGCCCGTGGTCAAAAATTGGTCGCCTTTGTGGCCAACCAGCCACTCATTGACGGGGAAGTGAGGATCGGCAAAAACTTTCTTGTTGCCGAGATCACCGAGGTAAGTCACACCCTGCATCTGTGTCCGGGCGTTGCGCGCCACGAACTGGGGCAGGGTAACGACAACGGTCGCCGCCTGGAGACCCAGCAGGAGCCAGTTGCCGCAGACCATGTTGGTCGCGCCGTAGATGAAATTGCTGGCGGTCTCGAACGCGTCGATAATCGAGAATTTATGGGTCTGGTAGTTGACCGAAGCGGGAGCTACCGCGTCCCAAACCACGAAACCGGCGTCCGCGCGAGCGCGCAGGTCGTAGATGACTTGACGGTGCTTCTGGTAAGTCAAGGCATTGGTCAAGGCGTTAAGCAGGACGCTCTCCGCTTTGATGTTATACATCGCTTGCAAGTTCTGGTCGGCTTCCTCGGACCAGAGCGTTTTGAGCTTCATCACCTTGGCTGTAACCGGGGTGCTGGAGAGCTTCATCTCGTAGTCCTGAATGTTCAGGTTGCCTTCCGCGTTAAACGCGTAAGTCACGCTGTAGGTCGCCGTGGCCCCTACACCCGTAACTGTGATCGCACCGGTAACATAGTTGACCGTGCCGCCAGCGATGACACCGGAAGGCAGAATATTGCCGTTGCTGTCATCGGTCGTGGTGTCGCTGCCCACGGTGACCGTCAAGGTGCCAGCGCGCACGGGAGACCATTCCAGGGTCGCGGCGTTACCTGCCAGAACTCCGGTCTCGTCTTGGACGAGTTCGTCGGCATCATCGTCACGGTCCACCGCTCCCTGCAAAGCGCGCCACATGGGAGCGCCAGCCGGAGTGCGGCCTTTGCGCCGACCCGTCACGATGTCCATGTAAACAATTTGGGAGACCGGCCCGGCCATCGGTTGGAGAGCGACGAGTTGATCGATTACGTCGTTCTCCGACATATTGGCAATGATCGGGAAGATCCACTTATCAAAAGTGCCCAGGCTGCTGGTGCGGGTCACTTCGTCCAGTTGGCCAAAGCGCGCCCGGCAGTTTTCGAGCATGATTGCGGTGTATGCCTGTTTGTGCTCAGGCATGTGCGATACGAACTCTTTCCAGCCCTTGGCTTCCCAAAGACCTTTCGGATTTTTGTCGGTAACTCCGACCGGCGTCTCGGCCAGCTTGTAGCCCCATTCCAGTGTTTCGGTGAAACGGGCGATGTGCCCACCATTAGTCGCCAGCATCGGCCTACCGGTTAGTGCATCTTGAATAACCATAAGTTTTTGCTTTTTATTTGATAGTTCAGTTTCGGTTATTGGTTAACGCTCAACCTTGGACCATCGCTTTGGACAGCCGGTTGACCATGCCAACGGCCTCCGTCAGACCACGAGGATCTTTGGGGGCCTGGCTAAGGATCGTCACCCCTTCGCTAACCGTAGCTGCGGGGTTTCCTGCTGGCGGAGCCGCAGGTTTCCGTCCCTCCGCGACAGGCGGAGCCACCGTGGGCTGCTTGGACGCGTTGCACGCGGCAGCCGTAGTCTTACCTTCCAGGATGTTGCGGATCTCGACGATCCGCTTGGGCTTGGTCGCCTCTTTGAGCATCTTCTGGATATCGGGAGTTTGGGCCTTGTCGCCAAACTCTAAAGTGATGACGCGCCGTCCCAGCTCCACCACGTCACTCTTGTATTTGTCGGCGAGCTGGGTCAGGGTCTCCGAAGCCATCATGAACCGGCGCTTATACTTGGCGGCGGCGGACTCGTTAACCTTGGCCACTTGACGCCAGGCGCGGCCCCGCTCCACTACTTCGTTTAACAAGGCGGACTGGCGGGTAGCCTGCTTGACTGACTCGCCCAGTTGGTTTTTGTAGGACAGCCCGGTTTTCGCGACCGCTTTGATGACGTGCATCAATTTGGTGTTATTCTCATTCAACTTGGCGGCGGTCTTGACAGGAGCAAGCTGAGTCTCATTCCAGGCGGCCTCAATCGCGGTGATCTCTTCCTGAAGCTGCGTCGCCTGCCAGGACCGTTTAGTATCCTCGGCGAGGTAGTTCGCAACCTCCTGGTGGAGGGCACCCAATTGAGCCATCCCTTCGGCAAACTGCTTCGGCTGGAGCTTACGGGCTTCCGTGCTCCTGAACGAGGCGATTGCCTGTTTAATCTCATTCAGATTCATAGTTTTATCTTGGGATGATTCATTTGTGGTTTTCACCGGAGTTGGCCCCGGAGCCGGAACCGGCGCACAAGCGGCAGGTTCCAAATTAGGTTTCGCGGCGGCGGGGGGAGCCACGGGGGGTTTATTTTCCGTAATCGTCGCGGCTGGAGACGGTGAAGCAGCCTGCGGGGAGGCTGCTTCGGTCGTGGTTAAAATGGTTTCGCGCGGGGGATTCAGCTCGGCGGTCTCAAAGGAAGGTTTAATGACCACATCCCACCCTTCGCACACGTAGTCATCCTGCACGTCATCCACGCCGTCCGTGGCGCGCACCAGGGAGCCGAACCCGCGACTGGAGACCAGGGGGTTATATCCGGCCTCGATGAGCGCGGTTAATTTTTTGCCTTCCTCCGTGCCCAGGACTTGAATCTCGCCGACAACCTCCCAAATTTCTTTACCAGCGGTGTTCTGGCCCCGCTGCAACTTGGCCTCGGTGACCAGGTGAGAGATCGGCGACAGGAGGGTAACTTGGCCGTCCTTGGGGTGTTCGAGCAGACCGAAAGCGGCATTGCGCCGGATAGACTCCATCAAGGTGGATGTGGTATCCAGGTTCTTTTCCCAAACATGCCTGCCGTAGCGGCGACCATTGCCGTTGACACAATCGCATACGCTAAAACGACCAGGGATTCGGGTTCGGATCTTGCCGTTGGGCAAGCTTTCAACCACGATGTTTTTAACATCGGCAATGAAAGGAAAAGCGCCTTTCAGCCCTTCGGCAAGGTATTGACGTGCCATGTGTTATAGATAGTTTACAAGACTACCGTAAACATTATGGAGCAACCTTGCGTATGCGCGTTTAGGGACAAACGCAGCTAAGACGATTGAAAATTAACTTGTCACTGCTAATAAAAGTCAACTTTTACGAGTAGTTAGTCTAGCTTGGGCGCGAGCAGCGGATCGCGGACTGGAGGCTCTCTGTAGTTTACAATCTCAACCGAAGCCCGATAAAAATTCCAGCAGTGATCAAGCGCCTTTTCCACCAGGATCGGATCGGCACCGCGCAGGCGAAACCACTCCACGGCGTCGTCCACTTCCAGTTCCTCCGTATAGACCTGCCCTCCCGCCTTGGGCACGGTCAAAATGAAAAAATCCGTGAACGCCTCACGGGTGATGAGCACGGTAAGGGACTTAAGGACAGTTTTAGGCGCTTCGGTCATTTGGAAAAACGGCGGAAGGTCTCGTAAATTCTTTTACCGTCCCCTTCCTTGTGATCCGGCATAATGGACGCATTTGCAGGAGCGGGGGTCAACGCCGCCGCCGCTTTAGCCTGCACTACTTCCGGGTCAGGCTCATACGCGGAAGCGGCCAAACTTTCGGCCATCGCGTTGGCAGCCATCTCCGCCTGGGGGTCTTGGCGGCCCAGCACGGTATCCATTGTCCCCGCCGCGCCACCGGGCGCACCCGTGGCGGGATGCGGCATAGGGCGCGCCATTGGCCTGGGGGCAGCCGGAACCTGAGAAGGATCAATCGGCTTCAAAGCGTTGGGCGTAACATCGGGAGCGACCAGGGCCGCTGTGGGCTGGATCAGTTCCTCGCCGTCCACCAGTGCGGTCGCGGCAGGCTCGGCAGGCTCATCCTGGCGCGGCACAGGATCGCGGCGCACACCGGGAATCGCGGCGGCGGACCCGAACTGGTCCATCAGCGTGGCGTCATCAGGTATAATGCCCTCGCTCTCGCTCTCCGTCATGCCCAAAATACTGGCAACCACACTTCCGTGCCGGGCTTTGTTTCTCAACTTGTCCTCCTCCTTGTCCTGGGGAGGCGCGATCCGCGCGGGTTGAGGCCGCCGCGCTCTGGCAGCCATGACAGGAGGAACCGAGCTGTCCTCGCGCAAGTTTTTTGCACGGCCTAGAATTTGATCAACCAAGCTCATACCGCTTATATTACACTGGTTTTTAGCGAGAACCGCCCATAATCTGGCGTGCCGGATAGTCCTCCTCGGCGGAGGGGTGCTCGACGGAGATTGGCTCGGTGGACGGCGCTTCTGCTCGACCACCCGCAGGGAGACTCCCAAACTCGGAAGGAGGCGTAACGCCCTCCTGATCTCCCATCTGTTCGAGCATATCATCCACCATCCGCCCTAATTCCAGCGCCCCTTCCCGGCCTATGACAAACACGACCTTCACAGCGGTTTCGTTGTCCATCTGCATGAACCGGCGAACGACTTCGTTGCGATTTCCCTGGGTCCACAAATTTGCCAATTCCTCGATTTCGGCTTCTTCCGGGACCTGGCGATCCGGCTGTTCCCGATCCGTCTCCGTCTCTGGCTCTGATTCCGATTTAGACGGCGGCGCAGTTTTGCCCTTGGGCTGACTTTTCTTCTTCTTCTTATCCGGCTTCTCTGTATCGTCCTCCGCCTCGCCTAAAATACGCTTAATGGTGCTGTCCATAACCCTAATTACGCCGGGACATCCACAAGCTGGTAATGCTTGAGTTTATCGAATGGGGTACCTAAACCTCCCTGACCCCCAACTGGGCCGGGCAGACGCAGATAAAAAGGACGATACAGCGGCTCCTGGCCGTAGCGTTTAGAGATATAGTTCATGATCTGGTAGGCTTCCTGGTCGCGCGCGGCGCGCTCCGGCCCAATCACGCTGGTTTCCACTTCCTGATGTTTCAGCAGGGGGCTTTGCGGAAATTCCAGGTCCAAGCAGTTTTGCGGCTGGCCGTCCAGGTTCACGAATCCGCTAAAACGAGCGCGCACGGTGTAGTCGCAGTGTTCCTCGCCAAATTTACCAAACCGCACATCGAAGTAGCCGATTTTATCCAGGACCTCACGGGTAAGCGATAGCATGATTCCCGTCATACGCGGCAGAAGCTTTACCCGGTAGCCGCGCGAGTTGACCGTCATCCACCGGTAACTGTTGTGGGTGAAATCGCAGAAGCAAAACAGTCCCACGCCCAGGTCTTGATGGCCACTCTTGTAAAAGTTTACAAAGTCCCCTAGAACATGCAAATCATCGTTAAGCAGGCATAAGTGCTCGCAATCGGTCCCGGCGAACCAGCGCAGTGCCCGATTGCTGTTGCCGCTCACGCCCAGGTTGGTTGTGCCCAGGAACACTTGCGCGTGCGGGGCCAGGTGCTTAGCGTCGTATTCCTCCGCCAGGATCTCCGGCCTTGCCTGGATCAAGCGTGGCTGAGGCCCTTTGAGCCAGGTTTCCGTCCCGTCTCTTTGGCCGCAGTCCTCGAATATGGCTAAAGGATACTGAGCACAGTGCTCGGTCAGGCCCTTCAGAGTTTCCTGGAGCGCGCCCAGTCGGTTATAGGTGATAATAGCGATAGCTGATTTCATACGCGCGTAATCGGCGCGGCCACTGGCTCGGCCACAAGGACTTTGCTTTTACCTTTGTTCGAGCGTTGGACAGTGCTTTTTAATTCCTGGCTGGAGCGAAAGCGAACGGTCGGTCGCGGCGGGATATGGATGGGACCCTGTTCCGGTAAAGCGGGATTTCGGCCCACACGCGATGCGCCGATATAGACCTCCCAAACGCCGAAATTACGCAACTCCACCCGCTGGAAACTAGCCAGTGACCCGGCAATCTGGCTGATCAGGGCGTTAATCACAAGCTCCACGACCGCTTGTGTCTGCCCCGTTTGCTTCGCCACATACTTGATGAGATCAATTTTGGTTGTCGTATGGTTTCGCATAAATCACTGTTTACCCGCTAAGAACGACGCGGCGATGCGCGCTGACTCATGGGGCAGCATAGCGATATCCGCGTGGACGCGCAGCACGAACCAGGAGCAGCGAAAGGCCAGGGAAACGATCCAGATACCCAGTAGATCCAGTTTCACCAGCAGGGCCAGGATGAGGCCCGTTGTCACCGGAACGCTTTCCGGCCCGTGCGAGCTAAAGATCAGCCAGAACGCCGTCGTAGTCCCCACCAGCCCGATCAGCCCCGTCATGACCCAATCATAGGGGGTCCACCAGCCTGCCTCTTTGAGCGCCTGCCACTGCGTGAGCGGCGGTGATTTGATGACGACGGTGGATTGAATCGGAGCCTGCGGCTCTCCAGCGGGGGTAGGAATTGCGTCGGCCATACTTATTCGTTTACAAAAGTGGCTTGGGCATGCGCGCGGATTAAGTTGATCGCCTCCTCGGAACTGAGCTGACCGGGCAAGAACCAAAGGGATTTTCCGCCTTTTTGGCTGGTCTCCAGCACCAAAGACTTTTTGAGCACGTCAGTCGGATTAATGAAACGCAGCCGAAACTCTTGGCGGCCCGTCGAAAAAATAAACTGCATGCCTTTCTTTTCCAGCCGGTCTTTGTGCCGATAATAGTTGTCTCCCTGGTGCCGCACTAATTTAAAATGCTCGTCCAGGAAAGCCAAAATTTCCTCGTCGCGCATGGACTCGGAAATGGCGCTGTCCTGGAGGGAGCGCGTGGGCTGCAAGACCGGCACCCGCGCGTGGCGGGAACCCAAGAGCTTGTGACTGATCGTAAACTCGCCCAGGCCGAAATTAGCCGCCTTGAGTTCACAGCTTTCCCGCAGGCCGCAGTTGTCGCAAGTGCGGTGATGCTTTTGGAACATGATTCCAAAGCACTTGAACCGGTCGTTGCGCAAGCAGGGCACAGGCACCCCCACGGCGACCAGGGCCTCTTTAATACCGTCGTCATCCTTGAGCCGGTCAAATTGGTGCTGAGCGGCCAGCATCAGGGTGCGCTTGCGGGTGGTGCTGTCGATACCGTTGGGAATTTGGATGCCGAAAAATTGCAGCAGCGTGGCCATCGCAGCGGCTCTATTAGGATCGTCCTCATGTTGGCTCTTCATAAACAAGCACTTGGCTTTAATCGAATCGTGGATTTCCTGAAACAGTTCAGGTTTTATCTGTTCTCCTATACCTTTGGCCAGGTGCTCCTGGCGGATTCTGATGCTCAGTGGATCGCCGTCTTTGCGTCCAATTTCCGCGTCCATCCTGGCGTAGTGGAGCGCCTCCTCGTTAGGGGAGACCAATTGTTCCAGAACGATGCGTTCCGCCCAGTTAAGGCGCAAATTAATCTCCTCCATAAGCTCCCGCATGACCATCGCCTCATTGCCGGAGTCGATATCCGCAACCTGAAAGCCGGAATCCGGGTCATCGATGCGGATCTCTTTGGGCTTGGTGGACTGATTGGTGAAGATGTTGCGCTGGTCCTTGGGCGGCGGCTTGACCCCCGTTCGTTTTTCGGTAAATCGGTGCTTTTGGACCAGGCTGCGGATATGGTTCAGGATCGCGGTCTTGTATTGTTTGAAAAACTCCAAGCGCGTGCGGCACCGGATGATCAAGCCCCGATGAACCATCTCGGTAGTCTTGGCCCAGCAGCCAGCTACGAGTTCATCGTGGTGTAATTCCACGCAGGACGGGTCCACGTAAGGCTCCACCGACTTATGGATCACGTGGGTCATGTCCGTGAGCATCTCGTCGTAAACGGGAGGCCGCAGTTCCGGCTCGCGGAAGACCAGGAAAAGACGATGACGGGGTGGGGGTGGGGGCAGGACAACCACCATCACGTTAATGACAGGGGCTTGCGTCGGGGCAGCCGTGGGCATCAGTTTATTCGGAGTTCGGTGCATATACCTCGTATTCACCTGAACGGCGCGGGTCCAGGACTTCCACCATTTCGTGGTAGATCTCCTGGGCGGTTCGGGCGTTCTTTCCGTGGCGCTGACCCGCTTCCGCAATCGCTTCAGGGTCTTTGTCGCCATTATCGATTTCATCAAACAACTTCTTGGCTTCCACCAAGTTACTGATCTGCGCAATGGTTGGAATCTTAATGCGCATGCCCCCATATACCGCGCAGAGATACTTGCCATGAACCGGCCAGGTAAAAGGTGTGTTGGGCAGGTCGAACAAGTTTACAAAGTGCGTGTAGCTCATCGCCGCGCGCACCAGATCCTCTTCAGTGAAGGGCACGCGGATTTTTCGATACATCTGGTCCCGGAGCGCCACGAGCGCCCAGGAGTAAAAAAATTTGGAAAGTTCCATCGAGATCCCGAAAGCGTAGGCGGCTCCTTTAATAGCCGCCTGCCTGTCGTGGTCTTCGTCGATAATGCACTCCACCAGGTAGTGGATGGCTCCGATCTCCTGGGGGCTGCCCCAGCGACAGGTTAAGTTGGCCAGGCGCGCGCGCACTTCCGCCGCCATGTCGTGCTTGTCCACCGTGTGGTCTTCCGCTCCAAAAAACTTTTCCAAACTATCGCTGGTAACGTGGTAACGTTTGCGGAATTGGTTAACCTTGACCAATTCCGACCGGAACGCGTTTTTGGCGCACTTGGAAAACCAGGCAAAGAGGCGGCCTCGCTTGCGCTGCCAGCGCAGCAGCCATTTAACGACTTTCTGCTGGGCGGCGTCCACCAGCACGTCCAGATCCACGGTGTAGTGATAGCCCTCGTGCTGGGCCAGGCGCTCGAACATCTGCGTAGATCCCACTACGATATCCTCCAGCACGTGCATCGCTTCGGTATGCCTGCCCTTGGCATTCAGCTCTTTCCAGCGGATCGCTAGCGGCTCCAGGTAGCTCGCCGGAAAAATATGCTCTCCGGCGACCGGGACCACGGCACTTTTGACAGGAGTTTTGGACATCAGGTATGAACCACTCGCAGCGTGTCACAAGTCGCTTGATACTCCTTCACCAGCTCGTCCAACTTGTGCTGGCGCTGCTCGTGATTAGGATATTTCTCATACTGCTCGGACATGGCCAGCGCGCTCAGCAGCAGTGAGTAAACGCTGGATTGAACGCTGTAGTGCGGATACTTGCTGGGGTCGAAACCAGGCGGCAGACTAAGGGGCTGCTTTTCGGGCGGAAGCTCGCTCAAAGGCAACTCCGGCTCTAGCGCCGGTCCGGGCTTGGCAGGCTTGGGCTTAACCGTGGAGGGCGATGCTTCGGATTTTTTGACGGGCGCTTTTTTCGGGGTCGCCGCCAAAACGGGTTTAGCGACCCCGACCGGCTTTTTCTTAAGCTTGGTGTCCGATGCCACGCTGGCCGGTTTCTCCGAGCGCGGAGGAGGCGGCGACGGCGGCGCGACCAGTTCGTAAGGATTCTTGGGAGGAGTGCCTGACTCGTGGGCGCTGCCGTTACCGCTTACGGAAGACAAGCCGCCGTGCGCTACGGCGCGGATCAAGCGACCGGCTGCCCTCAGCACGTCGGATTTAGGCACTTTGTGCGCGTCCCGTCCTTCCCGGTGCATGGTTTCCGTGATTTCCACCGTTTCCTTGGAAAAGAAGAGCTTTTCCCCAAAGCGGGTTTCCACCTGAACCGTGCGCGGACTCAGCCGCCCCTCAAACGCCGGTTCATGGTCCAGGATCTCCTGCACCCGTTCGTAGCGCATCGATGTAGGCGGCTTAGTTTGCATTTTAGTAGCTGTAACATTTGAAGACATACTCGTGTTCGTATCCTATTTAACGGCTTAAATAATTTTGTCCACTTTTTTAGTTAGAAATTTTTAAGCCTTCGACTTAAGACTTTCCGCGAACTGTTTCCCCGCCGATCTTAAAACTTCTTTAACATCCAATAACGGCTCGTTCCAAGCTCCAAACCGAGCGATGGTCGCTGTAAATTCCTGTATATCCGGCTTCCGTGTTTTTAACTTAATCGCGTCGTCAACTTTTTCCACTAGAATTGTGGACAAAGCACGATGGATGGCAGCATCCCGCTGCACGTCGCTCACATGAGTCCAATAATAATACTCGCCCACGACGATGTAATGGGCCTCGGTGAGCAACTGGTAAAGAGGGGAGATCTTTTTGCAAACCACCGGGCATCCCTTGCCCGGTTGATGCTCGCCCTCGGTGTTGGTGCGGATCACTAAGGCGGTCAAGATGACAACCTCAAGATCCCGTATGCCGTTGAACTCGACGAAGCTCGGATCGTCCAGGACCCGGCGCACGTCTTTGTCAAAGCCTTCGTTTACCTCGTATTCGATCATAAATCCTCGTCACTGATAGTGGGAATGGATGGTTTTCGGCGGGGTGCTGCCGGTCGGGACACCGCCTCGGCCTCATCCTCGCCGTAATCCTCATCCTCGGCGGCAGTGTCATCATCATCATCATCATCGTCGGGAGGTGCGTAAAATTCACCCAATCCCTCGGTTTCATAGGCTTTTCGCATCGCTGCGTCCCACAGTAGATTCAAGTCAGAACGATGGGCTTTGTAGAAGCTAAGCCACTCGTAGCGACCGTCGATCTGTGGATCTTTGACCCGCTTGGCCGGTTTTACTGACAGAGCTTGGTCAGACGCGTCCAGTATGATGTTCTCCGCGAAGGTGGTCGTGGTGATCCCGTGCTTGCGGAACAGAAAACTGATCGCGCCGCCGCCCTCTTGCATTTTCGCAACGCGGAGGAATATCATTGATTCCAATATGCTCAGAGCGTCGTGTAGTCCGCCCTTTTCCTCGTCAAACAAAAGCACGATGCGCCCCTCCCGGCCTGGCTTGCGCAAGCGGTTTTTGTCCGTCCTAAATCCAATCAAGTAGCCAGCGGGAAACTGCGCTCCTTTGACCAGGGTGTATTTGATCGGCATCCTGAACATGAAGACCCGATGGGTGGAATAGTAAGACAGGGCTTTGCCGCCGAAAGTCGAAAAATCATCAGCCTGCGGCGTATTAAAACGCGCCTGATGACCTCTGCCTTGCTGCAAATCCTTAAACTTGGTGCGCACCTGGTTGGTGCAGATCATGGCGACGTTATGGCGGCTGATCTCGTTGGTCATGCAGCGGAAACCCTCGCTAATCTGCTGAGCGTGGCGCGGATAGTCCCGCTTGCCCCACTCACGCTCCAACTCTTCTTTGCTACTGGTTCCCGCAACGGTGTCCACTAAAAACAAGCCGAAGACCATGCGGCCTGAGCCTTTCTCATCTTTCTCGCGCTCTTTTTCTTGTATTTCGGCGGCTTTAATCAAATCAATGAAGTGGTCCACAGCCTCGAAGATCTGGTCCACGGTGTCGCACATCATGAGTGCGGTTTTCATTTCCACGCGCTCAGAAACTTCTTCTCCCGCCTCGTTGTAAGTCACATCGTTGATCGTAATTTTAAAACCACGCTCCAGCGAGTGCTCGTTGTCCACGTAAGCTCGAATTTGCCGGGTCTTTTTGGAATTGACCCTCCTTAATGAATAAACAAATCCCTGTCGGTCGATTACTTCGTAGATGTGATTAGCCTGGAAGCGGCACATGGCCCGGATCATCATGGCGGTCTTGCCGCAATTTTCCAGGCCAAAAACCTCGTTGATACGGCCAAAAGGAAAGCCGCCCACGATTTTGTCGAAGGCGTCAATGCCGGTGAGCAGCACGTAGCGCACATCTCCCAGGATCGTTTTGTCGGACATCACAATGTCAAATGTGGCGGCCCCTGCTTTGTAGGGCCGCCGCTTCGTCATGGATGCCACAAAAGAGGACGTGAGATCGCGCTCTTCTTTTGCAGATTTGGCCATAGCTATTGTCCACGATTGGTAAGGCGACCGAGCCGGTTTTTAAGCATGGATTCGGTCACGGCACGCGCCGGGGCGGGGGCGCTGGCGCTGACAGGAGTGGGGGCGTCTTCTACCTTTTCCTTGAGGGGCGGGGCCGGATCACGCCGCTCTTCGGGCGCGGTGTCTTCCTCTTCGCTCACTCCCGTAGCAGGCGGCGCGCTGCGCCGGGGCGGAGGCGGAGCAACGGTATTCTCCTCGGCAGGGGGTTCCTTGCTCGCTCTGGCGGGTTTGCTGTCGTCTCTGGCCGGAGCGGCGACGCGGCGGGGCGGGGGCGGCACGGCGGTATTGTCGGCTTCCTCAGCGGGAGGCGCGCGACGCGTGGTCGGAACCGGGTTCCGAGCCGGATACTCAGCGCCCGGAATTTGGTCCTCGTCCAGCTCTTCCGGCGTTACCGGCTGTTCGCGGCGGCGGGGCGGGGGCAGCGGGGTGGAATCCGCTTCCGCGCGTTCTCCGCTCTCCCGCGCGCTGGCAGGCTGTTCGCGGCGGCGGGGCGGGGGCAGCGGGGTGGAATCCGCTTCCGCTTCCGCGCTCGCGCTCCCGCGCCGGGTAGCCGGTTCCGTCCCCGACTCGTCCTCTCCGGCGTAGCGACGGCGACCATTGTTAGGCGGGGAGGACTCGTCCTCGTCTTCACCGGTGTAGCGACTGCGCTGACCGCGCACTGGCTCTTCGTCGTCGTCACCCCGGTAACGACCGCGACCGGCACCCTCGTCACCGCCTGAGCGGCGCGCGCGACCGTAGCCTTCATCATCCCCTTCCCGGCGACCCCGGAAGCGTCCGCCCCGGCTGTCGTCATCTTCATCCCGGCTACGGCGAGAGCGCCCTCGGCCTCCTCCTTCCGAATCCTCTTCAAACTTTACCGACATCTCCACGAGCTGTTTCTCGGTGGGCATGGGAATGACGGGCTTGCGGATGCGCGTCCATACTTTGGCAATGGCATCGTCCAACGCCTGGCCCTCCAGGTCAAAAATCGGACCCGGATCATTACGATCCAGCTTGACGCCTTTCGTGGTGTGAGTTGCCAGGACATTGCAACCCGCTTCCAGGTCCATGATACCCCAGTCCGAAGCGTTTTTGCGCCGGGTTGTGGCCCACCGCTGCCATTTTTTGAAATCCTCCCAGGTGGTCTTATACATGTCGAACTCGTAGGGATTGATGATTTCGTTCCAGGGCATTTCCTCAATGCGTCCGCGCTGATCCTCCTTGTCGAAGACCACGCACCAGAAGCGAAAGCGAAGCACGCACTTGGCTTGGTAACCAAAATCACGCACGGCCTCTGAACCACTTTCGGAAAGCCGCTCGGACAACTCGCACACGGGACAGACACGTTCGGGATCACCGCCCCAAGATTTGGGGGTGTGCCGGGGACAATGCAGCGGCTTGTTGTTCCGCCAGTGCTGGGCGACACGCACGTAAGGCATTTTGTCGGCCCCGATCTGGACCGGCAGCAAACGCAAGTTCCAGGTGTGGTTAAGTTCGATTTTTACGCGCCGGACCGATTTGGTCAGGGAGGCTACCACGGCCTCATCTTCTTCCATGTAGCGCATCATGGCTGTCGGGCTAATGTCATTCATAGTTTTAGTCTGCTGTTTACATTTAATTTTTAGCGCGGATCGTCATCGATGATCTTGCGGCGGGTTGCCTCAAAGGAGCGCATGGCCCCCAGCTTCAGCCTCAAGTTTTCCATCATGTTTTCAAAGCGCGCCAAGTATCCCTTAAGAACGTGGTGCCGGTGCCAGGCGGCAAGGATCTCCTCATCCTGGGCCAACACGGCTTTGAGGGTCTCCACGGTCATTTTATCCTGATAGAGAGTGCTCCACTCTTGACGCAATTTTAGCAGCTTTGCCGACTCCAGGCGCTCGGCGTCGGCTTTGGAGTCATACACATAGATTGCGGTGCGCTGAATAGCGCAGTTGATTTCCTCTAAAACGGACGAGATCTCGATGTGGGCCAGGCCGAAGTCAAGAGGGTATGATTTTTTAAACCACTTATCCACGTTGATGCCGATCAACTCGTTGTCGATGGCATCCAGCACGGGCGTTTCCGGGTCAATACGCTCGCGGATCTCCATTTCTGGCGGGGCATGAACAGGTTTTCTTTTCATGGGGCGGGGGGAACAGTAATGAAGCTGGGAGTTTGGTCTTCGATTCTTTGGACCATTTGGAGGATGTCGGTCGGCTCCACGGCCAACTGACAGTGACACACCGACTGCGCCTCACCCAAGGGGCACCGGTTGACGGGAAAGCCCTGCCACGCAAAACAAGGGCTATGGCGACAGGCGGACTTTTGCCAGATGGCCGTGCTCATGTATTCCGTATCGTAGCCCAGGCGAACCTGCGGATCGTGGCTGCCCCACAGGGACACGCAAGGGGTCCGAAACGCCTGCGCGAGGTAGAGGGAGGCTGAATCCAAGCTAAGCACAGCGGTTGCTTTGGAGATGATTTCCATGAGATGGCGCAACTGCGTCTTGCCCATCAGGTTGAGCACCCGGCCCGTGGCCACTAGGTCACTATCCAGGCGCGCTCCAAAATCTCCCACCGACATGCCTGCCGGGGGCATCCGATCCCGTAGCGCGCCCACGACCAGGACCGGTCGTTTCTCGGACAGCGCGGCGATGACTTCGAGCCACAGCGCGTAGGGGGCGCAGCGGAGGGCGCTGTTGGCCAGGGGAGCTACCACGTAGTAGCCGGTGTGCCGCAGGTCCATTTTGACACGAGTATTGACGAAAACCCAATAAAAGAAGTCGTCCAGGTGTTTAATTTCCGAATCATACAGTTGCACGTAGGGACGCTTGAAGCGCCGGTCCACGGTGGACGGATCAATGCCCAAACTGGCGTAAAGCGCGTCATAGACATTTAACTGGTCGGCCTGTTCGTTAAACTCGGTCACCGTCTCCACGAACCAGTGATAGTCATACTCGGCCAGGTCGCTGTAAAGGATGGGTCCCACCAGGGGACTGTTATCCATCAGGTATGGGCACTTATTGAGCACCGCTCCCCGCTCGGCATACGCGTAAAAATAAAGCGAGGCGGTGCCGCCCGTGACGTGGTGCATGTAAGCCAGGGGGCCGGTGGTGAAAAGCAGATCTCCGATGCCCCGATCCCGATACCGGTCAATCAGCACAGAGGAGCCGGGAAGCCGGACCTTGGGCGCTTGAACCAGGGGATTAAACGCCGAGCACCCGGCCAGGTCGGACATGCGATCAATATAGGGGGTTAGCTCGTCCAACACATCGGTGTTCAGGATATAGCGGCGGCGGGGATTGAGCAGCCAGGTTTCCTCGTCGGACCGGCGCATCAGCATGGGCCGGTTGACGGAGACTACCGCCCAGCGCGCGTTGTGAGGTTTTCTTGGGGTCATAATTTAATCGTCAATAGGGAAGCGTCAAGCGTGTAGTTCGGAGATTCGCAGCAAGCCCTGAGCCGAGCGGGGTAGGCGCTTGACCATGCTGACGCGCCGATAGCGAATGACCTTTTTCTGTCGCGTCAAGAGGGAAAGATCGGATAACAGCCTTCCGCGCAGGCGGCGCGACTCGCTGCGGTCATTAATGCGCCGGGTCAGGTCATCGATCATGTCCATCATGCACACCAGCGTGCCGCGCCGGACGCGCAGGTAGTCCAGAATATCGTCGGAAAAGGAGACTTGAGCTTCAATCAATGTGCCCATTTTATGAGATTTTCCTTCTTCCAAAGCGGTTGAAAGTTAGACCAATGAAAACAAGAACGTAATTCCGATTTGCAGTTAAGATTAAACGAAGCGCACGGCCTAATATGATCCAAGTGCCAAAGGTGCCTGTCCTTCCAAGACATGCCCGGCTTAAAAAGCGATTCAATGTAATTTTTAAAGCTAACAATGCTGCATCCCAGCAAGTCCAGGGCGCTACTTGTTTTAGCTCGGCCAGACAGCACTCTATTAAGCCGCGTGCGCAGAGCGTGCGCCAGTTTTGCCTGCGGATTTTTGGCATAGCAGCTTTTCATTCTCTCAGCTCGTTCATGTCGATGTTCCCTCGCGTATTTTTTTGACTTATTAACGTAATAAACACGCCGTTTGCGGTAGCAAGCTCGCCCCGAAGCCCGGACTTTTTCCAAGTGGTTGAGGCGGTAGCGCCGCTCCCGCTTGCGCCTGGCACTGATTTCTCGTCTGCGCCTTCTAATTTTGGCATTGCGCTGGTCCCTGTTTTTGTCAAAATGTTTACGATACATCTGCCGCCCGTAACTCCGTTTAGCTTCCGCACGGGCTATTGGATCGCCTTTTATGAGCCAATACCGAGGTAAGGATGAATGGACTTCGGAATGTGTTCCAACTCCTGTGCCGTCCATGCGCGACACGCTGGCCATATTTGATACTTTGAATACATGTGCAGTCCTTTCATTCCGTTTTTCCATTGGTAGTCGAATCCTGGTTTTATATTTGGCAGAACGTTTTCCAGCCATTCTTCAAATAAATACTCAGGATCATCGAAATGTCCGCTCTGCCGGTGTTTCTCAATGGTCTCGGCCATCGTCCGCCGCGTGCCGGTAAAGTGATATACCTTGATGCTGTTCTCGTAGTGGACTTGACCCACGGGGGTGCGGCAGTCCCGCAACTGGCAGCCTTGACCCACGTAGGAGATCACTCGGTCCGTGGCCCCGCCAATAGGATACCCCGGCAGCCCCACCACCGGAATCATAGGCAGGGAGATAGCCAGTGGATTTACTTTGTTTACAATACCACTTACAACGGCCAGACTGCCTTTGGGCCATAGTTCGTCGCTGTCCACAACGCAGATCTGCTGAAAGCCCTGCTGGCGCACCCAGGCCAGGGCGTCGTTGCGCACGCGCGTTTCCACGGTAATGCGCGTGTCCCCTGGGAAGCGGAAGTCAGCGACATTGAATATTTTGGACTGGGCCTTGGCCCCCAGGTGGTTCAAATACTCGGCAGCGGCCAACACCTGGTCCATCTCCGGGGCACTGCTGGGCTTGCCCGACCAGTATTCATTAGGAATACAGAAAAAGAAATTGCGCAGACCCTCCTCAAAAAGGCGCTGCACTACTTCCATCAAACAGAAATCGTTTCGATTGGCCTGCATATAGACGGCGTAGTCGCCGTAAGCTCCGCTCAGAGTCGGACCAGCGGAGGCCGTGGGTGTCGTTTCGAGCTTGATATCGTTAGGAAATTGGCGATGTTTCCGGTAATTGAACAACATCTCGCCGCGCCGCCAGCGTTCCTCACTGGCGTGGCTCAGATCCACCGCGTCCCTGGGCCGCTTGTGGCAGTCCGGGTGCAGGTGCTCCATCAAGATATGCTTGGCGTTGATCACGCGGCCCTCGGCGTAAGCGACCTCCGTAAACTCCGTATCGCAGAAAATGCTTTCATAGTTGGGATAAAAAAGGTAGCCGAACCGCTCGTAGCGTTTGCGGGTCAGGATAGCCAGGACCATGAGGTTATGCACGTAGCCATCCTCCGTGTGGACCGTCCAGTCTTCCTCCATCCAGCCGGTTTTTAATGTAAACAATTTATCATCCCAGTCCTGGCACGGTTTGAAGTCGTCCGCCACGGCGATGATCACTTTGCCGCTGGTCGCGGCGGCTGCCGCGTTCCAGCCCCGAACGCAGTTAAAGGGCGCTTTCTCCTGCACCACCGCCAGGGCTTCCGGCACGCGGCGCGCCTGCTCTAAAGCCCTGGCATTCGGTGCGTCCACCGAGATCACCACTTCGATGGGATAGCGGCCTGTGGCGGTTTTTCTCCAAAGCTCGACCACGGAAAAAATATCGTCCGGGCGCGCGCTGGTGTAAGCTAAGCTGAATATTGGTTGGGTCATATCGTTCTATATCTTCATACAGTTTAGAAGAATAGAACGTGACGTATGTCGGAGTTGGATCAAAAGAGTTTGGCCCTGCAACAGCAGAGCGCCCGATTGGCGGCCAAAGCCGCGCCCTTAATCATGGCGTCGGCTTTGCTCCAGGAGGCCGTGAACCTTAACCAGCAGCTTGTCCGCCTCGTCGCCGAGCTGACCGAAAATTTTAAAAATGAGCGAGAAGAAAGTCCTAAGCTTAATGGTGCGGCGGTTTCTAGCAGTCCACGGTCGGCTGCCGGATAAAATTGTGGTTGCGCCGGTAGCCCTGGTCGCGCTAGGATTAAAACAGAGCGTTGCTCCGGTGTGGGAGGGAGTGCCCGTGGAGTGCCGCCTATTCCATTCCGAAGAAGTCTCCACCCGAAAAAATGACGCCAAGGTGGAGTGCCTTGGCGTGTTTGTTCGTGAATCCAGGGGAAAGCTGGTCCTTGCCGCCTGTGGCCTGATAGATAGGGCTACCAGCTAGTCCACACTGATGGGAGGAATTAGCTGCATCCCCTCCAGTTTTAACCTGAGTGCTTTGAGCCTTTCCTCGGCGTTTTGGCGCTTATTCTGGTCCAGCACGAGTGCTTGCAGCGGACCGGGCACCGCGCCACTATACTTGGCCAGGACTTCTCCGTAAAGGTAGCGCGCCTGCTCCAGCGAATACTCCTTGACCCACTGAGCGCCCGTAAAATCCAAGTCCTGAGTCCGGTCATAAGGGGCATACATGAACACCCCCGCCTGATAGCGTTCGATGGGATTGTGGATGTAAAGGCACTTGCGCCCGTCATCGTAGAACCAATTGGGCTGAATCGAGGTCACCCGCTGCCATACTTTGCGCCAGCGCAGAAAGCTGTCGTATTCATCCAGTCCGGTGCGGAAAAGCGGCGCTGGGTTAATAAGGTTGCCGTAAAATAGCTCGGTCGGAACCGGGTTGGGTTCCACGAACTGAACATCCGCGATCCCCAGGAAAACGTTGGCACCGCTGAGATACTCGAAAATTCCCCGGCTCAACTGCACGTTGCCCACGCGAATCGTGGGCCGCCATTGGCCGCACAGTTGAAGCGCGTCTTGAATCGCGTCAAGCACCTGCTGGCGGGTTAATTCTACCTGCCAGGTCGGAGAGCCAAGTTGCCGGAAGATGTAGTCAGTCAACTGGTCGCAGGTAAAGCCGGTCATCGGCAGCGTGTCGGGAGACTGCTGCGACGACTTTACCGGCTGCATCGCGTTACTTGTTACCATGTCCTAACTAGCCGGGCTGGTGCTCGGCAGGATAGGCGCTCATCAATTGTTCGTATTGGGTGGGATACTTGCGCCGGACATACCGATCCAGCTCCGAGCGGTAGTGGAACGGCCTGCCGTCAGCCGCGCAAACAAAACGCTTTTCCGTGTCGCCGTCCGGCTGGGAAACCGGGGGCGTGCCCAGAATTGGATTGGGCATCTCCTGGCCTTCGCTTAAAGGCTGCATTACCCCCGATGCCTCCGCTGGCTCAAACTCCTCCTCTGACCGGGGGGCAACCACAGTCGCCACGCGCTGCGCCAGCACTCGCTGGGGAATTTCGGGCAGGGGGTGGGCGGCGCTGGGCACCCTGATCGGGGCAGGCTCCTTGGGCGCTCGCATGCGCACCGGCGCGGGAATTTCGGGGAGGGGAGGGGCGGCGGCGGAAACGCGCCGGGCCACGGCGACCGGGGCAGCCGCTACGGCGGAAACCGGGGTTGGACCCACGGCGGCAGGATTAAACTCGTCCATGGGCTGGTTAGCGACCTGATTTAAGCTCTGCTGCAATACCGCGCGGTGAGCGGCTTCTTGTGGCGACAAGCGCGCGTCCGCCTCCATTAGCTCAGGCGTCAGCGGCGCGGCGGTCCTTACTTTGGGATTCGATTCGATGGAATAGCGAATGTCGGGAATTTTAGCGGAGGAGTCTGGTGCGCCGGAGGAATCGGCCACTCCGTAATCCTCTGGCACCAGACGAGGTTTGCCGACCAGGCCCAACTCACGCGCCTTGGTCATCGACATACCCAAAATGGGAGCTTTATTGGCGGGAGTCTCGACGGCCACAGTGGGCGGTGGTGTGGTATAGGTGGGCATTACCGATCCATCCGCAGTGCGCACGAAACCAGACGCCTGGGTGACCGCGTGGATGGGCCGGGCACTTTTGACGACGCGCGGCACATAATTGAAGGGCAAATCCTGGGTGCCTGTGGCCCGGCTCAAACCCTTGGGCTGCACGTAGTCCTCGAACACCGGATCGTTGATATAGTGGCCAGCTCGATCCGTGATATACTGGTTTGGTTTAAGCTCGCAACGGAGGTTCAGCTCCGACACTTCAAAATAGATGGACCAGGAGTTGGGGTTAAAATAACCGACGACCTTGGTGCAGGCTGGATCAGCTTCTTTGTTCATAGTATTTGGCTACAGTCAGGACCCATGCTAAAAAATCATTTTTTGACTTGGTGCCCTTCGCCCGGTTACAGGTATAGCATGCTGGAACAACATTCGACGGCACATAGCCAATCGAATTATCCACCCTGTCGATTCCACTATAGACGTATTCACCATAGCGACGAGCTGCCTTGTTTACATTATCCGGTTCTTTACCACAGTAGTGGCAGTTTTGCTTAGAAAGAACGGAAAACAATTCTTTAGAGATTGTAAAATCCACATTTCTACGTCTGGCTCCAGCCCGATAAGAATTGTAAACTTGGATCATTGAAGCCCAGCCGTAAGTCTTCCGCCGCTTAATAGCGTTTACAGAAGCAGTGATCGCCGCTCGTGTGCAGCCACAGCTTGTTGATTGGCTTTTAACGAGATGGTAGGCGCGCGTAGTAATAGTTTTACCGCAAAGGCAAACAGCTTCAGCCATAACTTTGCCCTCTCGCCTAAAAATACGAACGACAGTAAGCCGACCATACACGCTTCCAACCGCTACGGACTGACCAGCTACGGACCACGAATTATTATCCATGACTTAGCTACAACTCATGGCCGTTGGTCTGGCATGTAAACAATTTAATGAAAACTGGCGTGCTGTCACCCACCGAGCAGCCCAGGGTATTGAAATCAAAAAACTCCAGCGCGTCTTCCTCGGTCATGCCGTCGCGTTCTTGCAGAATCTTAAGGCACTTGTCCAGGTCGTAGCAGGCGACCGGAGGGCGACCGAACTGATGGCATATGCCGATCAGCGCGTCCTCGTAGCCGTCAAAGGTGATCGCTTCATCGTTGGCTGCCGCTAACTCGTTTATCTTTTCCGGTAGCTCCATGTGCCCATAGAATGGTATAGGCACACGTCTTACTGAAACGTGTTCGGCGCGTTGGTCAGTTCAGTGTGCGGATAGACCGGTCTCGTGTCAAGCTTAAACGTCATTTAAGCGTGTAAAAGCTATGATTGCCAATCGTTGCAACCAGTTTCATCTGGCTGAGCCACGGAGGCCGGTTGGCTTTTTGGTCGTAGTAAGTGGCTCCTCGGGTGCGGTTGGGAAGCTGATGGGGAACGTCGCAGCACGTCCGGGCGATCCGCAGGGCCAGGCTGAATTGCCGCTGCCGGGCATAACGCTGGTAGAGCTTGTCCGGCCCCACTCCGTTCAGGCAGGAAAATTGTTTGCGCTTGGTCACCACTTCCAGCGGTGTGCTGCCTGTAGCCTTGGACCTATTGCGGATGACTTCCGCTACGGCAGTCATGCCGATCATGCCTTGATTACCGGCTTCAGCGCATAGAACGCTGGCCACTATCCTCTGACCATAAGTTTCACTGCTGCCCGATACTTTGAAGTCTATGCTCAAGAAAACGAATCCGAGCATAATACATTTCTTGCAAATCTCTGAATTGTTTCGCATGAAGTTCTCCGTGCGCGTGTGGTGAGTGTAAAGCCAGATTTTCTGGACGATTATCGAGCTTAATACCGTTAAGGTGGTGAACGTGTTCATTTCTTAATAATTTCCTACCGATGATCTGCTCCATGACAATCCGGTGCTCAAAGCGGTGCCCAATGCGCCGATAACCCTCTTTTGTGATGTGTCCGCCTTTCCAGTTCTTGTTGCGCGACCCCTCTTGATAAAACCCATTAGGTCTCACAAATTCTCCGTTTCTAACGAGAAAATCACGCAGTGTTTTATTATCTGACCGGTAGCTTTCACATAGGCGTGTAAGACTGCTTCCAGACCTGTAATCCGAGAGAATCTCGTCTTCTTGCCCAATTATTCCACTTAAAAAACGCTTCCTGCATTCCAAACTACAAGTTTTGGGATTGCCTGACTTTCTCAACCAAGCGTTTACTCGCCAGAATGCTTTTCGACAGACAAGGCACTCGAACCAGCAGCCGTGAATTTTATCACCCAGCTTAGGCATAAATTGTTCGTTTTTAAACCGTATCGATAAATATCGCTCAACGTAGCGAATTGGATATAAAATGTAAACAAAAAAAGTTCCACGTGGAAAAGTTCTATCGGGAGTAGCTAAATCAGTCCGGCAATGATGCCGGGCGTTAAAAGTCCGCGAAGCGGCAATAGAAAGGTTCCTATGTTTGTTAATGGCTTCGAGCTGTCCGTTGAGGTTAATGGCAGCCGCATCCCCGAATACGGGCACAAGGGTCTCACTTACGTGGCCGGTAGAAAAGGCCACTACTATCAAATCAAATTCCGCAATAACCGACCGGAGCGCGTCCTGGTGGTTCCCAGCGTGGATGGCCTGAGCACAGTGGAGGGCCAACCCGCCCACGGCAACTCGTCAGGCTACGTGGTCCAAGGCTACAGCTCGCTTACTGTGCGGGGCTGGCGGACTTCCATGACCGAAGTTCGCCAGTTTGAGTTTACCGACCGCAGCGGCAGCTACGCGGGTAAAACCCAAGGACAACAGAATTGCGGAGTAATCGGTGTGCTGGTGTATGCCGAGCAGCCGCCTGCGCCAGTCCTCGTAACGCCGGTCTTGCCCTATGACTGGCCTACAGCCAAGCCCTCGATCTTCAAAGAATACACCACCTGTGCCAGCCAAGGACTGACCGCTAGTCTGGAGGAGACCCTCGGCACCCCGGTAGAGAGATGCCTTACTTCCAGCAAACATACACCTGCGCAAGCGTTCAACGCCTGCTGTAGCGCGCCAGACTTCAACCTGGGCACTGGCTACGGATCGGCGGCGACCGATTGCGTCACTCAGGCTTATTTTCAGCGGGGACTGGTCCTGGCTACACTGGAGATCTTCTATTCGGACCGGGAAGGGCTGCTAAAAGACGGGATACAGGTGGACAAGACGCCTGTTCTCGCGGCACCGGCGCATCCTCAAGCATTTGGAGGTTTCTGTAAGCCTCCTCCGGCTTAGAATCGGCGAGTTAAAACTGGAGCGCGCCGTCCCGTTAGCCGATTTACTGGCACGGTGTCCTCCTCCGTCTCTTCTGCGGGAGGCTCTACCTGAATCGGCAACCGGTCTAGGTCAGCCCACACCGGCACGCAGATCTCGCAAAAGCAAGGAGACTTGTGCGCACTCCCCTGTTCCCTGGGTGCGTATGCGTTTATATTTGCATTCATGGGCACAACATCGACCATGAATGCAAATAAGTAAACAAGTTTTTCTCTAAATTGTAAACAGCTTCAAGCTGGCTGGCCTGGACCAATCTGGCCGGGAATAGGCCGACCCTGGGCCGCGCCTCCAGGGAGCGCTGGGCGGGGATCTGGCTCCTCGGGTAGTTGGTTTTCCGCAGAGTTCCGCCAAAGTTCCGGGCGCGCGGCGGCCAACTGCTCCAAGTAGGGGCGGGGTAGCTCTTTCAGGTAAAAATTATTGGAGGCGTTATACCCCTCACCTTCCAGCCCCTTGATCTGCGAATACTGCCGCAGTAGCCCAAAAATATATTTGTGCAAACGGTGGGAGGGCTTTTGGTTTTCCCGGCCCTTCATTTCGCCCAGGGTGCCATCGCGATGGAGAATAAACAGGGCATGGTGTCGCCAGCGGTTTCCGCCCAGCGGTTCAGCCAGTTCCAGGCACTCCACGTCGCCTTTGGCGGCGGTATTGGCACAGTGACCGGTAATGGCCCTGGGTCCATGCACACCGGGATCGCTGCGGATCTCGCTGCAATTGCGGTGCAGATTGAACCAGCGCCAGCCGTTGGGAAATTGAACAATGGTTTCCAGGGGGCCTTCCTTGTCCCGCATATCCGAGAAAGACCCGCCCCTGGCCGCCTGCTGGCGCGGTTGGGGAACGATTTCGATGGCCGCGCCATACCGGCGCATCAACTCTACCGCGCCGCGCCGGTAAAAATAGATTACTTCCCCGAAAGGCTGCCGCTGTAGCCTCAAGCGGTTAATGGGGTTATGCGGCTCGTGCTCGCCGTAGCTCTCGTGGATCTTCAAATACTGGCCCAGGGTCGCGTTAATACCGTCGATCACCCCGTAGCCCGTGTAGGCGGGACTGATGGATTCAAGATCATCCGGGTCGCTCTCTTGGAAAGGGGCCAAGTCCACATCGGCGAGTTTCTGCAACTGCCGGTTGAGTTGCGGCTGCTCCACACTGGCTGGAAATCCGGCTTTTTTGATAAAAAATTTTGGCTCGTTAATAACCATCCAGAGCAGCTCCTCGATCAAAGCTTTCTTGTAGAAACGCAGGGCCCACATGATCCGGTCTTCCCGCTTGAGCGTCCTGCGGGTTTCATCGACCTTTTGGGCGACTTCCGGCTGCAACGCGGTGGCCTTGACCTGCTGATCGTTGGCCAGCCGCACCGTCAAGCTGTCGATGATCGGCAAATATTTGTCCGCTGCTTCGCTAATCAGGACAAAGGCGTGTATGCCCTCCGATTCCATGAGCCGGTTAATCAGTTGTTTGGTATCGCTTTCCACTTGCACATCGTAACTACCTCGAAAACAAAAAACCGCCCCCAGGTGATGTCCTGGGGGCAGTCGGTTAGTGAATCAAGAAATGATTCCAGTCAGGCTTATCCTCGCGCCGACGAATCGTGATACTCACCGGAACAGCCATTGGCTCCTTGGGCGGTCGGCGCAGTTTCCAGCCCATTTCCTCCAGCGTGCGGTCGCCCTTTTTGCCATTCAGGTCGCGGCGCATCCAGACCATGTTGGTCCAGGACTTCTTCGCGCCGCCCCGGCTGCGAGGAACCAGGTGATCCACCGAGCCGTCCGGGCAGAGATCGCCAGTGACCTGGCACCGGCAGCGGTCGCGGTCGCGGATGCCCCGGTTATCCAGCTTGGGCCGTCTTTTGGGGATGTCGCTGTAGCTGGCCTTTACGATCACCGTGGGCACGCGCACTTTGCTGCGCACCGTGCCAATCCACTTGTCCGCCGCGTGCCCTGGCCGAGCGGGTCGAATCGGCAGGGTCAGCCACTCTTCAAGGGTGACCGCCTGCATGCCGCTATCCTCGTTACCGGTATCAATGGCCGTGGCCACGCCCCGAAATAAATCGCACAGCGCCGTGGCGACATCGGTAGTGTCAATCGCCTGCCAGCCCCGGTTCAAGACCAGGACTTCCTCTTGGAGTATGCTCTTCATAGACATTTTTCCCGCTAATTATTTTGGCGTGTGTGTCTTTGTTGAAAGTGGTTGCCGGGGCTGGACTCGCACCAGCACCATCGGGTTTCAGAGACCCGCGTTCCACTACTTGAACTACCCGGCAATAAATCGTTTACGGTTGAGTATGAGCCAGCCCACTGCCGCGAGCAAGCACTCTTCGTGATTATAGGGATTAGGCGGCGGCTGCGGCCCCAGTTGGTCCTGGTTGGCGGCTGCCAGCAAAAGAGGCTGGCCCACCGCGCATAATTCAAAGGGCCGGTCCCGGCACTGCTCACAGCGATCCAAATGCCGGTGAAACGCCTCAATGGCTTCCGTAGGGGGAGACTGATCGATCATAGAACTTTGAAATAATGGGGGCCACCCGCTTCCACGCGAGTGGCCCTTGGTTTTATTAAGCGAAGCTTTTTAGCTCTGTTCGTCAAAACGCTTAGCGCCGTTAGCCTGATCCTGATGCTCTACCGCTGAGCTACTCCGCCATATGATTTTGGGGGCGGAGGAGGGATTTGAACCCCCGACCTCAGTTGGAGTGGCGCTACCTTTCAACGTTCCTTTCGCTTAGGGTTTTGAGCCTTCGGGTGATAGCCTGACCTGTAACCCTGAATCTGAGCTTCACCTTGAGCTTTGAGCTAGGAAAGCAACCCGGAGGCCGCTTTCCACACCCGAAATTGTTTACACTTTTCCATCAAACACGTAGCTCAGCAGCCGGTTGCCCAGCTTCTTGGTCGTGTCCACTTCCGTGTCATTGGCACGCGAGCGCGCTTTCTTGAGCGCGCGAACCACTTTCTCTGCCCGATCCAGCATGTCCGCTTTTTGGGCGGTGGTGATCAGGCTGGACCATTCCTGCTCCTGCAAAGCGCCCACCGGCACATCCACATCGATCAACTGCACCTGGGCCGGATGCTCTTTGGTCGGCGCGTGGAGCACGATGACTTTCTTCTCTTTCTTGGTGCGCGTTTTCGCCACGTCCCTGGCCTTGAAGAATCCATCGCCCCGCTGTTCGTCGGACTGGAAACCTTTGGCGGGGTCCAGCGTGGGGATCGCCTCGACTAGCTGCTTGATCTCAACGGCGCGCTTTTCCAGTTCCAGGAGCGCCGTGGCTGGAATCCCCGTGAGCAGAACCGTCGCCGCGTCATCATCGATCACCACGTCGCCGCGCGCGACCATGTTGGTCTCCGCAATCTGGAACGCGGCGTCCAAAGCTTTGGTGAGATGGCCCTTGATCCAGTCCAGCTCCTTGCGCACGGTGGTCACGATGTCGGACTGCGCTTCCACCATCGGCGTCGCGCCTTCCGTATTCGGGATAAACACCGTCTTTTTTTCCTCAAAGTGGTGCCGTTTCTTGGTCAGGGTGTCCACCAAGTCAGTGCGGCACTTATTCGCCTGGTTGTCCAGGTTCGTCTCCGCCGCCAGGAGTTCATGTAGTTTTGGTTTCACTGGTTTTTGTCTTTCTGTTCGTTGAGCCAGAACTTAAAAGAAAGTGACCTGGCTGTCAAAATAAAAAGTAAACTTTTTATTTTTAGCTTAAAAATGGTAGCCCAGGAGGGATTCGCACCCCCATCCGTCTCCTTCAAAGGGAGCCGCACCGCATTGTGCTACTGGGCTGTAAAATTGGTGCTGACGACGGGCCACGATCCCGTAACTTACGGATTAAAAGTCCGTTACTCTGCCAATTGAGTTACGTCAGCTTAAAAATGGTGGGCGCGAGAAGAATTGCACTTCCAAGGCTCACTGGTTCTCGACCAGGCCCGTCTGCTGTTCCGGGTAAACCACGCGCCCTAAGATAACCGAGTCAAGTAACTATCCACCGCTTGGCCGTCGCGCACAACCGCGTATCCAGCGCGTCCGGCTAACGCTGCCCAGCTCGCCTCGCTGCTATTAAACTTGACTAGCACGTCCCCCGGCCTAAACACCGCTTTGAGTCTCTGCCAGCGGGGATCGTTTTCTAAAAAATGAAGGTCGCTCTCTTCGATGTAACGCTGTCTGAAACCGTCAACGGTAAGCGTTACGATCTCCGTGCCAATCGTCTGCTCCTGCGCGGCGCGCTGAAGGCGCTCTTCCGCGCCAAAGTCAATGACCAGCGTGTGCCAGGAATCGGAAAAACCATACATAGCTCGTTTTTATTTTAAAGGGGTTAACCCCAGCGCCTTCCGGTCCGAGGGAGTCAGTTTCTTTAAAGCGTTCCGGCGCGCATGCTCCGGCTCGGTCGTTTCGTCCAGGGTTAAAATATTCTCAACCGCCACGCACTCGGTTTTTCCAAAGCGCCTCACGCGCACTGGCCTGACTTTATAGTCAACAAATTCCTCGTTTTTACTTTGGGCGATGCTGGTCGCAACCGCCTTGTCCAGGTAAACCGTGGGCAGAAACGCCGAGCCGCCCATCGTGCATTGTTCGATCCGAAAAGCCTCAATGATAGGATGTGTCATAGGGTGCCTGTTTATTCCGGGATAACCGCTAATTTTCTGATCTTAACCTGGATCATCGGGACCTGAAAAGCCTCGCAGTAGAAAAGCATCATCTTTTCCGATTTGGCGCGCTCCAGGCTGCTGACGGTCATGCCCGGCTTGTCTTTGGCGTAAAGCTCATACCGCTGAGCGCCAGCGGCGGGGGCGGCGACCGGTGTGAAAGCGGTGCTCACCGTAGCGTGGCGGCTTAAACGTTGAACCTCGGCGCGCAGGTTGGCGCACTCCGCCTCCAGGCGCGCCACGTTGGATTGCCTCTCTTTGACGGCCTGCTGGCGCGCCTGCTTGTAAGCCTGAATCTGCTCGTCACTGAACTCCGGGCAGGGCACCCAGGCGTTATTGAGCTTGCCAGTCACCTTGTCCTGCTTGCGCTCCACCGTCTTGATCAAACCCATGCCCTCCAACTCGCTGAAGCGCGTGTTGATGGTGTTTTGAGACACACGCTGGTTCTGCTGGTAGAGGATGTCTAAAACTTCATTGGCCGTAACCGGATGGTGGTTGAACACGGTTTCCAGCACAAGGATCTGGCACTGGGCGACCAGGCCGCTCTCCTGAGCTTCACGGTAAGCGTCGATGCTGCTTTGACGAATCATGACCCATAGAACTTTTTTCGTTCTAAATGAAACTATGAATGCTGAATTAAATCTCAAAAACGAACCCCCACCGCAAACCAAAGAGCCTGATGAAGCTTTTCAAAAACTAGAGAAGGGCATTGAAAGCGTCAACAGGAACGCGCTGATCATTAATACAATAACGAACCAGCAGGTTCACGTAGCCTGGGAGGAGGGCTTCGATTACGGTAAGACCGTGGGCGAGCGAAATGGAAAAAAGACGGGCTATACTAAAGGCTTTCATGAAGGCTTTGTTCAAGGTTACAGAGAGGGCACACAGAAATCCTCGCAACAAGCTGAAGTGCGCGTCCAACAAGTTGAAGTGCGCGTTCAGGCCCCTAGCCCTAATCCTCCGATCTCGCAACTTACCTCCGTAACACTGAGAAATGCAAGCACGGTTAGCCTTGATCTGAGCCAACCCATTAATACTCAAATTAACGAATCCAACGCTAAAAATCTGGTTAAGGGACTCCACAGATCCAGTGTCATCTGCACGCTGGCAAGCACCGTGGCCGCTGGCTTTGCGCGCGCCAGGCATTTTAGCGGTTACGAGATACTCACGTGGCTTAGTAGCCACGGTTTTAACGACTGGCAAATCGTGGACTACGAATACCGTGGTAAATTCTTGAAGAGGCTGGAGTCTCCCACGCTTACCCGCTACCTGGATTGGGCCGAAGATCTTACCAATTGCATCAACCGGGCCTACGAGAACAAGTATAAGCATGGCAGTCGTCAAATAAACATCTGCATGGCTTGGGTGTGGGACTTCTTCTTTGGTAAAGAAGCCGCGCAAAATCCTCGTGAAAGTTTTGAGCGGTGGCTCGATCAGCTCACTCTGAACCACATGGCGCATGTTGTGGAGATCATCCACCAATACGTGGCAAGTCGGCCTGAATGGAAAAAAAGTGATAACAGCAAACTGGATCGCCCCACTGCCAAGGCTATTAGCACTGCGCTATGGGATCTGTATCGTCTCAGTGGTGTTTCGAGACAGATCTACAAATCCCAAGTCAAAACCACAATGAGCGTAGCTCAAGTGCCTGTAAACCAATAGTCTAAATAGTGGTAGCCCCTGCCGGATTTGCACCAGCATCGTGCCCACATCTAGGACTTCCCGTGTATAAGACGGTCGTGTTACTGTTACACCAAGGGGCCATAAAATGGCGGAAAGCAGTGGACTTGCACCACACCCGCAGTGAAGGGGCGAGCTGTTTAGCGGACAGTCCCGGCACGCTTGACCGGTTTGCTTTCCGTGCGCCTTTCGGCGATCAATTCATCGGCGAGACCGGACATCTCTCGCACCAACTCCAGTTCTTCTTTTTTCAGCTTCCGCAAGGCGGCGGGACTGAGCAACTTCACTCGAACCCGGTGTCCGTTTACAATCTTATTGAGGTAGGCCATAATTGAAAGCGATTACTTTTCCGATAGACGGCGGCCAGCGGCCATGCTCCGAACCAGGACCAGCCAGCCGGGTCCCGATTCCACCGTAAAACCGGAATCAGCCAGAAATTGAGCGGCGTAATAACCCTTGCCAAATCCCTGGCTAAGCCAGGTATCATCAATGACGATGACCCCCGCTGTCATCCATTGGAGCAAACGCCGCGCTTGAAGCAGGTGAGCCTGGGCGCTGGCCACGTTGGCGGGGACCTCCATGCCGCCGCCCATCCAGTCCAGATTGTCCAGATAGGCAAAGTGAATCGGCCTGCCAAAGTCGATCAGAAAATCCTCCCCCTTGGCGCAAACCGCGTGGCAGCCCAGCCGGGCGGCCTGATCAATGCGCTGGGGATTGATGTCCACGGTCCAAAAATTCAAACGGCGCGCTCGCGCGTAGTCCGCCAAAAATCGAGTGGAACCCCCGCCCTGATCGGTTCCAATTTCCACGATATTGCTATCTGGCTCAAACTCGAAACAGTCAATCACACAGTGACGATTAGCACCCATAGTAAAGAGTAGAACCGCGTCCCGGTCACCCAGGGCGCGGTTCCGTGAATTAGACATCACCCCGGCAGAAATCCGAGATGAGCGCAGGCGCGGAGGCGTCAAAGCCCACCACGTCGAGCGAACCCGCGTCATTGGGGTCCGCGATAGTAAAGCCCGTGCTCGTCATGCCCATGACGACCGACCGGGCCTGATTGCCGGAAGCCTGGCGATAGGCGTTGAGCGCCTGGGACGGGTGAACACCGCCGTGCCATGATTCATTGTCCGTGACCGTGATAAATGAGTTCACATCCATCCGCTCCGTTCCCGCCCAGCGAAACGGCAGCGAGCAGTCCGTGCCGCCGAAGCCCTGACCGGCGACGTGCTGCATCGCGTCCACCAGGCTCATGCCCTTGCGGATCTTGATTTCCCGGTAGTTTGTGGCGAAACCCATGACCCCCACGGTGTCCTCAATGCTGACATGGATTAGCGCCAGGGCCGCTTCCGCCTCGTAGCAGGACAAGCAGGTGCCTTCCATCGTATGTCCCATCGAACTGGAGATATCCAGCGAGATCAGCACGTTGTTGCCGATGGGCTTGACGTTGCCAAAAGAGGCGTAGAAGGCGCGCTCCAGGGCCGAGACCACCGACTGATCCGGCGTCCAGGCGAGCTTGCCCTTTTCCCCGTGACCCTGGGCATACACCTTGGCCGCGATCAAAAACTGCATCGGGTGGACGCGGGACTTCTTGAGCCACGCGGCGTTACCCAGCTTGTCCACAATGGTCTTGGACGCCTTGGAAAGCGTCTTGACCAGCCCGATGCTGGTCATCTTGCCCAGGTTGCGGACCAGGGCCGTGGCTGGCATGTTGACTAAGAGCGCCTCCCAAACCTCCGGGCAGTTCAACTGCTCCGTGGGGATCGCCTCGCGGGGCAGGCTGCGCTCGGTGATCAGCTTGACAAGCGTCTTGGCGTCCGCCGTCTTGGCCTTTTCAAAGATCTCGATGAACTGCGGCAGGTGGAAAGCCAGATCCGGGTAGGTGTATTCAGGCTTTACCTCTTGACCGGGACGCTGGCGCTTCACCGTGCGCGCCGCCAGGGCCTCCTGGCCGCCCAGGACCCAGCGGAATACCGCGTCGTGCCCCTCGGTCTCGGCGACCGGGTGCGCCAGGCGGAGCAGGTCCCGGTGGGACCAGCCATCGCGCTGCTGATACTTGACGACCTGGTAGGCCAGCTCGTCCGCCGTCCACTGGTTATACCAGTGCCCGACCGCCTTTCTCAGGGCGCGGCCCCAGCCCCGCATCGACTGAACATAGTTTGCCCAGTGAAACAGGTGGGTGCCGGTGCGCGCCACTTGCGGCAGCGCGTCAAGAGCCAACGCTCGTGACTTTTCATTCTGGTCGGCGGCGGCCTTGGCCAGCGCGAAGAGCGCCGCCTCGTTGCGATAGGCCAGGCCCTTATCCGAAACTTCCACGATTTGCTGAATCGTCCTGGCCGCGTCAAGACCCAAGCACCGGTCAACCACTTCCGCGTTGGCCTTGACGAGATCCTGTTCCTTGACGTAATACGTTCCACCCTGGGAGCCAAGCACCAGGAATCGGCGCAGGCGGCTCCAGTCATCCAGGAGCCAGGTGTAACCACCTGCGGAGTTCTTCACCTGCTTGGAACCGGGAATGGGTTGATTTTGCGGGGTTGCCTTACGGCTAACCGTCTGGTAAACACTCATGGTTTTTCCTTTCAGCGCAGTCTGCCCCCAACCATGTGGCAGCAAAAAGGCCGCTGCGTGCGGCCTGACTTTCTAACGGCAACGAGCAAGTTGGACGGCGCGGGAAGCGCGCCATGAAACATCGACAGCCCCCTCACTCAAGGGCGCGGTCCTGTTCGGCTCGTGGCATCAAAAGCAGCTAATCGGTATGGGACTCGCCGCCTAAATTTGCGGCAGGCTCAGAAGACTGGAGGGCCTCCCTGTGAATTTTAAAGCCCTTCATCGCGGTCGGCGGACGGCCCTCCTCGGGCTTCACGAAATCAATTTCCAGGTATCTGCCCGTCATGGCGGCCAGCACGCCGTTCACCAGGTCCAAACCGCTGAGGGAGTAAGACGTGCCGTCGGCGCGGACGTGGCTCACCGGCTGCATGACATTTTCCCGGCTCACCCTCTCACTGATCGGAATACGGTTGCAGCAAGCCAGCCAGATCGCGATGGGGTCGCAGTTGAACAGATCGTTGAGGAAGCCGAGAGCGCGGTCGATGGCGTTTCCCAGGAGCACGGCTTGACCATCCGTGCCGATCTGGACCTGATGAACTTCCTGATCATCAATGATCGTGATGGCCTCACGGCCCAGGAGCACTTTGTCCGGGCCGAGATTCAAACCGGAAGCGATGCGCTGCCGGGTAGCCTCGCGGTTAGCGTCGTTAACTGGTTCAAACAGGTTGGCTTGCACCACAGAGAGGATATTATTTTTATCGAGCATAGTTTTGCTTTGTTTACTTTTAATCTCCACTGTAGAACCAAAATGAGCGCGCGAACCGCACGGGTAAGGCTCAGGATCGGAAATCCCTTACGGGAACCGCTGCTCTGCTGATTGAGCTACCGGCCCTTGCGGACCGGATTGGATTTGCACCAATAACCAACGGTTTGATGGTAACCAATCACATTCGACCCGCGCGGTTCGCGCGCTAAAAAGTTTTGACGGATAAAAAGCGACATCGTTTTGATTTTAGCTTCAGGGGCAATTCAGACCACGACGCGCGTGAGCTGATGGTGCCCCTGGTGGTTGTTACGCCACAATTTCCAACTTATGATTTTGGTGCTGATAACCGACATCAAACGACCCGTCAAATTAAAAAGATCGCGCCAGTCTGGAGAATGAAAGACAAGTTCCGTTACACAAACGCTACGAACGATCTTGGCCAGACCGGCGCAAAATTTATCAAAGAACAGCTTCCAGCATGGAAGCTGGAATAATCTGACCGGTTTTCACCGGTATCCTTAAAACCTTCCAACCCAGCAGCTCGGCGGACCTGTCCCTGACCGCATCTCGCTCGGTCCCTTTAGGCGTGCGGTGCTCTGGACCGTCAAACTCGATCAAAACCCTCTGGTCTTCGAGCGCCAAGTCAAATACAAACTTATCGATCCTTTTTTCAAACTCATACCTAATCTGTCTTTCGGTCAGCAAAGGAATCAGCAGCCTATATTTCTTATTTTCTCTACCAAGCAGCGCCTTAGCGTTGCTAAAATTATTGGCATGCGCCTGTCCCGACAGCCTCGCTCTGGCTCGACGATACGCAGTTACGCTTCCCAGCGAAGCGCATCGTTTACCGCAAAAGTCAGCTTCATGCCGATCCTGTTTTGTCTCAAACTCTCCACCGCAATGCTTACAGTTTTTCTTTATGACTGGTGCGATCCTTGCTGTGTTGCCATAAGCGGCGCAACAGGAAAGGCTACAGAAAAAGTGCTGCCTGCCTTTTTTAAGCTGCCGGTTATGCTCGGCCTTTCGGATCTCGAAAGAATCACCACACTGTTTACAGTTCAGAGCCACGTTCATGGATTACAGAACTGTAAACAGTGGAGGCGGAAATTGGTGGAGGCGAGGAGGCACTGCCCCTCCTGTCTCTAATAGTCCTTGCGCGAGCATCCACAGGCATCTCCGCTTCTTTATTTAGAATGACCGGGTAAGAGAACGGCAAGACATCACCCCGGCCACACTCACGTGATCTACGGCGCGGTTCACGGGAAGAGACCGCGTTTTTGCCTGCTGGTTACGCCCACACCCCGTAGCAGGCGTCAGAGGGTGGACGGTTTGGCGCTAGGCCAAAGCTGGCTCTGCATAGCCGGTCTTGGCGAGGACTTCATCCGGGTCGGCGAAGATCGCTTCGGCTTGGGCTAAGAGAGCCGTATCATCAGTGCTTTCGGCATTTGATGTTTTCGGTGGAGGTATTATCGAGGTCCAACCACCATCCTCGGCTGTCGCTAAGCGTTCAGGGCACTAGATCGAGTCTAATACGCCCCCACTGTCAAAGATCAAATTCCAAGAAACGTCAAGAGGACCGGTAAAAAATCCTCTCGCACGCCGCTTACCGGTGCGACCTGGGCTACTAAAACTTCACCACGTTTAAAGCTACAGGCTACACGGACCCGGTTTAACGTTGAGCTGAGACATCTCCCGACTCTTAATCGCTTCAACTAGCCCTTTCGCCTGCTTTAAATCCGGGTGTCCCCGGATAAATTGGTTGCAGGGGCCGGACTTGAACCGGCGACCTCTAGGTTATGAGCCTAGCGCGCTACCATCTGCGCCACCCCGCGACTTGGCGCTCGTGCTTACCGGAGCACCGGATTCAAGCATGAACCGTTAGCTCAATTGGCTCGCACGAGCATTTTTCAAAAATCTGCGCCTACCTTAACCACTGCTCAGCCCTGTGTCAAATAATATTGTAAACTTTTTTGTTTAAATCTTCACCTGGAACGGTTTTACCCGTTCCAGGTGCCCTTGCCGCTGAATCTACGGGGCAGGCTGCTTGACCACTTCCACGTTTTCCGTGCGAACTGATCCCGTTACCGCGCCCTGGTCCACCGTGGCCGTTTTATTGATCTTGACCCGCTTATACACGCGCGGGGTAATGACAATCGAAGCCGATTCCCTGGTTAAGGGTAGCTCAAATACCGTCTGGGCCTCGCCCCAGGATGTGGTGGGCGCGGCATCGTCCGCGATCTCCTCCACCGTAAACTCTTCTCGCCGGGTCTGGACCGGCACACTCACCTGCTCGGTGATGACATTTTTTCGGATGACCGCTTTGCCGTTGCTGACGGTCGTCTTTTGCGCTGTGGCGGTCTCTTTCTTAAGCTCCAGGACCGTGCCCTCGCCATTCACCGCTGTAGCACCCACCGTAGCGCCCACCGCAGCGCCCGTGGCGGTGGATCGCGCAGACTGTAAAGCGGGTTGCGCCGCGCCTCCCGACAGGGAGGACGACTGGCCGCTGGTAACAGAAACGGGTCCGCTGACTGTGACGGGACCTGTGACATTAACGGGTCCACTGACCGTTACCGGCTCCGAAAGCGGAGTCGTGCTTTTAGAATGAGTCGTGCTGCATCCTGTCGCAAACATAGCGACCAGAATGGCTCCGACCGCTAACATAGATAGTTTTTTCATATGAAAACTGACACTTCGAGCATTTGCTCAAAGAACGGCGCTGACTCTATTAAATAGCGGAACGGGTGTCAAATTAAAATGTAAACATTTTTTGTTTGTCTTGAAATGGTCGGCGCAGAGAGAATTGCACTCTCAAGGCTCAGAGTTTTTGAAACTCGCCAGTCTGCTGTTCCTGGTAAACCACGCGCCGTGGTGCCAGCGGGGGGACTCGCACCCCCAAGGCTCCGCGATTTTAAGTCGCAGGGGTCTGCTCATTCCACCTTAACCACGCTGGCTAAATTGCTTTGGTTCTATACCCCAAGATGAAACACATGGCTCCTTTCCGCTACTGGGGTGCCAAGGTGCGCATGGCCCCTTGGATTATTGAGCGCCTGCCTCCACACAACCACTTCGTGGAGACTTGCGCCGGTTGCGCCGCCGTAATGGCGGCCAAGCCTCCAGCCATGTTCGAGACCGTCAACGATGTCTATCACGAGGTAGTAAACTTTTTTCGAGTCTTGCGCGACCCGGAATGGGGCGCGGAACTGATTGACCGAGTGGCGCTCACTCCCTACGCCAGAGAAGAGTTTAAGGCCGCTTGGCAACCCGGTGAAAGTCCGGTGGACCAGGCATGGGCTTTTTTCATCCGTATGCAGATGGCCGTGGTGCCGGGCAAGACCGGCTGGTCTTACAGCGTGGACGGGCGCGCCGCCAAGCAAGCCAACAAGCCTGGGCGCTGGGCCAGCATGCCGGAGCACCTGCGGACCATCGCCGCTCGTTTTGCCAAGGTTCAAGTGTCCCAGTGGCCCGTGGATGAGTGCCTGGCCCGATTGGATGATCCCGGTATCCTGCACCTGGTGGACCCACCCTACCTGGAAGAATCCCGGCCCAAGTCCGCAGGTCACAACTCAGCCTACGAGAATGACGCTTTCAACCACGTAACTTTTGTGGAAGCCGTGCGCGCGACCAAACACGCGGATATCTTTCTCACCCACTACCCGCACGCTTTTTATGACCAGGGACCGTGGACCGTGGTGGGCGACTTTGAAAGCCATCGAAACATCCCTAACGGCCCCGGCCGCCAAAAAGTGGTGGAGCGCCTTTACCGCTACCGGCGCTAGTCCATTCGACCGGGTAATGGCGTGTATAAAGTATAATGAATGCTTTAAATTCGGTGTTCGTAGCCGCTGTGAATGTTAGCGGCGATGGTATGGTGCAGTCTTTGCTCTATGTCTTGATCATCGGCATCTGCCTGGGAGTCATCTGGTTCCTGGGGCGCTACTTTATGCAGAAATTCGGAGCGCCGCCGCCGCTAGCCTTCACCGTCTGGACCGCTATTTTTGTCCTGTTGGTCGCAGTCGCTTTTATCAACTTCCTGCTGGGCATGACCGGCCATCCTTTGGTCAACTTTAAGTAATGAGTGCGCGACCAGGGACTTGCACCTTGAAGGCTCCCTCGCTCTAAACGCGGACCATCTGCTATTCTGGCTTAATCAGTCGCGCTTTAAATCGGTGGGCATGGGGAGAATTGCACTCCCAAGGCTGGCTCCTTCTGAGGGAGTCTCGTCTGCTATTCCGAGTAAACCACATGCCCTTAAACTTTCCACCAGACACGGCTCATGCGCTCGGCTCTACGGTATCATGGTAGGACTTAATTGCGCTCTTGAGCGTGGAATCAGCCTGGTAGCAGCGGTGTGTGCTGCTCCAATACCAGGTCTTGCCCTTAACGACTGACTTGTGGATGGCTGGCGTGTCCGCGCCCTTTTTGCCGAAGGGCCACACCGCTTTGGCTGCCATGACCTGGCGGCGCTCTTCCGGTTCCAAGTCCACGCGGTTGCTTTTGAGCGCATCAAAACGCGGCGACTCGTGGATTAGAGCTTTGCTGTGGCAACTAAACCGGGATTCCGCGTATTTTGAATAGTCCGCATCTTCGCTGCCTCCTGCATAGTCAAAGCGTGACCCTCTTTCAGATTCAGGACGCACCGGGTCTGACTTGCTTTTTTCCAATTGTTCCGCGTGAGTTTTAGCATACCATTCGCTACACTTAGAGCAAATCGGAAGCATAGCACGCGGGACAGGGGCGTGGCAACGCACGCAAAATTTTTGCCAGTCGTGCTGTTGGTCATTAACCGCGTCCGACATGGCCGGGCTGCCAACCAGGTGCTTGGCTAAACCGACTGAATTGACCATCATAGCTGCGGTCGCCGATTTGCCTAGAAGATTAAGAAATCCACGCCGACTGAGCGCTTCATCTACCCCGTCCTCCAGCAATGCCTGGACCAGCGCCTCCGTCACGGTCATCTCATCGGGGGGAGGCTCCGTGCCGTCAATCACGCGAAAACCCAGCAGATTAAGAATTATTTTGTTTTTATCGTGCCAGTGCTTCTCATCGCGCGGATCACCGTGGATCAGAGTCACCGTGTAGTTCGCCTTATCGACCAGATACTTTTGTCCAGTGCCGGGCATTTCCCAAGTGGCACGGACACTGAGTCTTGACAGCAGCCGTTGAAACCAGAGCACCTGCATCGGGTGAGGCCGCCAAAGCGGGTGCCACGGAGTATCAATATCGTCTTCCAGCAGATGGCTGATAAGGGCCTCGGTCGGGTTAAATTTCTTGCGATATTCCCGCTCGTAGGGAGAGCCTTTAACCCGCTGCCACAGCTTCGGATGGTGCTTGTTGCGCCGGAGCGCCAAGTCATGGGCCGTGAAAGGCGACCGAGCCGCGACCTCCAACTCGGTGTCATCATCGTCGTGAAAAGCGTAGCCGGGTTTGTCATCCGCCCCGTAAGCTTCTTTTAGCTTGCCGGTGTTCTGTTCGACGGCGACTGCCCGGTCATCCCATAGCTCGGCCATGTGGCAGTCTTTTAGGTTCGTAATTTCCAGATCAGGCAGCTCGTTATCCTTCAGCCACTTTTTAATGGCGTTGACCGACCGCTCGTCATCGGCCCTGGCGGTAAATATTTTAACTTTCTTGCGGCGGCCTACCCAGTTGCGGATGCGGCGCGCCATCGCGGGGACCGGTTTGCCAATCTTGGTCGGACCTTCCCACTCGTCATACTCGGCTAGCGTTCCGTCCAGATCTACTCCAATCCACTCCTCGTCCTCGTCACTCTCCAAGAGCGTCAATAGGACTGTATCAATCGCGGTCTGATCTATCCCGTCAAGAGTCATACATTTTCCTGCATACTACTTTAAATACTGGCACCCCAGGCGGGACTCCCACCCGCAATTCAAGTTTCGAGGACTCGCGTGATTGTGGTTTCACTACCGGGGCAAAAGTATGTTCTAATGGAGCAACTATGAGCAAGGTCAACCTCCTGAACGTCATGGACCAGGCTACTCCCTGGGACATCGAATTGGCCCATGAGTCTTGGTTTCGCTACCGGCGTATCGTCGGCGGTATCGCGGCCAAGCATGGGTATAGCGCCTCCACCGGAGCCGCCGTCTTTGCTGCCCTCAGCCCTAACAACGACTACCTGGGCAACCTGCGCGACACGAACCGGCTCTTAGCCAGCGCGCGTGCCGGTATGAATCTGGAGGACTTCAAGGTGTCCACTTACGGCAATAATAAGCGCAAAGCCTGGCGGATCGCGCACGGCGAAAAACCGCTGGACCTGCTGGTGTTTCCCAAGACCCGCAGCTTCTACCTGAACATCATGAATCCCGAAGATCCGCAACCGGTTACCGTGGACGGGCACATTTTTAACGCCTGGACCGGCGTGCGCATCTCCTTGGCCTCGGCGGCCCAAAAGCTGCGCGCAGGTTTTTACGACGCGGTTGCGGAGGACATCCGCCAGATCGGAGCCGAACAAAGCCTGATCCCGAACGTGGTGCAGGGGATCGTTTGGTTTTCCTGGAAGCGCATGCACCGTATCCTCTACAGCCGACAACTGGAGTTCTGGAGTTCGGACTATATTGCAGCCGGATTGGGATTTGAACGCGAAAGCTTATGAAATTTATCGCTGAAATTCAATACGCCAACACCTGGGACGTGTGGACTAAGGTAAACGACACCGACCCCTGTAACTTCGTCGTGCTAACCGTCCTGGAAGCATTAGCCGCTATGGGCCACGAATGCACCTTACTCTGCGCGACTTATGATGTTTCAGGCCGTGTAACCAAGCGCGGTGTTGATTTCATTGGCACTAAAAACGGAGAAGCGCTCCCCTCTTTAACGACGGACTGCCTTTTCTTCAACACCTGGCCCTCGGCCCTTGCCACATGCTTTGATCCGAACAACGCCTGCTATTTGCCCATTCGCGCCAAAAAACGAGTATGGTGGTTGCACGGTGACGCTAACTTGTTCGGTTTTTTCAACTACCCGCAGATTATTCAGCAGATGGACGTAATCCTGCCCATGCTTCAGACGAATCTGGAAGCGGTAGCCAAGCTCTGTCGGCGCGCCCAGTGGATACCAAGCGGAATAAATTACACCGGGATTCAGCCCTACTGTTGCCCTTTAAAAGAGTTCGACGTGGCCAGCAGTGGCATTGGTAATCGGAAAAGTCAGCCGCTCGCAGAACAGGTAATGCGAGAAATTGTTGTTCAGGGAGGCCGGTTCGCCGGAATGATGCAAGGTCTGTCTAAAACGGACTTGTGGCATAAGCTGAGCCGGACCCGAATTTTCTTTTACCCCTCCATATGGGACGGTTATTCCCGGCTGTTGAGCGAAGCCGCCGCGCTCGGCTGTCATGTTGTTGTTTCCAAGCATTGTCCCTCCCAGGCGGAGCACGCCCAGCATCTAGGGGGCACCTTGATGGACTTTAAAGTGGCTCAGCGCGCGGATGGATCTTTTACCACCGACGCGGACGCCAGCCGTATCGCCTGCGACTTACTCGCCCTTCAACCGAAGCCTAATCCAGCTTTTCCGTCATTTCTAAAGGCGGAGCATACCGTGCGCGTCCTGACTGAAGTTCTACTGTCTGTGCTGTCCGAGGACCACTAACACGTCATCTACTCGGTGTTTTATCGGACGCAGGTCGTAAATGGTTACATTTTTTTCAGGGTCCATGCGCTCATAGCTGGCGCGTCGCTGTTCTAATTCGTAAACATCTTCTATCACATATAGACCGTTTGCTGACAGCTTGTCTTTGAAATTAGAATAGACCGTTAACTGGCTCTCCAAGTCATGACTGGCGTCATCGATAATGACATCGAACTCTACGCCCTTAAAGTGGAGTTCCACTTGAGCTTTGACCTTGGCGTTTAAAATCCTGATCCGGTGCATCCCGGTTTCAATAAGCTCGGTCAGGTCGCAGTTTCCAAAAGGGCCAGTTGGTTTAATTCTGGCATCAACGCCATAGACCTCGGCTCCTTGAAAATATTCCTCGAACATTTGTAATGACGCTCCCCCGGCAATCCCAATTTCCAACACCTTTTTGGCCGCCAATCTAAGTGAACTAAAAATCCGCTCGTAAACTTCTATGTAGCTGTGAAACGTGCCTTTATCCGATTGCAGATGGTTCTGATATATTTCCTGTAATGTTTTCATGCGCATGCTAGAACTGAAAAGAGTAGCTAACATATGAAAGTGGGCGATTACCAGATCGAAGTTGAGACCTATCCGCACGCGGACAGCTTCGTCAGCATTGCGTTTCTGCCGGGCGGAAAGCGGATCGCCTCCGCGCCCTGGGACACCCGCGAGGCGGCGGAGCGGGATGTCTATAACCAGGCGCTCATGATCTTGATGCCTGCGCCCAAGTTTGATCCCTCGCGCACTTACGAGGGAATCATCACCCAGCGGCGCGCCGACAACCTTTTGGAGCATTGCGGCCATTGCCCGGAGGACCAGGCTAAGTGCGAGCACCGGTGGATCGAGGTCCAGTCGCACGGGCACCACTATCAGCCTGGAGAAAAAGTGCTTTGGCGTTGCCATAGATGCCAATTGGAGCGGTGGTTCACTACACGCGACAAGGGCCACACTTGGCAGCCGGTTCCACCCGTAAGCGAGTCGCGCCCATTTGGCCGTTGCGAGTGCTCCGATCCTGGCTGTCCCGCCTGCGGCGGTCGGTGCGCTAAGCGCGCCAAGACCAACCTGATCCGGGTGGACATGGCCGACGAAAAGGGCACCCTCTTCTGTGACACCTGCGCGTCGGACGCGCTAGACTCCGGCCTGTTCCGGGAAGATCGCGGCGCTTACATCCGGGCCACAACCCTTAATCCTCGCCAAAAGCTACGGCGCTCGGACCGCTATCTGCCGCCCTCTAAAGCCTCTTTCTATCCCAGCGATGGCGGGGGTGTAACCTCAGCTTAGCTTATGCCTTTTTTCGGCCTACCCCACGAACCTCGGCGCTACGAATGCACGCTTTGCGGCCATGAGCAGATGATTGGCACCAATCACACGGATGTGTGCTTTGACTACTGCCAAAAGTGTTCCTGGAAGGGAATGCAGGAACCGATCACAGGCAAATGGCTTCTACCCGGCTAACGCGCTTTTCGGCACAAGGGCGATACCGAGGAAGAGGACAAAATGATGGGCACTACCCTGGAGTCCGCCGCCGACCGCCTGCTAGAGCGGCCTAGCTTGTGGAGCCGGTGGTGAGTGCCGCCCTCACCTGCCTAAGTTTACAGGACTCAGACCTTCGCTGGAAGCACCGGCTCAAATCGATATTCCGCCATTGACTTGGCGATCCACTCTTTACCGGAGTGTTGGCTCCAGAAGTGATGCGCGACCGTGCCCGGAACCGGGTGCCGTGGATTGGACACCAGGCCCATTGGGATCAGCGAGGTCATACCTGTAATCCAGGGAACATTCTCTACCAGCCACTTGAAGGTGGTCTGGTCGTGCTGCGGCGCTCCCTTGAGGGGTCCTAATTCATTCCAAACCTGGATCGCGCGACGCACCGTCTCAGTATTACGGAGCGCCATGAAGCCCACGCACAAACCATTGAAGTCGCAGGATACGTTAAGGTCACTTCGGAAGAGTTCCTGGTCGGTAGCGCCGGGCCGGAACAGTATGTCAACGTCCACGTAAATCAGCTTCGCGCACGGAGGCAGTTGCTCGGCGATCAGCAGCGGCTTGTAAAACATGGCCGTGTTCGCGTCTGGAAATGCTTCCGTAGCCCGAATGATCAGGTCATAGCCGTTTGCCTGCGCAAACGCCGTAGCGGCGGGTATCGCAATCTGCGCGATATCAGCGCGGGTCGGGTCGTAATACATCGCGATCAAGTTAATCATACGCCCATAGAACTAAAAATGGTGGGCTGCCCCGACTTTTTCTGCTTGGAAGGCAGACTCCTTAGCTGTTGGGATAATGCCGCGTTAAATTTCTTGTCCAGATCCATGCCTGCGCCCAATTACCCCGGCGCACGTGCTTGTGAACTGTGATCAAGCTGGACCATTTGCGCCAGGCCCACAGCGCCCACCGATTCCGGCTGGCCCGGTGGAAAAGCCAGTAGTAGATCATAGCTCGTTATTTTCCATCGGGACGGTGGGTATTTCCGGGTGCTCGCGCAGATCCGGGCAGAACATCCGGTCGTCCTTAGCCGCTACGGGACCAGGATCAATATCTGCCTGCCGGTAGTATTCCAGCATATGTCGCCTGCAATAGCCGTGGCTGCGGTGCTGACCTGGCTCGACCTTGACGCGCCGCCCCATTTCCTGTTCACAAGACGCGCAGACTCGAACCACTTCATACTCCAAAAGGTAGGCGACAATTTGAGACGCCAAAGATGCCATGCTTTCCCGCATGCTTTAAATACTGGAGTTCGGCTAGAGGATCGCACTCTACAACATTGGTTTTGCAGACCATTCCGGTCACTAGCTCGGTCGCCGAACATGTTCTTACGGGTCGTAACTGTATTTACGGTATGGATACGACCCGTGTATTAAATAAGAAATTAATAGAAACAGTCAAACGCGAACACCCTGACTGGGGCGTGAAAAGAATCAGCCGTGAAACCAAATTACCACCGAGCACAGTCCGGTATCACTTGTCCAACCAAGTCAAAAGCCAGACCATTATACGCGTGAAAAAGTTCCGTAAACTGAAAAGATTTTCCGTGAAGCTCAGCCGGTTCAGAGAAAGAAAAAAGAATTTCGACAGAGCAGTCAAGGGGCGGCGCAGCAAGCTGTCAAGCCGGTTCACAGCTAAAATGCTTTGGAATAAGCTCAAGTCTGATCCAGTGTGTTACCTCACGGGCACTCCGATAGACCTGCTTTCGGATGATTATGCTTTTGACCATACCATACCCGTATCGAAGGGAGGGGATAACTCCCTTCTGAACCTGGGACTGACCTGCAAACCCGTGAACAAAGCCAAAGCTGACTTTAGCTACAATGAGTTTGTAGCTATGTGCCTAAAAGTCGTAAAACACGCTGGTTACGCTGTCACTTTGGGGTGCGTGACCGGAGTTGCACCGGCACAGTCTTGATTCACAATCAAGGGCACTAACTGATTATGCTACACGCACCATGCTACGACTGGAGCCTCGCGCCGGAATCGCACCGGCCATCTCCGGTTTACGAAACCGGCGCACCGCTGTCTGTGCGTGCGAGGCGAAATTGTTTACGAGTAGGCGCTCACCATGTCCACGGTGGTTTTCCGGCCATTCCCTTTCAGGGTAAACTTGAAGCCCACGCGCCGCGAGTTCTGCGTGGCAAAGGGCCGGACAAACATGAATAGGCCGCCCATTTTGGGCTGATAGATCTCGCAGCAAATCGCGTTCGGCGCGGCCACTGGCTCCTGCGAATCCAGCCAAAGTGTGGCCCCGTCCCGAATGGGATAACCAGGATTGTAGGGAGCCGCCTCCTGGCCAGGATAAACTACCGAGGGGTTAAATCCCGGCATGGGCAGACAGACGACAAAAGGCTGCGGATCGTCTTTGAAGTCGTTGGTGGTGAAATAGTCGAGCAGATCGGTCTTTATCTTAATCTGACTCCGGTCCCCGGTGGTTTGAATCAAGGGAGACAGGTCGATCCCCGTAGCCGCCGCGATTTCAGCGGTGGTCTTAAAATCGTCCTGGGTGGGATTGATGATTTTGGGGGCCAGTATTACCACCGCCTCTTTCAAAAGCCGGATGACGGCTTTGACTGTTTCCGTGTGAGCCGGAGCTTCGGTTTCGCGGATCAGCGCGACCAGCTTGCCAGCAAGAGTATTCTCTGTCATAGGGGTGTCCTTTGGTTTATGGATTCCACCCCTAAGAACAAAAAGCCCGGAATACTTCCGGGCTGCAATCAAGGAGTTGCGCCCTGCGGCGCTTAAGGCTTGAGTTCGGGCGGGTCCGCCGCCAGGCCCAAATTCGTCGCGCGAGGGCTGGCCACGTCCACCGCGATGGTATCGCTGACCGTTTCCACGCCCTCACCCAGGTCGGCGTCGGCGGTCACAAGCACCTGGCTCAACCCCGCTGTGTCCGCGCTGACAATCACGCAAGACAGGCCGTCCTGGCTGGGTTGCAGGGTTACGTCTCCGACCGCCACAGACCAGGCCGGAAGCCCGTCCAACTGGGCGGGTTGGCCTTTAGGCGTGGTCGGCTTAATGCGCACAGCGACTTGCTGCTCCGTTGTTAGCTTTAATTCTAATGGCATAGGTTTCTTATTGGTTACGGGTCCCACTCGAAAACAGAACCCAAGTTTACCGATCTTCCGGCCTTCACGGTATCCGCGCCGAAAAGCAAGTTCGATCAGCCAGCTAATGAGCTTGGCTAATTTTTTCATCAGTTTAACTATATAGCCCATGTTCTCATCACTAATACCATCCATATACCCGGCTACTGGAACAAAATGGTGGAAGCAGCCGGACTCGCACCAGCAACCTTGAGTGGGTAGGACTCCCGCTCTTCGTGATTGAGCTATGCTTCCTTAAATTTGTTTACACTAAAAATTGGTTCTGGCTTTCATATGGGTGAAATCTTTAAAGCCAGAGTTGAGAAATATTTTTTGGAGTTCGTGCCGCACGACAGTCCTCACAGCCGAAACCCCTGGGTCATTCCCCACTGCCAGCGTTACGTCAACTCGATGCTTTTTATCGAGCAGGAGTTAGCGGAGGCCAGCTCTGTTTTGGAGGTCGGCTCTCCCGGAGCCTTCACGGACGGACTGCGGTTGCTCTTCCCGGACCTGCCGGTTGAAAACACCAGCACGGACCTGCGCACCGTCTTCACCGACAAGACCAACCACTATGACCTGCTGCTGAACATGGAGGTCATCGAGCATATCAAGGACCTGGAGGTCCAGGACGTGCTTCACCGCGACTCCTACGTGGGCGATGGCCTGAAAAATTTTGTAAACACCTGCTACGCCTGCCTCAAACCGGGCGGAAAAATGTTTCTGACCACGCCTAACTTAAGCTCGCTCAACACGCTCTGGCGGGTCATGGCCGGGGGCAGTCCCTTTTCCTACGAGATGCATGTGCGCGAGCTTTCCATCAATGACCTGCGCGCCATTTTAACCCAAGCGGGTTTTACTGTCCTGCGCCATGCCACGCTCAACTGCTACGATCCCGTGGTCCCGCCTGAAAAAACGCGCCCCATCATGGATCTGCTGGCGGCGCTCGGCTGCGAAACGAGGCTCCGTAACGAGGTTCACTTTGTCGTGGCCCTCAAGCCCGGTAGTTAATGGTGCGGACCGTGTGAGTTGCGCGGTTGCCGATAGTCGTTCGATTCAGTCATCATAGTTAGCCAGGCCAGCCCCGAACCGGATTCGGGGCTGCGCTTTTTAAATGGCGGGGACGATAATCCTCATAGTTCGGCCCTTTCAGGCAAGGATTGTAGGAGGGTAATTACAACGGGATTTGAACCCGCACCTCCAGGTTTTCACCCTGGCGCTCTACCAGATTAAGCTACGTCCCCGTAAAATGGCGCTCCCACGTGGATTCACACCACGAGCCTCTTCCTTCGCAGGGAAGCGTGCAGATTCTTACACCTTGGGAGCGAAAAATGTTCTACAGTTTATGGCAAGAACCAACCGTGACAAAGCTAAGGAAGTGGGCATCCACTGGGCCGAGCACATGTATCAGGATTTGCAGGACCCCCGCATGCGGGGTCAGGCTTTCAACTGGAGCCTCTTTCCCAGCATGGTCGCCAATCTCGCCGCAGCCAGTTGCTACGCCTCTTTTTCCGGGCACACCAAGCATATGCCTCAGCTTAAGTGACTGTGCCGCCAGGCCGCCTATCACAAAGCCAAGGCCCTGGTCGCCAAACAGCGCGCCTAGCGGGTTTCAAATTGGTACCCCCGGCTGGAATCTCACCAGCGGCCTTCCGCTTCGGAGGCGGACGCTCTATAGACTGAGCTACGGGGGCAAATGGCAGCGCATGCGGGTGCTGCCCCCGCGCTTCCGGTTAGAAAGACCGGCGACCTTGCTGTTAGTCTAATGCGCTATAGAACTAAAACAACAGTTAATCTGACTGCGCTCTACTTCTGAGCTATCCAGGCTTAAATGTTTACTTATAGTTCCAAGTCAATATCAACACAAATTAAGCCAAAATATGGGGTAAAGACCCTATAGCATTGGTAATTCTTATTTGATATATTAGGCTGTATGCAGTCAACCAGCATACAGCCGGAAAGTGAGCCAAATCGGGTGCTGAAGCACTATCAGATGCTCGTGCGCGCCGTGAAAAACAGCCCGGTCGCCCAGGTCTGGTATCTTTGCCACGTCCATACTTCCCACTTTTCATCGGCCCCGAATGAAATGGTAGCCCATGCCGGTAACACTCCGGCGTCTCCCGGTTATCAGCCGGGTGCTCTATTTTTGAGCTAACGGGCCGTTAAAATGGCGGAAGGTGTGAGATTTCCACTCACGACGGGTATTTCACCGCGCCTGGGTTCGGGCCAGGGTCCTCGTGTATCCGGTCACCTTCCAAAATGGTCGCAGGGGGAGGAGTCGAACCTCCTAATTTCAACTCTTTAGGTTGATGTATGATAACCGTTTCCGGTCGGCCCGTTACCGGACAAGGGATGGTCACGGGTTTTTGCCGTTTTACTTCCCTGCGATTTAATTGACGGACAAGGGGCGGCGTGGAATTTTTGCTACCTCCGAGGCCGTGGCACATGGAGCCACGGACGTGAGTTGAACACGTATCGCTTCATTTCAAGTGAAGATAACCCACAGCCAATCGGCCCGTCAAAATTCAACTAACAAAAGTAATCGCAGCCCTATAATGCGTCATCAAGGTCTGCCATGCCTCGTAGGTAATGCGCTTACGGCGGCTTAGGTGGATCAGGCGCTCGTCCGGGTCCAATTTTAAGACCTGATACTCAACGCTGAAAGACCGGAAACGGTAGTCGATACCTTGGTAAACAAATTTAGTTCCAGGCCGGGGAGGCCCTATCTTTTTGGCGGATGGTGCAGGGATCGCACCCGCGCTGGTGTTACCCAGTCCTCCGGCTTCCAACCGGGAGCCTTGCTGCTCGGCCAACCATCCTTCCCCACTTGTTCGATCATGCCTTGCTGTCATAACTGGAATAGAACAAGATGACGGCTCCGAGGGGACTCGCACCCCTACCGGTGTTACCCGCACTCTGTTTTCAGGACAGGGGCATTGCTTTAATGCTACGGAGCCAAATTTGCGTTCCGGCAGTCTTCCGCTAAAGTCAAAGTAACTAGATTAATGGAAGTAACGTATAACAACAGCATAGCCTTCCACCTGCTCAACAAGTTTCAGGCGGATCGCGAAAAAATGCACCGCTACATGGCCGTAGCAGAACGCTGTCCGCTGCCTGCGTTCATCACTGGCTCGGACGGGATTTCGATTGTCTATATCAATCCAGCCTACCGGGAGCTGACCGGCAGAACGCTCGATGAACTACAAGACGGAAAATGGCCCATTGTTATTCATCCAGAGGACCGCGCCTCGGCGATGGAAGTCTGGCGGGTGTTCATTCAGACGGATAAAAAAATTTCGCACTGGCACCGTTATCAGCACAGAGATGGATCGTCCACGCTGGCCCTGACTTTGGTGGATCGGGTCGATGACAATGGTTTCGTCGGATTTATCCTGCCCCAGTGCGGCACAGACGACTGCCCCATCCGCCGCCTCAACCAGGAAATGTTCCAAGCCTGCGGTCACCCGTTTACACCCAGGCGTTAAGCTGGCGCTCGCGGCAGGAATCTCACCCGCAACCTGGGACTTAGGAGGTCCCCGCGCTGTGATTGCGCCACGCGAGCTATAAAGTAAGCGCCGCCCCGCCCAAGATAGCGCGAGTGATTAGCCCGGCTCACGAATTGCCGGACACGGCCTTAAATCAGAAAACGGCAGCACTGCGCACTTTGTGCCGCAAGCGATGGACTTGGCGGGAATCGAACCCGCTTCTGCCGCTTTAGCGACGGTCGGACACACCGGAGTCAACAAGCCAAAGCCGCATTTTCTGAAATTGGCACCCCCGGCTGGATTCTCACCAGCACCGCCGAGATTAGAAGTCTCGCACTCTGTATTTTGAGCTACGGGGGCCTAAAATGGCTGGCATGGTTGGGGACGATCCAACAACGTCTCGGTTAACAGCCGAGTGCTCTACCAGTTGAGCTACATGCCAATAAAGTGATCCTGGGGCCAATAACCCTCTTGGGCAGCGCACCGCCAACGGCAGGCTATTACGGTCAGCATTAGCCTCCTACTAGCTCTGTCGCCCTTGATGCGTGCGGCACATGGGGTTGTGCCCACCCAGTGTTTAAGATGGTCAGCGCGACAGGTAACGCTCCTGCTTGATCTTGCTCCCGAAGCAAGCGCCTGGCTTTTAGGCTACGCGCTGTTAAAATGGTCGGGCTGGCCGGATTCGCACCGGCGATCTCTTGCACCCCATGCAAGCGCGTTACTTGGCTACGCTACAGCCCGAAAATGGTCAGGGTGGTGGGCTTCGATCCCACGGCCTCCTGGTCCCAGGCCAGGCGCTCCGCCAGGCTGAGCTACACCCTGAAAAGTAGTTAAAACGTATTATGGAGATCACATATGTCCCAAATCCGCTCGGAGCGGACGGCAGAACCATTGTCGCCCAGGTTATCACCACGGGCACGTCGGTCGTGGGCGGACCCACGGGCAATCTGGCCACGCAGGCCACCTTAGCCCAGGTGCTTACAGCGGTCACCGAGGAGCCGGAGAGCCGCGACGCCTTTCAACGCTTGCGGGGTAAGCCAGCCCGAAACCATATGGGACAGCAAGCTGCTCATGGACGCCGCGCCCCACCTGTGGGACGACCAGCCGACCAGCGGCACGGGAACCTCCAGCACCCATGATCGGACCAATGCCAAAGTCCTGCTGGGGGTCTCGGCCAGCACTGCTGGCACGCGCGTCCGGCAGACCTATCGCCGATTCAATTATCAACCCGGAAAATCGCAGTTGGTCATGATGACCTTCGTGATGGGAGCCGCCTCCACCGGCATTACCCGGCGTGTCGGCTACTTCGACGATTTCAACGGATTTTTATTGGAGCAGACGGCCAGCGGACCAGCCTTTGTGCTGCGGAAAAACGGCTTGGCGGCGGAAACGTTTGCTCAGGCGGATTGGAACATGGACCGGCTGGACGGGACCGGACCCTCCGGGATTACGCTGGATCTGTCCAAAGCGCAAATCATGTTTATCGACTTTGAGTGGCTAGGGGTGGGCACGGTCCATTTCGGGTTTATCCTTGGCCATCACATGGTCCGGGTCCATGACGCGCACCACTCCAACCAGTCCACCGACGTTTATACCTCCTCACCGAATTTGCCGCTGCGCTACGAACTCGCCAGCAGCGGCGCGGGGGCGGCGGCCACGCTGAGCTGCATCTGCTCCACGGTCATTAGCGAGGGCGGCATTATCAATACGGGCTACCCGCGCGCGGTGAGCCGGGGAACTAATCCTTTTGCCACCGGCAACGACGCGAATTTATACGCGGTCCTGGGCCTCCGCCTCACGACGAGCGGCACCCACGCCACGGTCAGCCCCACGGGCTTATCCGCCGCCTGCACCAGCAACGCCGCGCTGCGGTGCTCCCTGGTGGTCAACCCAACCATCAACGGCGCAGGCGCGATTTCCTGGGTGCCCATCCCGAACAGCGCCGTGGAGTATGCCGCCGCGACGACCAACACGAACACGTGTGTCAGCGGCACGGAGGTTATGGCCGCTTACGCGATTGCCAGCACCAGCCTGGCCAACATTGGAATGACGGGCTTTTTTGGGCTGGGCATGTCCATCGGCGGCAGGCGCGACGAGCTATGGCTCTGCGCGCAAAGGCTCACTGGCGCTGGGGAAACCATTTACGCCAGCCTTAATTTCATCGCTCAATCCTAAGCCATGTCCGGCACCCATTCGCGCCGGTCCAGGGTGTCATAACCGGCCAAGTCCATTGCGCGGCAGCAATCCCGCCAGACCAGGCTGCGGACTTCCGTGGCCGAATTGCGCAGCACGTAGGCCGGGTGAAACGTGGGCACCAGGGGCGTGCCGTGAAAGTCATAGATGTGGCCGCGCACTTGGCTGATGGGCGCGATTTTGCCCTTCAAGCCCTCCAGGGCGGTCGCGCCCAGGGCGATTAAAACTTTGGGCTGGATGATCTGGATCTGCTCCTTTAAAAACGGCAGGCAGTTTTCCATCTCCTCCGCTTCCGGCTTGCGATTGCCTGATTCCGCGTCCGGGCGGCACTTGAGCACGTTGGCGATGTAAACCTGATCGCGGGTAAATCCCATCAGGCGGATCAAGCTGGTTAAAAATTTCCCGGCGCGGCCAACAAACGGCTCGCCGATCCGGTCTTCATCTTTGCCGGGTGCCTCTCCTACGAACATGAACTCCGCGTCGGGATTACCGGTGCCAAACACGGTCTGCGTCCTGGATAGGACCAGGTGCGGACACTGGCGGCAGCGGATCACGCGGTAAGAAAGGGCCTGTAGCTGTTCCTGTTTCGTCATACCGCGTAAGAACAAATTGCTTCCATGCTGTCCGCCAATTAAAGAAGGACTCTATTTAACCGGCTCGATCTGTCCTGTCTGGATCGTAACAGTCGCCGCTTTCAGGGGCGGCGCTGTGGAAGCAAAAATGGCGGAGCGTAGGGGCTTTGCTCCCCTGACCTTTCGATAGACAGTCGATTGCTCTACTGGACTGAGCTAACGCTCCTTAAAATATAGTCATCAGCGTAAAGGCATCTTGGTCCTACACCAGAACCGCCTTTAGGCCCCAAGCGCAAACTCCCTTTACCGGTAGCTGCTTTACCGACAGGAACCATATAGACCCGATCCAGCTCACGGTGATAAACCGCAAAAGTTTCAACTTGGCCTTGGTAGCCTAATTCACACCGTTTGCCGTTAACGCGAGTTGAACTCTGTGTATTATAGACTATAACTCTCCCGCGCTGCCTACCTGTTTTTATCTGCACACGTTCAAATTTTCCGTCATGTTCAATCACGATATCATACCTGTTCCTGTCACCGAAAGGCATTAACACGTTCAAACCCGATTTTAAAAGAGCCGCAATTACGGATGCTTCGGAAATATCCCCGATAATCTTGCTGTTCATGCCTTTAATTACACCGCCAGACGGAAGAATGGTGCGCCGGATTGGACTCGAACCTCTCATCCCCACCGCTCACCTGGTTACAGGCTTTGGGTTTGCTCTGCCTCTGAGCTACGGCGCTTAAAATGGGGGGCGTGGCAGGACTCGCACCTGCGTAGGTTTTTAGGCCGACGGGTTTACAGCCCGTGCCGATTGCTGCTCCGGTCACACGCCCGTTCACCCCAGTCCAAACCACTGTGGTCCTGGCCCCGTTACTTCCGCTGTGGCGCGTAGGGACCTTCCTCCACTCTTTCTGGACTGTGGGTAAAATTGATTCTATGACTTAGTGTATGCCGATGCAAACTAAACCTTTGAGCGCCATTGAGCGCCTGATCGATGCCACGGTGGTCTGTCCCACGTGCGGCACCCAGGGATTCTTAAAATGTGACTGCTTCAGCCAATGCGCTTGCGGCTGGTTGGTGAAAAAAGGCGGTCACTGCGAAAACCCGAAGTGTCCGAGTTATGTCCAACAAGCGCCCATTGCTAAAAGCAAGGCGCGCGCCCGGCGCAAAGTAAAACCCGCGCGCTAAAAATGGCACGGCAGGGAGGACTCGCACCCCCAACCAACGGTTTTGGAGACCGCCGCTCTGCTAATTGAGCTACTGCCGTAAACACGGCACCTGTTTTACGCTGACGGGCGGAGTCGCGTTTACAGACCGCACGACCGGCCTGCCGCCGTCCCACGTTGGGTGCCGTGAAATACTGCCAAAGCGGCCTGCTGCTCGGCAAGCCTCGCTCCCAACAGCCGTAGGTTTTACCGGTTCCCCCGGCTGATCGTAACCGCGTTCGGCCAGACGGAAGTCTCGATCAACCGCCCAGCTTATTGGCAAAAATTGGTGGAACCGAAGGGAATCGCACCCTCAACCTTCACGATGCCATCGTGCTGCTCTGCCTATTTGAGCTACAGCCCCATATAAAGTCTTCTGCCTGCCAAATCCGCTGCTTTTGATTGTTTCTAGGACGAGCATGGCGCAAGCGGATGGTTGTTTTGTCCGCTAGCATAGTAATCGGCAGACAATAAAGCCGGTCATTCACATCAGAATAGGCTATAACGGCGTCGATTTCACTGGCGCAATAGCTACGGTCTGCCCCCTGCCTACCATAACTTTTAAGTTTAACCGCAACAACGCCATCGTAATAACCACCACAGTATTTGACTTGAACGCGCATAAGACGCTTACCGTCATCAACTATCAAATCGTAGCGCGTCCCTTCAATGACAGGTTTGCTGCATATCCGGCCCATTTTAAGTGCCGCTTCCTGCACCTTTATGACGGCTAATTCAGCTTTGATTTGTTTACTATTGATCACAAGCTTTAGAACAAAATGGTCGGCCACGCCCGAATCGCACGGGTTCCTTGTGCATGTGACGCGCACGCTCTGCTATTGAGCTACGCAGCCGAAATCTGGTGGAACCACGGGGAGTCGCACCCCGATCTAGTCGTTGCGAACGACCCGCTCTGCTATTGAGCTATGGCCCCGAAGGTCATTTACCCGCGTATGGAATTTTCCAACCGGGCCGCTGGCCGGAGATCATCTCCAGGGAATGGGCGATCCGCTTCAGGCTGCTTGCGATGTCCAGCCAAGTGGGATCTGCCGCGCCTAGGAACAAGACCAGCATTAAAGTGGACGCCGCGCCTGCGAGCAGGCCATATAGAAAGTGTTTACGTTTCATACTTGACCTTACCGCGCGCAAAAAAATCTGTCAAAAGATTTGGTGGAGGTGACGGGAGTCGCACCCGACCCAGTTTGCTTGCAAGGCAATCTCGCCGCTACGGAACATGCGCCCCCACGGTGCAGCCGCCGAGGATAGAACTCGGATGACTCAGTGGTCTGAATCACGTCACCGTTGAGACCGGTAGCATTCTAAATTTGGAGCGGGTAGGGGGAATCGCACCCCCACCTAAGCGCTGGCACCGCCTCGTTCTGCTGTTAGACCATACCCGCGTGCGCGCGGCGGCTGCGATCTTCTGTGATTCGGCTTGGCGCGTCGGCATAATTTTCTTTCTCTAAATACGGTTTAAAATAAAAGCCCCACGGCGGTCACCGGCTTGCGGCTACAGGCCGTGGGGCCTTTCAACAAAGAACACACACCTACGATCTCAAGTCTGAGTTGAACCCACGGGTCTTTAACTGTGGCGTTTACCAGATTAACGGCCTGGCTCTCGTCCCCACTGGGGCATAAAATGAAAAATCCTGCTGACTTCTTTCGAGGTAGCAGGATGAAAATTCTTTGGAGTGCGACCCTATCCTGCTACCTCCTGACCTGGTTCGCGTGTGCTACGGGCGCTAAAGCACAACACGGCGGCACTATCCCACCCTTGAATCAGGGCAGCATAATGCCGTCCCGAATTGGCGGGTTTTAAATTGACTGACATGTGACGCTCTAAGTTCATTCTGATTTGCACTTTCACCGTAAAGACATTACGTCTCATTGACAAGCAGAAACTAAATTATTTTCGTAAACAATGCAAATTAAAAATGAAAATATTTTTACGGACAACGCAAAGTCATGCCAGCCAACCCTTTACAGCTTACTCAATTTTTCCCATGATCGGCATAGGGACACCCATCATCTGATAAAGTTCCTCCTCAGTGATCGTCCGGGTGCCGTGTTTGAGCGCGCCTGCCGCCTTTTTATTGCCCCCGCCCATCCCCTGAATTAAAAACCCGACGTTCTTGGTGACCTCGCCCTTGACCACACCGCCTAGCTTCTCGATCAAGGCGCTAACTTCATCCCGCTTGCCGCTCATGAGCGTGCCCGTGATGCAAAAAGTCTTGCCACTGAGCGGACCGGCAGACCGGGCGTCCGCGCTGAAAATAAAACCGTGATCGGCCAGGCGCTCCAGCTCGTCGATATGGTCATACAGATAGTTGATAAGCTGGTCTTTAGCTGATGCGCCGATCAGGCGTTCGACCTGCCCGGAGTAGTTCATCATGCGCAGGATGGGGTTGAGCTGGTCTTCCGGCTTTTCCGCCGTCTCCTCTTTTTGTAATTCATCCGCAGGCACCGGTTGGCTGAATTTAGTGGCCAAGTCCTGGCACTTGACCCTGCCCACTTCTTCGATGCTGAGCGCCGCCAACTTGCGCCAAAGCGGAGCTTTCTTGGCGGCCTCGATACCCTCCTTCAGCTTGCGCTGGGCCGCGCCCTTAATGAATCCAAACTCGGTTAAAGCGAACAGATCGGACAGTTTCTTCACACCTGCTTTTTCCACCAGCAAGCGCACGGTAATGTCCCCGCAACCGTCAATGTCCAGCGCCTCTTTGCCCAGGGCGTAAACCAGGCGAGCGTAAACCTGATCCGGGCAGTCCGGGTTGGGGCAGTATAGGTGGACCATGCCCTGGGGGCGGATCAAAGTTGTGGCGCAACACGGACAGGTTTTGGGAAGTTGAAAACTCTGATGGGGGCTGGACTTGGAAGGAGAGGGCCGCGCCAGGCCCACGATCTTGGGAATCACTTTGCCGCTGCGCTGGACCTGAACATAGTCGCCGATATCAATGCCCAGCCGGTCCAGTTCGTCCTGATTGCACAGGGACACGCTCTGAACCACCACGCCATCCAGCGTCACAGGTTCGATTTTAGCTACGGGCGTAATTTGTCCCGTTCGACCTAGTTGCGGAGCGATGGACAGGAGCAGCGCCTCTTTGCTCTCCGGGGGAAATTTGTAGGCCGCCGCCCATTTAGGCGCGCGCGTGCCCTCGCCTAAATCGCGCTGAAGCGCCAGGGAGGAAAGCTTAATCACCAGGCCATCGGTCTCCAGGTCCAAGCTTGCCCGATACTCTTTCAGAAACCCAATCGCGCGCTCTAACTCCTCCCGCTGAATCACGCTGGTCAAGTAGGGCAGCCCGGCCATGTCCGCGCGCACCGGCAGCGTCATGGTGCTGATAAATCCCAGGCTTTCCAGATATTCCAGCAGGGCCTCCTGGGTGGTAACGGCTGGGGGAAGATCCGTGGGGACGCTGTAGGCCACAAAACTCAAGTGGCGGCGCGCCACTTCCCTGGAATCCTTGAGCTGAAGACTGCCGGAAGCCCCATTGCGCGGATTGGCAAACCGGTCTCCCTCGGCGACCGTCGTGTTATACTTTTCAAACTGGGTCAGACTCCAATAAACCTCGCCGCGCACTGAAATGTCCACGGGTCGGCGCAGCACCAGGGGGAGGGTATGGATGGTGCGCGCGTTTTCCGTCACGTCCTGGCCATCCGATCCATCGCCGCGCGTGATGGCGCGGACCAGCCTGCCTTTTTCGTAGTCCAGGTGCAGGCTCAGGCCGTCAATTTTCATCTCCAAAGTCACTTCTCTCCCCTCTTGACCCGACAGAAAATCCATCGCTTCGTCAAGACTGTTCGTGTTATCCAGCGACAGCATACGCACCCGGTGATGCATTTTGCGCTGCTCTCCGGGAATTGGCGAACCAACGCGCTGAGTGGGCGAATTGGGGTCGAACATTTCGGGGTGCTGATTCTCCATTTCCACGAGCTGTTTAAACTTCAGGTCATACTCGTCATCGGAAATAAAAGGCGAGTTGGCGATGTAATAGCGATAGGCGTGGTCAGTGAGTTCAGTTCTAAGAGCCACGATCCGTTGGGCGTCAGTTATGGTCATATATTCGGTTCTTTCCATTAAGATGATGCATGGGGTAGAATTTGTAAACAAAAATAATTATGCTTAAAAATATTTGCGCTCAAACTTTTTGGATCTGCGGCGCAGCCTGGCTATTGACCTTGACCGTGGTCCTGCTAAAATTGGCTTACGACTTCGTGCGGGGCAGCCGGTCCGCGACGCAGACACATGTCTGGATGAACCCGGCTGAGCCTGTCACCACTTCCTCGATTTCGATTAATGCTCCCGCCGCTCAAGTCCTACCCCCGCTAGAACCGGAACCCAGCCCGGCCCCACCCCCCAAGCCGCAGCCGGAAATTCCTGCGGATTTTGTCCTGCTTTGCGGCGCGTGCCGGAAAAGCATTAAGAGCGCGGCGACCCGCGTGCAATCGGCGAACGGTAAAACGGAAATGCGCTACAAATGCGAACACTGTGGCGCGGTAGTGGAGGTCAAAGTTTAATCAATGAGCGCGCGAATCAGCCAGCGCACGGACTCACCCATGCCTGCCTGGCCCTCCTCGTACGCCTGTAGATCCGCCTTTACCCGCTGCGCCAGTTGGCGCAACAATTGGATGCCCCTGGGTGTCTTGGCGTAGATTTCGCGCATGAAAGAGTTGAACTGGTCCACATCCATCTGTTGGATATAGCGATAAAGGTGAAAAGTCAGCTCGCGCTCGTTTTCGGCGTCCGTAGCGGCCACGAACTGGTCCCAAAGCTGTGGACCCAGGATCATGTGCCACGCCTCCATGTCCACCAGGTCGGCTTTGTTCATGACTTCCTGGCGTTCATCCGGGTCACGCGGCAGGCTGGGCAGCGAGGCTAATTCCGTCAAGCCTTTGATGATTTCCTGAATCAAAACGGGAAAATGAAGCGCCTGGGCGCTTACTTTAGGTCGGCGCTGGGCGGGGGTAGCCTCCGGCTCGTCCTGGTCCATTTCCTGCTCGTCCGTAAAATCCACTTTGGTGGAACCTACCTGAGTTTGAGCGCGCGCCCCTTGAATGACGGCGCTTTGCGGGAACATCCAGTAGCCGGTCTCCGTGGCGACCATGAGCGTGCCATAGGCTTGGCGCAGTTGAGGATGAATGCGGTCCAGGGCTTGCCCAGCCAACTCGAACAGGTAGTTGTTGGAGACAGCGGAGCCTTGGATCATGGCGTTGGTAAAGTGCCGCCGCTGGATCATCTTGTTGATCCACTCTTTTTCAGCAGGCGTTCGCTCTTGGTGCAGGGGAGCCTGAGCCTCCGGCTCGTCGCTCGTCAGGGTCCCCTCCAGACTGGGTTCATCGGTCAGTTGAGCGTCAATGACAATCTGGTTGGACTCATACGCTTGCCGGGCGCTTTTAAACTCCGGCAGCTCGAACACCAGCTCGATGGCCAGGGCTTCCAGCTCCTCCTTATGCTCGGCCTCCGCCTGGGCAATCAACTGCATGGCCTGGATCAGCTTGCGCTGGATAACCGGCAACGCTTGCCGCGTCAAGGGAACCCCCAGGTAACGCTGGCCCTTTTGCAAAATCTTCTGCCATTGACGGCTGGCCAGCACTTCCTCGTAGTTGGTCGTGCGCTCCTCGGGTCCAGGCGTGTGCTCCGGGTAAGCGGGGTGCCTGCCCAGCGGGTGGGTGCGACCGCCGATGGCCTGATGCTTTTCCGGGTGGATCAGGCCGCTGGGGTCGTCGATGGCCTCGATGATTTCCCAAGCGCGCATCAGCCCTCCATCTGGTTAAGTTTGGTGTAGTAACGCGGGTCCTCGTCCAGGTGGTCTTTGGCGATCTTTTTGGCCTCGTCCATGTCCTGGGTGTGCTCCTGCTCCACTTCGACGCCTTGGGCCAGTTGGCCCTGGTCGTAATCCTCGTCGGGCCGCTGATCCGAGGCGGCCAAATCTAATTCTCCTGAAGCCGCGCCGCAGGCGGAATCACCTGTGGGATCACCCGCAGGCGGACTGTCGCCGGTGACCAATCCGATAATCGCCGAAACTACGTCACTCACCGCCGAGGCGAGGCGCTCGGCTGGCTCGCCGGTGATAACTTGCGTGTCCTCACCCCCTAGAATGCTCTGGATGGTGCTGTCCGGCCCGGAAGGCGCTCCAGCGGGACAAGGGCAGGAATCTAAGCTCTCTCCCTCATCGCCAAAAGGACTCTCGGCAGCGCCCTCTTCATCCTCGGTATCATCCTCTTCTGCCTCCGCCTGGCCAGCGTCGTCATCATCGTCGTCCTGGCTCTCCGCGAAAGCCTGGCTTTCCCCGGAGTCAAACACGCCAAATTCAGACAGTTGATCGCGGGTGTAGGTCTCCACGGAGCCGTCCAGCATGATCAATCGCAGATGATTGCCATCCCACTCCCAATCGCGGATCGGCTGCTGGGTCACTTCCAGCCAGGATTCAATCGATTCGGATTCGTCCTCCGCCTTGGGCCTCGGAAAAGTGCCCGGCTCGTAGTCCGGGGGCACCGTCCACGGGCTGGGGGAAGGGCGCGTGGGCCGCGCCGGTTCAGTCCGCCTGGGACGTGACGGCGCGGGAGGCGCATCTGGCTCCACTCCCGGTTTCACATCCGGCTCAACTTCTGGTGCGACCGGTGCTTCATCCAGAGCCGCCAACTTTTCGATGATCAATCTCGCATTCACACTCTAATTACTATCCCTTCTTCCAGGGTTGCAGCAGAGCCTCCCAGTCCGGGTTGGACCCGGATATTTTATTGGTTTCCAGGTAGTTCAAGCCCACTTCGCTATCCCCGGCCAGCGGCACAATCATCCAGGACGTATCGTAGCCAGGCAGCATGGACTGAATGACCGTGGGGATGTCGTTCATCACCCCATACGCGATGTCATGGATCTGCGGCAACTCTTCGCGCAGCGCATCCACAACCAAGCTGTCGTGGACCGTGGAAACCAGCAGGGAATTTAATCCGGCATCGCGCATGAGCGCCTCGATAGTGATCAGGCACAGCAGCATCATGTCGCTGGCCGTGCTTTGAATCAGGTGGTTGCAGCCAGCGCGAAGCGCCTTGCTGGTCGCCTCCTGGTCTTCGCCCCGGACTTCCTCGAAAAAGCGCACCCGGCCAAAGAGCGACACGGCGCACGCGTTGGTTAAGATGAAATCCTTGTAAACCCCCAGGAAACGCTGAAGCGCGGGATAAGCTTCAAAGAACGAGTCGATAATGTGCTCGCACTCTTCCAGCGTAATGTAAACCTGGTTGTTCGCAAGAACATTTTGTAAACCAAAAGCACCGCCGCCGTAACCCGTTAAAAAGTTTACGGTTTTTGCGATCTTACGCTTCAGTTCCAAATCCTTGGCCTGGTCCGCGTGGCCCTCGTGCTGGAGCTTCTCCATGTGCTTCTTCGTGAACTCCTCGTAGGAGATCTTACCGTCGCTCCAGGCGATTTTGCTGGCGGTCAAGGAGTGAAGATCAACATCGTTCAAATACGCGCCAACCATTGACGCGTCACCACAGGCCGCCGCCATAAGGCGCAGCTCGATCTGGCTGAGATCGGCGGCATAGATACAGCCACGAGAGCCAAATCGGGAACTAAAAAGGCGCTTCACCTTGCCGTCATTCGGAAGCTGTTGCAGGTTGGGGTCGCGGCAGGACAGACGCCCTCCCCGTGTCCCGGTCAGCATAAATTGAGCATGAATGCAGTGGTCCACGGACAGGTGTGGCTCCTTGACCCGCTGCTTTTTGTCCAGGCGCTCGGCCATCATGTTGCGCAAAGGCCGCACATAGGTGGAATAGAGCTTGAACTCTTTACGATATTGCTGGAGCGGACGCAGGTTGGGGTGATCCACGGCTAGCCGGTTCAGGGTGTATTTGTCCACTGCCGCGTATTCGAGCTTGATCGCGCATTCCAGGTGTTCCCAGCCAGCGAGTTCATCGCCATAAATTTTACGTCCGCTCTTTGTCATGCGTTGGATGGGACACTTTAAGACCTGGAACAGCAGCTCCTTCAACTGACTTTTATTTTCCAGATCCAGTTCCCACAGCACCCGATCCTCGGAGGACTGGCCCTCTTTCACCTGCTGGGATTCGCTCAGTTTGGTCTGGCACCAGGCGCTAATGGCCGGGTCCACGTCGCGCAATTCGCGCTTGGCGGCTTCCACGCGTTCGGGGTAAACCTGTTCCTGGGTGATCAGTTCCTCGGCGTCGATGTGCATACCCCTGGCCATTATTTTGGTGAGCGTTCGCGAGGCGGGGACCATGATATTTTGGTAAACCCACTCCCGGTTGGGACAGGTGTAGTAGCGGAAGCGTCCGGGAACCCCTGGCTTGGCCATCGGGATACGGTAGCCTTGGGTCTGGCTCAGTTCCACGGCCAGCGCGTCCCTGGCCCGATAGGTCGCTTCCACGTCGCCCATCACGTAGGGTTTTAAGTGAGTCTCCCACAGAGGCTTGGGACAATTGGCGTAGTGGCCTCCCTTATTATTGGCGGGGTTCATCAGATCGCCATGCAGATCAATCAGCAGGGTCATGTCCTCCTCGTAACCGGCCAAATCAGGGGCGTAGCCATAAGTAATGACTTCCAGACCCAAGCTCCCGCGTCGCTTCTGAACGGTGAAAGCCATGTGCCAGGTATCCCAGCCCATCGCGCTTGCGAGCAGGTTAATTCGGTCTTGCAGCCACAGCCAGGATGGATTGAGCGCGCCGTCCGGCGTAAAAGGCTCGTGCTCGGCTGGCTCGGTGCCCACCGTCGCGATGGTGAACAATTCATCGAAGGTCAAGTTGTGGCCCACGATGCTGGCCGTGGCCAGCAGTTCGACCACGTAGGGTGTGATGGCCTGTAAAAACGGCTTCAGCTCGCTCTCCGGGTAGTCCCAGGGAAAGCCCAGCGATTCCGGCTGCTGTGTTTCCGGGTTAACCCAGCGGAACATCATGAACACAATGCGGGGATCAGCGGAGCGGGTGACCTCATCGGCGCTCACGCGCTTATAGTAAGCCCATGCCTTCAACCCGGTAGTTTCGGTGTCGTAAGCCACGCGAAAGGGCGGGTGCGCATTAGCATACTGAATCACCGTCTGCAAGATTTGGATAATCTCCTGCGGATCGAGGCTAAGGTGATACCAGGGCCGGATATAGTCGGGAGGCGGGATTTCCATTTTTCCCACCTTAAGCGCGTAAATCAAATGGTCCACCCAGCGCCGGGTGACCACTTCGTTCTGCGCGGCCAGCACGATTCGCTGACTTTGCAGTGGCACCATTGGTATCCTTACCTGGGGGGCCGGTCCAAAGATAGGGTGTCCGCGCACCGTGCCTTCCTTGTGCGCGGGATCGGTCCGGTCCAGTATGTAGTCCGGTTCCGTGAGCCAGTCATCAGGCCAGCCCCGCCAGGTTAAAAGCCGTCCGCTCCAGTCTTGGGCGTTGCTTTTGTGGGATAGAAGGCCCAGCACGTCCGTGCCCACGGGAATGACCACTTTGGGCGGATGGAGGATCAGGTCTTGGATGGCGTGGTAACGGCACCAATTGCCTTTCGTTTTGTAGTTGGGAGGTTTTCCCTCCCGGTAGGCGCACCGTGTGATGGGAACCCAGCGGATCTCGCCCAGGCTTACCTTATGGACCGATTCCAGCCGGTAGATGAGGCTGGACAGGTAGGCGATAGGGTTGCCCACCCCGATCTGTCCCCGATCATCGTCCCTTTTAGACACGCATTCCACCAGGATCGTGACCACCGGTCGGTCTGGCCCCGCATATTCCAGGTAGGGCCGCTTGGCTCCCATCTGGTCCAGGCCGCACGCGGCGCACACCGGGCTGTGCCTGCCGGGTATCAGCGGACGGTCGCCTAACGGCAGGTTGGGGTCCGCCAGCTCCACCAGCTCGCGCTTGCCCTCCATCCGGGAGCCGTTGTGGTAGGTGATGATGTCCTTAAAAAACTTTTTGACCCCCGTGTAGCTGACCGGCTCACCCGCGTGGGTGCGAAAAACCCGCAGGGGTGCCCGTGGTTTTTTGGTCTCCGCATCGACTTGCTCATTTTCTGGCATGAGGGCTAGAACCAAATCGTTCTTTAAGGCTGTGGAAAGACAAGCCTACGATCCGCCGCTGCCCTGCTTCGGGCTGGAACAAAACCGGGATAACCCCGCCTGTCCCGTATGCCCCCATCGCGCCGCCTGCGCGGAACTCATGGGCCACTTGGCGCGGCGCGTGCCCCTCCACCGGGCCGAGTTTAACTTTGTGCCCTATACCCTGCATCGCTACGAGCACGGAGATGTTTACAGCCTGGACCCCGACGCGGCGGACCTGGAACATGTTTACGCGCTATGCCACGAATGGGTCTTCGAGCACCGAGCGCCCGGTCGGGTGGGCCGCCAGCGCGATCTGGTCCTGGCCAGGGCGCGCCAGAGTGGCACTTCTGTTAAACTGTTTATCCTGGCCAACATGACCGGCTGGGCGCAGTCCCGGCCCGATGAAAATTTCCACGCCAGAGTCTTGACCACGGAGCATGCCGTGCGCCAGGTCAAAGTCTTCGCGGCGGCCTGTCAGCGTCAATACGGAACGTTTGACATCCGCAGCCTTGACCGGATGATGGGAACAGAGATCGCCAAGCAGGATTTTGAAAGCTTGCTCCTTAGCTCTGAAATCACCGCAGGCTCCTGGATTATCGGCTATAAGCTGTTCCGGTCGGGCCAGATCACCGGGCAGCTTTACCAATCCAGGGAGCTTCAACTGCACCCCTGCTGGCTGGCGCTGGAGCCTTCCTACTTCCACGATGTGCTGTCCGCGCACTTGGAGCGAAAACAAAAAGAGGTCCCCGAAGTTTTTCGGCGGCATCGCTGGCAAGTGGCGCACATCCTGGGCAAGCTTAAAACCCACCCCACGCAGGCGGTAGCCCTGTTCCACATGCGCCAGAGAGTTTTCCCGGAAGCCGTTACGCGCGTCCTGGCCCTGCGCGGGTTTCAAACGGACGACTTCCTGGCCGACAGCGCAACCACGTTTACCGATCCCGTTAAGGTCTGGATCTGGCTGGCCGCCGCTATTCAGCACTACGAGTGCCTGAACCTGGTCCAAGGCTATCCATCCCTCTACGACCATCGACCTGGTTGATTTCGTTCTGTGTGGCCTGGCTATGTTTGAAAAATACTCATACGACGGTTCGTTCCAAGACCTGCTCCTGGCGTCGATTATCGCGCACCCGGAAAGGTTCATGCACAACGCGGGAACGTTGAACTCCGCCTATTTTACCAGCGTGCCGCGTGTGGCCACAGCGCGCGCGCTCTTCGCCTACTGGAATAAAAACGGACGTTTCCCTCAGCCTGAAGCCCTCAGCCAAATTGTTTACGACGCCATCTTGCGGTCCTCCGACGCCAAGGAGGAAGGCAACATCATGGCCTTTGTGCGCAAGATCACCACGCTGGACACGTCGGACGTGGATTACGCGGTGGAAAAGACCGTGGAGTTCGCGCGGGAGCGCGCCCTCTACATCGCCTGCGACAAAGCCATCAATTACCACAAAACCGGTGAGGCTCCCCCTGGTGGGTTTACCAAACTGTTCGAGGACGCGCTCAAAGTGGGGCAGAACCTCAAAGACATTGGCTACCGCATCAAATCCGGGGAGAGCGACATCCAACTGGTCCTGGACACCGTGACCAAGCGCGACTACGGCATCCAGACTGGCTTTGGAGATCTGGACCGCATCTGGCCCTTTGGCTGGGGTCCCGGCTGGCTCATTGCAATTTTAGCTCCGCCTAAAAGATATAAATGTGAAAGCCCTGACACGCAGATACTAATGTTTGACGGCACCATTAAACAAATTTGCCAGCTTGCTCCCGGAGATAAAATCATGGGAGACGACGGAACACCCCGCAACGTGCTTAGTTGTGGCCGGGGCTGCGCCCCTATGTATCGGGTCACCCAAGCAAACGGCGACAGCTATACGGTCACCCACGACCACATTCTCTGTGTGAAAAGACCACCGGGCACGGTGCCGGTTGGAAGGTTTACAGACAGGTATCACTTGGGTGAAATTCTGGAGATTACGGCTGAAGACTATGCGAAAAAATCAGCAAACTTCCACCGAGATTGGAAAGGTTACAAAGTCAGAGTTGACTTCCCCGCAGTGAGCGTGCCGTTAGATCCTTATTTTCTTGGTCTTTGGCTTGGGGATGGCAGTTCGCATGAAGCTTCTATAAGCGTAGGGGACGATGACCCGGAAATTACGCCTTTTCTACACGACTTTGCCACTAAGGCAGGGTTACGCGTAACCACCTATAGAAAGAAAACGCGCTGCACGCAGGTGTCTCTCGTTGGACAGGGCAAAGGCCAAAATCCGATCATAAACGGACTGCGCGCTTTAAATCTCCTGCGCAACAAGCATATCCCATTTGTTTACAAAATAAATAGCCAAGCCACACGCCTGCGACTGTTGGCCGGACTAATTGACAGTGACGGTAGCCACGCCAATAACCGTGGATTCATTTTTACAGACACAAACCGACTGCTATGCGAAGATACTTGCTGGCTTGCTAGAAGTTTAGGCTTTAAAAGCTTCATACGCCCGTTTCGCAGCCAATGCATCGTAAAAGGAAAAAAGATATTCTCAATCGCCTATAGAACTTATGTTCAGGGCCGAATCAGCGAAATTCCAACCAAGGTTGCCAGGAAGCACGGAACCGATTCTAAAAAAGCCTCGGACAGAACAACGATAAAAGTAGCGCCAGTAGGCAACCAAGAGTGGTTTGGCATAGAAATCGACGGAAATCGCCGCTACCTGCACAGCGACTTCACGGTCACCCATAACACCGCCTTCTGCATCAACCTGGCCATGAACATGATCGAGAACACCGGCTCCCCCGTGTTCTACTATCCCTGCGAGATCAGCCAGGAGCTTGCCGCCGTGCGCTGTCTCTGCAATCTGACCGATCTGCCGTTTGACATGATCTACCAGAACAAGAAAACGTTTACGGAAAAAGCCTTGCAAATGGCCAACGAAAGGCTTAATTCCACCCTGCTGATCAAAGGCTTTCCCTCGCGCGCGGCCACGATTAGCGGCGACATCCGCTCCCATGCGCTGACTGCCAGCGCGCGCTTCGGCGTCAAACCCAAGGCCATCATCATCGACTTCGCCGAAACCGTAAAGCCCAGTTCCGATCCCAAGCGGACCAGCGAGTGGCGCGCCCAGGGTGAGATTTATCTGGAAGCGCGCGCCCTGGGTTCCGAATTTGGCTGCCCGGTCATCCTGCCCGACCGGTGCAACAAGGAAACGGTGGACCTGGCGGTGCCCAGCATGAAGAGCTTCCAGGGATCGTTTGAGAAGGCGGGAATTGTGGACGTGGCCATTGGCCTGTGCGCCACGGACGACGAGTATGCCCAAAACATCATCCGTTACTTCGTATTTCTGAATCGGCATGGGACCGCCTATCAGCACTTCCGGGGCAACGTGGAACCGCGCAGCATGACCATGAGCATTCTGGAGAAGCTGGAATGGCGGCCAGAGGAAGACCAAGGCGGCGAGCGGCCAGGACACCGCCTGCGCCGCCGTCGCCAGCGCCCCCCCTTGGACCGGATCGAGGATTAAGCGGCGCGCGGTTCGCCGCTTTCATCTGTGCCAAACATCCTTTTGAGTTTGGTCTGCACTTGCCGCGCATGGCGGCGCAGCATTTTCTCGTTCACCGGGTTGTCTTCGGGTGTGATCATGGCTTGGGTTGGGATGCTCCCAGTTTTCTCAGTCGGTTTTCGATTGATCCCCGCGCGCCCTCCGTGCTGGGCGGGACAGGAACGCGCTTCTCATAATCGTGCGTCTTAAGGTAAGTCACCAGCACGGGCGATTTGTGGTCCGCTGCGCCATTCTCGATGACCCGAAAAGAGTAAACGCAGCATCCCAGGGCATCGATCAGCGACACGGCCAATTGCTCTGTGTTTTCCACCGCCGCCATCTGCACATACTCCAGGGAGGAATGCATGCGGAAATAGCCTGCGGGAAGGTTCAAACAGGGAAAAGGAAAGCGCCGCTTCAAAATGGATACATCCGTGTAGGGGTGGTGCTGCCAATTGAGCACTCCAAATTTCTGCAACTGCGGATAGACCGCCTCGTAGAAGGGACCCTCTAGCGGGAACAAGCGCACCCCGTCGCAAGTGAAGCTTAGAATATCATCGCAGGGTGAGTCAAATTCGATCACATAGCCCACATCGGTGAAAAACTGAGGGTCCGCAGCTCTTGACCCTTGACAGCCGATTTCCTCCTGCACGAAAAAGGCCGCTTTCAGGCTGGGGTAGCGGTCCAGCATGCGCAGGCACAGATAAACTCCGGCCTTATCGTCTCCGCCGCAGCCCACTCGCTGTTCCGTCCAATCCACGGCGTAAAGCGTGTCCCCCTCCTCTTGAATCAGGTAGTTCGTCAAGGGGTGAACAGTGTCCAGGTGAGCGCACACACAGGGGTAGGGCGGCTGGATGCCCTTAGTAACGTAAACATTTCCCATCTTATCGCGCCGGACCGCGCAGTCGTGACGACTGTTAAAATAAGCCATAAGCCAATCCGTAAGAAGGTTTTCCTCGCGCACGTGCGAGGGAATCCGCAGCAACTCTTTTAGCAGTTTCTTGTTCATTAGGTAGAAAAGGTAAACAATTTATAGTTAGCCGTCAATAGGCAAAATGCATATTTTTTACTTTTTCCAAAAAGGACCCCCGTCCAGCCCGTTCTTTTGGGAAAAGATGATACTATGAGCTACAGTCAAAACAACGAGGAATCGGTCATCCTCGACCTGCTCCGGCAAGCCGGTTTCCTGACCGAAAAAGCATCCGCAGGCCATTTCCTGGACATCGGCGCGTATGACGGCAAAACCTTTAGCAATACCCTGCGCCTGGCCGAGATGGGCTGGTCGGGGATCTGCGTGGAACCGTCACCCCTGCCCTTCTCCGGCCTGCTCCAGGTCCACCGGGGTAACCCCAATGTCATTTGCGTGAACGCCGCCATCACCGTGGAAGGCGGCTGGCTGGACTTTTGGGATGCTGGCGGCGACGCGGTTTCCTCTTCCAACCCGGAACACGTGAAGAAGTGGTCGGCGGGTGCCGGTGGGGTGAAATTCAGAAACTACACGCTGAAATCCGTGTCTCTGGAGGAGCTGTTTAACCGTTTTGGCAAGCGGTTCGAGTTCATCAACCTGGATGTGGAAAGCTGCAATTGGGACCTGTTTTCCAACTTCCCGTGGGATTACCTCACTGAAACCGCCGTCATCTGCGTGGAGCACGACGGCTGCGCCCAGCCGATGGAAAATCTGGTTGCCTCCCACGGTTTTAAAAAGATTCACATGAACGGCGAAAATCTGATTCTGGCGCGCCGATGAGATGCGTTTTAAATTTTGCCAAGCCCGGCAACTGGCCTAACCTCTGGTATCCCCGTGGACAGGCCCGGCTGCGCCGCAGTCTGGAGGATCACCGGTGGTCCGGGCACACTCTTTGTTTCCAGGATGAATACCAACTGGACTGCCCCACCCACGCGGACCGACCCTACGCGTTTAAAGTGGCGGCGCTCAACCGGGCCGCCAGCTTGCGCATGGTCACCCTGCTTTGGGCTGACGCTTCCGTTTTCGCGATCAAGCCATTGGAACCCCTCTTTGACCGGATCGAAGAAAAGGGCTACCTCTTTCTCCCTGCGGGTTGGAACTGCGCCCAGTGGACCAACGACCGCGCGCTCGATATTTTGGGTGTCAGCCGGGACGCGGCGCAACAGATGCCCATGTTGATGGCCATCTGCTTCGGCCTGTGTCTATCCCACCCCCAGGCGCGTGAGTTCCTGAAGCAGTTTAACCACTACGTGCTAAACACCGATTGCGTGCGCGGCGGGTGGGACAACCAGACTCGCGCCGAATCTCAGGACGAACGGTGCCTGGGTCATCGCCATGACCAGTCTGTGGCCAGCATCCTGGCCTATAAACTCGGCATGACACTCACTTCTGAACCTGTTTATCTCCACTATTTTAACAATGGTATGTATAAATATGGCGAAACCAACGACATGACCGGCATCTCTGATAGTGTAATTCTGCTTGCCCAAGGCATGAACTCGTGAACAAACTTAATCTAGCCTCTGTCACCCTCGTCTGCGCGGACTGTTTCAACGTAGAGCGCGCCATAAGAGTAATCGAAAAGTGCAAATCGCTCTGCGACTTTGCAGACATAAAGCTCTTCACGTCACTGCCTACCGCTTACGCGCACAAAGTGGCCATTCAGCATTTTGACGGACTAAACGGCTACTCGGCATTTATGCTCAAAGACCTCGCCGGTCACATCCATACCAGCCACGTGCAGGTGGTGCAGCATGACGGATGGATCATCGACACCAGCCAATGGGACCCGAAATGGCTGCTCTGCGACTACCTGGGTCCCCTATTTATCCAGCACCAGACTCTAATGTCCAGCTCCGTGGGCAGCGGAGGCTTTTCCCTGCGGTCCAAGGCGCTGCTCGACCGCGTGGCGGAGCTATTGCCGCCCAAAGACGGCCAGCACTCCTATGACGGAACACCCGGAAACAATTGGAGCCACGAGGACGGCGTGATTAGCTGTCATTTGCGCGAGCAACTGGTCCAAAGTGGACTGTGCTTCGGAACCCCGGATCAAGCCATGCGCTACGCCTACGGCGGAAATCCCTGGCTTTTTGTTGCTCAGACCTTCGGATTCCACGGATTCTGGCCCTACCTGTCCAAACATTTTGACCCTTAATATGACGAAAACCGTTTACTTGGAAAAATCCGACACCGGCGCTACGCTGACCACGTGGGTCTATTGTGGTCTATGGCAGCTTTACGCCGCCGAAAAAATGGGCCATCAAGGCTACCTTCATTGGCCGCAAGCGCCCAACCGCTCGTTGCAGCCCTACCAGGACCCCGCCATGTTCAAGGGGTGTCCCAACATGTATGACTGGTATTTTGTTCAACCTGTATTTCGGAAAGCCCCGCCGCCGCCGTGCGATCTTACCTGGCTGTGGGAAAACTGCCCGGAGGCCGGGCAGCATAGCCTGATGGGGTTGCCTTTGACAGAGATTAAAGCCTACTACCGAAAAAACTTGATCTTCAGCGATTCGGTAAACTTGCGCGGCGAGGCCCTGGTTCAAAAATACAACCTGAATTTTAGCCAGCTAATTGGCTTGACCTGGCGCGGAACCGATTGCGTGACCGATGGCCGCCCACGTCTGCCCATCGAAACCTATTACCCCTACCTGGACGCGATCCTGGCACGGGAACCAAATTTGAGAATTATGGCAACCGCCGAGGAGACCGGCGTGCTCCTGCCCCTGTTGAGGCGCTATCCCTCCGCCTTCATGATCCAGGAATTTCTCTCCTCACCCGCTGGCTGCCTGCAAAACCCGGAACGCTTCACACCCGTCAGCGGATTCGAGCGCGGACTGCAACCGGCGCTCATGGTTTGGCTATTTTCCAAGTGCAAATATTACGTCAAGAACAGGTCCAGTTCGGGTGGCGTGGCGAGCTGGTTATCCAGCGGAACCATCATCAATCTGGCGCACCCGGAGAACCTGGGCTACAGTTTTGATCTTACCAGGGTCGAGATTAAAGGCACGCTGCTGGACCTGCGCCGACCTGACTCAGGCCAATTGCGGCAGCTCTTGGAAGACGCATGAAAACACTCGCGGAAATTTTCCGCCGTTATGGCGGCCCGGATTGTCATTCCGGCTCCGATAAAGCAACCGTCCATAGCTTCGTGGACGCCTACGAGATACTCCTGGCACCTTACCGCCTACCCGGCGCTCGTGTGCTGGAGATCGGGATATTAACCGGTTCCTCGCTCAGGGCGCTGGAGGAGTATTTCAGTGATGGCAGCGTCTATGGCGTTGACTTAAATGACCACCCGTTGGGCTTGGTTAATCTACGGCCCGTGATCGACGAGGGCACGCATCGTATCCTGCTCTTTAACGCGGTTGATCCCGCCCAAGTCGAACAGCACCTCAGCGGCTTGCTCTTCAACGTCATCATCGAGGATGCCAGCCACGCGGTCGCCGACCAACTGGCCATTTACCAAAATTTCCGGCACCGGCTGGCACCGGGAGGCATTTACATCATCGAGGATATTGAAAACATCGACCGCGACCGAGAACTGTTCAAGGCACTCGATCCGCAGCGCACGGTGCGCATTGTTGATCTCCGCTACGCCAAAAATCGATTTGACGACGTATTAGTAGTCATTAAATAATCAAACCTATGAATAAAGAATGTGGCGTGCTTTTCCTGCACCACCAACCCTTAGACAACCCCCTGGTCACCAAACACCTGGCCGCCATTGCAGACCTCGGACTAACCGCTATTCCGCTTTCTTTTGGCGAGCGGCCTCCGCCCCCTGGACAAACACCGGAAACCTACAGCGGTTACGCGCGTTGGCGCTGGGGTCATATGGACCACCTAGTTTATGAGTGGTGGTTTTCCGAAGCCCGAATCGATTTTGATCGCTACATGGTCGTGGAGTATGATACATGGTTTACCTTGCACCCCAAATTATTTTACGGGGCCAGCTACGACCGGGACGCGGTAGCCGCCTGTGTCATGGACGCCCGTCAACCCCAAGCGACCATGCCAGCGGGAAACACCTTTGACTACTGGTTTAAGAACACGCCGGGCCATCAGGAATTTCGAGACCACGGCCTGGCGCACTGCCTGCGCGGCATGATGCCCATTGTCTGCCTCTTTTCCCGGCGATGCCTCAGCGGCATCGCCGAAGCTTTCAAGTCAAACCCCTGGTGCCAGGCACCCGGCTCTCCAGAGCTGCGATTCGGATCGCTGGCGGCGGTAGCGGGATTTGAACCGGAGAGCTTCAACGGCCCGAAAGGACCCGGCATTCATTACCAATACGCAAACCCGGTTACACCGGATAAGCCTGGAATCTGGCACCCGGTAAAAGACGCGGAATCGCTGCGCGAATGGCAGAAGGGACATGGCGCGCCATGACCTGTCCAACCCTTGAGCGCAAATTTGAAGAACAAGTGCTAGCCCCCACCGACATGGTGGGCCACATGCGCGTCATCCGCGACTACGCGCGCCAGTGCGCGCTCATAACCGAATTTGGCGTCTATGACTGCACTTCCACCTGGGCGCTGCTTGCCGGTTATCCCCGGCGCATGCGCTCATATGACGTAATCCGGCGACTTGAAGTGGACGAGGTAGAAGCGTGCGCGACGGCGGCGGGGATTGATTTTCAGTTCTTGCTCGGTAATACCGCCGAAGTTAGTATTGAACCTACGAATTTGCTCTTTATCGACTCATACCATACCTACGATCACTTAAAAGTTGAGCTAGACCGGCACGCCAAACAGGTAAAAACTTACATTCTACTGCATGATACCACCACTTTTGGCGACGTGGACCAGTGTGGCCTTAAACCAGGACTGTGGCAGGCTATTGAGGAGTTTACTGCCCAGGCTGAAGAATGGAAAATTAAAGAGCGATTTAGTCGCTGCCACGGTTTAACCGTGCTGGAAAGGAAATAAAATCTATGGGAGTGGTTCCGTTCAGCCTGGATAGCCTTCAAAAACAAATCCGAAGAGCGTTGAATCGCAACTGGATCGGCCTGAAGATCATGGAGCTGGGTTCGCAGCAGATGTATTGCCACGGCACCGTGCCGGAAGGCTATTCCGCCAAAGCGTGGTTTGAAGCCCACGGCGCTTACCACACGTCCGTGGACCTGAACGGGGAGCGGGATTCCGTTGCCCTTGACCTGGCGGAACCTATCAACCGATCCGAATGGAACGATGCCTTTGACGTAGTGACGGACTTCGGCACCAGCGAGCACGTGGGTCCGGGCTTGCCCCGCCTTTACCAGTGCCGCGCCAACTGCCAGTGCCGCGCCAACTGCCATCGTTGGTGCCGCGCAGACGGCTTGCTCTTTTTCAATAATCCCAAAACGGGCAGTTGGCCCCGGCACGGCTACCACTACTTTACCTGCCATCACTACTACCGGCTGGCCGAAGCCTGCAAATACCGGGTCTTGGCCGTCTTTGAAGCGCCTGCCGTGGGCAACGCGATTGATGGCTGGGAGGTCTGCGCCGTGATGCAAAAGGAGCATCCCGGTCCTTTTGTCACCCTGGACGGGTTTCTGGAAATTTGCTCGAATAGCGTGCTTACCGCTTAAGATACGGATGCAGGCTGGTGGGAATTAGCTCCAGCTCCGTTTGGGTCCAGGCGCGCACTTCCGGCCAGATGTTGTCCGGGGACTTATACATGTGGACGTTTTTCATGCCCACCCGAACCTGGGGAAGAGTATCCCTGATCCAACCCTCAAAATCATAAGTGGGATCGGGGTAATGCGCGGACTTGCGGCTTTTGTCAATCACTTCCTGGAGGGAGCGCCGCGTGGCGCTAAAGTGCAGGACCGGGGTCGTTCCCATTACGCGCGGTCCCGTGGTCGCGCGTCCCCACTCAAACCGGATGTCCACCGCGCTGGCCACTAGAATCGTGTCCTTCGCCCCCAAGACCGGCAGCCCCGGCACACCCAGCACGGGAATGGCGGGGAGGCAGACGGTCACCGGCTCCGCCGTGGCCAGCGCGTCAATCTCCTCCAGGGTGCCGGGCAGCCACAGCTCGTCCGCGTCCACCGTCAAGACATACTGAGCGCCGCGCTTGGCGGCCAGCTTACCGCCATAATTCCGGTAAAGGGCCTCGGTGTAAATCGCCTGGTTGGTTTTATGGCTGGCGAGCAGGTCCGCCTGGACAACAGACGCGTCGCCGCGCCGCGCGATGGCCATGATTTCCTCCAGGTCCGCCTCCGACTGAGGCGCGTGATCCGACCAATAGTAGCGCGGTGAAATAATAAGCACATCGGCCACGTCCTGGTTCCGCAGCTCGCGGATGGTTTCCTCCAGACAGAAGTCATTTTTAATCGCCAGGATAACCGCCAGATATTTGTATTTCATAGGTAATGAGGTTTCATGATTTCACACCACTCGCAGAGCGGCGTCAACTCCGAGAGTTCCACGATACTTCTACGCGCCAGTTCGTAGTAAGCTAGCGTCAGGCAGTCCAGCATATTTTTACCGTTTTTAATGGCTTCCCCCACCAGCGCCGGGACACTCTCCGCTGAAAGATACATGGGCACTTCCGACCGGAAATCCGCCATCAAGTCATGCGGATTGCGGCACTGGATGGCGTTGGGCGGCGCGAATGCCAACCGGTAGTCATATTTCCACATAATGGGCTGGGCAACCAGGCCGCGCAGAATGTCCGTGTAGCGAAAGCTCACGGTGGTCGGCAGATACAGCAGAGGAAACAGCGCGCGGCAGATCACCGTATTTTGTGAATTGAAAGGACAAACGCTGCCTGCGTTCAACGCGATGGGCGCGCGTTCCGCAAAATTAAAATCAAAGGGAAAAATCAGCCGGTGAATCGCGTCCACATCCGGGTTTACGTCCACCAAGCCCTGCCAGACTCCCACTTTAACACGCTGGATGGAACACACAGTCGGCTCATCCCTGGAACGACTGACCTGACTCAGGGGAAAGCCCCTGGGCCAAACATAAACAAATTGATCCATGAAAATACGATAAGCATTAAGCCAACCGGTGTCTGTGCCAACCACGCGCCCGTAAAAACTGAAATCAGGCAGGGACCAGCTTGGTTTGGGCGCGGTATCATCGTCCACATCCACAATGGCGTCCGCGCCGTCCTTGAGCGCCATCACGTAACCGAGGTTTTTTCGCGCGTAATGGTTCCAGGGCAGCTTGCTCGCAAAAGCGTGGCTCATAAGGTCCTGCTCGTGAGCCGACGTAAAACAGCAGCCCGGCAGGGACCAGTCCGCTGGTGTTTTGCGGTCCCCGATCCCGAACATTTTCAAGCCGGTCGCTTGCCAGCTCATCAGGCTGGCCGTGGGCGGATAGATGGTGGTAAAAACAATTCTCGCTTCCATAGCTTAAGAGCAGCCGGTTTGTTCGCCGCAGTTGGGGCACCGATGGCATTTTCCCGCGCGCTCGGTAATGTGGCCGCACTTGGGGCAAGGCGGATTATCGTTCTGCACTTCGTTGATCGCCGCTGCGGACAAGGCCAAAGCCATCTCCCGCTGCGGTTTCGGCGTGGCGACAACAAGCGCCTTTACGGTTTCGGGAGGCGCGACGGCACGGACCGCGACAAACTGAAACTGGAGCCAGCGGAAAACATAATCGATGATGGACGTAGCATTGCGAATTTCCGCGTTGCCGGTCCAGCCGGAAGGCTCAAATCTCTGGTAGCTGAACTTGTCCGACAGCACTTCAATGCCCACCCCATACTGCAAGCACAGGCTGGTAAGCGTGCCAATCGTGTCCATGAGGCCGCCAATCGTCGAGCCTTCCTTGGCCATCGTGATGAAAAGCTCGCCCGGAGCGCCATCGTCAAACATGCCGACCGACATGTAGCCCTCGTGGCCGCCCACGGTGAACTTGTGCGTAACGGACCGGCGCGTGTCCGGCAGTCGCCGTCGAAACGGCAGCCCCACTTTGGACCGCAGTTTGTCCACATCGAGCAGCAGGTCCAGGCAGCGCACGTTCAGCCCGTTGACTTGCTGAACCAGGGACATCTTTTCTATCTGAAGCTGGGCGCATTGCGCCTGGCCGAGCGCCAGTCCTTTTTGATAGGCCGCTTCGCACAGGGTGCTGACATCGGGTGCTTTGGTTTTTGCCATACGCACCCAAGAACCGAAAACCTAATCCACGTCGTTATTGAGAATCACGTCCTTGATTCGCAGCAACTCGGTCTCCACCGTATTGAGCACGGCCTCGGTATTGCCCGGCACGTCCAACGCGACCCGATTCACCGCCGTGACCCCGCTAATCGCGCGGATAACCTCGGTCAAGTTGGACTTGGAACCGACAATGCCGGATACCTGGGAAGCGTAAAGGGGCGCGCCCACCGCGAGACCCTCGCCATAGGACCGGATCGCGGAACGAATTTCGCGGCGCTTCGTTTGCGAGGTATTGCCGGAATAGCCCACGTAGATGTTAATATTCTTCTCCGTGGCGTAGCCTTTTACCGGAACGAGCTTCAGGGCTAGGTCACCCGGCGCGCCCTTGATAAACAGGGTAACCGATCCAGTCAACAGATTCACGGTGGAGGGAAAAGCCAGGTCCGCGCTCAGATTGTCTCCGAAAAGCTGGGCCGAGCCGGGCAGAATCCCCGGCTGGATCGTCAACTCGCGCACGCCCAGGAACAGGCGCAGGGACCAGGCTTGCAGCGGATAAACAGGCAACTGGGCGAGATATTGGCTAACCACTACCCCGTCCACCGCGCTGAAAGTGGGGGTGCCCACGCCATTTTTATCCAGGGCGTAAGCGTAGTTGGCGTCAGGCCGGGTAAAAAGCTCCAGGGAATTAGAGGGAAAAAGGTCGCTCGTGGGCGCGGCCATTGTGACGGTATCCACGCCATAAACCTCATCCAGGGCGCGCACCAGGTTGGAGTAAAGCACGGGCTGTCCGGGTCGCAAAACGTCCACGTGCTGATTGAGCGTATCCTGCACCAACAGCGTCGTATCCGTGACGCTGAAGCCATGCAGGACCCGAAAGCGCAGACTCACCGGCATGGGCCGGGCGGTGCCATCGCCAATCCGCACCAAATCAGTGCCGATAGCTTTGGTCTGCATGTAGTCTTCCAGACCTAGCTTCAGCGCGGGAGACAGGTTCACCAGCGTGCCTAAAGGCCCCCTGGCCCAGGCGTAAACAAAAACCACATTGCCTTCTAAAAGCGCGTTTTCCGGGCGCACCGCCGACCGGGCAAACGCCACGCTGGGGTAGGTCATGGCGATAGTCTGGTAATCGTCCAGCGTTACGGCCCGGTCATTGGCGCGCGTGGCGGCAGGAATGCCAATGCGCGCCTCTTCGAGCGTTTCAGCGTCCCGGCCCCCGATTCCCTCGGAAGTCTGGTTCGTAATCGCGACGGTAATCGGATTGTTGGCGGAGGCCAGCAGCCCGGTTACTGAAGTGTCGATGGCATTCAGGGACAGATTGCCCTCGGACCCGCCGCCCACCCGGTAGGTCACCGGGATAGTCGCTTCCGTGGGAATAACCGCGCCCAGCGTGCCATCGCCAAAAATCACCAAAGGCTGACCGGAGGCCGTCACTTTGAACATATAGACCTGCGCGTCACCGGTCGAACGGGCAAAGCTGGTAACACGCGCCCAAGGCGCGCCATTTACCGCCACGGAAACCGAACCTTCGATCACCGGCGTCGCGCTCAACTTTAACACGTAGGAGAGCGCCTGATCGGGCGGAGAAGCAAAGCCATCCCGAACGGTTAAGCCCTGCACGCACTCGATGCGCTGATCGTAGGCCAGGGCGGCCAGACTGGCCTGGACCGCGCCGCTGTAGGGAGTAGTCAATACAATTCGATTATTGCTGACCGCGCCCGGCGAGGCTTGAATATCCTGGATGACATAGCCTTCCGATTCCCCCTCCACCCTGAAGACCTGGCCAGCCTGAAGGTAGTCCCGCAAGTTAATGGTCGTATCCAGCAGATCCACATTGCTGGAGCCGGGCGTGACCAGCGCGTAGGTGGACAATACTTGCGCGCCGGATAAAAACGGCGAAATGTTGACGATGGGCGTTACCGGTGTCGTATCGCCTGGCAGAATGTAGTAGTCCCTGACCACTTCGTAAGACAGGGAGTTTTCGGAGCTGCGAATAACGGTTCCCTGGCTGATGGTGACTGTGGCCACGGGTTGCGCCGCGCTGATCCGCGCCTCGCAGAACACCGTCGCGGCGGTCGGTCCACGCAGTTGATAAGCGGTAAAACTGCCGATATTGACCGCCGACTCCCGCAGGGTCATGGTATTGACAAACTGCTCTCCCGCAACCCGGTTGATCAGAAAAGCCAGGGTCGCCGTGGCCCAGGCAATCAGGTCCACCAGCAAAATGCCGAAGGAGTTGTTTAAAAAATCGTTCCAAACCCTGGGGTAACGGGCGCGCACCCGCTGCAAAAGCGCGTCTTTGTGCGCCTGGTAATCCGTGCGGATATACCGCAGTGTGTTTTCAGTGTTCATAAGTCAACCTGTATCCGGTGCAAAATAATGGGATGGTCTGTTTCCAGGGGAAGCCAAGCCGCCACTTGCTTGCTCCCCGGTTGATAGCTGATCCCAGGCCAGACTTTTTGTGTTTCCTCCAGCGAGGCCGGGCGCAATTCCGTGCCAGCCGCCAGCAGGCTCGATCCAACCCGTAAAGGATATTTAAGCTTCATAATCGGGGCTTTACCGGCTATAGTAGGAAGATCCCGTTGGGTCCGGTATCCCAGTGGATAACCACGGGTTCGCCCTGCGGGTGGTAAGGCAGCCCATACAATGTGTCCAGGTAAACGATCAGCTCGGAAGTGCTTGCGTCGCCGGTGTCATGAAAAATGATCACAGCCTGCACCGTGGGACCGATCACGACGCTGGTGGTTACGTTATCCGCCATCGCCCGGCCCCCGGTCGCGGTCATTCCCGTCAAGGGGGGAGAGACGTGGATTCGAGCGGTCAGCGGCACGTCGGCCAAATGCCGGTGAACCGTAGCCTGGACCTGGTAAATGGTGGTATCGACCATCACCACTCGGAAGGTCTGCGCCAGCCAATTGAGCTGTCCGCTTAAAAAACGCTCATTGGCATAGCTAAATCGAATATTCGCCATAAACTACATACCAGATTAAAATTGCTTACGAAAAACCCGTTCTGTCTGCCTGTGAATGTAAACGCACCAGCAACCGCTTCCGAAATCATGCGGCACTTTGTGCTCAGAGAACCGCGTGCCAAGCAGGTTTCCTCCCTGGAGTATATTGAGCGCAAGGTCAGCGAGGGCTTCCTGAACATCGTCATCGCCGCTCCCACTGGGATCGGCAAGTCCGCTATCGGGGCTACGTGCTGCTTTTGGGCGCAGACCCAGGAGGTCCCCGGCGATAACGGCGGCTACTACCTGGTCACGCAAAAAATGCTCCAGGACCAGATGCAAAACGATATCAGCCGCTATATCGTCCCCCATGCGGATCTGCTGTGCCGGTCGATCAAGTCCTCCTCGGAGTATAAGTGCCTGAACTTCGGCACTTGCGCCTATGGACTCAGCCGCAAGACCAAATGCGCCTGCGTGCGGGACGGTTCCTGCGCCTACATCCGGGCGCGCAACGCCTGGTCCAAAGCCACGATGTCGGTCACCAACTACCCCTACTTGTTCACCGAGCACCAAAATGTGGGCCGGATGCTGCCGCGCAAAGTCCTGGTCCTGGATGAGTGCCATTCCCTGGAGAGGCAAATCCTTAAGTTTGCGGAGGTTAGCCTCACCCAGGAAACTTTGGGCCGGTGGACCCCCACGATTAAGTCGGTGCCTGGCTTTGATAGTGTCATTCACTTTTCCGAATGGCTTCTCGCCCGGTATCTGCCCATCCTGAGCACCCGGTTGGAGGCGCTCGCCGGTTGGGAACCGACCGCGGACTCGCCGGAAGACCGCAAAATCGCCCAAGAGAAGCTGGATCTGGAAACGCACTACGGCAAGACTTTACAGGGAGCCAAGCTGATCCACGACGACCCTGGTAACTGGGTATTCTGGCAGGAACCGAACCGGCACGGCGCTATGGAAGCGATAGCGAAGCCCCTGGACGCCGCCCCCTTTAGCCAAAAACTGATCCTGGAGATGGGCCATATCCGCGTATTTATGAGCGCCTATCCCGGCAGTAAGCCCGTGTTTTGCCGAAGCTTGGGTCTTGACCCTAACGATGTGGCCTGGCTTAATCTGAATAGCACGTTCCCGATTGCCAATCGGCCCATCTTCCTGACCACAATCGGCTCCATGAGCCGTCGCAATCGCAGCGAGACCCTGCCTGCCTTCCTCCGATTCTCTCAAAAAATCCTCGAATGTCACCCTGACACCAAGGGCATCATCCACTGCAACAGCTACGAGCTGGGCCAAGTCATATACCAGGCGCTCCGGTCCACGCCTCACGGCCCCCGCCTGATTTTTCCCACCAGTTCGGACGACCGGGACAGCGCCTTTCGCCAGCACAAGTTCATCGACGAACCCACGGTCATCATCAGCCCCTCCATGACCGAGGGCTTTGATTTTGCCGAGGAATTGGCGCGCTGGCAGATCATTGCCAAGGTTCCTTACCCCTACCTGGGCGACCGGCAAGTCGCCGCCAAAAAAGAGATGGACGCCAGTTGGTATGACATGGAAGCCGTTAAAAGTATCATTCAAGCCTGCGGTAGAATAGTAAGAAGCGACACTGATGTTGGTCAAACGTATATCCTAGATTCTGATTTCCTATCACTTTATGACAGGTGCAGTCATATGTTTCCTAGGTGGTGGTCAGATGCTTTAATTTTTCCAAGACGCCGGACCTATTAATGTGCCTGTGTATCCGCGTAATCCATTCTACAAATTCTACCAAGCTGAGAGTCCGTTTCGCATTGTTGCAAATCTGGCAGCACGGAACGCAATTTTCCAAGGTATAACCGACCGTGTTTTTCACTCTGTCAATGCCGCTGTAAACAAATTCTCCGTAGCAGCTACTTCTACGGTGTTTGGAACTGGGCTGGCACCCGCAGTAAAAGCACGGTTGCGCTACAAGTTTCGCAAACTCATTCGGAGTAAGATCAAAGCAGAAGCCGCGCCTTTTAGCTCCTGCCCGGTAAAGTCCAAACAGACTATTGAAACAGGATTCGCCGTAAGGTTTCCTGCGATAAATCGCAACTGTTTTGGCCAGAGCTTCGCGCTGAAGACAGCCGCAGCTCTTAGTCGCACCTCTAACCGCCCGGCTGTGGATAATCGCTTTTTCTCGCCCACACTCACAACGCCAAAGGGACACCCTTTGATGATAGTTGTTGACACCGAGCGATTTCACAAACGTCAGCTTAGTGGCTTGCATATACTATATGATCTACCAGAGCGTATAATACCTGTCAATAAATCCAAAACAGCATCCATATGCTTGTAGGCACAAAGCAAGCCGCTAATTGTTTACAAAACCGAGCGCCGATGGCAGGGCGGGGCAGATTGTAGTTACGACAGTTAAAGGCATGAAAAAGAATTTGCTAAGCTTCCTGTTCCTGGAGTCGGCTGAGTCGGATTCGGTGGAAACGAATCTGGCGGAAAACCTGGAGCAATTGTTCGAGGCCGCCGCCGATGAAGTGGAAGGCGAGTTGAAGGCCAAGAAAACGCCTTTAGCCAAGGCCCTGAGCGAGTTCGGCATCAGTGACTCCGATCTCCAGATGGACCCGGAGGGATTCTGCCTTTGCACGGATAACCGCGAACGTTACAGCGACATCCTGACCGTCCTGGGCACCGCCGAAGCCATGCATAAGCTGGCGGAGATGGGCTGGGTGGTCACCAAGCCTGGCGATGCCGCCATGACCAGCGAACCTGCCGAATATCGAGTTCGTTTTCTGGAAATCACCACCGTGGACACGGGCGACAAGGACAAACCGGACCAAAAGGTCAAGGCCATCAACCAGCAGGCGAGAGAATTTGCGACCGAACCGCTGGACCGCAGCGACGAGCTGAATCCGGTCGAAACCGACGATGGTGAAATGGGCCAGCGCCAAGCGGGGGTCGGCAAACCCAAACAGGGCGAGACGCCGGAGAAAGCCATCCACGACAGCCTAAAAATGGATGATGTCAACGTGGATGACTTGCTCGACTTGCCCGAAGCTCAAGCCGACAAGCAGGCGATGCAGCCCGTTAAAAAAGGCACCTTTAAACGCGGCTCCCTGGCCGCTGTGAACAAGTCCCAAGACCGTGCTCAATATCAGGGAAAAAAAGCTAAGTTTCTAAAAAAGATGGGTATCAAGGAAGGGGGCCTCCAGGAGATGACCACCACGGGCAGCATGGGCACCGTGGACGGCGGACCCCAGGGGATCGCGGGAGCTGGCATTATTAAGAAACCAGCGCCCTACGGCAGGGGCACTAAATTTGCCATGCCCAAGCAATGGACCGTCAAGCAGCCCATTGTCAACAAGCAAGTCAAGCGCCGCGTTCAGAGTGAAGCCTTTGGTGCGAGCGCGCAGGGAGGCCAGGCGGGGTCTGCTGAAGAGTTTTTGAGCGAGCCACCCCCCGCTGCGCCTTCGGGACGCAAATTCGCGCCCATGACCTACCTGGGCATGAGCGCCTCCGAGCGGGAACGCTGGCACCGGGAAAACCCTAACGGTTTACCCGCTCCTAAAACGGGATTACCTGCGCTACCTCCGTTGCCTGACGATGATGACCCTAATGAAAACCTACCATGATTACGAGAGCCTGGGCACGCTCAGGACGTTGGAGAATGTGCTGCCGCCCCTGCTGGAAGCATTCTCCGGCCAGGCGATAGTTTCCTGGTATGGCACCATCGAAAACCAGCTTCAACAAAAGCTCGACGATCAAGAAGCCGCCCGAAATTTCGAGAACGCCGACCGCATCCGGGCTTTTTTAAACACCTGGCGGGACAACGAGATTACCGGTTCCATCAACATCGACGAGTTGGAACCTCTAAAAGCCGCCGCCGAGCAGCAATCTTCCGCCAAGTGGCCGTTGCGCAACTATTTTTCCTCCCTGCTGAACCAGCTACGGCGACTCATTGCCTCCGAAGAGGAACTACCCCGTGGCATCGATACCAACCAACTGGACCCGATGGCCGGTGGACTGGGCCGGGGCGCTCCGCCCATGAGTCCTGATTTCGGGCCGGAAGAGGACGCTCCCGGCGCGCTGGACGCGGAATCCGAGGAGGGGCTGGCAGGCGATCTTGGATCGGAAGCGGAAGAAGACCTGGGCGCGGACAAAGCCATAGACAAAGAGCTAGCGCGAAAAGTATAGATAAGTATGAATATGACACCCCCTGAAATCGCCAAATCCCTGTTGGATCGGCGCAACCGCATGAACCCCATTGTTCTGCCTGGAGAAATTCGGTCAGCCATCGGGGTGGAAGGCGTGGCGGAGGCCCTTAAACGGCGCTGGCTGCTGCCCGACTTGGAAGATTCCGGTTTCCTGCGGGTGACCAATGACCTGGGTGTCATTGAGTCCATGCGCCAACTGGCCCAGGTCAAACCGGAGCAATACACGCCGGAGGCGCTGCCCGTCGCGGAGAGCCATGACTTGGCCGTGCTGCACACCCGCCGCCGCCACGTCCTGAGTGAAGTGGCCGCTCCCGCCACGGGAAAACCCGCGCCGGGTTTGATCAGCATCGCCATGCCCAATCCCGCCAGCGGCCAACCGCCTGAACCCTACGCGGTGGGAGTGCCGGTGACTGTGGCGCGCCAGGGCGTTAAAGCCAATGGCGTCATCGAGAAGCGAATGCCCGATGGCCGGTTTCAAGTGGGCTTCGCGCCCGACCAGCAGAAACCCCAGGGTGACAGCGTTTACTCCCAAGAAGAACTGGGCCTGGTGCCACAGAATCCGCAGCGGACACCCGTGCCGGTCACCGCCGTAAGATGAAAGAGATCGAGGATCTGGTTGAGGCGCTGTTGGAAGACAACGGCGAGGATGAGGAGACGATTAAGGACATCCTCGGCGGTGATCCCAACGAGCCGCCTGAGCCTTCGCACGAGGAAGGCCGCGTGGAACGCTTCGACCGGTGGGCCAACGTGACCATCGGCCAGCGCCAATTCTGCGTCTCCTACCTGACCCCCGTGGCCATGTATGAGCCGGGCAAAGGCGTGGTCATCACGGACCGCTACTGGTCCAACGCGACCTGGCGGCACGTGGTCAAGTGGCTCAATGAGATTGGCATGGGACCCGCAGGCGGCTACCGCCGCTGGAGCGAAGTGGAACCCCGCTATCCCCGGATGCCCCAGGACGAACTTTTGCAGCGGTTCAAGGAGCTGGCCCAGCACGTGCGCTGGTCGAAACGCCAAGCGTCCGCCGCGACCAGGGTGCCCTGGAACAAAATGCCGTTTTGCAAATCAGCCAGCGACGAGCGCATTAGCTCCTCCGACTTTTAATGCACTTCTGCGTCTCCATTATTAATCGCCTGTTGGAGGCGGACGAGGATGATTTCAGCGTTAAGGACATCGCCGAGCCGGAGGCGGCACCCATTGCCGGTAAAACCCAGGTCAAGCGGTTTGGCCGTTGGAAGCTGGTGGACATGCCGGGCTACACCTTCCTCATCTCGTTTTTGACGCCGGTTGCCTACTTGGACAAAAGCCTGGGAGTTTACTACGAGACAAAAAAACAGTGGTCTCCGACGACGAATGGTCATATACGGGACTGGCGGGGCATGATCTGGAAATCGCCAGAATGGAAGGAAAACCCTGATAACTACCGGCCCAGCGAGCATGACCCGGAAGGTAAATATGTCACTTATCCCCACTTTCAGCGCAAGCGCCAATCTGAAATATCCGCCCTCTTTCGTCAGCTCCTGCACAGCATGAAGATCAGTTCGGCTGCCAAGCGCCGCCTGTATCACGTGGACCCCAAGATGCGCGCTGGCTCCGTAGGCCAAGAGCGTGCGCGACACTATCGCTCCGGTCATCTCAAGCACAAAGATTCCGGCGAACAGGGGTTGCCACGCCCCACGGGCTTCGGCTCCGACCCTTACGCTTCCTTCTTCCAGGACTTTGACCCGGACGATCCTGAGTTTTGGGCCTGGCAGCAAAGTGATTATCGGAGTCAAGACCCCCATGAAACGGATTAATGAAATTCTCCGGGCGCTACTTGAATCCGACGATGATGACTTTGATCTGAAAGATCTGTCCGCGCCGGACGAAGCCGGGGCCGAGTTCACGAAAAACCAGATGCTTGACCAGGCCATCGAGCGCAAATTTAAACACCTGGGCCTGTGCTGCACCGGCACTTTTCAGCACACCAATCCCCAGGGTGAAACCTACATCTATGGCCAGTTCGGCAGCCGCGAACCGCGCCGCGTTATGGCCACGCTGCTCTATCAACACCCCACTCACGGCTGGCAGTTGGTGGAGAGCGTCGAGGACGAGGATGATATCAAAGACATCCTGCCGGACTACGTGGAAAAACGGTATCTACCCTTGGGCACCATCAGCCACGCCACGATGCATGAAGAGGACCTGATCCCCGCCTTTCTGGATGCCTTGGAATCGGTCGCCCCCCAGGAAGCCGAGGAACTGCGCCAGAACTACACCGAGGAAATCGCGCAATCCGACCCGGAGTTTTGCTGGGAAACCCTGATCAGTGCGCTGGAAGAGCACACTCCGCCTTACACCTACGTCGGCTCGCATCCAGGCGATGGCAGCGACTATGGCGTTTGGGTCGCGACCGAGGCTCTGGACGACGACTTGCGCTACGAGGACACGGACAAGCTCCAGTCGATGGTCCAGGGGGAACGCATGCCTAAAGGCAGCCAGTATGTTGTCGTCACCAACCAGAATGGAGACTACGTGGCGCTCTTAGACGGACTCACCGGCAAAACCATTTGGAACGAATGAGCGCCGCCGACATCATCATTGAAAATCTGCTGGGCACCCTGGAGGAAAAGGGCACGGGCATCTTTGTCAAGCGCCTGCGCAACGGACCCATCTACACCTGCCGCTGCCCCGGTTGCAGCACCCTGCACGGCGCTTTCCGCAGCTACGGCGAGGCCGAAGTCAACCGCAAATGCGTCACCTGCAACCGTCACGAGATTGAACGCCTGAAAAAAGAGGTTGAGAAAGTAAACGATCCCGATCCGCAGAAAGACATCTTCAAGCATCCACTTAAGAAGCCTGCGCTAAGAGAGGACGAGGAGGAGGAAGACTATGACCTGAAGGACATCTCCGGCGTCGCTCCCCGCGCGCGCCAGATCGCCTATGAAATCTACGATGGCAGCGAATACTTCCCCGTGACGGAGGAGGGGGAAATTGGCCGCCAAGGTAATAAGCACGGCAGCTCTTTTGACAAGTCCTGGCGACTTATGGGACTCTATCCGACCCGGAGCGCAAGGCGCTTTGGTCCCTGGCGGGAAATAAAATACCGCCTGAACGCGGGAGAAGCCCTGCAAGGCTATCCATTGGACTATGACCACGGCTCCTATCGGCGTTGGGGCCGGAAAGCGAAGATCCATAAGCTGTCGCACCCGATATTTCTTGGAGACTTGGTTGAGTCACTGGATGATGACGACGAATCCATCAAAGACATCCTGGGCGGCACCCTCTCAACCGACGAACCCACCTACCCTGGGGAAGTGACCAAACTCGTCTGCATGAGCGCCCATTACGGGCAGGAATTTTATAGCCGCACGGAACGCTACACCACCGGGCAACCCAAGCGGGTGCGCGTCAGCGGAAAGTGCAAAACCTGGAAAACAAGACCCAATGAATTTAAACTCCCCGTCAAATACGGACTTTATCAGAACCTTTATATCACCCAAGCTAACGCGCGCGAGTTCAGCAGCATCCCCGTCGATGCCAGCGGAAACCCGCTACGATAGCCTGATTCAAGCGGCGGGGACACTCTTGAAGGACGGTCCCGTCGCCGAGCTGAGCCACGTGAATCGGCTGTGGAGCGAGATCGTCTGGAACAAGATGGAGGAGCAGCGGGTGACCAGCGATACGGAAGTGGCGCGGGACGGCTCGCACCGCATTTCCCTTTACCCCTCCCTGCTGGAAAAATCCAGCCAAGCCGGTTGCTACGCCCTGATCCGGGAGTTCGGCCATCTGCTTTACGCTCAGGCTAAGACGCCCCTTAAGCGGCGCTGGACCAATAAGCTCTGCCTGCCCAAGTCCGAGCAGATCGACGCCGTTCAGCGCAAGCTGACCCCGGACTTTAAAAGTTACCGGGACATGGTGGAGTCGTTTAAAACGGCAATGGACCGCTACGTGGCCCTCAACCTGGCCAACGCCATGATCGCTAACGGCGTGCCCTACGCGCAATCACAAAACGTGAACCTGCGCAAGTGGGGAGCCACTCAGGCTTACGCCAATCTGCGCCGCTATCACCCGCTGGTTCCCTTGATCTCCGCCTACTCTTCCCAGGAAATTTTCGAGGACTTCGGGGCGGCGCTGGCGGATTGGATCTGCGGCACTCAGGGTATTACCGAGTCCAGTGTGGCGGAGGCCGCGCACGAGCTAGTGCGGGACCTACTCAACGGCCTGCGCTAAAGCGTGGTGTTGAGCTGGCGCGCCAGCTCAATTTTGGACATTCTTTCCGAATAACCGAGGTCGCTGTATCCAAGATAGCGGCCAAACTCCACCATCTGGCTGGCTAAGGGCATGGCCGTGAAATCCGCCACGGGCATGCCCATTGTCCGCGCGGCATCTTCCACCCTGCCTTGCAGCCAGTGGTCCAGCACGCCATCGGGATTGATGTCAATAATAAACACCGTGTGAGGTTTGCGCGCGTCCAAATAGGCCGCGCGCGCATACTGATACTGGCCGATTAAACGCTCGCGCTCGCGCTCATTGTCGTCCCGCACGCGCCGCGTCCACTCCTCGTCTCCATCCGGGTCCATGTAGTCCAAGGGGAAACGCCGGTCCAACGCGGCGGTCATGCTGGCCGGAACCTCCACATCGTCCGGGTCCGTGGGCGCGTCCGGCCCCTCGGTTTCCATCTCCATGCCGTCCCAGTGGATAACCTCGTTGGTCACGGAGTTATACCAGTCGCCCCCGTATTCCCAGGGATCGCCAAAGTCGCCATCAATCTGAATCCACATGTCCTCGGTACCCAGCTCCGCCAGATCCTTCATGTCGAAGTCGTCCTCGTCGTTGTCCTCCAGCAGGTGACCGAGGATGGGGGGGACCAGGGCTAGCGTTTCGGCTCTCATGCGATAAGCAAATTCATGGTTTGGCGCGCTCTCAGCTCGATCTCCTCCTTGAAGCTGCGCGCGGGACCGCCCATGCGTCGCAGGTGATAGGCGGTGGGATCAGCCACGACGCGGCCCGGATCAAAACCTCCGGCCCACTTTTGAATAAAGCGGATGGCGTCGCGCACGCTGCGCAGCGTGGACAGATACACGTCGCGCGGCAGGGTGCTCTTCATTTGCTGCACCAGATCTTTGAGGATCACTTCTCTGGTCTCTCCCATGCGGAACTTTAAGCCTAAGTAGGGAGGACTCAGCTCCACCAACTCGTCAATAGGCGTGGCCAGCAGGAGCCGACTAAACTCCGGTTTAACCGCTCTCTTTAAATGGAAGATGATGGGCACGCGCATGTAATCGCGACCCCCTCCACCCTCATCACCGACCACATCCAGCCCGGAGTAATTGGCCGTCCAAGCGGTCATGCTGTGGCCTTGGCTTTTGGCCTTAATGCTTTGATACTGCGCTGGATCGCTGATCTCCCAACCGGGATGGCCTGACTGCACACTGGCCGCCATCGTCAAAGGCACAAACACATCCAGGTTTTCGTCGGAGTAAAGTTTCTCTCCGGGGCCTTCTTTTCCCTGCGGACCCGCGTAGCGCACATCCGCCCGGACTCGATCCCGCAGCGGCATTTCCGAAATCGCCTCATTCGCCTTGGACAATTCCTGCACCGTGGGATAAGGGCCGCGATAGCTCAGAACCATGTTTTTCTCGTCTAGCGTCACTTTCCCGATATTCAAGTCAACCTCGATGGGTTCCCGCAGCGGCAACTGGCGCTCCGGGGGAAGCTGCGCGTTCTTGATCGCGATCTGCGCGTTATACTTTTCCAACTGATCGTTGCGCCGCTTGACCCGCTCCGCGTTTTGCAGAAAGGTCTTCATTTCGTCGTGAACGGTTTCGTAACGGCTTTCCCGGCCCGGCCAGTGCCGATTGAATCCGAAGAGCGTCCGCTTGGAGCTATCCTGGTCGCCCAGCATATACTCCCGCATCCGGGTGGGCATGATCCGCTGCCACTCGGCCTCGGCCTGTTCGCGGGTCATGCCTCGCAGCGTGCGGCTCCACACCGTCATGATGTGAACCCGGTCGCGCACGCGCACGTCGCTCTGGTCTTTGATCCACTTCTTCAGCTTGTGGCTGACCAGCTCCATGGCCAGCTTTTCCTCCTTGCCCGGACGGAGCTGGCGCTGCTGGAGCAAAGCCAATAAGCTCTGGTAGGATGCGACCGGATCACGGGGAGTCATGGCCTGGCTGATCTCGGCGGACAGGCGGGGAAGCTGCGGTATGCCCGTTGACCTGGCAATCTCATTCAAATCCACCGTGGAGAGCCGGTTCGTGATCTCGGTGTTAAATCGCCGGATTAAATCGTCGGGCTGGACTTCGGGAATATCCACGCCCCACTGCTCCATGCTCCGCTTAAAAGCCGCCACGCCGCCCCCAACTTGAAACAGCATCCAGTCCAGGTAACGCTTATCCTTGGAGGGGTCCAGCGCGGCAAACCGGTTGAAGACCTCCGGGTCCAGCAGCGGCCCCGATCCCAGCGGCCTGCCATCGGGTCCCGCTTCCAAAATGCGCACCGTATCGTCCAGCCGATACTTCTGCTTCAGCTTCTCCAGGGGAGAAACTTTCGGTTTTCGCGCTGGCTTGGCTGGCGGTGTCTCGGCGACGGGAGCCTGGCCCACTGGTTCAACTTGATCCGGCATAGCAACTTTAAATACGTTCTCTTGGGGAGCAGGATAGCGCCGGTTCACAACTTGTAAAATAAAATGTAAACATGGGCATCACACCCCAAGAGTTTAGAGCGATGGCCGCCAGGGTCAATACCCAGCGGTTAGCGCCGTTGGGGCCACCCTCCGTGGCCCCTCCCCCGACCACGGCGGATGAAAAAGAGCTGTGGCCGGTTCTGGCGCTGGCTCGGTTCACGGTGCGGGAGTTTTGCTGCCGGGGCACACCCGTGGGCAAGCCCCGCATGACGCGCCGGGACAAGTTCCTGCACCGTCCCTGTGTGATGCGCTACCGGGCCTTCGCGGACGGCCTGCGCGAGGCGGCGGGATCGCTGCCGGGCGCGCCGGATATCCTCCTGGTGACCGCGCACGTGCCCATGCCGCCCTCGTGGTCCGGCAAAAAGAAGGGGCAAATGCAGGGCCAGCCCTGTCGGCAGACACCGGACTGGGACAACATCGGCAAAGCGGTAAGCGACGCACTTTTCGCGCAGGATTCCTCCATCTGGCTGGGCTTGACGGCCAAATACTGGTGCCGGGCCGAGGAAGCCAGGGTCCAGGTTAAAATACTTTATGCTAAATCCACACCTAATCAGTCCCAAGCACCTGCCCTCCCTGAACGCGGCGCTCCTGGGTAACCGATCCAAACTCGATGGCAACCGAGTCACTATCCTTTACCGGGAAGCTAAAAAGCTTTTTTACGAGTCCCAGCCCAGCCCCGGCCTGTTCCAGGACCAGACCATTTGGCGCTCGCGGCTTACGGATCAAAGTCTGGTGGTCGCTGCCTGCACGGACGCGGAGACCGGCCTCTACATCCAACTGGCTGGCGAGCCGGGCTGCTCGGACGATGGCCTGCTGCTGACGTTCGGCCAGAAATTCTGCGTGGAATGGCGGGACAGCGCGCGCCAAAACGTGGCTACGAAGATCTGGTGACCCGCTAAACCACGAAATAGTTAGCATTTGGGCTTGACGCGGAGTTTATTTTGTTTACATTTTCGCTATGAACGAAGACAAAGACGATACGCAGGCGAATAACAGCCACTACGCCAAAAAGTGCGGCGAGGCGGTGGTGCGCCTGGTGGGCCTGCTGCGTGCTCTAGGGCGTGAGAGCGCGGTGGAGCACTACGCTGTCGTTACGCGCGCCAAAGACCTTCCCACCGGCTGCGTGGCCGAGGCCAGGGTTACGATTGTGCCGCGCGGCAGCCGCTACACCCGGACTTACACCCGGATTCAGGTGCAGGTGGAGCGCACGCGGCATCCCATCACCTTTAACCGGTCCCACGCCGAATGGCAGGATTTTCCCTGGGATAAGATCGTGCAATACCACCTGGCCGAGCTGGACTCGCGCCTGGCAGGCAACGTGTCGGTGCTCAAAAACAGAAAGGCGCAGGAGGATCTGGCAGACCTGGCCCAGCAGGAAGTGCCCCTGCCTATCGCCCCCGGCCCCTACGGCGATCCCGCGCCCACGCTGATGGGCTTTAGCCGCCAGCGTAACGAGGACGGCACCTACTGCTTGCGGATTACGGCCAGCGGGTTTACCGCTGCGGAGGCGCGCGCGGGACGGCCCGATGACCTCCTGAAGGAGCATGCCAGTGCCGGGTCTAATTTTGAGCGCCTGGCTGTGGCGCGCAAACTGATTCAACACATGCTAAACCGCGCTAACCCATTGACAATGGAATCCTAAGCTATGACCTATACCCTGACCAAAGGCAAAAGCCGCATCCGCATCCGCTTCACGGACGAGGAAAACGCCGAAGTAACTGTCGGCGTGGGAAGCAGCATCAGCACCCAAGTGGAAAACATCCCGGCCAAAGAAGCCAATCGCCGGGTCAATGAGCTAATCCGCTCCGGCTACAGCGCCCGAAAACAACGCTCGGAACCATGACCGACGAGGACCTGGAATTTAAGCAGCTCGCGCTGGACATGACGAGCGCGGGTTCCGTGGACTACCAGGTCGCCCCGCTTCTCTCCCGCCTGGCTCCTCGGGGCCTGTGGCTGATCACGGGCGGACCCAAGTCGGGCAAGACCGCGCTGCTGGCCGCGCTGACGCTCGCTCTCGGCCATAAACTGCTCTATCTGGACGAGTATGCCGTGCCATTTGATGATGATAACGGTCGGCTGCTGCGCATGATCCATCAAGCCGACCGGCTTCAAGTTCCTGCCGTCGTCTGTGTAACGGGCCACGCCAAATATGCCCTGCTCCCGGTATGCCATTCGATTCATTGCTACAACACCGCCAGGCTCCAAAACCTGGCGGAGGTCGTCCTCGTTCTTCACAGCAACCGCTGGACTCTCGTCAAAAATCGCCAGGGAACTGCCGGAGTCGTCGGCACGCTAGACTTCAGCGGCGCGCTTGACCTAGGACCCGCCTATGAGCTGGTGCATCGGCGCGCTTATACTTCCCCCAGCCTGGCTGACCGGATGACCTGGGTCGAGGAACAGCGGCGCTATCAAACCCGCACGCTATGAATCCCTCGCGCATTAGCACTCCCGTCCGCAAGCTCATTGACACCTGGCACTTTAAATTTAACCAGTTTATAGTGCGCTATGAAATCTACCTGGAACGTCCTCGCGATGCCCAGGCTAACGCAAGTAACGCCGACCCCAAGATTAGCTTTTACGCGGCGCTAAACCACGGTGACTTGAACAAAGCGGGTATAAAATCCGCCGCGTTTACCTTCACACACCTGGCGCACGCCAATATCAATCACTTGCGCAAAATGTGCGAGGAACAAATCCGGGAACTGCTGCACCTGGACTGGCATCCCGTAATCATTGTCGGCTTTAAAGTAAAGGGCAGCCAGGGTGATTCGATATTTGAGAGCAACCGGGAACCCGCCGTGGACATGACTTTTGATTACACGCCTGCGGAACAAGCCGCGAGCTACTACCGGCTCAAAGGCACGCCGGACACGGGCCTCTACTACACCAGGCCCTGCGAGCTACTGCATGGGTTCTGCTTCGACAAGGATTGCGTCCACGTCCTGCCCTACAAGGAAAGTTACCTGGCGTCCCTCGGCATACTCAAGGCCAAGTATGACATCTTAAACCAGCGCATTAGCGAGCTGGTTCAGCCTGGTCAAGTTGAAAGTTTGCTTGAACGGATTAACCTGCTCCTCACGTGAAAATTATATTTCTTAACCATCTCACGGCTGGCAATGAAAAAAGCGGCTACGTGTCCTTCAGCGAGGACGAAATCAAGACTTGCCGCTTGATCGAGGAAGACCCGGACAACCGCACCGAGAACGTCATTCTCACTTTAGCCGGTGTGCCCAAACGCGTGCGCGTCCCCGCGCGCCAGATTCAAATCCTGCTCTCCAAGCACCAGCCTGATTTCCGGGTGGATATGTGGCTGGTCGGGCACGGCTATCAGGCCGACTACTACGTCAATGGACTACCGGCGCTTACGGAGTGCCGTGACTTTGGCGGGACCCACCGGGTGAAGCGCATGGTGAAGTGGCTTTTGGACAATTTTCAAAAACTCCTGGCACAGATGCGAAAGGAACATTAATGAGTGATAATCTAGGTTGGCTTGTAGTTAACAGCAACAACGGCTACCTGTTGGAAGGTAAAGATCATGCTGCCCGAATATTCGAGAAACAGAGTGACGCGCAAGTCGTCTGTAGCCTTCAGCACCAGGCGGTGCGCCTCACCTACACCGAATTGGTCCAGTCTTTGGATAAAGGCGCGGCCTTTTGCTTCGACACTGAGGCGGGGCACGCCAAATTTTTGCGGCGACTGCGCAATGACCTCAGCCGAAAGCCGTTTGCCCGGCTTAGCCAGGACCGCGCCTATATCCGCTGGCGAATCTCTGAACAAACAGTGTTTAAGGATGCTGGTCCTGCTGCCCCTGTGGCTCATGCTCCGCTGCTTCCCGTCGCGCCGCCCCCGCCACACGGACCCGCTGCTTTTAACCCTGAAATCCTGGTGCGCCCAGGCTAACCCCGGTCACTTGCAGGCCAGCGTCCTCGGCTGGGTCTTGGCTTTATGCACCCTTACGGCCTTGTCGTTATGTCTAAAGTAAACAAAAATAATGCAAAAGCGGGAGACCCCTGCGCTTTCTGCCGTGGTCGGTTGCAGCTTACACAAGGTGTCCTGCGCTGCCCGGTCTGCAACCAGGAACCGGGAACGGTGCTCCGTCCCCAACCGCCCCTGCCTGCCCATCTGCCCGTGGTCAGCCCCCGGCGCGCTTTACGGCCATGACCCGAACCCCGCCTGTCTCTTTGCTGCAAACGGTTGCCGATGGCCGCCTTCAGCCCACGAGCGCCAACTATCTCAAAATGATGCGCTACCGGGCCTTTATCCAGCCGGTGGACCATCAGGGCGCGCTGGCCGCGCCCGACCAAGTGGAGCGATTTCAGCTTAGCGCGCGAGGCCGGGACTTCCTGGAAAGCGCCAAGGTCCAGCTCAAGTATCGGCTCCAAGACCCGCCGCCGCCGCCCGTGCGCCTTTGGATCAGCGCCTTGAAGCGCCTGGCGCGCAACTGTCCCCCAGGCGTGCGCCTGGGATTTGCCGAAGGCCAGCTCCAGGTTCTTACCGAAGATTCGGCTGGCACCGTTAAAAATGACGATGCCCATCGGCTGGCCACGGCCAAGGTGCCCTGGGTGGAGTAGTTAGCCTTGATGGCGGACGAGCATAACAACTGGTTAATCAGCGCGGTCGTGGACCTGCTGACGGAAGCGGACAATCCGGTGCGGCGGGAGCGCGCCGCCTACGTCGCGCGCATGCGCGACAAACTCAAGCTGCCCTACCGGACCATCGGCAGGCAGCTCAATGTTTCGCGCCAGCGCGCGGGTCAGCTCTACCAGCTTCACAAGTTGCTTCAGGACATCGGAGAAGCGGAAATCGATGATCTGGACCCCAAGGACTACACCGGCTCGCTTCAGCCCGACCAAGCGGTCCAAAGCATTACCGAGTTCATGAATAACAAGGGGCTGTCCGGCGAGTTCAAGGTGTGGCCCCAGGGAGCTTATCGGGGACCCTACCCGGAATACGCGCAAAACGCCGCGTTCTCCATGACCCTGAGCGGACTGCTGGCCGATCACCTGGAAGAAAACTCCAAGCTGCTTGACGAGTTAGACCTGACCGCGCGCGGCTTAGGCTACACGATGGAACACGGCAGCCGCAGTTCCATTCATTTTTACCCGGATGCGGAGAGCCTTTCGGAACCGGCAGCGGAAGTAACCGCAGCCGGTCCTATTAAGCTGGCCGACCTCGAAAACATCGCCCTTTAAAAGAGCCGTTCTGTCTCCTGGGTGGAATTGTTTTTCCACTTGAAATTGTTTACAATTTCAAGTGGATATTGCTGAGACATGAGCATACCTATATCACACTGCCTGGTCTCTAAAGCCGGTCTTGGGGACGAACAATGTTTTACCCGGCTGGTGGAAGCGATGGACTATAACCAGCGTTGCGGCCACTTTTCCACTTTTCCCTGTGAGCACGATCCTCGCTGCCCCTCGCTTACCGAGGACCAGGAAAGCAGCCTCAACCAGCGTGAAGACGCTGCCCTTGAGAAGCGCGCCGCCGAGCAAAAAGCCAAACAGCGGCCCGTAGGCAATTTCGCTAAGTGGGTCTTTCCCGTCATTAAAAATTTTGGCAATCGGGAATTTACAGAAGAGGAACTCAAAGTGCTCCGATCAAAGGACCGATAACGGCGCACCGAACCATGAAAAATCGCCATGCCTCAAAGAATCGCCTCTTATGCTGGAGCGCCTGCTGGTTTTGGGAAAGTCACAGTGCTCGCCCCCGGCGCGTTCGGGCGGTGTCGGGCTTCCGTTCTTACTGGACCTTCACCGGCGAGCGGATCTTCGTCGAGGATTACTCCTTCTGGAGAACCCTCTGGCGCGCCCTCGGCATGGCCTTCCCCGCCTGTAAAAGAGTGTGGGACGCCATCGAGCGGCGCACCTGGGAACCCCGCCAGAAGCGAGACGATTTCCAGCCTGGCATGTGATTCGGAAGACCTGAAAAGCCTCATGTTGGAGATGACCTGGGAAGCCTGCGAACGCTGCGGCGTCCTCGGCCCGGAGGTTCACGCAATTCCCTGCCAGACCGCTTACACGGACAAAAAAACTAAACGTCGATCCCGTTCTATGTCCTATGTGCTGGGACGAGTATAAGTCTTATTGGGACTGGATGTGGGACGAATACAGCCGGGGGCAAGGATGATCCATATAACTTTTTTACTGGCGGGGACCTTGGTGGGAATTTTGTTTACCCGCGTCATTCAACTGCACGGTATCCACATCTACTTTCCCTTTATGGCCCTCGCGCTCTTGATGCTCCTGACCGTCATCTGCCACTTAAAGCACCACGACCATGAACGAATCCCTTGAACTCATGTCTGATGATTACCCGCCGCCCGGACTCATCGAGCACAGTCAAGAATGGTTGGACCGGTGGGCCAAGTCCTTTGACTTAGCGACTGAATCACACGTAGGGCTGCTTGCCATGCGGGTGGTGGAGGCACCCGCCAACTACATCACACTTGACTTTAAGACAATGCCTGACGGCGCGCACTTTACTGATGTCGAGCAGGAGATTGACCGTTTGCGCCAGCGGATGCTCAACGTCATGGGCATTCCGATAAGCTTGATCCTTCCGTAGTTATTCTCGTTATGAGGTATCTCTGCTTTATTGCCCTGCTTGGATGGGTCGGCTGCCAGTTTAAAAACGTGCCCCCTCCGCCGCTGCCCCCGGCGCTCAAAGCCCGGCGTGTCGCCGTCCAGGGTTTGGTCCCGGCCCAAAGTCTCAGTTTTTCGACCGCCCCCAGCGGCGCGCGGGGCTGGACGGAAGTCCTGGAAATCGGCGGCCAATTGACACGAGTGGTTCACGTGGAGTGGCCTCCTTTTCTGAGCACCCACTTTGTCTTGCAGTCCAGCACCAACCTGATAGACTGGCGCACGCTGGGCAGCACGGTTCAATCCAGCGCCGATCCCTTAACCAACACCCTGATTATTTTGGACGGGACCGCTAACTTAACGCCGCTGATGTTTTACAGAATCCAGGCAGAAACCAACAGAGCCGTGCCTTGAAGCTTGCCCTTAACCTCAAACACGCTATAGTTTATCAACTACAGCTCCTATAACGTGAACGACATGGACGAATTGAGATACCATGCTTTAGTGAGTATCGTCCGTTGCGAGCGCCAGCGCCACATCGACAACTGCCTGGTGCTCGTCTCCGCGATCCTCAGCGGCGCGCTGCTGACCTGTAATTTTTACGCCGACGAGCTTCTGGTTTTTCTCCTGCTCATAAATGGAGTCACTCACGCCTGGACGCTGCTCCATTACCGTTCCCTGTGGGACCGCCGTATCCGGCACTGGCAAGCCCTTTACCGCTGGTATGTGCTCGCTGCCGCCCTGATCACGGCTACTTCCAGAGTCGCTCCAGGAGCGCCTTTAAAGCTACTGGAATACACATCAGGATAAAGACCACGATCACGGCCCATTTGGAGCTGATCATGGACTTCCAGTCCTGCACATCCTGAACGCGCAAATCCGTCTCAATGATGCTGCGGTTCGACTCCAGCACAGCCCGAATCAGCCACTCGTTCTGCGCCTCCATCCGGGAGAGCGTGCCGACCAAATACTGTTCCTGTTCCGACAGCTTGTTAACCAAGTGTAGCGGAATGGCCGATTTGAACTCCGGTTTTTCGAGTTCCTGATATCTTGGAATGCGGTGTTCTGACATTCTGGCTTAATTACATTGTTGGCAGCCCTAACTTTTTTAAACCGTCGAGGTAGCGGCCCAACCCCGCTCCCATCAAGCTTATGCGCGATTTTACATTTTAGAGCTTTACACCAAACTTAAAATAGTTTACATTTTATACCAGACAGTCGGCTTAGCTCTAATAATCAACACTATGATTTAAATTGGAAAAAGCAAAACGATAATTGTGCGCGAGCGCCTGCAAGGCCAGTTCCAGCCCAAGCGGGACGCGAACGGGCAGCCTGTCACGAAAACCGTGGCCGCCGAGGTAACCCGCTGCACGCGCGGCACCCTGGACGGGCACTACGGCTGCGATAAAAACCGCAAGCTGGTGGTCCGCCTTAAAGCGGGGGACGTTCTGGAGATGTGGGCGCTGGGCACGCGCCAGCGTTACACCGCTGAACTCAAGCACGTCTATGCCTGGCTGGTCCGGGGCGCGGTCGCGCGCCAACTTTTGGAAAAAGCGCGCCTGCGCAAAGTCCAAAAGGCCCGGCGACGGGAGCGCGAGCGCGAGCGTCGTCAACTGAAATCGTTCCGCGTAGAAACACGGAACGCGAATTAAAATGTAAAGAAACTGCGAACACCCGATTGAACTATGTTAAACGCCACACCCCAACAGCTCGCCGCTATCGCGCTGGTTCAGGCCAGCCTGGGCACACTGAACTGCCAGCCTCACGTCACTTACGAAGCCCTGACGGACAAGATCTTTTGCACGGTCCACTGCCTCAGCCGCGAGGAAAAACTCCAGGTCTTGGAGGCGCTATCCACTATTGCCAACCAGGGCATTGCCAGTTCCGCCAACCCTGATACCGTCACCGTGGTCATCGTTTACCGCTAGCCAGCCGCTCTCATGAAACTCACCGACATTAAAATTGAAATTGAAATAGACTACATCCACGCAACCGGGCATGAGCAGTATAGCCACATCCCGGTCCATGTTCTGCGGGGACTCTACAACTACGTCCAGCATGGCGCAGGACCAGGCCACTTTCTGCGCGCAGTTCTGTCCAATAACCTGTTTGAGGCGGTGGGGAGAGCCGACAAGGATGCTTTGGCCAGTTTGGCCGAGCTGGTCATCTTCATCTATAACCGGGTGCCGAGCATTTGCTACCAAATCAAAGGCACCGCCTGCCCCAGGGCGATTGATCGCTGGATCAAATGGCATGCGAGTCGTGCCGAAGAAGTCAGCGAACAGGAGGAATCCACTGATCAGGATTAGAGTTAAACTTATTTACATTACAAACCTATGCCCTTTGACCTGCCCAAACTAGGAAAGGACGGCCTGAGCGCCTCCCAAGCCCCCTACGCGGTCCAGCTTCACACCGGAAAAGTGGTCCTTTGCTCGACCCTGGCTGACACCGATGCCCTGCCGCGCGCCAAGTTTGAAAAAAGACACCAAAACTATGAAAAAAGACAAAGGAAAAGACAACAACATTAGCCATCCCTCTTTCGCTCTCATTTCCGTGGCCCGAAGCACAGGCACAAGCGAGCGGGTTTTCGGCAGCACCATGCCAGTTCACAGTCGCGTCTCGTTGGAAATCAGCGAAGCGGAAATGGTGCAAGACCCTATGACTAAGAAACGCTATTACCACGAACGCAAGCGCATTCTCAGTCTTACGCTCACCCCCCTGCAATTTGCCCAGTTGTTTTGCTCGTTGAACCACGGTAACGGAGTGCCCTGCACCATCAACCATCGCGACGGCAAACAAATTGAACCTTACGATCAGGAGACCACCTTACGTGAGGAGATCGTGGAAAAGTTTCGTTTACAAATGTGCGATCTGACCGAAGGGTGTGTTAAGCTTCTGACCATCGCCAAGGAGCTTCAGGCCAAACCCAACGTCAATAAGGCGGACCGCGCCGAATTTTCCACGCTAGCCGAAAACCCGATTTCCATCTTCAACGCCCAGGTCCCCTACTTGGCGGAGCAGTTTAGCCTAGCGTTGGAACACATGGAAGCCGAGCTTAAATCAGACACCAGCCTAACCGTTTCCTCCCCGCCGTAAGCGCGCCCCGGTCAAAAAATGCGGGGCGCGGATTGAAACGTAATTAGGGCATGGCGGTTTATGCCTATAGCAATTTAAGTCGCACCACGACTTATGTGTCTGACGGAGAGTTAAACTGGCGCGGCACGTGGGCACCAGGCACTCTTTACGCTCCACCGTGGGAATCGGTATCTCACGGCGGGGCCTACTACGTTTCTATCGTCGCCAGCACCAACAGCGCACCCAGCGCCATTGTGCGCCAGCGCATGTGGGCGCAGTTGGTCCTCTTCAAAGAAACGGTCGTTCCCACCGTCGAAGAAAAAGCCTACGCGCTGGCCGTAGCGGGAACCAACGCCGCCGCCGAGGCGCAAGCGGTCGCGGACGAGGCGCTGGCTCTGGCCCAAACCGGCACGGAAACCGCCGACACCGCCCTGATGATCGCGGCAGCGGGAACAAACCTGGCGCTGGCCGCCTACTACGCCGGGACCAACGCCCAAAGCAGCGCCGACACCGCCACAATCCTAGCCAATGGAGCGTTCACCACATCGCTAGCCGCCGACCAAACCGCCTACCAGGCTCTCCAGACGGCTTGGAATGGAACTTCTGGCGTTCAACAGGTGTATCCTATCGCGGAAACCGGCACAAACCTGGCTGGCTTGGCGATCACCTGGATCGGCACCCTCGCCGCTTCCGGCGTGGACAGCCTGGCACGCTCCTTGGCGCAGAGCGCCTATGATCTGGCGGCCATCGGCACCAACGTGGGCACCACCGCCTACGTGCTGGCTGAAGCAGGCAGTAACCGCGCCGAACAAGCCTATGCCCTGGCGGCCAGTGGCGGCAGCGGAACGGCTTTGAGTCTGGCGCAGAGCGCCTATGACCTGGCGCAATCTGGCACCGCAGGCGTGGACCAGACCCATCCCATAGCCGTGGCGGGAACCGCGCTTGCAAACCTGGCCATTACCTGGATTGGCACTCTAACGGAGGCTGGCGTGGACAATACCGCGCGCGGTCTCGCCCAGTCCGCCTACAGCTTAGCCGCCATCGGCACCAACGTGGGCACCAACGCTTTTAATCTAGCGACCACCGGCAGCAACCTGGCCTGGCTGGCATACAGCAGTCAGAACAGCTCGCCGAATTTCTCGGCGGGAGGCACTATGACCGGCAACTTGGTCGTGCCCAATACCATTGTCGGCGTGGGAACCACCGGGTATGCTGGCACCCTCTACGCCAATTTTACCGGTCCCGCCTACCAGCAGATGAGCGTCAATGGCGCGCTGACCGTCAGCGGCACAAACTACCGTAAAGGCGCGGAAATCGCGGTGATACTGCAAGCGGATGACGTGGTTCATCCGCTTTACATGGGCGGAGAGATTGCCTCCACCAAGTGGTTTGGAACCACTCCCCCCAGCCAGATTTACACTAAAGACGTGCTCCTCGCGCTCACCTGTATCAATGACGCTCCCGTTAGTTTAATTGGCGCTCCCACGTCCGAAGCATGAGCTTAAGCCTGCGTAATCCTTCTTTTGTCGGCTCCCTGGCCAGAGCGGCAGCAGCGCCCGTGGCCGAAAGCCGGGTATATGACTTTAGTGGATCTGTTTACACTCGCTTTTTCGGCGGCGGTATGACGGCCACTCCCACGGAATACACACTGGCCGCGTGGCTAAGACCGGCCCAAGTTTTGAATAATGCCGGTATTTTTACGCGCAGCGGGGGCGACCCTAGCAGCGGGTGGTCCCACGCGATGCACCAAAACGGCGCGACTAACTGGATTGCCTACACCTACGATGGCAGCGTAAAGAACGTCTATGGCACGACTGTAGTCGCCGTAAATACCTGGTATCATGTGACGGTGAGCGCCAAAAATGGAGGTCAGATGCGGCTTTACGTGAATGGCGCGCAAGAGGGCACCCCCTCTCCCATTACAACCTTATGGGGAAGCGGCAATGATTGGTGGATTGCCGTGGACAACGGCAGCACTACTGTTAATTTTTCCGGCTACATGTGCGACGCTGCCATCTGGAATAAACAGCTATCCGACGCGCAAATCCTCTCCCTGGCCACAGGCGCAAGAAATCTTCCTCCTACCATTGAACTCGCTAACCTGTTACTCTTTTGCCCCATGAATGACGCGCCCACGGGCGGCGCTCTGACGGGCGCTTGGACAGAAACCGTGGGCGGACTCACTCAGACACGCACAGGCCAGGTCATCGGCAGGGTTTCACAACCACCTTAATCCATGTAAGTAAAGTGATGGCGTCTCTAAACCAATATGCATACGCGGATCATCTTTACCGGCGCACCGTCGTGGCCGAGTCCGAGTTGCGCTTGCGCGGCACCTACGCCGACTCAGGCACCTATAGTCCCCGCGATGCCATTGATTTCCAGGGAGCCAAATACATTGCCTTAATCTCGGTATCCGGCACCGCCCCGGAAGGCAACCATTCCGACTACTGGTCCGCCCTGGCCATGATCAGCCAGGGACCCGCCGATCCTTTTGTCGAGATCCGGGCCGAGATCGCCGCCGTGGAAAGCATCGCGGTCTCCGGCAGCAACTTGGCCTGGACCACTTACCAGATGGTCGGATCGCTGGACTACATCCGCGACGAGGACCGGACCGTCCATCTCAACCACGTTGACTTCGGCACCGGAACCAACCAGATTTCCGCCGTTGATGTTCCTTATTCCAGCCTCGATTACCCGAACGTGGCCGCCGCGCTCAATTACCTGCTCTACGTGCCGCTCCAGTTGACTTCGTTTACAAATACAGTCGGCACGGTGGAAATTGGCCAAACGGTCAGCAGTGTCACGCTCAACTGGGTGTTCAACAAGGATGTCACCGGTCAGTCGATCAACCAGGGCATCGGGGTGCTCCCTGTAGCCCAGCGCAGCTACGCGGACGCGGGAACCTGGACCGCGAACCGGACCTACACACTCAGCGCCACGGATGGCACCACTCCCGTCAACGGCAATACCAGCATCAGCTTCAGTAACAAGCGTTACTGGGGCGTCTCCAACCAATCCACCTTGAATGACGCGCAAATCATCGCCCTGAACGGCGAATTTGCCAGCAGCCGGAGCCAGAGCCGGACCCTCACAGCAGCCGCCGAGTATGTTTACTTTGCTTATCCAGCGGCCTGGGGCGCGGCCACGTTCACGGTCAACGGGCTGCCCAATACCGCCTGGACTTTGACGGTTATTTCCTTTACCAATGCTTCCGGTTACGCAAGCAGCTATAACCTGTATCGGTCCGATAACCTGCTGACCGGAACTTATCAAATTGTCGTAAGCTGATATGGCCGCGATTCCTGGAACAATTTTAGCAGCGAAAGTCACCACCGGTAACACCGTCAATACGTTTCCGGTAGCGGACACAAGCGAGATCCGGGGCGGACACCACACAGTCCAAACCTTGGCGGACCGCGATGGAATTTCCGCCGAGCGCCGCGCCGAGGGCATGACCTGCTACGTCTCGATCACCCAGCAGGAGTTTCGGCTGGTGGGCGGAACGCTCAACGGCAACTGGACCGAGGTCACTAGCTTCGATCCCACCACCAATAACGTGGCCGTCACCGCCTTGACAACCGCCTGGAACGGCACCACCGGCGTCAGCCAGGTCAACCATATCGCTACGAGCGGCACTTCCGGGGCCAATGCCGCTTTCGCGCTGGCCGTTCAAGGCACGCTGCTCAACTCCTTTGTCCTGGCTTGGCTGGGCACCACGCTAGGGCTGGCTGGCACGGGCACGCACACGATTTACCTGGCTCAAATTCCCAATTCCAACCGGGCGGATCTGGCCGTCCAAATCCAAAACGGTCTCATTTGCGCCTTTGGCGACTCCGCCTACGGCATCGAAACATTTGAGCACTACGCGGACGGACCCACCGGTGGACTAGGCGAACTGGGCTTAATGAGCCACTGGTATGGCACCGCCAGCATTAACGGCCCGGTGTCTGACCCGCTTAACTCTCCCCTGAGCTTCGTGGCCACGGACACGCTGGTAGCCTACACCACTTATGGCACTGTCTATGGGCCGGTATTGGCCCCTGGAACCTTAAACAGCGGCACCTACTGGAGCGCCGCCTGGACGGCGGGAACCGTGGCTCTGCACAAGGCCGAGGACAGCCTGATCGCCTACGCGGACGGATCGGTAACGCCCGGTTACATCGACGCGGGAGCGGGTTGGTCCAGCACAGGAGCTATTTTATAGTATGTCATCGTTTGCTACCAGAACGTTTGGTGACGGGGTGAATCCTTACTTCACCCTGACCAACGAGGAATTTGTCCGCAAGCTGGAGTGGGATAACGGCTGGAACAAGATCAGGATTGGCATCCTTTACGCCATCCAGGGTTCCGGCAACTTTAGCATCACTCGCCACGGCCTGGGGGTCTGCGCGTCCGCTTCGCCCATTGACGACACCCAAGGCATGAAGTCCAACAGCACCGCCAACTGGATCGGGGGCACCCTTGCCACGGAATACTACGGGGCCGCGACTGCCGTGTATAACACGGGTCCTCCACCCTATTACTCCATCGCGGCCAAAGGAGTGGCAAGCAGACGCGGTAGCACGATATTTAACGCGGGGGCGGACGGGGGGACACGCTACCACCCCGTGGCGGGACAGGGATTTCGCGGATTCATGTTTACGGACATTTACAAAGGGTCGCCCAACTGGACCACTTCCGTTTACTTTCCCACCAGCATCGCCGAGGCGCGGACCGAATACAGCATGAGCGACCTGCTGGAAGGAGTGCATCAAACGCGGCTAAACACCTTGACTCTGCGTGGCAGTGTGATCGCCGTGGCCTACAATAGCGGACTTATGGCCTTCAACGAATCCACCGGACCCGTGGACAGTATCAGCCTCTACTGGTCCAACGCGGCAGTGCCCTTGGAGGTTTATGGGATAGCCGTTTACGCAACCTGGCAGGATCTTACCAACTGACATGTCACTTATCCTCAGCCAAAAATTTTTCAGCGGCAACAGCCAGCACTGCCTGGCGCTGCGCAACGATGAGTATGTCCGGCCCCTGACGGTGGGATCTGGCTGGACTCGGCTGCGGATCGGATTGCTTATGGCTTTCGATGCTAATGCGACCATTTCCGCCGCCGACTTTTGTTTTGGGCTTTGCAACCATCCCTATGGCATGCTGTCCTGGAACTGCCCTAACTACCTGGGCTTTGGCTTTGGACCAGCCGGTGCCTACTCCCTGGCCTACATTGCTGGCTCCGGCAATCCTTACTTCCAGAGCGCGGCTTACTACCGCTACCGCAAAGGTTCCATCTCCACGCATATTGCTGGTAACGGCAATCCCAATTATACGGCAGCCACGAGTGGCAGCCTCTCGCGCCGGTCCATCTGGATCGTTGATATCACCAAAGGAAGCCCCAACTACACGGTCAGCGCCTTCGGATCGCTGAGCGCCTCCCTGGTGGTGCTGGACTTCACCTACGAAAATCTGCTGGAAGCCGTGGCCCAGTATAGCGCCGCGCCCCGCGTGGGGAGCGTCTCGCTATCAGCCTGCTCGGCTGGCCCCCAAGCCGGAGCCTTCAACGAGAGCACCGGCGTGCTCAACGCTCTGGCGATCTCCTGGACCCGATTTGACGTGGCTGTGGAAATCTACGGCGTGGCCGTGTATCGAGTATATTAACCCTATGGCGCAGATCATCACCCGATTTTTCAACTACGTGCCAGACAAAGCCTTGCTGCTGGGCGGCGAGGAATGGCTCCGCCCCCTGGGTCACTTGGGCGACTGGATGCGCTTGCGCATCGGCATGCTGATCGCGTTTCGCAGCACGGCGGCAACCACCTTCCATGACGGAATGCTGACCCTGGGGCTAACCAGTGGCCGATCCAACACGATGTCCAAAATTTTGTGCGAGCACGCCCTCGGCCTCAGTGTGTGCGGCTCTGTGGTGGGCGGCACGGGGCGCAGTTGGACTTACTTCGCCGGATCGGGCAACCCCTATTTTTCTCCCGCCGCGAGCGGCAACTTTTACCGGCGCTGGCGCAATCCAGCCAACGGGGTGGACACCACCGCCGTGGTTACCCACGCCAGCACCCCGATTTTCGCGGTCGCGGGGGTCGGCATCAAAAAGCGTCGCAGCCCTATTGTTCTGGACATACTCAAAAACCCAACCACAGGACAATGCACCTTCTCGGTTTTCTTTCCCGCCAACGCCGCCACGGAAGATTACCGGGCCGACCATCTCCTGGACGCCGTGGATCAGATGGGGACGCCCGTCATATCCGGCCAAACTTGGACGGCTCCTACCGCGCAAGTTCTGACACTAACCGAATTGACCGGGGCGCTGGACACCTTGAGCATCTTCTGGTCTAACCAGGCGTATCCGCTTGAGCTTTACGCCGTGTGCGCCAATGTCTATACGGACGCGGGAACTCCTCAACCCAGCTACCCCTTTCTGGCCGGAGGCTTCGATGACTTTCTGTCCCAGGCTCCGGGTCCCGTCACGCTCCTAAACTCCGGCTCCGGTTTCAGCGGACCTTACGTGCTGCAAGGCATCTCCAACGTGGTGACCACTTATGGCTTGGCCGGAACCAGCTCCGGCGTGGATGACTCCTTTGACCAGTATAGCCTGGGGACCGTGGTCAGCGGAAGCTTGGACGGCGGCACCAACTGGTCGGGGCCGTGGCTCGCGTCAGGCGGCACCTACAGCAATAGCTCGGTCCTGGGCATGTCCAACGACTGGTATGGCACCACCGTGGGCAATGACGACACTTTTGACCAGTATCAAAGCGGCAGCGCGGCCATGCTGGCTCTTGGCACCAACTGGTCAGGACCCTTTTATGCCCGATACTTTGCCGGAACCACCTATCCCAATGAAGCCGCGCAGGTGGGCTTGGCCGGAACCAGCGCCGGATTTCCGTGGGACAATTTTAATTCCTACAGCCTGGGCAGCATTACGCTGCTGGACGGCGGCACCGGCTGGCAGAGCTACGGCACCTTCTATTCTTACTGATTATGGCGAGCATTGTCGAAACCATCGTGGGAAGCAAGTCGCTGCGACTGGGCAATGAGGAATTTTTGCGCCAGTTGAGCTTTGGCACCGACTGGCAGTCCATCCGCATCGGTTTGCGCTGGGGCGCGGTCATGAGTTCCACCATTGCCAGCTCTCAATTTGTCGTAGGCGTTAACGCTGGCACCGCCGAGGGCTATCGCAGCACCAACACGGTGGAGTTTATCGGAGCGCAGATGAGCCACGCGACCGTGGCCTGGACCTATAACGCCGGAGGCGGTAATCCCTATTTCTCCACGGCATACGCGCGACGGATTAAGCGCATCGCCGGTGTATCCACCATCTCGGACTTCAACTACGGTGCCGCCTATGGACCCATTCTGCCCAACCGGTCCTTGTTTTTCGTGGACATCATGAAAAACTTCTCCGCCAATAACGTGGGAACGCTTACCAGCTATCCCGGCAGCGCCGTCCAGGCCCAAACCGATCTGAGCCTGGACCTGTTCTACCGATTCCTGGAAGTGGACCAGCTCCCCTACTCCGGCAGTTGGGCCATTGATGGGGCCACGGTGCAGAGCATTCCCTACAACGGCCTGTATCCCTTTGATTCGGTCTCCGTGTCCTGGAACGACAATGCCCAGCCCATCGAGATATTTGACCTGGTGGTCGTTCGTTTTGCATAAGTCTATGGCATTCATCACCCAATCTTTAATCGAAAAAGGCGCGCTGCAACTGGGCCGGGAGGAATTTGTCCGGCCCATGAGCTTCGGCAACCAGTGGCTTAAAATACGGGTGGGCCTGCACTACACCCTGAGCGTGCCCTCCGGCCTGGTGGGAGGAAGCCGTGTCTGCTACCGCCCGGCCAGCATCTTTATCGGACTGTGCCAAGACACGGGCTACACTGATCCCAGCCCGATTGAAGCCGTCTCCCTGCGGCTTTTTACCACCAACATCGCTATCACTAACAACACCACCTACTGGAGCTGCTCCTCCAATCCCTCCACACTTTATCACCGGATGGGTTCCACGCAGAGCGCCTATACAGGAGGCTCGACCCTCCTTGCTGGTCCTTTCAGCCCCGACTTGGGCGTGATTTACGTGGATTTCAATTTCAGTTCGCGTCGGCCCGGCGCGACACTCTCAGCTACGCTGCGCATGGCAGCCTCCAGCAGCGCCGCCGCGCACGTGGACCGCTCCCTCTTTCTGGCGGACATGCAGGCCGAAGACGCCACTTCCGTGTCCCTTGCGTTTAATCCGATTAACATTCCCGCCTACCCCGGCAACTTTAACCTCAACCGCGTCTGCCTTCACTGGGGTCGCAGCGTGCCGACGCTGCATGTCAGTGAGGTCTGCGTCACCCGTTTTTATTAACATGGCTTTCATTGTTCAAAATTTAGTCGGCGATCAACGCCTGGAGCTGGCGGCGGAAGATTTTGTCCGGCCAGTGGCCATCGGTTCCGGTTGGACCTGGCTGCGCATCGGGGTGCGCCTGTTCATGGCCACGCGCGCCAGTTTTACGGGCGGTGATTTTAACCTGGGAGTCAGCGAGGGGCCTTACAGTAAAAGCCGGGATGATGGCGTGGACACGTTAGGCATCACCTGGGGCACCGCCAACCCGCACGCTATGACCTGGATTACGGTCCCTTCCGGCCCCGACCGCTATCAGTCATGTAACTCTGCCGGATTTACCGCTTGGAGAAAGGTAGGCCCGGCTTACAGCCAAACCACCACCACTTCTTTAGCTTTGCGCGTCGCTTCACAACCCCACGGCCCCAACGTGTCAGGCTTCTACCTGGACCTCATCAAAACTGCCACGGGAGCCACACTCACCACTTATTCGCCCCACGTGGACCTCGCGGTCATGACCAATCTGACCTCCTATCAGCACATGATAAACATGGAAACCACCACTCCGCCATATAACGCGGGAGGCGTAAATACAGTAAATTTCGCTTTCAGCGGCAACCAAGCCTGGGACCACTTCTTCATCGGCTGGAGCCGTTCCTTGCCGGTCTTACACGTTAAGGAGATCACCCTTTCTCGATTCCAATAATCATATGGCTTTCATCGTTCAGCGTTTAACCGAGCAGCGGCTTCAACTAGGCCGGGAAGACCTGCTACGCCCGGTTACTTTTGGAAGCAACTGGAATGTCATCCGCATCGCCGCCCTCATTCAGGTCAATCTCGCCTCCCTTTTGAGACAGCCTACGAGCGCGCCCCTCATTTCGCTAGGCATGGCGACCGGACCGTCGGGGATTCTCGGCTCCACAACCAGCGCGATTGGCGCGGGACCCGGCAGTTGGACCGCCTGGGACTGGGCCTTTCAAACCAGCGGCGGAGCCTACTACTTGACCTCCGCTGCCCCCGGCGCGACCACGTTTCAAAAAGTTGGCTCCGTATTTACAACGTCATATAACAGCGGATCGACCGCCCTGCTTCCCGCGCTGCCTGTCCCCGGCAGCTCAGCGATCCAGCGCGCGCCGATTATTGTGGACATCGCGCGCGGCACCTATGTCACCGGCAATCCCACCCCCATTACCGTGGACCTGTGGCTGCCCACCACGGCGGCGGGAATACTGGATTTAAACCTGGCGACCTTTTACGAGCGGATACAGGGCTTAACAACGATCACCAATATGACCCGTTTAGTCGGACTTTCCTTTAGCGCGACTCAGCCCTTGACCCAAGACCACGCTTTTCTCAGTTGGAGCTACGCCACGCCCACGCTCGAAGTGTGCGCTTTCACGGTCATCCGGTTTGCTTGATCACCATTTGCCGATGGGGCAATACTCCGTTTGCGGCTTGGTTTTGATATAGCAGACACACCGGCATAACTTGCAGTAGTAGCCTTTAAAGTGCGACTGGCACTGGGTGCAAATTCCGTAGCGGCGGCCATGCTCGTTCGCGTCGGTCAGCGGCATCCCCGCTCTAATCCAGTTGGTCATCGAGGCGGCGAAATTAGCGATCACCTGGGGCCAGGTAATGGGCGGCAGCGCGTCCGCGTCAATGGCCGCTCCGCAGCCGGAGCAACCCTGCTGATTCCGAGGCTGAACGACTCGGCCACGGTCCGGGTCGTAGCTGGCTGCCTGGACGGGCGCGAACTTGCGCAAGGGACAGCCGGTCGGACTAGCCAGGTCATGGCCCCGCAGGCAGACGCCATCCCACTCGGAACAGGGCTGGCAGTGGTGCTCCAGGCGGTCGTAAAAATCATTCCTAGGAATCATAGTGTAGATTAGATATACTGGTAGTTATCGCGAGTAAAATCAAATATACTGAAAAGAACCAAATGAAATCAATCTTAACTCTGATCGTGGGGCTGGCGTGCGCAGGCACGGCACTGGCCGCCAATTTCTACGCCGCCCCTGGCGGCACGGGCACCGGCAGTGTCAGCGCCCCTTTTGGGCTGCAAACCGGTCTCGAAGCCGGTTTAAAGCCGGGCGATACCCTCTGGCTGCGGAGCGGGTCCTACACCGGCATTTTCTACAGCACGCTGGCCGGGAACGCTTCCCTGCCTATTACCGTGCGCTCGCACACTAACGAGTGGGCCAGGGTGGTGGGCGGCATTGCCCAAAACTCAGGCGGCTATGTCATCTACCGCGACTTTGAAGTGGCGGGTGGGCAAACCAACCACACTTCCAGCCAGCCAGGGTCATGGCCCTCCGATTTAAAAACGTTGGATGCCCTGAATATCAGAGCGCCCGGAGTGGGCCTGGTCAACCTGATCATCCACGACACGCTGGGCAACGGCGCGTGCCTGTGGACGGAAGGCCCGGATTCCTTCCTTTACGGCTGCGTCATCTACAATAACGGCTTCCAAGGTTCCGACCGGGGACACGGGCACGGAGTTTATTCCCAAAACAACACCGGGCGCAAACAGATCGAGGAGAACATCGTCTTCAACAGCTACGATCATGGCATCCAGATTTACGGCTCCAGCGCCGCTTTTCTGCGCCACTACCTGGTGGACGGCAATATTGCCTTTAACAATGGCAGCCTTTCGCGCGCGGGTAATGCGCGGGAATTTGTCATCTACGGCGGCGATCCGCCCCAGGACATAAAGATTGTAAACAATATATTCTACTTCCCGAACGACACCTTGGGCGGAATCCAGTGCGGCGAAGTCCTGGGCCGCAGCCTGGACCTGATCTTTTCCAACAATTTTGTCCACGTTTTCTGCCGCATCGCGGACTGGGAGCGCATCACCGCCATAGGCAACACGTTTATCCGGTCAGGAAACCTGCTGGAGTTCTACCAAACCCAACTGCCGTGGTCGCCCACCCGGCACACCTGGAACTATAACACCTACTACAGCCTGGAAACGCCCTACCTGCCTTTTATGTTTTACACCAACGCGTCGCGCGGACTGACTTATGCCAATTGGAGGGCCGCGACGGGCTTCGACAGCGCCAGTGTTTACACCAAGGGTAAGCCAACCGGCAGCCGGGTCTTCATCCGGCCCAATCGCTACGAGACGGGGCGAGCCAACCTCGCGGTATTCAACTGGGACCTTAAACCGCAGCTCGCCATCAACCTGGGGTCCACTATTCCCGTCAACTCGGACTATGAGGTTCGCGACGCCCAAAATTGGTTTGCCGGTCCGGTGGCTACGGGCAAATACACGGGTCAGCCCATCACGCTGCCCCTGGGTGGGCGCGTGGCGGCCAAACCTGATGGGCTGCCGAGCGCCCCCGCGCACACCGGACCGCTGTTCAATGCCTTCGTTTTAAGGTCGCGCCCAGGCGAGGCTACCCCGCCGCCGACCACCAACGCGCCGCCGACGCCTGTGCCGCTGGGCACCAACGGCATACTGCTCCAGGGGCAGGGCTTTAATCTGCTCATCATGCCACAATAAATTTAAAAGCCGCCAGGGAACCCATACCCTGTCGGCTTTCGCGTGTTAAGACCCCAGCTCTGCTAGAGACACTCTTTATGATCGTTGCCTTTTGGCACGTCTAATCGGATTAAAACTGGCAAAAGTTGCTTCGTGATCTCGCGCAGTCCAATTCCCGCCGCGCCGCACAAGGCTCCTACTTCCCAGGAACCTCCGGTCGCGCCGCTTTGTGACAAAAGCCACTCCCCCGCCACGCCAAAAACCATCGCCAGAACCGGCCACAACAGCTTGGGCAGACGTGGCAACACGCTGCGGATACCGGCCACAGCCAAAGGGACCACCGCCACAATCAAAGCGTTCCAAAACGATACCAGCTCCGAGCCGCTGTGCAGCAGGGGTGCCACGGGCAAAGGGACCGGAGCCGGGGCGTTGGTAATCTCCAAAGCCGCCGCCCCCGCCAGCACCGGCAGAGAGCTAATTGCCAGCCAAAAACGCATCATAATCAGGAGCAACCTTAGCTACCGGACCGGCCCTGCTTAATCTGGTCCACTCCCTGCAAACCGTCGTCAATGCCGTCCGTGAGGGCCTTGACTAAGAGCTTCCACCCCTCTTGTTCCCCCAGCCCCTCCCGGACGTAATCCTCTCCGAACGCTTTATAGGCGGCCAATAGCGGTGTAATAATCAGTTGGGCCTCAGCCGATTTCAATTCCCGAACCGGGAGCGCGTAAATCTTGGCTTGCAGACTGGAGGGAGATAGATCGTTTGAAAGAATAAACTCCTGGAGCGCGGTCTTGATCACGTCGATATACTTAACGCTATTGGCATCTTTGGTGTAGGCGTAAACGACCGCACCGGCAACCGCCGTGCGCATCGCCGGAGCGATCCGGCGCGCCACCTCCGGGTCCACTACTTTGGTGCCTGTTTCCGTGGTTTTACAGCCGGTAAGCGCCAGAGGGACAGTCAAGGCCGTAAGGAAGATCAGGAGGAGAGAGAGGATTTTATTGTTCTTCATATACTTTTAACTTTGGTTGAGTTCTTCTACACGTATTTACACTGGCTATGTCCAGCACTTACACAGAACGGGTTTCGCGGCTTGAAGCGGAACTGGCCCAGGCTGCCGAGGAAATCGAGAACCGCCACGGCGGCGTGGACTACCAGGGCAGGCTGGCCGCGCTGCGCCGACAGCTCGCTAAAGAGCAGGCGCTCGCCAACAAGTTTGAGCGTATGCGCCGCGCCGCCGAGGCGCGGACAATACGGGAGGCGGCGCAATCCCTGGTGGAAGTCCTGCTGGAGGATGACGACCCGGAAGATCTGCAAGACATCGCCTATGACTTCATCGAAAACGAGCTAGGCCGCTTTGATTGGGTCAAAAACTGGTGGACGCTACGCCAGCAAGGGCTGGCCGAGTCCCGGATGCAAGCCTACCTGGAGCAGTATGCCATCGACGCGGACGCAGCCACAGTCACGGCCTACATTGATCGCATGGTGTTGACAAACCCAGGAACATGGCAATAAACTGTAAACATTTAGGCGAGCGCGGCCCCGTTGAAGCAGAAAAGGGCATGCCGCTACTAACTTGGAATAGGCTTAATTCCGCGCTCGCCGATTTATCCTATGGCTCTTAATCCCTGCGCTTTAACCAACTTCCTGGCCAATAACTACTACGAAGCGGTCAAGCTCATCAACCGCAAGTTTAATGCCCTGCGTCGATTAGCTGAACTGCTAGAGCAAATCGGCGACCTGAGCGGATTTATTCCCGATATTGGCGCTTTAGTTCCACTATACCTCGTTAACTTGGATGCCTATACTAATTTAGTCAGCGCGTGTCCGTTTTTGAACCTGCCCAAAAATCCCTCCACCGAGGACATTGTGAGATTGCAGGCCCAGGTTGCCGCCGCCTACACCCGGCTCACCGACCAACTCTTAAAGCACCCCTGGGTGCGGATGGGCAAGCTCCAAGCGCAGCTCGATAAAGTGCAGGGTCGGGTCAACGACATTTTGGCGCAGGGGGAGCAGTATTTTCAATGCTTGCAGCAAGCCTGTCGCTCCGCCGAGCAGGCGGTGAACTTTGTGGCTGAAATCGCGGATACCGACTTCAAGAAGGAGTTCGACGACTATACCCGCAACGTGGTCGGCAGCAACACCCAAGTCCTCAATAGTGCCATGCGCAACAAGCGTAATGAGGTCCAGGGTGCCATCGACAATATCAACGAACTGGCCTCGGCCCGTCCTTTTACCGACACCCCTGGCGGCGGCGGAACCGTGCCCGACCTGGGCCGAGCGCCGCAGATTCCGCAACTACCCCCTAACCCACCCGGATAATGGACGAACTAGACGATTTTAAAGAAATTTACCCGGATTCGATTCTCCCGGAGGACACGGTGAAGTGGTGGTCGCGCTACGCCCGTAGCCGAAACTTCGCGTCCGAGTCAGAAGCGCGCGCCTGGATCTTTGACACCCTTGAACACCACGACCGTCAAAGCTATTCTGGAATTTTCGGCAAGCAGGGGGCGGAGAAAAACCGGTGGGAAGCGGATAGCATGCCCATCTACAAAGATCGCTGGGGACGAGTGCGGGTGGGCAGACCCTTGACCTACTGGGCGCAGGAAGTCCGCCGCAAAGCTTACCTGCGACGCAGAAGGGCTGAGGACCGGGAGGAAATGGACCGCCGAATCGCGTTTCACCGCCAGTTTCCCGGCTGGACTTACCACGGCAATAAACGGCGCAAGCGCCGGGTCACCGAGTATCTCAGTAACAGCACTTCCGACTTTTCGGACGGCACCAATGGCGAACCTTCCGCCCCGGCCCCCTCGACTGCGGATACCGGCACAGCGGTAGGTTTGCCGGACTATAAACAGGTGGACCGGCTTAAGGCCAAGCACGAAAAGCTGCGCAAGCTGCTCAACCAGTCCCAAGCCGGTCGCTATTCCAAGGTTTCCTGGGACCCGCGCACCCGCGCTGGCCTCCGCGAGGCGGAGGAGGACTTTGAACCCAAAGACATGGACGACCCTTTCGTTCTTTACCAGCCCGATCCCGACTGGGTAGGCTACTACCTGGTGGGCACGACGGACGGCCATTTCTTGGGTGACATCCGGCGGGAAGCGCCCGAAAACGCCCCGCGAGTTGAAGTCCTGCGCCAACTGCACGCGGAATTTCCGTGGATTGCGCGCAGCTCCTCGAATAAGTCACTGGCGCGGCACCGAACGCAATATGAAGCGGCGCGCCATCTTTTGTCCATTTACACTAAGGAGCCTTCACCCGCGAAGGACACTTATCTGCGACGGTGGAATGAGTTAAGTAAACAAAATAAAGTTTCAAGCGAGCTACCCGCTTCTGTTCTACAGTATTTGTTCTAAAGCGGTAATGCGGTTCATGATTAATATGCATAAGGACGACGGAAAAAACGTAGTAGTCCAGGACGGCAAGCGCGTATCCGGTCAGCTTCACGAAAAGCTAGAAGACGCTCAAAAAGAAGCGGATCAGGTCAACCAAAAACGCCCTGTGACTGAATCCGGTAAGCCAGCGACTCAGCCAGCCAAGGTTGTTAAAAACCTACTGGGGTGACGGTGTGTTCTATGCTTACGAACTTGTAGTCACGCCGGACGAAAAAGTCTGCTACGTTGGCAAGGGCAAAGGCAGAAGAGCCTATGAGCATAGGCGCAGAGCTTTTTTGCGCCCAACAACCGGGTATCCTCGGCACTTGTGGACCAAACTCCGCCAACTGCTCATAGACGGAAAAGACTTTTATCCGCGAATAATATTTGAAACTAGCGAGGAAGATGTCGCGTTTAAAGTTGAAAGTGAAACAATTAACAAATACGGTCTCAGCAACTTGTTTAACATAGCATCGCACGCTTTTTTGGGCAGAACTCTGAAACCTGAGTCGAAACAGAGAGTATCAGATAGAGTGAGGTCCGCATGGCGTGATGGACTCTATGCTAACCGGTCCAAACGGAGAAATTTTGGCCGGAAACCAATGCCAAATGGCTGGTTTCCAAAAACTAGGGATGGAATTGTTTACAGAGGCATATCAAAATGGTCCCATAAGCACCATCCGGGCAAAACTGACCGATGGCGAGCGTGTATAACTGTAAATGGAAGAAGTAAACTCATCTGCACTTCAACCGATTTAAATGTCGCCTTAAAAGCGTATGACGACATGGCTCAAAAGCTCCACGGCGTAAGACCAAACGGAACTCAGCCATGACCAAGCTGCCAATCGAAGCGCCGGTGCTGCAAGCGGCCTGGACCAAACCCCAGCCGCCAGCTAAGCCTATTGTCCCGCCCTCGGATATCGAAGAACCCGCCCCACCGCCTCCGCCGCCCCCGGCTCAACCCCTGGCCGCTGACCTGGAGCTGATTGAAAATGGCAGCCGGGTGCCCGTGCCTCTGCCCTTCCAGCCCATCAGTCCGCTGGAACTGCTGGCATCCTCCAACCCGCACGTTTTGACCGTCATGCTCCGGCAGTTAGCCGATATGAAGGGCGCTCAACCTGATACCAGCAACGGGGCGCTTAGGGTCATGTCCAACTTGTCGGAGGGCTTTAGAACCGGCCAGGACGTAACACCCCATATGGCGGATGTCACGGTCCACCTGACCGGCAGGGAGGACCGCCGCGAACTTATGTCGGCTCTAACCGATGTCCTGGACGATGAGCGCATGCTGGAAATGTTCAAGAGCCGCGCTAAATTCGAGGATTTCCTGCATAGCTGCCAGCGCCGGTCCGACGTAACGGTGACCGAGGGTATGGCCATCCAGGCTTACTTCAATAGTGAGCTGGACAAGCTATTTGGCCGCCGTGGCAAGAGGGGCGCGGTGGACGCGGTAAGCCGTGAACCCCATGAGTTGGTCAGCAAGAGCAATTTGCCGACCCAGCTCCACCGCAAGGAACTGCAACACAAATTCGCGGATGCGGCTCCGCAAGAGCGCGAAATCTTGCGCAAGCTGGGCTACAAAGTCCAGCAGATGGTCGCCAAAGTCACGCGCACTACCACCGAAACCGTTGAACTGGTTCAGCAAGAGGACACTCCTGGCGCAAGTCAATAGTCTTATGGTATCTGGAATCTCACCGAAACTCACTACTTACACGTCAGTCCACTACATCACCGCCAACTACGATTCCACGCTCAGCGACAGGGACAGCGACCCTATCCAGCTAGAGCCTGTTCACAATGCTCGTCTATTGACGAAAGCCTACCAGAAGTATCTGAACGAGTGGGAACGTGACTTCTTGCGCATGGTCAACCAGCAGCCCAGCCTGGACGGCATTGCGGCCTGTCTGCACAAGCACCGATTCACCTTGCCGCCCGTCTTAGCCGCGCGCCACTCAGCCCCGCTTAACCGCCGTATCACCTGCTGGCGCTCCACCCGGTGGAAAAGCCTTTCGGGCCGGATCTGGCTTAAAAAGGTTCGGTGTCGGGATCGGTAGGCACGGCGTAGTCACACTCCTCGGGCACGCGCTCATTTTGGGCGCACACGCGACCGGACACGGTATGCCCGTTGGTGCAGTTTAGATTAAAGGGAGACACCCGGATGTTCCAAATATGGTAGCCCTGGTCGTGATTTTTCCGGTCGATGGACAAGCTATCCGGCTTGCGTCCACGCAACTCCAAATAGTTTGTTTCGGCGCAAAATTTCCTGAACTCCGGGAGGGTAATCGTAAAAGGCAGCCCCCGTTGCCTGGCCCGGTTTCGGATGGCATTAAGGACGTATGTGGCCGGTTGGCTCTCCCTCAACATGCGCGAGCGGCACTTCCAGCAGTGGCGCAGAAAATTATGGTAAACCTTGGTCTTGCCGGAGGCGCTCACGTAGCGGGTCACTTTGGCGGCGCGCCGGTTGCGGCACCACTTCGTCGCACACTTCTCCTGCCCGGCGCGGCTCTTGCGGCTCTTACGCTTTTTTTCTGACTTTGCCATCACGCGCAAGAACCGGAACTCTGCACGCGCACACTCCACCGGTGCGGCCCCAGGGTGCCGTCCAGCACTTTGATTTCAAGGCGGCCTCCCCCGCCCCGGTCCAGGACCGCCTGCTCAAACCGGCGCTGGCTCCGCCGACTGTAGGTCTTATTGGGGGTGTGGTTGTAGCGAATCCAGTCGATTTCGTAAGCATCATTGGGACGGCTGTCGTAATAAATCTTCCAATTGCGGTAAATGGCGCTGCCGATGGGGTCAGCAAAGCCGGTAAGTCCATCGACGAGCGCAAACACAGGGCACGGCGGGGTGTCCGCCAGGTCTTTCAGGTCAAAATCTTCTTCGTCGTCCTCTAAAAGGTGCTTAAGAATAGCCAAAGTCGCTTTCATAGCTCTGTTCTTAAGCTACATATGCCGGTGATAGACAACGCTAACGTAAACAAAAAGACTCTGACAGAGCAGGTTGAAGACGTGCTCACCCAGGGATTGCAGAGCGAAAATATCGACGCCATGCTAAAGTCCCTGTCCCCCTATGGCCGACAGGTATGGGAGGACATGCTCAGCCAGTTCCGGCAGTCCGGGGACTCGGAGTTGCTCCAACAGCTTAACGTGGCCGACTACGCGGAAAAGCCCCCTTCCATGCAGGATTTCCTGGAGGACCCCTACTACCTGGGCGCGCTCATGGTCAAGAGTCAAGACTCGGAGGGCCTCTTCCCCTCCTGGAAAGAGATCCTGTGCCGGGACTTCAACTACGACAGCGCCATCCACAACTGCGTCATCACCGGCTCCCTGGGAATCGGCAAAACCTTCGTCATGGTGACGATCTTGCTCTACCGGGTCTTAATCGCCACGCTGCTGCGCAACCCGCACAACTTCTTTGGCCTGACCAAAGGCACCAAAATCATCTTCAATCTTCTGTCGGTGACCAAAGCGGCGGTCATTGAAACCGCTTTTGGAGACGCCATGAACTTCATGGCCAATTCGCCTTATTTTACGGAGGAGTGCCAGTATAGCCCGGACAACAGCTATACCAACTTTCGCATTCCGCTCAAAAACGCCATCTGGCTCACCGCTGGTTCCAAAGGCCAGCACTTGATCGGACGCAATGTGATCGGAGTGGGGCTGGACGAGGGAAACTGGCGCTTAGAAGCCGAGCCGGACACGAAAGCCTACGAGCTTTACAACGAAGTTCGCAACCGTATTAACAACCGCTTTCGGAAAGTCGCCGGATTCCTGCCTGCCATTTCCATCCTGGCCTCGTCAGCTAAAGACGAATCCTCGTTTACGGAAGTCATCATCAAGGAAATCGAGGCGGTCAACGACCCCGGCACCCAGCGGGTCTATCGCAATAGTGTTTACAAAATTAAGCGGCACACGCTGCAACTGGGTCCACGCTGGTTCCGCGTCGCCTACGGCCTGAAAAACATTCCGCCCATGATCCTGTCGGGGTGGTATGACGAGGATGGCCGGGAGACCGGCACCGAAATTCACGAGACCCCCGCTTCCGGGGCGCGCACGGAACTCGTGCCGGAGATGTATTTCCAGGAATTTAAGCGCCGTCCCCTGAACGCCCTGCGGGACGTGTGCGGCATCTCCACGGGCGGCGTCAACCGCTGGTTTGCCACGATGGTGGACTTTGAACGCTGCGTGGAGCTGGCCGAGCGCGACGGCGTGGTCTGCCCGGTCAAAGGCGGCCAGGAAATGCTGCCGCTTTCAATGGAGGACTCCATGAACCTGTGGGATTACCTGGATCACCGGGTGTTTTGCACGATGGTCCAGTCGCAAATTATTCCCAAGCGCCATCCCTACTCGCTGCGCTACGCCCACATCGACCTGGCCACGCAAAACATGGCCGGGCTATCGATCTGTCACCTGGTGGGGGCAACCCTCATTGAAAACCTGCTCAGCAAAGGCATCCCTTTTTCCGAATACCGGCTGATCGTGGAGTATGACTTCATCCTGACCATCGTGGCCGGTCAGGTCAAGCCCATCTCGCTCGAAAAGATCCAAAACTTTTTGCTCTGGCTCAATACCAAGTGCGGCTACAACTTCGGACTGGTTACCTTTGACCAGTTTCAGAGTGAAATGTCGCTCCAAATGCTGGAAGCTCGTGGCTTTAAAGTGGACAAGCAGAGCATCGACCGGAACAAAGACGCCTACACCAACTGGCGCATGGCGGCGGAAGAATTGCGCCTGCGCCCCTACCGGCACCGTCACCTGATGCACGAGGCGGAAAATCTCCTGGATACCGACAAAAAGGTGGACCACCCGCCCAACGGGAGCAAGGACACCACGGATGCCTGCGCCGGGTCCTATAATAACGCCATCAACTCCGACGAAAAAGTCACCATGCTCTCACCGAATAACCCGCGCATCCACACCACGCACAACCTGGAGGGCTTCGTCCAGGAAGCGCCCCTGGTGGACATTCCATTGCCTCCCGGCTACACGCGGGTTAAAAGCTTTAAAGTATGAAAATGCTCGGAAAAGTTAAATTACTCGGCTCCGTCTCGGCCTATTTTACCCGAATCGGCCAAGGCGACTGTGAATCCTACCACCTGATCATTGCGAACGGCAAAGACTGCCTGCTCACCCGCCAAATTACCGGTGTGCGGGAAGCGGCGCATTCCGTTCTGGAAGGCATGACTAAACAAGATGAAGCTGTCGTGCGCGAACCCATTGATATCAGTGCCGCCTTAATGGAGGTCGATGAAACGTTCACTTTTCACCCGCCCCCGGACCAGTCCCAAACCGAAAAGTGCCGACTCGTTCAAAACCTATGCCAACAAGTCGCCCAAGTCCTCGTTCAGATCGTGCCCGAAGGAAAAGAGCAAACAATGGCCGTAAACAACCTGCTCGCCGCCACGCTGTTCGCGTGCCACGGAATCACCCACAGGCAGGTCGGCGTTTTCGTCGCGCCCCCGGAGGGAGCCACAAGCCAGAGCGGCGAAAATATCTGATCAGCGAGGAGCGCATCCTCCAGATCAGCAACGATATTTCGGAGGACATGTGCCAAGCCAGCCCGAAAGAGCTGGTTGAGGTCGTGCGCTTTTACCGGGATCAGTGCGACTGGCTGTTCAAACGCATGTCCTCTCTTAGTCAGCACATCGAAACCACGATGCTGGAGTATGTCATGGGGTCAACGGAAGAACCGGAACCTGACTTTAAAGCTTTAAAGCCTCTTACCCGCGTGATGAAAAATATTGTTTACAAATAAAACCGGATAGTGGATAGTGCCGCCAGACTGCGCCGAAGGGTGTTCCGTAAGGAGGGGGCTGCCAGGTAGCTCTTGCAATCACACTTTGGCGCGGTCCTATACTTTTGCACGACCACGCTAACCCGCCTATTCCAAGCGGCAACTCTAACCTTTGGCGTATTTAGAGCATGACGGATCAAGAACCAGCAGTGCGCGTGGAGCTAGTCCCCTACAGCATGTGGGCGGCCACTCCCGCCTATCAGGTCAAAGCCGAACTCGAAAGCGGTTCGGAGTCTGTGGTCGTTTTCGGGCTGCTCAACGCCGCCGTGGTCCCGGACCCCTCCGATCTCCTGTTCACCGTGCCCCCTGGCGGCGCTGGCCGCCTGGACCTGATTGCACATAAGTTCTTCGGCACGCCGGAACTCTGGTGGGCCATCGCCCAGTGCAACCCGGAAATGGACCCGATGATTGGACCGCAAACCTCCGATGTGGTCCAGGTGCCCACGCGGGTCCGCCTGGCCAGCCTTGGGATCATCAATGTATAGCCTTGACGCCATCTTGGAAGACGACGTATCGGACCTGGATCTAAAAGATCTAAAAGATCTCAGCGATAACGTCGCCGGTATGTGGGAAGCCCGTGTGGAATGGGACGAAGTGGATCGGGGCTGGGCGGCATTTTTCACGCTGGACGGCAAGGACTACGGCATGACGCGCACCGTGGAGAGCGAAGAGAAAGCCCGTAAAATCGCCAAAAACTGGCTGGCCAAATTCAACCAAAAACAGATCGTCCACCCCTTTAACCCGGTGCATCAGAGCGTGTGGCTCTGGTATGACTACTTTCAGGAAGCTCAGGAAGAGGCGGATGATAGCGACCTGAAGGAACTGGATACGGCTCCCGTAATCCACTGGGAAACGGCCACGGTTAAAGGCCGGGGAAAGACCCCTAACCGCACGTATGTTTATGCCCAGCTCCCGGACCAGACCTGTGGCGAAAACGTGGGAGTGATCCACCAGTATGCCCCGGACAAGTTCGTGGTCCAATACACTCGCAAGCGGGGGATTCACAGCCTGAAGCAGCACATTGCCTTTCCCACGCTCCAGGCCGCCGTTCATGCCGTCATGGCGGATCACACGGGAGCGCGAGATCTTTTTGCAACGCACGACATGATGACCAAGGCCAGCCGGGTCTTGGGTGAAATGCTGGATGACGACGAACTCAGCACCAAAGAATACAATTACGATCCCGTGGCGCAGGCGCGCTGGGTGCTGGAAGACGCCGGTTTCAAAGTGGAGGAAGCGCGCCGCGAGGGCGACGAGATGATTATCCGCTTCACCTGGCCCACCCCCACCGCCAGTGCTTACATTAACGGCGCTAAACGCGCTTTTGAAGCCCTGGCCCCCTTTGTTAAACTGCGGCAGAGCCACTACCGGGGACACCGCACCGGCCAGACCGCCGAGATCCTGATTCGCAAGCGCATCGAGGAAGATCCCAACCTGTGGAAAGTCATCCCCGCCTTTGGCGGCCATTACGATGTGGTTTACAATGGTCAGAAAGTGGGTAATTTCTGGACCGAAAGTGACGAGGAAGCCGCGCACCGGGTCCGCGAAGAAATGTCCTTCCTCAGCCAAACTACGCCTTTTAACCCTAGTGGAGACTATGGTCCTGGAAATGTTTACGGCACGGGACCGGCCCTGGGCTGGTGGAGGAAGAACCGGCACCTGCTCAGTCCAGAGCAGCGGGTGGGGGAATACTACTTAGATCGGCACTTAATGGCCCCGCCTCAGCCAGGAGCCGCTTAAACTACTTAATTTATTATGGCTTTTTTAACCGAGCGCAAACTAGACAACACGCTGGACCTGCCCATCAACCTTCCGGCGACGGAAATTAAAATGGGAGACTGGGTGGTCATTGCCACGATCCGCCTCAGCGCGCCTTCCCGCTTGACCTTTCGGATGCTCCACTTGAATTTCATCAGCTCCACCTTCGGTCTGGACAAGATTCGAGCGCAGAATCGCATTAACGCCAACGGCTCTTTCTGCTACACGGGTCTTTACTTCAACTACTCCTCCGGCGATCCGGGGTCGCTGAGCGCCCTGGACATCGTAAAGACCAACACCCTTGGCTTGACCACACGCACCAGCAGCGCCATCGTGCGCACCGAGCCGGGAACTTACTCCTGGATCGCCGTCAACAATATCCAGTGGAGCGACCAAAACGCCCTGCTCACGATCCAGGACAGCGCCGACTTTAGAATGTGCATCACTGGCCAGTGTCGCATGGAGCTTGACCAGACGTGAAAACCGCCGACACCATTCTTCGATTGCTTCTGGAGACGGAGGAAGACCCGGATTGGAAGGACGTGGTTTACACCGCCGTCCCTGACCCGCGCCCTCACCCCAAGGGCGCAAAGTATGGCACGGAGATCGAATACGAGGGCTATAAGCTGAACTGGCACGACTACCCCGATGGCTCGCGCATTGTCAGCCTTTACTACCGCTCTCCCCAGCTTCATCCAGCTAAGAATGGAAAGTGGCGCTGGAAACCTGGTTGGTCAGGCGCAACCAACATGGTTACACTAAAGCCGGGATACAATTGGGACGAGTGGCTTAAAATCGTCATCAGCGCGATGGAGCGCCATCCCATCAAAAGTCCCAACCGCTTTTGCAGCACCCAAACCATACCCTGGCTGAGCGACCTTAGCCGGGATCTTTCCTACGTGGAGTCAGCACACGGCGGCGCGGCCAACCTGCTGGAAGCGGACGAGGACGATTTCGACGCCAAAGACGTTTTCTATGATGAGGACGGCTTTACCGAGTTGGCCCAGTTGGTTGACTGGGGCGTTCTGTCACTCTCCGGCAGAGTGACGCGGGTGAGCCATCGCTACGTCCATGAGCGCAGCACCACCTGCGACCTGGAAGGCAGTTTCGACTGGCCGGATGACATGCCCGACGAGCAATGCGACGCGGAAGACGAGCGCCTGATCGGGGATATCAGGAACCTGGAGGCGGACATTAACGAGCGCATGGTGGGCTGGAACCACGAAATGTATCGGGAGCTGGAAGCTGCCTACGACGATCACAACTCGGATGAACAAGTAGCAGAAAACATCGAAGCCAATGGCTACGAGTTCAATGCTGAAGGCCGCCGAGAAGATGGCACAGGCATCACCTATGAGCAACTGGACGACGACGCCAAGGAACGCGCTCGAAATTGGTGGAGAGAAGCGGGTGCGGACGACAATTACTGGTCGGAGCCGGTGGTCGCGGAGTGGAAGTGGCTGCTCGACCAGAAGGGTTTTTACGGGGTGGAAATCAATTGGACTGGTTTCTGGAGCCAGGGCGACGGAGCCTCCTTCACCGCCACGTCAATTGACTTTGCCAAATACTTCCACTTTCCCGACCCGCTGGAGTTTCCTGAACAAAATCGCGAACAGCTCGGAGAATCAGAGGATGAGGATGTTGACACCAAAGACCTGGCCTTTGGCCCGGTTAGCCCGGTGGGCTACGTCCTCAAGAGCAAAGTGCCCAACAGCACCTTCCCCTGGTTTCATACCCGATGGTCCGATACCGGCAACTCTTGCGGCAATTTCCGCCGCTACATCGGCGACGCCAAAGTCTATAAGCGCCTAAGCACCGCCCAGTCCTACAGCACCTTGGAAATAGTGCCCGTTTATTCCGATCCGAGAAGGAACGGCAATGGTGCCCTGGACCCCTACTACGTCAAACCTGTTTACAATTTCAAGCCCAGGCCCGTTGAGGACAATCCCTGGGCCGAAGAGGATGTCAACGAATCCCGGCTTGTCGAACGCCGCACGGGGGCCAGCCGGGAACGCGCCATTTTTTACCACGGCACGTCCGCCCAGCTCGTTCCCAAGATTCTCTCCGAGGGCCTGGTGCCCGACCCCAAACAGCGGTCGTGGCAGGACGATCCCCATAGTGGCCTGGTCCAACCCACGCGTAAGAGCTTGGAAGGCATCTACGTGACCACCAGCCTGTCCACCGCCACGGGCGCGGCCCTGCGCGTGGCCCAACGGGACAAAGTAAACCAAGCGGTGGTGGTCATGTCCCTGCAACCCCGCTCGCTGGTCGCTGACGAGGACTCGGTTAAATATGGCATCCTGGCGCTGGCCTCGCACCTGAGCGATCACGTTTACTCGCATATCTGGCCCTACTTCATGGAGTTCTACGGCGACCGGCTCGGCCCCGATTATGACCACTACCGGGAAGGGGCGGCTAAGCAAAAACGAGAGTGGGTGGACGCGGCGGCTAAACAACTGCTCTACAAATTCAAAGACACAGCCACGCATCCCGCCCTGGAACAACGTGTCAAAGACCTGCTCTTTCAGAAAGGCTTTCCCCTCATGCTGGAGCGCATGGTGTCCTACACCGGTGACTGGGACATGAGCAGCTACAGGCGGGAGTGGTCCCACGGCTTCGGCACTTACGAGGACGCGCCGCCGAAACCCGACCCGGCAGTCGCCGAGGCCAAGCTGCTAGCCTTCAGCGACCAGCTCAGCCGCGCGCTCAAGGACACCGCCCGGCCCTCGAAGGTGGGACACTGGTCGCTCAATGTCAACGGCAGGCTGCTTTCACCCGTGGGCTTTAGCGGCAGCAACAAAATCCTGTGCATTATTGAAATTGGCCGCTCCAGCACCCAGGAGTATCGCAGCCAGATGATCGTCCATTACGGCAAGCCGCCGACCCAGCTCATCAAGGACTGGACCGAGGCCCAGGGACCCGTCGATCAACCGGGTGACATTGTTTACAAAAACAATGTGCAGGAGGCGCTGAGCCACGGGGACGCGCTGCGCACCACGGGTTTTTGGGGCGAACAAGCCGCAGGCTGTATCATCGCGGCGCGGGACACCCGGCGCATTTTGCTGCCTAAGCGGTCGGACCAGGTGCTCCAACCGCACACGTGGGGCACTTGGGGCGGCGCGGTGGACGAAGACGATTTTGAGGTCAAAGATCTGGCCCAAACCACCTCCGCGCAGCACTGGCTGTTCAAGATCGAGGAGTGGCCGACCTGCAAATCGCTGAATTACTTTGTGTCCGAAGACCCGGAAGATCAAGCCTCGGAAGTGCAATACCGCATCCCCGGACCCTGCGTGGGCGGCCACACTTTCCCCAAGCGCACCAAAAACAATGATCTGCGCCTGCTCGCCCAGGCGCAGATCCGCCAGTTTAAAAAAACGGGCTACTACGATCCCCGGCAGTGGCACACCGTGTGGGACTGGATGCGCGAAATGCGCCAAACCGCCGCCCGGATTACAGAAGGAGCCGTAGGACCCTCCGCCGAACAAGTCAACGTCCTGGCCGACAAAATCGTAAAATCGGTCCAAAGTTCCCTGCGGTCCATGCCCGATTTTGACAGTATGGACGCGCAACTCTGGTGGTCTGATTTGGATAAACAGCTAAAAAAACACAGTCCAAAGGGAACGCTTTTGAGACTGGGCGGTTTCTTCAGCACGCTCAAAGGCGGCTATGCTCCTAAATTGGATAAAGTTTTGCTTCTCATTCCAGACACAATGGTGAATAAGCCTGAAGAATTAAGACAGTGGGCCGCCCAAATTCTCAGCCACGAGCTGACCCACAAAGAACAGGCGCGCCGATCACCCGTGGCCCTTACTCCGGGGTATAAACCACCGGCTCCAGGAACAATGCCTGGCAAAGATTACTACCAGGACCCTAAAGAGGCTATGGCTCACGCCCACATGCTGGTTCAAATTTGTTTTCGCAAAGGTTGGGATCGGGATCGAATTTTGAATTATCTCAGATCAAAAGGAGCCGCCGCGCTTCACATTCCCCGTGAAGCCTGGCCCCGTCTCTTGAAATACGCTTACCAATACCTTGATCAGCAGCTATGAACGGTTATTTAACCCCCACCCGGTTCAGCACCAACTTCGACGTGCCGCTCCAGCTCCCGCAGACCGAGCTGCGGCGGGGACGCTATCTCAACTGCGGCCAGATCCAGCTCACCCTGGGCCAGGCCATGCGCGTGCGCCTGCTGGACCTGCACTTGGTGAGCATCTTAACCGCTTCCGCCACGCCGCAAATTTTCAGCACGGCCCTGGGCGTGATCAGCGCCGGAATCTACACGACCCCCATGATGTGCTCCTCGCCCTGCCTGGTTTCCAGCTCCTCGCCCGGAGTCGTTAGCCTGGGCCGCTACGCGGTCCGCGAGTTTGCCACGCCGGGTATCTACTACTTCCTGGTGAGCAACAATACCTCCAACGTGGATGTCAGCGTGGTCCTGACCGGCGTCGTGAAAGTGCTGAATTTTGGTTGAGTTCTTACTACCACTATGAGCAGCCAACTTGAATCGGCCCTGGTTCTTACTCTCGCGGAAACCGTTCCGTGGAGCGCCGCCCTAACCGCGCCCACGCTGTCGGGTCGCCTAACGCAAGTCAATCCCGGCACCGCGTTTGATGTGCTGGAATATGCCCGGCGCGACCGCGAGTTCCAGCACCGGGACCTGATTAACGCGGCGGCGGTCATGAAAGTGTCCGTTCATGCCCAAACGGTCTGGAACGGCTCGGTGGTCACTCCGGTCTTGCAGGGCGTCGCCGGAGTCACGGATGCCACGGGCACCAACGTCTTTCTGGCCCTGGACCCCCAGGAGTTTGGCTCACCCCTGCCTGCCAGCAGCACCCGCGTCTATCACGTGGGCAACAGCAGCGTGCCTTACGACGCCATCCAGGTCACGGACAAGGGTCTCTACGCGCGGGACGCGCTCCTTTACGAGACGCTGGCGCGCGCCGCCGCTATTTTCCCCGGCACCCCGCCGCTGCAACGCGCTGATCCGACCGACGCCACGGTGGGCAACACCCGCATTTGGGCGACGGCGGAAGGCACCAATCGGCCCGGCGTGCCCAACGCGGCGGAACCGATGAGCGCCCGGCTCCTGGGCGACCCGGACAAATACCTGGCGGAGCGCGACAACCAGGTTGCCGCCTACGTGGCTCGGATTGCGCAGGCGCTTAAAAATCCCTTCGCCTTTGCCACGCGCCTCTATGTGGCGGTCCAGGGAGCGCAGGCGCGTGAAACGGAGACTTACGTTCTGACCCACCCGGTGTTTAGCGTGGGCACCACCTATGCCACGGGCGAGGAAGTGCTTTACCAGTCCCAATGGTATCGGGCCAACTACACCACCGGCACGACGCCAGGCGGCGCGGAGTGGACGGCCATCGCCGCCCCTAATTTGCGCCCCTTCCTGGCCGAACCCGCGCTCAGCAACCGGAACAGAATTGTTTACAATATCGAGGCCAAGACGCTTCAGTGGTATCGCGAAACTTCCGACACCGTGCATGTGCCCCAAATCGTCGGCCTCTACGTGCCGGGCGTGCTGCCGGAGCAAATCCTGGCGACCGTGCCTCTGGTCCCGGAGCCAAAAGACGCCGAGTTCTACCGCCAAAAGGCGGCCCGGATCTCCCTGGCCGATGGCACCTGGCAGAACCTTTACCTGATTCGCCCCACGGGCGGCGCGCTGACCGATGGCAACAACGATACCTTCTACCAGGACAGCCGCTCCCTGACTTACACGTCGCCCAGCAAGGGCACGGTTCACTTTACCGGCATTACCTGCCAGCCGGGCAGCTACACCCTGACCGCGCTGGTGCGCCCCACGTCCAACCTGCAAATCGCGGGAATCGACCTCGATGGCGGCACCGGCGTGCCTGCCAACAATGGCGTCAATTTCACCGCGCTCAACACCACCCTACAGTATCCCTTGTCGCTGCCTGCCGGGGCCTGGAAGCTCTACCTGGAGTTTGCCAACGATGAAACCTCGCCGGTGGACAGCACAGGTTTCGGCATCCTGGTCACCCTGGGCAGCACCACGGTTCTCTCGGACACTTTTCCGCTCTACTACACCGACAGCACGGGCGCGGCCTTGCCGAAAGGAACGGTTTTGACGAGCGGCGCGGTGGATCTAACTTCCACCGGAGACGCCCAAACCTTGGGCATCACCTGGACCAACGGCCAGGGTGTCTTTCACATCCGCAAGCTCCTGCTGGTCTCCGACGACAACGCCACAAGCCATTACATTATGGAGGCGGTTTGGAAGGGCGCGCTCATCAACCAGGACTACACGTCCCGGCTGGATGTGGTCGGGCAGCGGAACGTGCCGGATGTCATGCCGTTTTCCTTCTACCTGGCCACGGCGCTGGCCGATCCGCGCGTGGAGCTTTCCTGGCTGGCCGCCACAGGCGGCAACTACTCCCCCGGCCAACGCTACCTGCCGGGCGACCAAGTGCTCTACCAGTCCACCTACTGGGAGGCGGACGACTTGATCGAGGCGGGAGCCTTGCCCCCTGGCAGCAACGCGCACTGGATCGCCCAGGCCACGGAGCCGCAAATTCCCCTCCTGGTGGAGCAGATCCAGCTCCAGCGGTGGGTGCCCACGCTATTGACTCCCGCCCTCATCGGCTTTGCCGGGTTTCGCCAGGACATGCTGGAACGGGCTTTGCGCGCCGATCAGGACGCCTATCGCGCGGCGGTCCGGGCGGTGGGCACGGAGTATCCAGAGTTCCGCGATTTTTGCTCGATCTGGAGCCTCGCGTCCACCGGCTCCTGGATGCGCTTTCAAGACCCGTTCAACCCGCGCCTGCAAGAGATTACCCTGGTGGAGAGCGGCAACATCATGCCCGACCACGTTTACCTGGTGCAAACAGCCGGGTCCGTGGTTTATGACGCCGGGACCTACACGTTAAACCAAAAATTCACCGGCGCGCAGGATCTCACCGAGTATCTCGCCCTTGGCGGAGCCACGGTCACACAGACCGGGGCCTATCGCCTGGCCCTGCCGGGTGACGTGGGCCAGCCGGGGCTGGTGCCTGCGGGGTTGGAATTTGTGCTGTCAGCGGGGACTGTGGCCGGTTGGTATGCGTCCTACGCGTCTTATCCGACCCACCAAACGATTCAGCCGTGGATGGTGGAGGCGGGAATCCATGCGGCGCAGCCTGACTTTTGGTCGCCCAGCGCCTTAAACCCCTGAAAATACCATGAAAAGACTCCTGTTTACATTAACTCTCCTCGGGTGCCTCTGCGCCACGGTAGGCGCGCAACTCCGTTCCGTCTCGCTCGCCTGGGACCCCAACTCCGAACCGGACCTGGCTGGCTATAAGCTCTACTACGGCACCGCCAGCGGGGTCTATACTCACACCAATGTCTTGGGCCTGGTAACGAACACCGCCGTTTCAGGACTCAGCGAGGGGGTCACTTATTACTTTGCGGTAACCGCCTTTAATACCAGCGGCCTGGAGAGCGACTTTTCCAATGAAGTTAGCTACCAGGTGCCCTTCCCGGAACCGGATCGCGTGCCGGGCTTTCAATACCTGACCTTATGGCAGGGCCGAAAACCCAATATCCTGGGGCTGCAATGGTTGAGCGTAACCAATGTTCCGCTCAACGAATACCGCGTTTACTGGGGTTTCATCAACACCAACACCCAGGCGAGGTTGACCACCAACCTGCTCAGGCTCCCCCCCGATGCCCGGTCGGTGACCATTAGTAATCTATTGACTTATAGTAACTACTGGTTTACAGCCAGAGCCGTGTCCACCACAGGCCGGGAAGGCGGCTACACCACGGAGATCCGCTACAGCGTGCCGCCCTTGCCGCCGCTGGGCGTGCGGTCCTTCCACCAGGTGATCACCGTCATGCCCCAGTTTTAATGGTCGCCAAAAACTTGATCCCGGTTGGCATCCAAACCTGCCAAATCCGGTCCGCCCACGCGGATCGCCGCCAGGGGTGCCTGCAAACCTGGGTGCCTCTGCTTGACCGCAGCAAATTCCAGCCAGTATTTCTCATTGGCGAAACCGCGTTGTTGGAAGACTACACCTATGATCCCCCTTTCTTGCGCGTTCGGTGCGACGACACCCTGGGCAGCCTGACCACCAAGGTCAAACGGTTCTGCCAGTGGTTTTTGACCGCTTTCGACAGTCCCTACCTTTTCAAGTGCGACGACGACAGCTACCTCAACCCCCGGCTATTCAACACCTATCCCTTCGAGCAGGCGGATGTGGTGGGCTGCATCTACCTGGCCCAGGACGGCGTGCAAAAGCCTCACGGCGGCGGCTACTCCCTGTCACGCGCCTGCGCCCAGGCTGTGGCCGACCAACTGCCCCTGGATCGCCACGATGAGGACTGGTTTGTCGGCAAGATCGTTCACGCCCTGCCGGGCATCCGCATCAAAAACGAACCGCTGATCGCACCCTGGTCATTTCAAAATATGACCGCCCAGCACATGGTCGGCCATTTCATCCGGGGCCTGGAAGCCATGCGGGAAATCCACCGCAAAGTAGGGGGTAGTTAACGGTGTGAGGCTCAGGACTAAAACTCTCAGGCCCGGTTACCGGCTCTACCACGGCACCAACGCCGAGTTTGCGGACGCCGAGATCCAGGGACCGGCCTTCTTCAGCGAGAAGCCGCGCGTGGCGCGCTGGTTTGTCAACTGGCACGGCGAGTCAGATCCCGTTCCCTACGGCCAAAAGCTGGGAGCGCACGCGCGCGTCGTCACTTACCGGGTCACGACCCCCCTGCGCTTGCTGCTGATCCCGGACAAGCCGACCTTCGACGAAATCACGAGCGAGGTTTTGGCAGAGAGTACGACGTGGAAGCCGTGGCGGATTGGGTCCAGCGCGAAGGCTACGATGGCTGGTTCATTCCCAACAACTATCGGGAGGAAGGCGGCGCGGACATCATGATCCTGTTCCCGGAATCCCTGGAGCCGGTGGAGGTCGATTACCTGGGCGAAGCGCGTGAGATTGTAAACTATCTGCTCGAAGTCCACTCCACGAGTCTGGAGCTGGCGCACACGGCCACACGCTGGCTCTACCAACGCCATCGGAACCTCTTCACCAGGGAACCGCATGCCGTATCGCGCCTGGTGTTCAGCTTTCTAAAGTCGCGCGGTCTAAGCGCCCATTTGCTTCAAGGCACCGTGCGCCAGGACGGCGACGCGGTGCCCCACGCCTGGCTGTCCATCGAAGGCCAGCAGTTTGACCCGGCCTACGCCGTAGCCGGTCCGCTACCCCAGGAGTATCAAGCGGGGCCGGTGCGCCTGCCGGGAGTAAACGTTTACGCGCTGGACAAAATCCTTCAAGACATGAAGCGGAGTATTTAAGCTGTGAAACGGACTATTAACGAGATCAGCTTGGGCAATGTTCCCGCCGACCCTGGAGGCCCTCAGCGCAACCGCTGGCAGAACCGGATGCAGTGGAAGCCCCACGGCAATCCCCGGCTCCACCCGGACGAGGAAGCCGCCCTGGGCGGACAGTCGCCTGGCGAGGACATTCCCACGGCGGCGGATACGCTGCTGGATGACCCGCAGGATATTCCGGTCAACGCGTCGCCCGAAGCGGCGCAAACGGTGCCCATCTACCAACGCCCCAGCCGTCCGCAGCGTTTCGATCCCGGCGCGCTGGGAGCGCCGAACCTGGGACCCCCCGCGACCACAGCGGACTATCAGCAAGTGATTCAAGCCCTGCGCGCCGAGGAGGCCAAGCCGCCTCATCAACGCAATGAGGCGGCCATCGCCCGGCTCAAAGCCGAGCTACAGCGATCAATGGGCCAGGAAGAAGCCTTGTGGGTCCAGAGCGCGGCGGACCGCCTCTTGCCCCGCCTGGAAAGCTAAACCGGAGGCGGACTGGCCTTCGCGGGTTTTCTCCCTGAAAAAATCTTATCGTAGATCGAGTCCAAGCGCGCCTGGTTGGCCTGGTGCGCCTCATCGTTGGAACCCGGTTTAGACTCCGCCTCCCATTGGAGCTGCAACTGGTTCAACCAGATCAGCACCCCCACCGTTTCGTTCATCGACAGCTTATCGGAGTCGTTAATCATGGGATTGGTGCGCAGAAGCGCCGCAATCACATCGGCCTGCTGTTTGAAGGACGTTCGCGTAATTTTTTGTTCTTTTGTTATCATTTTTGTAGTTTGTGTGGACAGACTTTTCCGTTACGTTTTCCAAAGTTACAGTTATAGCATAGAACTTGAAATCCTTCTGGAAAGCCATGCGCCTGCCTCTAACGGTGTTTTTTCTCCACCAGGAGGCGTATTCTCGCTGATTTTTTGACGGCGGCGCATCTGTATGATTCATATACTTCATACGGCAGTTTAACAGAACGGCATATAGCATCATTTTTTTGTTTACAATTTATATTTGGTGTGGGAAACTGGAATCATGCTACGAATAAAACTATGCGGAATGGCGCTGTGCTTGGCGTGCGGATGCGCGACCAAATACTACACCCTGCCCTCCGGGCCGATGGCCACGCCGGTAGCGTCCGGGGCCATGACGGTCGTCAACAACAACACGCGCTACCGGCTCAACGTGACGGTGGACAGCGTGCTGCTCTATACCAACCTCACCCCCGGCCAAGCGGTGCCGGTGCGCGGGTCCGCCTGGGTCCACCGCACCCCGGTGGTCGTTACGGGCTACGACGAGCAGGGCCGCTATGTCGGCGCAAGCGACTGGCTCTTCTCTAACGGCCAGGCGGAAGTGTGGCGGGTGGACCAATTAAATTTACCCCACTAATGCTCGCCTGAGCCTGAACCTGTGAAAACTATGAAAGTTATTATCCTCGTCGCCCTCTTGTCTGTGCTTATGTTTTTTATTCTGGAGTATTTTCCAGGGAAAGCGCCTGGCCCGGCCTCCAACACGCTGACCAACACGCCCCCGCCGACGCCGGTCCGAGACCCCGCGCGCGGTTGGGCGGCGGTTTCCAACGCGCTGGGCCAGGTGCGCCTGGACCTTGCCCGGAGCACCAACAGCAATGAGCTGGTGGTGCTTCGCGGCATTGAGCTGCGACTCTCCAACGCCCTGCACCAGCCCAAGCCATGACCGACCTCGCCTCAGCCCAAGCCGTGGAGATTGAAATCAGCGCCGATCACCGGGCCTTGTGGGTAAATGTGGATGGCCGCTGCGTGCTCCGCTGCCAGAAAATCCAAAACCTGGTGGTCAGTGGCACCCCGCTCGATTCCGTTCTACCAACCGATACGAATGAACACAAAGGCCAAGTTTCCTGTGACGATCCGCCAAGCGATGGCGGTGACGAATTACCAGCAGGCCAAACCTGAGACCCAGTTGGGCTTCTTGATCGGCTACCTCAGCGGCTCGCTGGCCTGTAACGCGGTCGCGGGGAAAGGCCGGGCGGCGCTGGTGTGCTGGTCCCGGCACCGCAGCCGGGAAATTGACAGATTGTTCGCGGAATTTGACAAAACGCTGGTGGAGGACCATGCTCCAGCGGATCAAAAGACCATTAAAAATTAAGCTTATGCTACCCCTGCAAACACGCGTTGAATTGTATGCCACGGACGACCAAATCCTGGAGTTCGAGCGGCGCTGCGCCCTTTCCGAGCACCTGATGGCAATCACCCTGGCGCGCCGCGTCGAGAGACTGAAGGCGAAGGAAGCCGAACCTTTCATTCAAGACTGGTTCCGCACCGTGCGCTCGATGGCCATCGCCAATCACATCACCAGCGGCATCCGGCTGGAGGCTTTTGTGGTGCCGGAATCGCACCCCTGCGCGCCTGACGAACCGGGCGACCAGGCGGAGACACCCCGGCCCTACGCCCCTTTGTCTCTGGATGAACCCTCGATTACTCCGCAGCCATGATTTACATCTTTAACAAACCGCCCCACCCGGTCACCGTGGAAGAACTGCGCCAATTCATTCATGACTTCGGACCGGACGTGACCGTGCTGGTCACCTGGTCCCACGAGACGGGTTACCAATTCGTCACGGTCGGACTCAATCGAGAGTATGCCGACGCCGCTGTCCACTTGCGGGACTTGATCGCCCAGGCGCTCCAGCTCAACCTGGGAAACCCGTTGGAAGACCTGCGCCAGGAGCACCAGGACAAACCGTGGACCGACGCGCAAAAAGAAGCCCTGCTCCGGGTGCTCGATAGCGTGTCCGCTACTTTAGACGACGTGCCCCTGGAGAAAAAACTACAATTCATCTATGTCCATCATTTACAAAGAAGACTTGCTGAAACTCATGGAGAAGGGCTGTAGCGATCCTGAGTGCAAAGGACCCCACGCTCAGCACGATCACATGACCTTGATCCAGCAGTGCCATCCCGGAAAAGGCACGGTGGTGGGCTTTTGCCGCAATGAGGGCATTCTCATTATCGCCTGCAAAGTCTGCAAACGCGTCAGCGCCAACGTGGCCGTAGCCGAAAGGAGTCCCAATGTCCAAACCCTCACCGAGTAGCGAGGCCCTGACTCGCTACGAGATTGACTTCATCCTTTGGTGCATCGTCAGGGCCTCGGCCCAGCCTGCGCCGCATGCCGCTCACTATTTCGCGCGGCATGAGATCCCTGTCATTCACAAGCTGTGTGACCTGAAAGATAAACTAACCTCAACCCTGGACGCAGCTCCGCCTGAAAAAGCCTGACATGAGAAAATTACACCTGCTCGGCACTCAATACGGCACGGATAAAGTGGACAACCTCCACACGTTCCGCGACCTCAGCTACCTGGACGTTTATCAAATCTACTTTCGCGGCATCCGTTGCGATGTCCGCTGCCTGCTGGAGCTGGGCGTCTTCAAGGGTCGCTCCCTGCAAGTCTGGCGCGATTACTTTCCCAACGCGCAAATATGGGGGCTGGACCTGGACCCGCAGGCCAAGGCCGACTATGGACCGCGCATCCAGGTAGTCACGGGCAGCCAAATTGATCCCAATGCTTTGAGCCTGGTCGCCCCGGATCAACTTTTTGATGTCGTCATTGACGACGCCAGCCACGTCATCGACCACCAGATTGCCAGCTACTTGTTGCTCTGGCCGCGCGTTAAACCGGGCGGCTTTTACATTATCGAGGACCTGCAAGTGTCTCACTGGGGTGACATCTCCAATTCCTGGAGGGAATGGCCGGGGCAGAAGCACAATCCGCCAGAGACCACCGACTTTAAGCTGGACCGATCTAAGCTGGACCGCTTTTTCGCCGACCAGCTAAAGATCATGGATCTCCACCAGGGGGACATTCGCTTTCTGCACTTCTGGTCCAAACAGGCCATTTTCTGCAAAGTATGAACCCGCTCCAATCACTGGGCCTCCGGCACCAAACCGACAAGGCGGACCGCTACCACACCTTTTGTGGCCGATCTTACCTGGATGTTTACGAAACTTATTTCGCGCCCATCCGGGATCAAGTGCGCGGCGTGCTGGAACTGGGAGTGTATCGGGGTTCCTCTCTGAAAGTCTGGCGCGACTATTTCCGCAACGCCAGTGTGATCGGCATTGACCAGGACCCGCAGGCCAACCAGTTTTACGGGGAGCGCATCTCCGTGATCCTGGGCCATCAGTGCGACCCGCAAGTTCTTCACCGGGCGCGCGCCGCCGCCGCCGCCGCCGCCGACACCGCCTTTGACATTATTATCGATGACGGCAGTCACCTGGTGGAGCACATGCTGGGGAGCCTGGATGCCGCCTGGGGCCACTTGAAACCGGGCGGTCTCTACACCATCGAGGATTTGGCCAACACCTACTACGACCTCACGCCCTATGTCCAGGTGCGGCCCGGCCTTAGTCTCAATCCCCCCACCACCGATTTCTGTAACGACCGCTCTCGTTTTGACGCCGCCCTGCTGGCGCGAATTGCCATCATGGACAAACTGCAAGGCGACACAGCCTTCATCCATTTTTGGCCCATGCAATGTATCCTCCAGAAAGTCAATTAAAATGAAACCTGACTTAATTGTCGAGATTAACTTCAATATCAAGGACCAGTCTCAGTCCGTGATCCGCACCAACGCCAACCGGGACGGCCTGGAGGAGATCCTGGAATCCTGGATCGTGGCGCAGATGGGCCGGGGCGCGACTCGCCAGCCGGGCGTGGAGAGAGACGCTTACCAGATCGTGCTCTACCTGGAGCTGGCCGAGGACACCTTCGCCGTCAAGAGCGACACGGGCGACGACAACCTGACCCTGGGCATTGTCGCCGCCGTATTCGGCAACCTGGAGCGGTTTCGGGTGGAACCGCTGCCCGAAACCTACTTCCAGAAAAGAGTGGAGACTGCCGCATGATTGTTCACACCTACTACCAACAACTGAAGGACGAATACGACCAAATCGTGGACAACGGCTATGCCGAGCTGCTGAAGCTTTTCCAGGAATCCTGGGAACGCCAAGGCTGGCAGGTGCGCGCGCTTGGCCTGGACGATGCCACGGCCAACCGGGACTACTGCACCTATGCCGAAGCTATTTCCCACATTCCCAGCCTGCACTGGAGCGAATATAAGCAGGTGTCGTTCGTGCGCTACCTGGCCATGCTCCAGGTGGGCGGCGGACTGATGGTGGACCTGGACGTGATCAACTATGGGTTCAAACCGGAGCACCTGCCCCCGGAACCCAACTACACCCTGCAACGTGGCTCCGGTCCTTACGGGACCCAGTATTTTTACGGCTGGCTGTGCTACGAGTTCGCGCGCTGGCACCAAACCCGCGTGCCTTGCTGGCCCGTCGAGGGGCAGGTTCACTGGTCAGACATGATCTTCCTCAGCGCCGCCGTGCCGTGGGTGGATCTCAGTCGCAACTACGGCGAGCCGGGCTGGGAAACCGCGCCCCTGGTCCACTTCAGCAACGGTTCGCTCTATGGCAAAGCGAAGTGCTCGCGCGCGGATCGGGTCCAGCGCATTCTCGCCGCCCGGACCCTCTAATTTTTTTTTCGTTTATTTGCACTTTCCCTGTTGACGGCTAAATCAGAATCGTTTACATTTATCACCAGAATGAATACGACCAACGAAATTACGAACGAAACTCTGGAAGCGATGCTAGCCTGGAATCAGCCTCGCCTGGCCAAGACCGCGCGCGGACTGCGCCAAGTGCGCACAGCTATCCCGCACGGCGCATTCTGGTCCCTGTGGCGCGCGCACAAGCCCCAACTCCACGACTTGGGCATCAGTCCCAAACTGATCAATGGCTCCTGGACCGTCAATTGGTATCAGGAACCGAACCAAGCCGCTGTAACCGCCGAAACCACCCGTTCGTTCGTGCTGCCCGAAACCAAGTATCCCTGGTCCGACGAGCAAATTGCCATCTTCAAATGGTTCCACTCCGGCACCGGATCGCTCGTGGTGCGCGCTCGCGCGGGGACCGGCAAGTGTCTTGGCCTCGATGTCCCTATCCTGCTGCACGATGGCACCATTAAACGAAACGCCGACATCGTGACAGGTGACCTTTTGATGGGACCAGACGGATCACCACGGCGGGTGCTCTCAACAACTCAGGGCAAAGCTCCGATGTTCAAAATCGTTCCCATCAAAGGTGCGGCATGGACCTGCAACAATGTTCACGTCTTGACCTTAGCTGGAACAAACCACCGCAAGGGCATAGTCCGTGATGTCGCGCTGAATCAACTTCTGAGTGAAACACGAAACCAGAATCGCCCCGACATGAACTGGAAGTTGTTCAAACCAGCGATGGTCAATTTTCCAACACGTCCAAACCCGGAAGTTGATCCCTACTTCTTCGGCCTCTGGATTGGCGATGGCACAAAGGAAACTAGGACCCACGGCCTCGCAGCGGTCTCAATCTCCAAGCCTGATTCAGAAGTTCTTGAGACGTGCAAAGTGCAGGCTGCCGCATGGGGGCTGACCATCACTACTCAAATTTCCTGCAACGGCTGCCCTCCGCCCAACCTTCAAGTGAAATAGCTATGAAACTTGACTATACCGACCGGCTCCCGTCCGAGTCCGCCAAGGCGCGGATCGTCCCTCTGATTAACCAGATGACGGACACCGATTACCTCAACTCCGTTATCCTCACGGTCGAGGACCGGATCAAAGCCCTCGTGCGCACGCGCCTGGCCGAAGAGGACCCGATCCTGGATCTCCGGTCCCTGGACACGATTTGGCACCTGACGGGCGACCGGCAGATCAGCTTCGACGCCTTGGGCCACAAAAAGGGTAACTTGCGCGAGATCGAATACTACGTGGGCCGCAAAGTTCACCACGTTCTAGGCATCGGCGTCATTGCGCTCCTGAAGGACGGTTCCGCCGCCATCCGGCTCAAGCCCCGTTGCCGGTGCGGAAGGCGCATGACTCTCTACGCCAAACCCGGCGTTCATTTGGGTGGGTTTGCCTACGCCTATGACTCGCGCGGCAAGCGCCTGGGAGATCTGCGCAACATCGAAGTGACCTGCGGGAAATGCTCACACTAATATGCCTAAAATTAAATATCGCAAGAAGAAGTTCGAGCCGGACAGCCTGGAGAAAATCGAAAAGGCCAACGTCATCATCGCCGAGTATCAGCAGCAGGGCTTCGACCTGACCCTGCGCCAGCTTTACTATCAGTTTGTCAGCCGGGCCTTCATCGAGAACAACCAGCGCGAATACAAAAACCTGGGCAACCTGATCAATGACGCGCGCCTGGTGGTGGTGGACGCGGAAGCCGCCCTGAAAGACTGGCAAGCTCTGACAGCGGCGAAAGTGAAAACCACCGACACTGAATATGAGATCGGCTTTAAAAACCGGGTCGCTTTCGTCGTGGAAAGCGTCGCCGGTGTCGCCCTGCTCCTGGAGCGGCAACAGGACCCGGAAGCGCACCGGATCATCCAGGAAAACGCCGTGACGGGAATCACCGACACCTGGCAGCAAGAAGTGGCTGCCGCGCGGGACTGCCCCAGGGTGTTTAGGCAGCGATTCTGGAACGAAGTCGCCCAGTTCGTCTGCATGTGCCACTTTTCAGCCGCCTACGGGGACGACCTGAATCCTCACGGCGAGCACAACGTCAGCCTCAACATCACCCCCCACTACGTCCACCGGGTCACCCGCCTGGAAATTAAGTGCCCATGAAACTTCCCCAACCCGGCTCCTATGCCATCAATTTAGAAACCAAGATGAAAGCCCAGGACCTTGCCGACATCCGCAAGCGTCCCGTGGGCGTGATCATCAGCACCAGCGGCATGGCCTATGACGAGGAGTTCCGCCCGGAATGGTCTTCCCGCTACATTTACGTGGCCTATCCCAGCGGCCAAACCCCCGCCATCACCAAAATGAGCGTGATCCGGCGCGGGATCGACCAGCGCCGAAAATACCATGTCATCGTTCAACGAGCGGACGAATCCACCCACGACCTGGGCGGCACGAGCGACCACCACGAGGCTGTCCGCACCGCCGAGGACCTGGCCCGGCGCGAAAACTATACCCAGACCATCAAAATCGAAGAATTACCCCTATGAGTGGCATCAAGTTCATTACCACCAAAGATCCGACCGAGCGCGCCCAGCATCGCCTCCACCACACCCCGGCCACGGTGGACGAGCACGAAAGCAAGATCCTTGGCATGGAGGTCGTGACCTGGAAAGAAACCTGGCACTGCCCCTTGTGCCACACGAAATTTACCTTTACCAACTCCAACGCCTAAACACCATGAGTATTGACACCGCTTATCCCGCGACCCCCGAACTTGAAAAACTGAAAGCCGCCGCCCCGCGCTCGCAACATATTGGCGAGTTCCTGGAATGGCTGGGCACGCGGGGGATTGTCCTGTGCTGCTATCAAAACAACATCCTGATCGAAAAGCGCGAGCGCCCGGAAAAACTGCTAGCTCAGTTCTATGAGATCGACCTCGATAAGGTGGAGCAGGAACGCCGCCAAATCTTGGAGTATATCCACAGCGCCGAAAGTAAACTTAAAAAATGAACTTGGACATTACTAAACCCGAAGGCATGCTGCGGCTCCAGGGCGCTAAGGTCCTGGTGCGCTGCGACCGCGAGGAAGCAGTCCTGACCGTGGTGCGAGTCATGGCCGTCCGGCAGCGCCTTGAATTGGTCAATAAAGAAAGCCGGGAGCGGGAAGCCTACGCGCTGACCCAGGAGCTATGCGACCAGCTCCAGCCCTGCTCGGACAAACGCGCCCAGTGGTCGCTTACTCTACGATGTCACCCAAACAAGTAGAAGACACCCTGTTCAATGTCGTGCGCCAAACGGATGCGGAGACTGCTGTCCCGGTGCTGATCAACCGTCATCACCTGATGGAGCTGCTCACTGCCGCCAAGCCTAAGATCGAGCTGAACATGGCCGAAATGGCCGCCATCCTGCGTAGTATGGCGGATAAGCTTGAGTTCGGCCAGAACGTCATCGCGCTCCATCGCGACTACGAACCGTCCCAGGACTTGGGCGAGAACTCAGGATTTTATGGCAACTAATACCCCAATGAACACCCCACCCAAACCCCAAGCCCCCGCGAAACAACCCGCTGACAGCCCGGACGCGCGCTATGATGTTCTGATCTACAATATGGAGACCAACATCGTCGATACCGTGGCGGGAACGGATCTGCCCATTAAAGGCAGCTTCCACACGGTCAGAAAGCGCGTTGATGCGGCCCATGACCGTATCAACCTGGACCGCTACTCGGTCCTCACCCTGCCCACCGGCAGGCGTAAGAAAGGCGACCTGCTCACGCAGGAAGATATCAACTGGGATGTCCCTGACCCGGACGATGACTGTGACCCTGAAGACTAAATTATGAGATGCTATTGTGTTTACGGCGGACAATACGGCTTGGAGGGAAAAGGCTGCGTGGCCGAAGCCCTGCTCCAACAGCACAAAGGCCGGTCCGTGGTGATTGGAGAGAACGCCCCCAACAGCGGCCATACCTGCCGCGCCGGTTCCCTGCGTGCCCTGCCTGCCGGAGCTTTTTTCGCCGACGCGGTGATCCTGGGACCGGATGCCGTCATTGACTTGGAAGTCCTGACGGAGGACTGGTCCACTGTTTGCGACTACCGCGCGGCCCACGGAATAGCTCCCGCGCGGTTGTATATCCATGTCAACGCCGCTCATTGCGACGAAAACTGCGTCCAGACCGAACAAGACATTCAACTAAGAGAGCGCATCGCGAGCACCTGCACAGGCGGCGGCGCGGCTCGCTACCGCAAGCATGTCTTTCGCCAGGAAGAGTGCGTCATCGGACACCGGATCAAAAAAGTTAACCCGGACTGGTGCGCGCTCGCGCCACGGGAGTATATGGACTTGATTGAGGACCTGCCCGGTAACTTCGATACGTGCGTCTTCGAGTGCGGCCAAGGTCTTCTGCTGGACACCAATTTTGGCCACTACCCTTACGTGACCAGCCGGTCCACCCTGCCCCAGGCCGCCGTGGCGCGCAACGGCCTGGCCCGGCTGCAATGGCACTACGTGGGCGTTTACCGGACGTTCCCCATCCGCGTGGGCGGCAACAGCGGTCCCACGGGCGGCACCGAGATCTCGTGGTCCCTGCTCAAGCGCCCCCCGGAACACGGCACGGTAACCGGTCGAGAACGCCGCGTCTTCACCTGGTCCAATGCCGATTTTGACTATAGCCTTAAATTGGCTGTGCCCGACCAAATTATGGTGACTCACCTGGATTACCTCGACGCGGCGGACCGCGCCCCGTGGCTGGACCAAAAGATCCGGCCAAGCTACCAAGGCCTGGTCTATGCCTCGGAAAATCCCTGTAACTTTACGTTTACTTCTTTTATCAACGGCAAATCTCAATACTACCCCTATGCTCACTAAGATCGAAATTGGACCAGGCCCAACCGACCTGGGCCAAGTCAACTACAACGCCTACTGCGACACCCGCGACTGGAAATCGTTTGATGGCAAACCGCTGCCGCCCTGGGAGCAGGTGAAGCCGGATATTCAGGAGGGCTGGCGCAAAGGTGCCGACGCGGTAGCGGTCGCCTTGCTCAACAAGATGGTCCAGCGTGGCATTGAGTGCCTGAAGTAGCTAACTATGTATGACGCGGACGCGGAGTTACAAGCGCAGCAAGAGGCGCGCGGCGAGGAACTACACCGGGAGTATCTGCTCGGTGTCGGCCACTTCGCGCCCCACCGCTGTCCCCCGGACATGCCGCCGTGCCCGGAGTGCCAGGCCGCCGAGGAACACGAGGACTGGCTGGAATTTGGAGACCAATGAAAGTTTACCACATAGCCCCTGGTAGTAAATCGGAGATCATTCAGTTGACCGGCCTGCAACCCAAAGCGTTTAAGCGGGGTTTCTACGCCGGAGACCGCGAACCGGCCATCTACTTTTTCGAGGATCTGGCCACGGCGGAGGATGGCGTGGTAAACTGGCTAGCGGACGAATGGCCGCCCTCCGAAACAACCGCCGCTGTCTTTGAGGTTGAAATTCCCAACGACCAGTTGGAACCGGACCCGGAGATCGCTGGCTCCTACCGGTCCAAGCTGGCCGTGGAGCCGAACCGGCTGCGCCTGGTCAATACCTGGGATCTTTAATATGCCTAACATCACCCCCGCCATCATCAAGCACCTGCTGGAAGATGAGGAGCCGGACACGTATCTGGAGACCGCGACTCGCGTGCGTAACCAGGCACGCGTCGAGAACAGCTATAACCGGGCCTTTGGTGGACCTGTTAAAGGTGACATCGCCTTCAACAGCGGGTCACGCCGATTTGAAAGACTCGGCGGCGTATGGTATGTGACTCGCCGCGCCAAGAATCCGGCCTACTGGGACCAGCCCCAATACTTTATCATCTATCCCGGTCCCAACCCCTACGCTTTCATCGTCTGCAAGCAGCCACGCCGCCTCTTAACCCGGCATTTCCGAACGGCCATCGCGCAGATCTACCGCGATGCCGCAAAGCGGTCGGCGCGCGCTGATCGCATTGGGGTGGACGGCACGGAAAAAGCAGTCTATGACGCCCGTGCCAGCGGAGCCAAACCGGAACCCGCCTACGAGATTTTGATCGACGGCACCTGGAAGCGGACCAGTCCAGTCAGCACCCATGCCTAGATCCACCAACTTCAGGGTTAAAGCCTGGCCTGCCGAGGGTGTGCCGGTCACGGCCCAGTGCCCCGCCTGCTACAAGCAAGCCAGCATGAAAACCATCGTCGCCGAAGTGTTGGAATTGGACTCCCTGAAGTTCAAGACGGAGAAGGACCGCCAGCACGCCCTGGAAGTCATTGAAGACCTGATGACCCGCGCCAGCGATCCCGCCAAAGCCGCCCTCTACGCCTGGCAGCGCGAGCGCCTCCGGCGCGCCACAATCACCGAGAAATCCGCGCGCGACCAGACCTCCATCGGCATTTATCCGGGTGGGGGCGGGGCTTGACGCGCTTGCTTTTTCTTTGCTGTTTTTCGCGTCATCTGGCGAATGTAAACAAAATATATTCTGCGGTCAACTACAGGGAAATGGGCCGGTAAAGAGCGGCTAAAATAAGAGCGTTCGCTCCTCCCGCCTCCAGAGCTTGGGCGACCAGGTTGCGGGACCCGGCTCCCGCGTCGGCCTTGGCTGTCCCGTCCGCCGCCAGTTGAAGATGCGTGCCAATTTTAACCGTGCCGGGCGTGGCATTGAGCTTCACCCGCACGGTGCCTGCGAATCCCCCGGCGCAGATAGCGACCAAGCTTGCGCCTCCCTCTGCCGCGCCCGTGAGGATGACCCCGAATGGAAAATCAAACAGGTTATTACATACGGACGCGGCCTGATTGGCGTCGATCTCCACAAAGTAACCTTCCTTGCCGGTCTGATCGGCGGCGGCAGTCAGCTCGATGGTTCCGTAGGTGGTCGGCGTCACGGCAGGCTGGCGCACCGTGTCATCCGTGCCCGTGGGATTGGGAACATGGGTCGCTTGCATAAGGTCCTTAATCTATACGACCTTAAATACCGGGATGCTTCTGGTTGCGCTCGGCTTTCCGCTGGCGCTGGCTTTTCTCCGGCTGAGATTTCTTATTCACCAGCCGGTCCGCTTCCATAGCGACCAAATTGGCTTCGCTGGCGCTGATCACTACCTGGGCGACGACCAGCGTGGCGTAACCGTAGAAACGAAGCTCGCGCGCATAGTCCAAGCCGCGCATGTTGCACATCCAGTGGATTACGTCCACAAACTCGCGGTCCTGCGCCGCATCCTCGTAGTGGCCCGGCAGGCGCTTGACCGCTTGATACGCGCAGGCGTGCGCCTCCGATCCCGTGCCGCGCCACTCCACTTCCACGCGCGATACGCCCAGGCACTTCCTGAAAAAGTCTTTGATCTGTCGGAAGGTCGCCTGGGTCTTGGCCGAAACCTCGAACTGGTGCTGGCTCAGGTCCGAGTATCGGGCAAAATAAAGGCTCTTGATCTTAAAGTGCTTCTCGAACGCCGCCGTGTGGCGCTGGCTGAGCACCGTCAAGGGGCCTGCCGCGCGCTTCAGATGCACCGTCGCTTTAATCCAGCCGGAGGCTTTCGGCTCAACCGGCTGGGTGGGTTTCGTCACTTGGATGGGTTTGAGTTTGGTCATTTTCATGGAGGGTTAAGGTTGAGGTCGCGGGACGCAGGGAAATAGCCTGTCGGTAGCCGCAGTCCGTGTTCGGGCACTCCCACCACATGCCTAGGCACTGGCCGCTCTCCCAGTCCCAGTCATCGTTCAAGAACAGGCACGCGTGGCACTCAGGACAGTAAATCTTTTCAGGCTCGCTCATTCGATTTTTTATCCGGCATGAACATCTGCTCCAGCTTCCAGGTCACCGGGACGGTCGCCTCGTAGGGATTATCCGCCTGGCCCTGGGCCAGCACCAAATGTCCCTCTGTGCTGGTATTGTCGCGACTCGTCCCTCTTTGGCTCTTATCAATCAGAAAGCACATCCAATCCGTTGTTCGGGTAAAAGCCAGCTCAAAGTAAAGGTAGGGCTGCTGGTGCTGAGCGTCCCGGAACAAGCAGAGCGTCTTGCTGAATAATTCCCTGGGGTGATCCAGCGCGATCAGGGGCAGGAGCGCCGCGACCACCTCGGCGACGACCTGGGAAGGGTCTTTAATGGACTGGATGCGCTCCCCGTATTGGTCCTTGATTCGCTCCAGGCATTGTTCCGTTAACCGCTGCAATGTTTCTTGATGCATGATCCACAGAACTGAAAGTGCAAAGCCAGCCCCTCCAGGGGCCGCGCGGTTTAAAAATCATCGACTCTTGACAGCCCGGTCAAGGATAGGCGACCACCGGGTTGGTGACTCCCGTGCAGGAACCGGTCAAAACGGGCGTCAATAGGTTGGGTCCGTGATCCCGCAGACTCGTGACCGCCGCGCCGTCCGTGGCCTCGTTCATGGGCAGATAGAAGCGCAGGCTGCCGGGATCGATTTGGAGCGGATAGTAGGCAATGGAAGGCGTGGAATAGAGCTTGGTCACACCCCGGTAGGAGTAAAGAATGCGCTGGTTCCAGCGGTCGTTCCACACGGCCACGTCGGACATTTGGCCGTTGAAAGCGTTGTAGGTGGTATCAGTGCTGACCGCTCCGCTAATAATCCAGTCCGTAGCCACGGTCACACCCCACCCTGTGGACCAGGTGGGGAAAATGTTGTTAAACAGATCGTCATCGTTGCCGTTCACCAGGATTTGAAACCGGCTGTCATCCACGGGAATGGTCAGCATGATGTGATACCAGGTGTCCGTGATAAGCTGCGTGTCTCCCTTCTTGACGAAAAAGCTGCCTGCCGACTGCTGGAAGTAAATGGAGAAGAAGCAGGCGCTCAGCGGGAAATTCTGCCAGACAGCCAACTGAAAGGTGTAGCGCGTGCGCCCTGGATCGGACAGGCAGATGATGTTCATCGACCGGGTGCCATCGACGCCCACCACCAAGTGGGGCTTGACCCACACGGAGATGGCCGCCCAGGTCAGGGTGGTGTCCGTGACCTCCCAACTGCCGGTGCCTGCGAAGGAGATAGCCATATACTAAAACACTTGACGAGTCCATTCCAGGGTCGCCGCGATCATGCTGATGCCCACGGGGTGAATGGTGTCGGTGACCCGCTCGACTTTGACCGCCACGAAATCTCCCGCAACCACGCTCGCGTCATTGGCCAGCGGCACATTGAAGCTTTGCGTGACATTAGCCCCGAAAGCCGCCGCGCCCAGCGCCCACGTAAACGCGTTAGCCGTGTCATAAACGGGGGCGAACGCCCCATCCACGGTCCGGGCCACATAGACATTGAAATTACCATTGGCAGGCCCGACTACCGCGTCATCCAGGGCCAGCATCACGTGCAGGTGCAAACCGGTGCCAAAATCGGTGGGCATCATCAACTGGTAGGCGGCGGACGTGTTCTGCGAAAAATGCAAACGCCAGAGGGTATTGGCCCCATCAATGGTCGCGTTGGCGGTGGTCGGCAGCTTGGCGCTTTGAACCGGCAGCATCAGGCTGGCATTGCCGCCCGATATGCTGGCAATGGTAAACGCCTGCCAGGCCAGGTTGCTGCCCGTGGTCGCCAAAGCCCCCGCCGCGTTGGCGAGGCCCAGGGCGTTGGTGCCCACGTTGGTGCCGATAGCCGCCAGATTGTAAGCGCGCTGCGCCAGGGCCGTGCCGGTGTTGGCCAAGGTCCAGGACTGGTTGGCCACGGTCAGGGCCGAATTGGCGGTGTTGGTCCCGTTGACCGCGATGTTATATGAAGCCTGGGCCAGGTTCGTCCCGGCCTGCGCGATCACGTAGGCGTGATTGGCCACATTCGTGCCTGTGGTCGCCAGGACGTAGGCGCTATTGGCCAGGGTCGTGCCGCTAACCGCGATGCTGTAAGCATGATTGGCCACGGTCGTGCCGTTGACCGCGATGTTGTAAGCTTCCGTAGCAATAACCGTGCTGGTCCCGCCGCCCCCGCCTCCCGCCAGGGCCAGATCGTAGGCGCTTTGGGCCAGGACCAGGGCGTTAGTGCCCACGTTGGTGCCGATGGCCGCCAGATCATACGCCTCGTCGGCGCGCTGAGTCCCCGCAATGGCGATGTTGTAGGCGTGATTAGCCACGCTCGTGCCAGCGATGGCGATATCATAGGCATGGTTGGCGACCGTGGTGCCAGCCACGGCGATCTCATACACGGTGGTGCCGCCCCCGCCCTGAGACAGGGCCAGCTCCGCCGTGGACTGGGCGGTTGCCGCCGCGTTGAGGGCGTTGGTGCCCACGTTGGTGCCGACATTGGCCAAGTCCCAAGCCAGCTTGGCCAGGTTATAGGCATTTTGACCGATGTTGGTTCCGGCAATGGCCAAGGTCCAGGCTTGCTGGGCCAGGAGCAGGGCCGCCTCGGCGGTAATTTGGGCTTCGCTCATAATCGCTGCGGCTACAAAAGTGATCCAGTTGCGCTCAGAGGCGAGACTGGCGCGCGCTTGCGGATGATAAATATTGGTGTCACTGATCACGCTGCCTATAACTACGCCGGGATGACGACATCGGGGCGAGCATGGGCAATTTCTTGCGGATCAATGTAAACTTTAAACCCCCCGCTCACCTGGCCGAAAAACCGGTCCAGATCGGCATGGTTCCGCTGGTCCAGGGCCACGGCATCCGCGCTCTCCAGCGCCGCCTTCACCTGGTCCACGGTCGCGGCTTGCAGCCAGGGACCGGCGTCAAACTCCACCCGGAGCTGGCCGTCATCGGATTCCGCCAAAGCTTTGACGGCAGGCGGACTCTCCGCTTTAGACTCGAAGGGTATGCCCTTATTCGCCCAGTAGTGCAAAAAGAACTCCGACGCCTTATTCTTGGCGATCTGCTCGGCCTCTTCAAAAGAATCAGCCTGGAACCGATCCTCGCCTAAAACGTTACGGTGCGGCAGCGTGTAAAGGATCGTGTAGTCACTGATGTGTTCCTTGAACAGCTTAAACCGCGCCATCGTATTGCCAGAGACGTGCTCATAGTAACGAGTGACCCGCTGTGGATGACGCGCGGTCCCCACCAGGTCCCACTGAATATAAGCCGGGTCGGGCACCAGGTCTTTAACCTCGAAGTCGTCCTCCTCATCCTCCAGGCACACCGAGAACTCGGCCTCGCCGTCGCACCGGGAATGGACCTCTTCCTCCGGTCGCTTTAGCTCGCCCTCCTCTTTCTCGATCCCCACCCGCGCCGCGCCGTCGCCATCCACGTAGATCTTGGCGCTGCCACTGTGGCCCGAATGCGTGCTGTTCACCCACCAGAAAAGCTGCTCGATCTGATCCAGGTGCTCAGGGTCCGCCGTGACCTTGTATCGGCGCGTCTCCCGCTCCTGGCTCTCCGTGATCGGAGTCAGATAGCCGTTTTCCGTAAAAAAGTCGGTCGCCTGCTGCCGGGCGATGTGCGACGCCTGAGTCAAGCCGTTGACATGAATTTCCGTGCGGCTCAGGAATCCCACGCCCTGAACGTAAAAATTGACGATCCACCGCCCTGGGGCCTGCTCATGCAGATGCATCTCCAAAGTCTCATCAATTATGCCGTGTCTGCGAAATACAAAGCGCTCGATACCCTGGTCCTGGTCCACCTGGACCGTTCCCACGTAGCGCCACTCGGAGGGCGGATCGTCGAAGAGCGCCTTCATGTCCACATCATCGTCGTCCTCGCTTTCCTGGACCAGCGGCTCGACGCGGAAAACAAAGTCATAGTCGGCATCCTGGACACGTGTCACCCGAATGTGGCCCCGAAAGGACATGGCCGCCGCCAGCTCGATCACGTGCCAGGCCGCCTGGTCCACTTGCGCGGGATCGTTGTCCGGGATCGCGCCGCGCGGATAATTAAAGCGCACTTCCCAACTGGGATCGTCCGGGCCAGGCTCGGACAACACCGGGTTTTGCCAGCCATACATGCTCACGCGCAGCGCCAAATCATGGGGACTCTGACCCTCGGTCGCGTGGCCTACGATCAGGCTTTCATCCGAGCTGGTTTCCAGGTCCTTAGTCTCGAAATCATCCTCCTCGGACTCCTGGCCGTGCGCTTCCGCCAACTTGTAGATTTTATCGTAAACCTTTTCAAGCCGCTCCCGGTCCGCAGGCTGGGACTCCTGGATCTTCTCAGCCAGGCGCTCCACCATCTTCTGTTGCGTGGACGGGCCTACGGGAATCGTAATTTCATAGGCATTGTTGCCAAAGATCCAAATGGGGTTCTCTGCCCCCACCACCTGCTGCAAGTGATTCTTCCAGACAGTATAAAATTCGCCGTAATCGGGAATATACTGAATGCGCGTCCACATTTTAACCCAGGACTCACCCCGGTCAGCATTGGTCTTGCGCGGCTCCAAGATAAACTGAACCGTTGGCCCCAACCGGATTTCCCGACCGTGCATCCGGTCATCCAGCATGAAGTGCAGATTTTTATCGATGGTGAACTTGAACCCGGCCCGATTCAGCCGGTCGGCGACCTCCGTAGCCGCCAGCAGATCCAATTCCTCCTCGGACAGCTCCAGGTCTTTGATCTCGAAATCGTCCTCGACTGACTCCAGCGCCCTGGACAGCGGGGGCAACGGTTGGCGCGTGCGATACCATTTCCGGCCAAAGGAACTGATCGTCGGCAGATCCCAGTCCACGGGGTAGCACCAGTATTTTGGATTGCCCAGGTTATGAAACTCGCCGCCCACCGTGTAGCCCGTGCCCTGCTTGCGCACGGCCTGTCCATCGTCCTTTTTAAACTCAAACCCCTCCGGCACGTTGGCAAAAGCAACCGGCATACGCAGGCGGGTCGGGTCCTGGGTCTCCAGGTCCTTGGTCTCGAAATCGTCCTCGACCGACTCTGGTAACTGCTGAGCATACTGGTAAGCATACTTGAAAAAACGTCGTCTGGATTTGGGGGTCAAATACTTCAAGTTAAGGCTCCCACGCTCGTCTCCGGGCTGCCGAATGCGGTAGATGACCTCCGAGCGGGAAAGGATCTTCCCGTTGCTGTAGCCACCCACGCGCCCCGCCAGACCCAAGACATAATCGTGCGCCCTGGCCATAAGCTCCGATTTTGTGTTAAAATAAGCAGCCGGGTCTTGAGCAACTCCTTTACGGCTGATTGTTCCCTTGTTTTTGCCTTGATGGCGCTGCCATTGCGCGTGATGCACCAGCTCATGATGGACAAGTTTTTCCAAGGTGCGCCGAGTTAAGTCCAGCCGGTAGCCCGGCCCCATCTCGGTCAAAGGCGGCACAAAGATAACAATCAAACCACCATACTGATAAGCCGCATGAAACGTTCCCGCTGGCGAATAGCGCAGCTTTACCCTGTCCGTGCTAAACTTATGCAGTAGTCCTGGCCACTCCTTGAGCCACAAACCCTTTGACTCCTTTTTAGTCCAGTCCAGCTTAGGTCCCGCCTCGATGGCCTTCGTGATCCCGTCCAAAGCTTCCGCCGTTAGCTCGGCTGCCTGCGCCGTATCCGGCATCAACACCGCTTCTCCAACCAGATCCTTGGTGTCAAAGTCCTCTTCCTCGGACTCGCTCAGTCTAAAACCCGCTGGGAGAAACTCCAGCGCGACCGCATCAGGCGGACGCTGCCCCCTCTCCGTGCGGGAATTAAGACCGATAACCGGTTCAGATTTCTGAACCGTCTTGCGCAGGTAGTTCCCCTGCTGATCGAGGAGCTTGATGGAAAGACCAGCATCGTTGATGTCAGTGACATTGCCTCGCATTCCGGTAACCAGGTGACCGTCCACCCATATCACAAAACGCCAGATATACGGATCGTGCAGCCAGTCCCATAAGGTTTGGGCGGTGCCTGTGTATAGTTCACCCCCTAACTCGACCAATACCTCTTCCCGGCCACGGGGCAGCTTCAGGATGGGATTCCCGTCATAGTCCGACACCAGGTCCTTCAGCTCGAAGTCCTCGTCCTCAACCAAACTACGTATGGCTTGCTCGGCGCGCGTCACGCCCTAACTACCGGATTTGGACAGCGCCAACTTAGAGCGCAGCTTTTCGAGCCAAGCGTCCACCTTCAGCCACTTTTCGCGCGCCGTCAGGCCGCCCAAATCAATCTGAATGACCGTGCGCGTGGCGGGTGCCAGCAGGCGAGTGCTAATCTTGGGTTCTTTAATAGGCTTAGTCATGGCGTTTCCTTTTTGGGGAACGCCAGGTCCCAGGACTCCAGTTGAAAATCGTCCTGGATCACCCCCCCGTCCACCACGGTTCCCGTCCCTCGTGGAGCCAGCTTCAATCTGCCCGTTTTGATTTCCTGGGCCACGGCTTGCGCTTCCATGACGGGCAGCATTTCCACGGACATGGAAACCTGGCCGCCATCTTCGTCGAGCCGGGTAACGATCCCCACCGCGTTGCGCAGCGTCGGCGGATCTCCAGCATGGACCAGGAGCTTGCGCTGCTTGACCTTTTCCTGGGCGAGCGCGGCGGCTTTGCGCACTACCTCTCTAGGATAAATGTTGCCGTTGATCGTTGCCCGATTGGCGATTAATACGTTCGATACTCTTATGTTCACAGTGGCAGCAGCGGTGCTCGCGGAGGAGCGCCCGGAAAAACCCGATCATGGAAGCGAACGCCGAGGTCACGCAGAAAATCAGCGCGCAGGTCCCCAGCCAGATCCAAAAGCTTGAAAATGTAAACTTAAGTATCTCCAGCACGCTTTATAGAACGCGGCCCCAGGTGTGCCGGAAGCCCACGGTCAGCGTGTGTGTGCTGAGCTTCTGCTGAATCGTGTCAAACACGTATAGGAACACCACGTCGTTGCTGGCGGAACCCGCATCCATCAAATACAGCGCGCGCCAGTCGCTTCGATTCGCCTGGCCGACCAGAAAAGTATAAAGCTGATCCCGCGTATAGGTGCCCACCGTGTAGGTGCTCAGCGTGGGCCGATACCCCTCCTGGGTGAGCCAGGCCGAAGCCGATCTGGCCGCGCCGTAGGTGCCGTGCGCCGGAGCCGTGGAAGACATGGAAATCGTCGTAAAGTTGTCGCCGGTGGTCGATGGCTCGCCGAAACCGCAGTAGTATTTGCTATCGACCGAGTTGAAGGCTTTGGTGCTGACTACAAAACCATTGGTCTGAATGAAAGCGACGGGAATTTCCTCGCACTGAAGGGTGCCGGTCGCGGCTGGCCAGCCCACCACGGGTGAGGAGCCGATAGTCTGCGGCGTAATGGGAGAGACCGTAACCGACACGCTATACTTCACCCGTAGCTGCTGTCCGGCTGTGAGCGAGGCGGTGGAGGGCAGCTTGATGCGGGAAAACAGGTTGGAACCGACCGTGGACGTGCTGGCAAATCCCACTTCATTACACGAATTGGGACCCGTCTCCACGGAAAAATCAAAGGTGCGGGTCAGGACGGTCACCGCGCCCGTGGTCACGGTCTGGCAATTAGGCGCGCCTGTCAGATAAGTGCTGGTGCGCCGTGAAGCGCCGCCGCCCCCGGTAATCTCGGTGGTCAAACCCGTCTGGTTGGTGTTGTAAATGATGAACGTGTCCGGCCCGATAGTGCTACTGGGGCTAACCGTGCATTGGGTGGTGCTCGTGAATCCCGTAACCAGGAAAGTATTGCCTGACGTATCCAGTTTGATGGTCTTGCCCACGTCTGTCGCGTCACCCGCCAAAAATCCAATCGTGGAGATCGTAGCGGTGCCGGAAACGATATTCACAGTCTCCACCCCGCTATCCGACTCCGTGGGCGTGGTGCCCGAACCCATCGCCGCGTATTGAAAACAGTTTGCGATGTAGAGGGAGGCAATTTGATCCAAGCCCTGGTTTAAAATCAAGTTGCGCTGGCGCGGAAACCGCCGCACCACCTGGCCGCGCTCCACAATACTGGCCTCGATCTCTCCGCGCAAAGTATAGCCTACTGACGCAATCAAATTCATAACTTAAATAGCGAGATAGGTTCCAAAGACAGTCACCATGAAGTTGTTTTGGCTTTCCGCGTAAGTTCCGGCGTGAACCGTGACACTCGTATGGGTGCCGAACACCCCCAGGGACAGGCTGCTGGTATCCGTTCCAGCGTCAGTTGAAGTCACCGTCTGAAGGTAAGTGCCCATGACGGAGAGCGTCATCTGCCATGCCTCGGTGCCGGTATCCACCGCCGACACCACTTCACGATAGCTGCCGAACAAAGCGAGGTCCATCGACTGGGCGCTGGTCCCCACGCTTTGCAAGTCCAAGAGCGCCTCGAAGTGAGTGCCAAACACCGCTAAGGCCATGTTGCCGTTGTTTACGGTATTGTAGATGTCATAGCCTCCGATGTTGCCCAAACTCGCCGCCATTGACAGCGCGTCCGTGCCAGCGCCCACGTCGTAGGCGGTCTGAAGCATGTAAACACTGCCCGTGCCCACGATGGTCAGGCTCAGCGCGTCGGTGAAGGCCCCCGCCGAAACAATTTCCAGCGCCACAGCCGCCGAGGCTTGGGTAATCCAGCGTTCCTCCCCGGCGCGAAACGCCGTGGACTGCGGATGACGGACATTGATGTCCCGAAAACTATGACGACTGCCCAGCACGCCTTAACTACGGAGTTTCGAGCCGTTCTTGGCGTCGGCAATGGCCGTGTCCTGGGTTTCTCTCAGCTCGATGAAGTGAAGCGCCAGTTGGTAGGCCACGGAATCCTCCTTCTTGGTTTCCAGGGCCAGATCGAGCGTGGCCCTGGCTAACTCCACCAACCTTTTGCGCTCGCTCATGATGTAAGCGCGCAAGCTGATCACGGCTAGCAGCATGAAGCTGGACACGAACAGGCCCACCAAAACCGCCAGGTTCTCGTAGGCATTGCCGCGCCAGTCAAAAACAATTTCCATGAAGCTGAGGACGAGGCGACTGAGGACGCACAGGTTGAGCGCCATGAAAAGCTGCCAGGTCCGGCGCGGCATAAACCGGCGAAAAGGCTGCGCCAGGATAATGGCATACATTTGCAGTGCCACAGCGGTCAGAGTGCCAAAGATGTGAATATTATCCGTCATCACCTAAATACCGGACGGACGGCCCTAGCCCCCCGCTAAGGAGCGCCAGCCAGGTCCTTAATGGCCTTCAGGTGGGCGAGCACCCGCTCCCTGGCTTTCTCGTAATGGATGTGGATATGGGGATTGCGGCTGATGCGGAACATTTGGGACAGAATGGTCAGGTAGGCCAGTTCGGGCGAGTTGGCGACCTTGCGCGCAAAGGACTCAAACTGGTCGGCATCGACCTTCTCCCGCTCGGATTTCACGCGCGCCTCCGCCGCCTCCGCCGCCTCCGCCACGGTCCGGCTTCTCTTCGAGTCCTCTTCCGCGAACACTTCCATCAGGGTCTTGCCCTGGGGGGTTGGCTCTGGCGGCGGTCCATTGGTCGGTTTGAACATGTTCAAACGTTTAGAGTGGGACAGCCAGGACACGGGCCACTTAATGTGGCTGGCGTCATTTTCGCGCTTGGCGATCCACCAGGTTGCATCCTCGATAGTCAGGACCGCTTTGTAAACTAATTCCGGCAAATCGTGGTGCCACTCGATGGTCTGGCTGGTGCGTATCGTCTCCGCCCAGCGCACCTGTTTAGGCTGGCCGACCAGCCGGGCCAGCGGGGGATCTCCCGGCACGGGCAGGTTCACCAGATCGGTAACATCACAAAAGACTAGGGATTCTGACATACATATCGGTAGGTTGCTGTAAAGGCGCTGTCCGCCGCCACACCCGTCACCCGCATTTCGCCGGTCACGTAATTGAGGGTGCCGCCCGTAATGGAGCCGCAGGGGACCAGCTCGCCGTTGCAGTCGTCCGTCGTCACATCGGTGCCCACCGTGAGCGCAAGAGAACCGCAGCGGACTGGATACCAGTCCAATTGAGCCTGGTTATCCCGAAGCGTGTCTGGCTCCTCGAACACCAGCTCCTCGTCCGGTGCTTTTCCCGCCAGAGCTTGGACCAACCTCCGCTCGGTCGCGGGATCATTGACTTCCGCCTGCGTGTCCATCTTCTGGTCCGACCCCTTGAAAGGCTGGCCGCAGAAAGGACAAAACTCCAAGAAGACCGGAACGGGCTTGACCCCTTTCTTAGTGCGCACGGTCTCCAGGGCCAGCGCGCGCCCGGTTTGGTAAGTCGTGGTGTCAATGATAGCGTGCAGCTTCAGTTCCAGGTGCCGCTTCGCGAGCTTGGCGTTTACTTTTTCAATGCAGTCACACATAGAGGAAAAAAGGGCGAGTGCGCCGCAATCAGAGTAGCGGAACGCGTGGGCGACAATCAGATCCACAGCGGCCTGTGAGGACCGCTGGAGTGAGGATTAACTGACGATCCTTTTACTGTCATCCTTACGGAATCAGCCAAACGCTCGCACTCGCCACAGGATAGAACGGGTTTTAAAATTGGCGCGGAGTGTGGAACGGCTTGGGGTCCATGCCGCCATCGCGCGTGAGGGTGCGCTCCCGCCCCCGCTGGTAGCGCAGGATCACCAGATGGCCATTGGCCGCGAAGAGCCAATGGCCCGGTGGGCACTCTTTGAGCAGCGCGTCAAGACGTTTGGTCCACGCGGTAATCTCAGGACTGGGTTGGATTTTCCTGGGCATGATCAAAATGGGGCTGCGCGCCGTCCCGGATGCCGCGTTCCTCACGCTGGCACCGGCACAGCCGATATGGACTTCCACCCTTGACCTCGCCGCAGCGAGTGCAGGCGCGCTCCTCAAATCCCCACAAGAGGCTCTTGGGTTTCCCGATCACGCTGTTCGGCGGGCTCATAAGCAACCTTGGTTTGGAGTTCCTTTAAATTCATCGAAAAGACCATCACTCCGAGACAGCCGCCCATGCAGCAGGCGATCTCCGCCCGGCGCGTATCATGGCCCGTCAACGAGGCCACGTTGTCTGTGGCTTCCAGCTCCGCCTCGCAACCGCAGACACCACAGATGACCTTTTTACCCAACCACCACTTTACGCCGGCAACGGCCACAGCTCCTTGTTTGATTATTTTCATAGTTTACCTTAGCTAGCGCGCCTGAAGACGCTCATAGTCATCCCCGCCGCAGCGCAAAGCGCCCGGCAGCGTCGGAAAATCATTCTTGGCGCACCAGTGCCGGGCATGGTGGTAGCCTGCCTCGTGCTTCCGATCCTGGAGCGTCCTGAGCCGCAGGTGCAGGCACGACTCGCAAGTCCGTGCCACGCCGCATTTTAATTCACCAGATTTCATAACTTAGTTTTAGGAGAGACCGGCCAACGGGCCAGAGTCTCCAGTCAGGTTCGGTGCATGAACACCAGGTCGCCCTGAAGGAGCGGCCTATCGGGTTGATAGTGCTTGCGCACCCACCACTGCTTCCAGTCTGCCTCGTTGTCAGGGTGCGGCTCGTCCGGGTAAGGCTGAATCGGCTCTCCGCCGATGGCATACTCTACGGAGTTCATGGCTTTTTCCTGGATTTCACTTTAATCAGCTTTTCCACTTTCCGCGCGGCCTCGCCCATCATCTGCATGATGGCGCGATGTTGCCGTATTTCCGACCGGCGCGCGCGGATCGTCTCCAACACTTCCCAGCCGCAACTGGCCCCGAACTTCGAGCCACACACTCGGCGCAGCGCCCCGCAGACATCCTCCGCTTCCTGCCGCGAATCGCACTCAATGGGCTTGATCCAGTGCTCAAGGGGCAGGGTCGTCACCACATATTTACCCGTTGTTATTGCTTCATTCATAGCACATTACCGCCGTAATCAGGCAGAACCGGACTCAGCGCGCGCCCTTCCACGGTACGCCACTTCGTCCAAATTTTTCAAAGTTTACACCCCTACCCCGTTAGCTCGCAAGGAAAATGTAAACATTTTTTAGTAAAAGTCAAATCAAACCCTATTGACGGCCTGTAAACACCCAATCCGCGTGAACCTCGACTCTTGACCAGAATATAACGCTTACACTTCGACCCTTTACTGGACCCCTACGAAGCGGCTTCTGGCTCGTCCTCTACCCAGTGGCCAAAGCGGCCTTCCTTGCCGTCTGTCTTCCAGTCTTTGGCGTAGTAGGGGCGGCCCAGGTCGGGCATGAGCAGCAGGCGCACCCGCGCCCCGGCTGCCACGTAGGCGGGAAAGTCATCAATGTGCAGGTGAATGTCCTTGGTCAGGCAGTCCACCGCCTTGCAGGATTCACCGCGCCGCTTAAAGGGCGAGCAGATGATCCGCTCCGGGGGCGTCTGGATGCCGTTCATCTCCAGCATGGCCAGGGCGTCTTTGACCTTGGGCATGTCGGTCAGGAAATAGACCTCCACGTCTTGGGCTGCCTGGAGGGCTTTGATGATCGGCTTGAAGACTTCGGGATACTTGGTGAGCACGCCTCCAATATCAAAGGAGACACGCAGGGTGGTAATGGGTCTTTGGGGTCTCATAGGCTATAGGTCAAAAAACTCCCCGACCTGAAGAGCGATGCGACCCAGCTTGGCCCATTGCGCGATAGAGAGCCGGGTGGTGTGCCCGTGGGCCTGGATCGTGATGTGCCCGTGGGCCACATAGACCGTGTGGCCGGTATGGGGGCAGACGTAATCCACTTCGCGCGCTTTAGGCGCGGGGTTTTTGGTCAGACTTTTCGCTTTGACTGTCATGGGTTCCTTTCCTTTCTTTACGGTGTTGACGCCATAAGTCCCAGGCCAGGCTGAAAGTCGTGGCCGCCAGGGAGAACAGGGCGAGCAGGAAGTATTTCACAAATATTTGAGGGCCGCGTAGTTGAGAGCCAGGTGCAGGGTGTTGTCAGTGATAATCAAGAGCCACACGCGCAGCCAGATGGGCCGCTGGTCCCACGGTTCCTTAAGCCCGATGGGGTCCTGTTCCACATCCAGGTAGCCGGTGCTCTGGCAGGCGCTCCACGGGTAGTAGCCCAGGGGCGTCAGCCAGTTTTTAGCCCATATCAGGTAACGGACCAGCCGGAAGCGGTCGATCAGGAAGTGGGTCACGCCGATCACCAGCAGGGCCTTCCAGGACCCGGTAAGCGCCAGGAAGCAGGCCGTGTAGAGCAGGCAGTGCAGCAGGCAGGGCAGGTTCTCCCGGTCTTTGTTATTGGCCATCCACTGGCTCTGTAGCACGTAATCTCCGACTAAATGGGCAATGAGCTGTTCCATGTCCGGTAGAACTATTTTTAACACTTAAAAGCTTGTGGAGATTGCGCTTTTTGCTCTGAACTGTCCACGTGCTCGCATAGTCTCCACAGGCTTTTAAGCAGTGATACTACAAAGCGCCGTATGGTTACGACCAGATCATCCTCGCATAGCCTCCACAAGCTTTAAAGCAGTGATACCTCAGTAATTTCACGTCGTTCCTAAACTTTATTCTCGCATAGCCCTCCACAAACCTTTAAGCAGTGATACTTCAATGCTTTCGGGACACTCATCTCGCACAGCCCTCCACAGGCTTTTAAGCAGCGTATCCGTAAGCCACCTTCTCGCATAGCCCTCCACAGACTTTTAAGCGGTGATACCAGTCGCAGCGCCACATCATGGGCGCAATGGTCATCTCGCATAGCCTCCACAAGCTTTTAAGCAGTGATACAGAACGCCGGTGGAAAAGGTCTTAGGGGTAGCTGCGCTCGCATAGCCTCCACAAGCTTTTAACGGTGCTACTTGCACGACCGCTTCCGAGTGCCTATCCAGCTCAGCCTCGCATAGCCTCCACAAGCTTTTGAGCGGTGATACCCGCTTTTCACCCGTCAGCTATATAGTAAAGGTGGACTCGCATAGCCTCCACAAGCTTTTAAGCAGTGCTACCCCGCACCCCGCAAGTCACTCAGCATCAATTGTCAAAGAGCAAGTTTGCGAGCGCCGCCGCACGGCCAACTTAAAGTTAAGCCGAAAATCGACGGCGCTCGCAGTGTGGAGGACTTCCCCAAGGAATCGGCGCAGGCGCAGATCCCCTGGCTAAACACCGCTGCGATACGGTGTATTTTTCAGCCCTTTTCAGAGCCAAATTCTTTTTCGATGTCCCGGTCAATCTGCGCCCTTAGCGCGTAATCAGGAACGGACTCCACTCCCCGTCTCTTCAGCGCGTCAGAGCAGTAAGCTTGATCCACGCGGCTCGCTTTCTTAATCAGCTTATACACACCATTAGGCCAAAACCGCACAGCGCACTTGCTGACCGGTCCAACCTGGCGCATGGCGAGCGCCGTGTAAGCCGCCTGCTCCTCCACAGAACGGATTTTGCGCAGGCGCTCGTCAAAAATCATCGGGACCTCCCGGTCCTCAATCTGGTGCAGCTTCTCGATCTTGGCTTTCTTACCGGGTCCCTGGTAAACAGGGATACCGCCCAACGCCTGCTGCTGGGCGTCAATACTGAAGAACTGCACCACCCTGGCGGCGGCGTTTTTCTCGCTAAAAACCCCCACCAAGGTTAGTTTTCTCGCCACGCGAAAATAACCTTCAATCATGAACTTGCTGAGCCGATATTTGGTCTGGATATGGTCCGTAACCGCCGCGACATTGCGCGGGACCCATCCCCCATCCAGGCGCTCCACCATTTCCATCATCACCCAGGCAATTTTCTCCGTGCTTGCCGACTGGCTCTTGAATAGCGCCTCAAGCTGATGGTCGAGGTTCTGGTCCACCGCTTGGCTGTTGTTGCTAAGGTTTTTCATCTGCTAAGCTCCTTTCATACTGTTCCTGACTGTATTTTTCGTGCTCGGCACGAGTCCGCCTCGATTTTTCGCCGCGTATCCGCAAGTAAATCTTATTAAAGTCCCAGTTACCGCCTTTTTTCTCCTCCGCCTGGCAATCGCTAAATTGCCAGCCCTCCAGGTAATGGAACTTGATCTGGAGCACCTTGCACGCCTGCGCAAAATAGTCCCTGAGAATGAACCAGTGATAGTGCTCCATGTAGCGCCGGTCCGCGTCAAAATAGTAAAACTCGGCGGCGTTGCGCTCGATGACCAAGTTCATGAAAGCTTTCACTACCGAATGGTCAAAATGGAGGGTAATCCCCTTGATTTTCTGGCTCACGCCCTTCATTTTAGAGTTGCCTCCCGTCCCAAACAAGCGCGTCATTCGGCGAATACCGGTGTAGCGCCGATCCGAAAGCTCAACTAGCTCACGGATTTGCTCCGGGGACATGACCGACATCTTGTTGTGGGGGTCCAGCAGCTTGTGGCGCTCATAGATCTTCTGCGACATAAACAAGGATCTACGGACCAGCTCGTCGTCCAGGTCCCGCTCAAAATTTTGATGGATCTTGATCGCCATAAACCGATCTGGATCGGTGTAGCAGAAGGCCAAGCCGCGCCGTTCCCGCTCCGGGGGCAGCGGCGGCAGATAGTAAGACAGTTGCAGGACCGGCTCGTAAACCACGCGCCGCTTATACTTGTCGCGCTTATAGGGCGGCAGCAATACGCCATCCACCGTGAAAGGATCAGTGATTTCCCAGGGTATTTTTACAACCGAGGGATCGTTTTTCTTTTTGGCTTCCCTCACCCGGTCCTCCTGTTCCCGCAATAGCCTCGCCTCGCTGGAGGAAGCGTATCGGAACTTGCCCAAAATTTTCAACGATCCCATCGTGCGCTCGCCGGTCCGCAGTCTTTCCAGCAAAGGCGTGCCGTCAAACGCGCTGGCGCGGTGCTGTTTTTTAAGGCTGCTGCCCGTCTGCCAGTCCCCCTTGGGATCAATCACGTAGGTCACGTAAACGACCTCTGATTTCGTTCCGCCGTTTTTGGTCGGCACATCGTGGCGGTAAAAAGGCACCCGGATCAGAAAACCACGAGGATCTTCGGGGTTAACTAAAATCTCCACGTTCTCCGCCCGAATCTCCACTTGCGCGGGAAAGCCGCCTATCGGAATAAAGTCCAGGCCCGTCACCAAAATGTGTTCCCGTCGAGCGGCATAGTCTTCGGCATAAATTTTGGTCATGAACCCCGTAATGTAGGCAGGCAGGATTTGGACTTTAGCGGAAAAATCTTTTAAAAGCCGATTCGCGTAAGTGGTGATGGCTCCGAATACCTGGGTGTGAGGCTGCAACCGGTCGTGCCCCGTCTTATAGGGAGGAGTGTCCGCGTTGAAAAGGCCACGGTAGATTTCGCGGCGCATAAAAGTCGTCGCCTCCCACACCCGAAGCTGCTTATACAGGTAGGGACCCCATTCCCACTCCAGCACGCGCTTGGGCTTAAGCTTAATCGAGCGGGGCAAACCTTTTGCCTCTTTCTCCTCCTGCTTCCGCTGGGCTTTGGCTTTGGCCTGGGCGATGGCTTCCTGCTTGGCTCTTTGCGCTTCATCTACGCTGGCCGGAGCGGGATTCACAGAGGGCTGATCTTGTCTTTCCGTATTCATCTTAAAAGAGATTAAGCGAAGACTGAAAAGAGTGCAATCAAAAAAGTAAACTTTTTTTACTATACCACTTTTTCCACTCCGGTAAGCTGACAAACTCGCTCCCGGCCCTCCATCACCCGCGCGACGACCCTGGAAGTCTTTTCAGGGTCGCCGGACATACCTTCTTTTTCGTGAGGCTCAAAGCGGATCGCGTGCAGAAAGTGCCAATCTTTAAACTTCCAGCCCTCCTTCAGGGGCATGATGTCGCGGCTGAACCACTTTAATTCCAGCTTATCATCGCTCCACTCCTCGTAGATGGGCTGGCCCCGGTAAAGATAACCTGTAATCACCTTCCTCATAGCCAGCCAATGCGCTTGCCATACCGCTCAATCAGCTCATTGAGACTCACCACCTGCCGGGGTGAGAACATCTCGGTCTCCAGGTTGGACTCGATGAACTTAGCCTCCCAGTCGCTAACCTCGATGGCAGCCTCGTTCAGGGCCTTTAAAAAATCCGCGTAGTCCGCGTCCGTATAGTGTGCCATACGGGCTACAGAACCAGATTCGTGACCATGACCATAATGTCGCCACTGGGCGGGTAATAGGCCACTTTCATCCGGGCGGGATCGATCTTGAAATAGTCGGAAAACACCTGGGTCCACTGGCGGACCGTGGCCTCCCGATTTAAATAGGGGCCGGTCTTAAACCAAATGGAACCATAAACATTATCCAGCACGTCGCGCACCATTTTAGCGCCAGGGTGGTAGAGTAGGCCGTGCTCCTGGGCAAACTTTTGAAAATGCTCGTCATTCAGCAAATCATCTTCCAAGTCCTTGGCCTCGAAATCCTCTTCGCTGGCCTCCGCTACCGCCCCCGGTTTAAAGTCCTGGAGGGTCGCGACCATCTCCGGGTTGCGCGCCACAATGCGGCGGCGCTTGAGCCAGTGGCTCAGGTTATCCAGATCATGCATTTGCAGACCCCACATATAATCCGCGCCCAGGGTTTGTGGATAGTCTTTGAACCGGCTGCCCAGGCCCGTGCCCCGGCGATCCGGCACAATGCCCAGGGCTACCCCCTCAATGCCCTGGCGCTGCCGATAGGGCTTCAAATCCTCAGTGGGCTTCAGGTGCTCGCTCTTAACGCCGTCCAAGATCGAACGGCGGCCCAGGATGTAGAAACCGATCACGCGATCACCCTCCATCGCGATCAAAGAGATCTCCGGGTCCATGTGCTGGATCACGTGGGGCACCAGCCAGTCATAACGCTGGCCAAAGATCTCCACCAGAGCTTGTTCCAGGGCAGGCACTACCTCGTCGGTAACGGTGCCATAGCGCGGGGGAGCGTCCGCGCTCTCCTTGATCCGCCGTCCGGCTGGTTTTTTGAATAAAGGAACCAGCACGCGCGCCAATCGCTCCACGTCCTGCTGGTCGTCTGGAAACAAATAGGTGCCCGTCTGGCTGTAGGCATCCTCGATCAGGTCCATGAGACGCAGTTCGGGCTGAGCGTCGGCTTGCAACTGCTCCGCTTCCCGCTCAATCCCCTCGATGAGCCGATCCACAAATCCCTCTGGCTGTTGAACCTCGAAGCTCATACCGGCGCGGCTCGCGCGGCGCGGCTTCAGGGCCGCTATCTTTGACCGAATCTGGTCGGCCAGGCGCGGGGGCAGGCTCTCGTCCACCGAGGGCAGCCGTTGCAGTTCCATCGCCTCGGCCACTTCCCGGATCAAATTGTCATTATCCAGGCTCAGCTTGGGCAGATCGTCCAGGGGCAGCCATTTCACCTTTTCCGCGTCATCCCCGGCCTTGGCCCTCTCCCCTTCCGGCAAGATCGCTCCAAAGACATGGACTTCCAAGTCCCCCGTCTCATTGGGCATGGTCTTAACAAAGGTCAGGTCGCCCAGGTCCACGTGCGCCTCTTCCTGCAACTCACGCCGCGCGGCGACTTTGATCTCCTCGCCCTCCTCGGCATGACCACCTGGGATCACCCATTCGCCCTCCGCTGGCGGCCCCTCGCGCTTGCAGACCAGGCACTCGTAGGCGGGATCGTCCTGCTTCTGCCGAAACACCGCCACAATGGCGACCCGTTTGGTGTCGCTGGCCTTGCCATCCGCCTGATCCTCTTGCACAAGGGCTTGCCGGGTTGCCAGCACCGTAAATTCGCCATTTTTGGCGTCATACTGAATCCGATTGGCATCCACGCTAATGGCCTCGGCAAGAGCTTGAACCGTGGCTCCGGGCTTCCATTCGCCTTGAATCGTGACAAGTTCCTCTCGGTCTGCCACTTGCACGTTTAGAACCGTGCCTTGGGCCTCGATGATCTTTTGGACCAGGCCAGCCTGGGATTCCACCACATACCTCTCCCAGTCCAAGACCAGGTAAGCAGGCAGCGCCAGGTCGAAATCGCCGGAGCCGGGCATATAGTTGAACCAGTCGTCCAAGCTGGAAGTAATGGGAATGCGCAAATCTCTTAGGATCGCCGCGCAAACCTGGGCGGCCTCCTGGTCCGTCTTGCCTGCCTGCCACAAGCCCATAAAAAGCAGCAAGTCGTGGGGCGGGGGCTGCCACGGCCTGCGAACCATCATATGGATGACCCCATTTTTGATCATCGCCGCCACAATTTCCGGCACTAACTTGCCAGTTTCAGACACATCCTTCAAGGTTCTAGTGTCAAAGTCCTCATCCTCCTCGCTTTCCAACAGGCCCGTCCGCGCCGCGATGATCGCGACCTCACCCGCGCCGGGCATATAGAAAAACTGGACGTGCTCCTGGTCAAGACCCGCTTCCGCCGCCGCTTCCCGCAACAGGGCCAGCACATCCAGTTCGAGTTGACCCCGCTTAAACCAGCCCAGGAAGGTCACCACATCCTTGCCGCGCACCAGGCGATTATAGACGATCCCCCGGCGCTTCATGGCTTCCCGGACCTCCCGCGCGCTGGGCTTGGGATAGGAAGAGATCTCCTTCCAGTCCACATCATCCGCCTCACTCTCCGCCTCGCTCTCCACCACGCCGCCCAGGTCGTAGATGTGAAACAGGACGTAGCCATCCCGGTGATACTTGAAATCGGCGATGCGTCCGCCCCCCAAGTGCTCGTAAACGAGCCGTTGAACCTCTTGGAACGCGGCGCGCCATCGCAGGTGCGAGGGCATGATCCCCTCCAGGTAAGCGGTGCGCTGGCCGAAATTAACCCCGCGCTGTATGAGCGCCCACTGACTGCGCCAGGCCGCCTCGAACTGATTCCACCGCTCCTGAAGGTTCGGCGTGGGCGTGAGATACAGCTCCGGGTCGTCATCGGCTCCAAACTCCTCGTCCAGGCCCTCCCGCACGTCGAACAGCCCTCGCTGCTGCAAAACCGACAGGACCCGGTAGGCGTTGGTCATCTCGCTCAACTTAAACCAGTGGTTGCCCTCCTTCAGGCCCAGCAGGTAGCTGACATAGTTGGGATACTGATAAACCCGAACCCGCGCGTAAGCAGCAGGCAGCTTCTTGAAGTAGTCTCCCATCTGACCCGAAAGCTTGCGAAATCCGCGCTGAAGCAGGTAAGCCTGGAAGTCATCCGATTGCGGGATGTCGTCCGAGTAGTCCTTCACGTCGAAGTCGTCCTCGTCCGATTCATTCATTTCCCGCTCTTCCTTGATGTCCGGGTCGCCGATATACCACCAGATATACCAATGGCGGCCCTCCGGCGCTTGGTCCTCCAGGCCCCAGTTTCTCAGCCACTCGATGTCATCCGTGTCCAGGATCTCATAGAGGGCCGACTTGATTCGTAAACAAAACTCATCGACTGCCTCCCACGCGTTTATGTCCGTAGTCCAGGGCTGATCGGGATTGGGCGGAACACGGGTGACGATGATGCGCTGGGCGTGCCCCAGCTCACCCCAGTCCTGGTCTTCAGGCACTTCCTGAATCGACGTGATCTTCAGCCCCGCCTGCCGAAACACGTGCCGGATCGCCGCCTCTTTGTCCAGCGGCAGTTGCAGGTCCTTCCAGTTTACATCGTCATCGTCCTCCAAGCTCTCCGGGACATTCCCTGTGGCTGCCGGGGGCGGCGGCTCCTCGCCGGGCACCGCAGCCGGGTCCGGGTTTCGCTGGAACCAATCCTCGATCTGGCGCACAAACCACTGGTTAGCCTCGTCATGTTCCACCGGAGCAATCACCGAGTAATGAGGGGCGTAGGGGTAAATTTGAAATCCCTCCCGGCGCAGGGCCAGGTCCATCCGGCTCAGCATTAATTCAGCCGCGTAGGACATGTGAAAGTAAGGAGCGTGGCTGCCGCCATCGTGAACGACCACTAATACCCCGTCCTTAACATGCTCATCCGCCTTTAGCGCCCATTGTTCGGGGGTATAGAAAACATGCTTTTGACCGCGTGAATCCAGATCGCCATTGCGCCGAAGCACCTGGACAATGATCTGCCGGGCGCGCTCTCCCTCCGGGCTAAGGCCCTGGGGAGCGGCAAATTCAGGTGGATCATCGTCAAAATAGACCTCTTTGGACTCCAAGTCGTCCTCGGACGCCTCCAAGACCACCAGCTCCAGGTTCCAGCGGTCGTTCCAGCGGTCATACTGGGGACGCTGGGGAACCACCCGGACCCGGCTCTCGGCGCTCTTGGGCAGAAACCCGCGCACGCTCTCCCGCAACTGATCTAAAAGCTTCAGGCTCCCCTCGCGGCGCAAGAGCTGGCTGTCGGCGCTGTTCAGGCTCAAGCGCGCCGTGAGCGCCTGACCCGCCGCCTGGGCCTGGCCCACCCGACGGCCCTGCGGGTGCCACTCCAGGAGGCACAGCATACCCTGCTCCTGAAGGAAGGCGTCCGCTTTGTTTACAAAATCCTCTCCCAGGAGCGCCTTCAAGTCATTGCCGGGGAAACCAATAACCGGACGGGATTCGGCCAGGGGAACCCATTGACCCTCCGAAGGCAGGTCGAACCGCTCTTTTTCCAGGTGACTGAAAATGTCGGCGCTGGCGTAGTCCACCCATCCCCAGTCATTGGACCAGTAGTCGCCTTGAGGGTTGCGGATCAGGTAGCGCGGATAGTCCGCCAGATCCTTCACGCTCACGTCATCGTCTAAATTCTCCAACTGCACACCGTAAATACAAAACCCTGTCGGGGCAGGGCGCGGGTAAACCGAACCAGCGGACGTATCCGGTGTCCATACTCGCATAGCCTGCACAAACTTTGGACCCGAACCACTTCACTTTCCGCCTCGCTCCAGACGCCACGGCAGAGTGCAAATGCCGACTCACGGGGTCTGGTTTCGGCGCAAAACAACGCTCCGACAGGGTAATTCAATTAACAATAAACGCGGGATCGGCCCGGTGATCCACCCAGGCACCGGGAGGCCGGTGCCTGCTCAATTCCGGCGCGCGGTCCAGCGCCAGCCTCTCCATGTGCTGAACCTGGGCCGGGGTGAGGGACTTGAGGTAGTCCTCCCACCAGTTATACCACCGCCAGAAGAAAGGCGACGGGATACCCCGGTCCGACACGGGCAGCACGAGGTCAAAGCGCCAGGTCAGGCTGGCAATCTCGCAAAACTGGCTGACGAGATTGACAAAGCGCCAGGCATGAAACCGCTTTGTGATCCGATGCTGGGCCAGGTCGGCCCTGACCTCGATCATTTCCGTAATGAGGCCATAGCAGGCCATATAGACGCAGACTTCGGGCGCGATCTCTAAATCCACCTGGCGGCGCTCTTGCTTGTTGACAGTCTCGCTTTTCATCATACGACGATTTTGGACCCGATTTCGTAACACATGAAAGCCTCGGCAATCAGTTCGTCCCGGTGCAAATTCACGGCATCCACGCCTTTTTTCGCAAGGCGCTGGACCAGTCCCACCGTCATGTTACTATACGTCTTTTTCACGCCTTTTCGATTCCGCATCGTCTGCGCGCCGAATCTCGTCATTTTAGAGCTGAAAAGAGGATCGCTGGCGAGCACCTGCTCTACTACGTCTAATCTACCGGGGGCGGTCAACCTGTTAGTCATGCAGTTAATATAGTTTACAAATTAAACTTTGTCAAACTTTGACTTAACGTAACCGCAGTTCGCAGACTTACATAATATAGTCTAATCTTGGTTTGCGTCGATCCTAATGGTGACCGGGCTGTAGAGCTTCTGCGATACCCGGCCCTGCTGCCACGGCCCGGTCTGCACCCGCATGCGCCGGTAAAGCCGGGGGTGGGCGCGGTCAGCGGCCTGCTTGATCCAGACCCGGATTTGACGGTCGGTCATCCGGTAAGCCTGGCCCGTGCGCTGCACCGGCTTCTCATACACCGCCACGCCCAACTCGTAGCGCCGGTTGCGCCGCCGCACCCGCGCGTTGCCGAAGATGTCACCGAGTTCCCGCTGGAAAAGCGCCACGACCCGCTTGAGGCGGGTCGCGTCACCCAACTGGCGCTCGGCCAGCCAGCCAAACATTTGGCGCGTCGTCACACGCTAGCTACCCTCGTAATCCAGGCGCTTGCTACGGCAGCCGCCATGCACCCACAGGAATGGATCGATGACCTGGCCCTGGTCCGTAGTCCCCTCGCGCACCGCGCCCTGCCGGGAGCTGTCGTAGCGCAGGACCGTGTAAATCTGGTCGGCCCACTCGATCTGGTCGCCCGGTTTGAAACCTCGGCCATGAATCTTAGTCATATCCAGCTTCCTGGACCACGTGCGGATGATCTCCGACACCCGCTGCTTGGTGAGCGGCACCGCCACAGACTTACCGCGCCGCACCAGGCAGCGCGGATTACGACGGCCAACCTCGTCCAGGCTGATCCCTGGCTCGGTGCTATCCCGCAGAATCTTGAGGATGCGCGGCGTGGGGACGGTCTGCTCGCGACCCCCGTGGGGGCGTCCCTGGCAGCGCGCCGTGCGCGCCAGGTTGTTCACGGTGCTCAGGCTAACCTCGTATTTGCGAGCGATCTCCTTTAAGGTGTAGCGGTGCAGGCCATTGGGGAGTTTCTCCTTATAGTCCTGCACAATTTGAACCTGAACTTTACCGCTGATGTGCTGTATTTTTCTCATTTTAGCCTTACCGCCGCAAGTTTTTAAGCCTCTTCCTGGTCCTTCTTCTTCACCGGCAGGGGCGTGAAACTGATCGTATTGGGCATCACCTCGGTGATCCGGGCGTTGGTGTCCGCGTCAAAGTCCATCCAGCGGCGGGAATGAAAGTCCGGCAGTGGCACCACCGTCTCTTCCACGCTCAACGGATTGGGGATGCCCAGGTCTTGGCAGACCAGCCCCAGGGACATGACGATCTGCTCGTATTTGTCCTGGTCAAAGCGGCCCTCCGGCGTCAGGAACACCTTATCGTCGAACTTGGCCTTCATCGTGCGCGTCAAATAGGTGTTAATGTCGGGTTTCTGGCCATCCTTCTTTTTGATCTGCCCGAAGAGCAATTCCACCGCCACCACGGTCGTCGTGTTGTAGGCCGAGCTAAACGTGATCCGCGTCGCCTCGCCGCTGTCATCCTGGAGCTTCACACTGGCGATGGGGTCCCAGGGCTTGTTGCTGTTATGCTGATACAGCACGGCCAGCGCGTCCGGCAGCATGATGGGTTTCAGGTCCTTCATGAGCTGTTCGGCGTCCTTCAGGATCGCGGATGCCTCGTTGTAGCGGGTCGGGTAATCGTTTTCAATATGGATTAGCGGAATATCACCTTTTTTCACGGGCGCTTGAACCGTTTTGATACGCAGGGGTTCCAGTATATTTTTCTTTTTAACAGTCTTCATAGTATGTCTTTTGACTAAGGGTTATTAGTTTTTGCAAAATCTCCAAAATACTCAATAGCAGCGGCATCGTAAGCTCGTGCGGCGTCCGCCTCGTCTTCAAACAAGCCCAAATGCTGCTTACGGTTATGGTTATGAATCTGCGCGCTCCATTTGCTGCGGTGTTTTGCCCAACTGACTCCTTTAAACCGGGAAGACCGGATGCCGTGCTTTTCGGTATTGCCGTTATTTTGAGCGCGAGTAGCCAGACGCAAATTTTTACGTGTATTATCCGATCTCAAGCCATTACGGTGATCAACTTCCGCGCCATCCCCCGGCTGCATAACCTCGTGGTGGAGATATTTGATCGTGTGCTTTCCGTCGATAAGCACCGAGCGAACCACGTATCCGCCTTTATTCAGACGCCAATGAAAATGGCCAATTTTTTCAAAAATATCCCGGTCCACAAGAGCAGCGCCGCCACGCTTGCCATACAAGGCTATGCTTACAATTTTGCTGTTCATAGCTTAAAAATGTAAACTATATCTATTTTGCCGTCAACATGAAAAGTGCACTAAACTTGGTCCAACGCCTGGATTTTGCGCGCCGCCGCCAGAGCGTCTTTGACGTTAAATGACGCCTTCAGGGTGCGATCCTTGCGCAAGTAAGACAGAACGAAACCCTCCTTGGCGCTCCATTCCTGAACGTGAATCGTCCGGGCGGCATCCGAACGAATCCCCGCCTCCCGCAGTTGCAGGATAAGGCCCTGCTTCTTGGTCGCCACTTGAGTCTGCTCTTCCCGGTCCTGCTGCCGCTCCTGGGCTTCGGACAGCATGCGCCGCATGCGCTGCCGGGCTAACTTGGCCAGGTTATCCACGCTCAGGTTGTGGATATACTTGCGACTGCGACCCAAGCGGCACGTAGCGTGCTCGAAATCGATCTGGAGCACCGCTTCCTCGTCCTTGTGACAGGTGATATACCAAGTCGTTCCTTGGTTCCAGGTAGGTGTCTTAGCCTCGCACTGAATCGCTTGCGCGACCAACTCCACCCGGCGCTGGCGCAAGGCGATGCGCAGGGTTTCTCCCACGTTGCTCGCCAAGCTCATGTCACCGCGCGGCGCGACCGGCTTGCCGTCCACGTGCCAGCGGCACCCGCGATACTCCACGGGCACGCTGAGGTCAACCTGCACCGCTTTCCAGGTTAAGGGTCCGTCCTGATGCAAGGAGCAGTAAGCGCGTGCGGACACGTCGGCGAGCAGGCCGCTGAACTGGCTGGTTGCCACTGAATTTTGTTTTTCATTTTTCATCGTGTGAAAAATGTAAACGAAATCAATTTAAGTGTCAACAGGGAAAGTGTAAAAAGTAAAAATATTTTGAAAGGCCCTAAGCCGTGGCCCACACTTGAACGGTCACAAAGCTTTGAATGGCGACCGTGGCGCTCTTCCCAAAGCGGTCCGTGACCGTCAAGTCGCCGGTGATGGGCAGCGGCCCGGCGAACAGGGCGGATTGATCGTAATAGGCGTGCTGATCGGGCCGAAGCATAACGGAGCGACCGTAGAGCGTCAGCCCTGGCGGCTGAATAAAGTCCCAACGGTAGTTCAACAGCAGATGGTTGGCATCCGTGGCGGTGCCCGTAAAATGCACGTAGCTGTCACGCAATACCTGGTAATTGCCGCCGACCAACCCCGCGTCCGTGGCAATATGCGTGATCACCGGATACTGGGCGGCCACAAGCCGGACCGGATTGCGGATTAATAACGTCTGGCTGGTCGCCAGGTTGGTGACCGTGCAACGGGCTACTTTAAGGCCGGGCGTTTCAGCGTAAACCGGACGGGAAAGCTGGCTGCGGTAAGAGCCGTTGGCCAACTGGACTGGCGCGTCGGTAAGGCTGTAATCGGCGGCCCAACCATCCTCGGTCTTAAGTTCCCAGGCAAAACTCAACTGGCCTGCCGCCCGGTCCTGAGCGTAAGCGGTAAAGGTCACCCGCTGATCGGGGCCGATGATGACTTCCGGCAGATTGCTCGCGGTGGGGGTGATCGTGCTGCCCACCGCCGCCCCGCCGCCCATCAAGCCCGTCGCGGCGCTGCCGCGCACGGCGTAATCCATCCGGGTCACTCCCGCTCCTGCGTCGGTGATCTCCTGGGTCAGGGTGCGGTTGGCGGACACTCCCGCCAGGGTCAAGCTATTCTGCCAGGTGCCCGGACTCAGCAGCACCGTGACCCCCGCGCCCAACGCGCTCGCACCCTCATACCAGGCGTAGGCCAGCGCCCCCGCCGCCTCCGGGTCATACGTGACGGAAGTCAGGGTGGTCGTGAATGGAAAGAGCGCGTCGTTCACGCTGATGGTGGGCGCGCCCACGATCACCGGGGGCGCGTTCACGGTGATCGTCGTGTTCAGGAGGCCGCTCACGCCAAACCCGTCGCTGTATTCGCAAGAGACCGGCAAGCCAGCTCCGCCCACGTTCAGCTTTTTAGCCACGAAGGGTTCGCGGGTCGCCCTCACGTCATTGTCCCAAAACGACCACACATAAGTGATGCTGCCGTTGACAGCGCCGCCCGGAACACTAAAAATTTTCGCATCACCAACATTATTCATAAGACACCACCGGATTTGAGATAGTTAATCGCCGCCTCAAGGACAGCGATATCGTCATTAATAAAACCAAGCACGACATTGCACCCCCGGCAGAGCAAACCGCGCAATTTACCGGTTAAATGATCATGATCTAAACACGGTGTATCAGTAAATTCGTCCCCGCAAATAGCGCAACGGTTTTTCTGTGCAATCGCCATCGCCGCACGATCTTCTGGAGTTATACCGTATCTGCGCTTCAAACGCCTTCGCGCAATAGTTGCCTTATATTTGGCCGTATTGTTAACATACCACCGCTTATTGCGCGCTCGAATTTTATCACGGTTATCAAACTTATAGCGCCTGTCCTTAGCCGCGATCTGAGCTTTATTGCGCTCCCTCCACTTGGCCTGGCGCTTTCTGCGTAAAAGCACCGATACTGGTTCCACAAGCTCATTCATGTGATGGTGATGGCCCCGTATGCTGGCAGAGCCGGAATGGGTAGATCGGGAATCACAAAGGAGCCGTTCAAAATCACATCCTCACGGCGCTCCACCGTCGTCGCGGTCAGCACGTGCGCGAGCGGCTGCCGGGACTGAACCGTGTCGTTGCTACTATAGACCGTGGCCTCGTGGACGGGAGCCAGGGCCGTGCCCCAGCTTGTAATCGTGACCAGCCAGCCGCCTGGCGTGACCGGAAACGCGGTGCCGCTGGTGCTCCATTCCACCAGGGAAGTGCCGCCTGCGGCCAAGTCCAACTCGTAAAGCCGGGTATAAAGCCGCACCGCCTTCACGGCGCTGATCTTGAGCCGTCGCGCCGTGCCGTGGCGCTCATCCCGCAGGGCGTTGAGCCAGCCAAAAGTCAACAGCCAGGAACTTGGCGCGCCGGGCAAACTGCGCGGCAGCAGAAACTCAAACGTGTCGGTCGCGGTAAAGTCCGCGCCCCGCTGGCCCTGGCACAACCGGCCCTCGAAGGCGTAGTCGCCCAGGGTGATCAAGACCCGAAAGCCGTCGAAGTCCTCATCCGCCTGGCCCACGTTGCCGGAAGTAACCTCCAAGCGGTAGTAACCCGCAGGCATGCCCTGGACTAGCTCAAAAGCAATCTGGCCGTTGTCTTGAATAATGGCCGCCCCGCGCTCGATACCGTAGCTGTTCTTCTCCACCCAGGCGTTAAACGCGTGCGCGCCCGACAAGTCCACGTTAACCTCCTCGCTGCCATACAGGTAAAGCGGGGCCGAGGTCACCGTTCCCGCGTAAGGGGCGGCATAAACCTGGCCGAGCGTGCTGACACTAAGCTGGTTGCCATGAACGACGCTGGTCAGCGCCACTTGCGCCCCGGTGGGCTGCTCGGTGTAGGTGGGCACCAGGGAACCGTCCGCGCGCACCTGCAACAGCCGCTCCGCCTGGAGCTGAACCGTGCCCGTGCCACTGCGCGCGACCGTAACCTCGTAAAGATAGCGATCATCGCCCTCGATCCAAATGCGATCCCGGCACGGATTAGTCGCCTGAAGCGGATTGGGCCACGGGGCGCTGGTGCCCGTGTTGATCCAGGTGGGCAGGATGCCGTAGCGCGTGCTGCCCGACTGGAGCAGTTGCATCGCCAGCGGCGGCGGATTATCAAAATCCCACGCGCCATTCACGCCCATAAACCCGCCCTTCCAGGTGGAAACGGCGGTGGTCCCCGCGCCCGTCATGGTGTTCCACTGCAAACCCAGGTATTGCTTTACCGGGGGCGTATTGCCGGAACCCAGGCCCGTCTCCCGGTAGCGGGACTGCGCTTGATACTCGCCGGTCGAGGCGTAGCGCAGCACCCAGGCTTGCGCTGGCGTTTCCAGTGTGGAAGGCAGGCGCTCCGGCGTCACCCAGCCGCTTTCCAGGACCCGCACGCCGTAGCGATCATAGTCGTTGACCGCCTGAAGGTAAGCAGGCCGGTAGAGGACCGCCGTGGACTGGGGAGCGTGATAGCGTGCCAGTTCCAGCCCGGCCAGGGTCTTTTCCGTGTTCCAAATACGCACATCCTGGAGGTCGCAGCCCACGGACATTCCGAACAAGGATAGGGTCACGCTCTCGCCCCAGGCATCCGCCTGCTCCGTTACCGTGTTGGCCAGGGTCAGGGCCGTGGCGGGATAACCCCGGTAGATGTTCCACACGCGGCGCGCGGCATCGCCCGTGATCGCCACGTAGTTCCAGCCGGGACTCAGCCCCGCCCCGACAATATCGGTCGCCACTCCCGCCTGCTCGACGTAAACGCGCAGGGCCATCAAGCCCAAGTAAAGTGAAAGCGGACCCAGGCGCAGCAGGCACTCCGGCGCTGCGGTCTGCGTGGGACGAATCCAAAACCCCAAGCTGACCGCCGAGGAGATGGACCGGGACTTGACCGTGCTCACCGCGCGGTTCGCCGCCAGGCGCAAATACCAACCTCGCTGCGGATCATACTGCCGATCCTCCGGGTCCAGCGCGGGAACAGCGGTCTGCTCCCCGACCGCCGAATGGTCGGCCAACATCAAAGCCTCTCTTGGATGCTCGTTGAGCGGATACCAGGCCACCAGCCCATCGCGGTGATGCGGTCCGAAAAATTTCACCGGATCGGCAACCAGCACGCCCTGAACCAGTCCGAAATGATAGAGCCGCCAGCCCGGCTGCATCGACCAGTCCAAATCGTCCGCATTATGATCGACACCCAGGTTGCGCGCATACAGGCCGCCGCTCACCGCCTCCTGGTCCAGCGTGCGGCGTGGCAGGACGCTTTCCTGGCGGGGGTCCACCACGGGCAGGGACAGGAACGTCCCGCTGAACGCAATCGCCATCTGGCCCGGCGTGTAGTCGGACAAGAGGCGCTCCTGCCACTGAAAACGGGGCGGCTCCGCCCCTGGCTTGCTCAAAGTAACATCGTATTGAGCGCCCGTCTGACTGAAGACCGCCACAGTCTGGCCCAAGTTCACCGTTTGCAGGTCAGGGGTAGGTGGATAATAAGTGGTATGATCCACCAGTTCCCCGCCCAGCACCAGGTCGCGCCGCCAGGCATACTCGTCGGACAAGTCCATCAGTTCACCCTCCAGCTCGTCCTCCGGTCGCGCCTGGTAAGCACGCACGGGTTCCGGCTTGGCCAGCTCCCAAGCTTCGATCAAACCGTTGCCAAGAATCCGAGCTTCCGCGTAGAGCCGCGTGGGCGTCACAGTCCACAGCATCGCCCCCCAATTCGTGGGCGCTGCCGCTTCGCTGACCGGGCTATAGTTGTATTGAAATTGAACGTAAGGGCTTTGATACGCGCCGGGACCGGTATTAAAGGTCTTATTACCCGCGCCGCCGATGCCGATAATAATTTCCGTCACCCCGTTGCGCAGCATCCGCGCGTAAGAGTGAACATGGCCGTGAAGCAAGATATCCGCACCCCACTCTTGCCACGGCCAATCGGTGCGCGGATACAGACCCGACTTATGACCGGAGTTAAACTGGTCCGTGTGCTCGTTGGGGTGGTGATACATCACCACTTTCCACGGAGCCGTGGAACGCGCCAGCCAATCTTTGACCTGCGCGGCCTGGGCGCTGTTGAGGCGGTCCAGCCGGACGGTCCCGGTTGTCGTGGCCACATTCATGTCTGAATCAAAACTGGACTGGATCACCGATCCTCCGTAGTAGTTGGTGCCGCTATAAGTCACATAGTGGCTGCCGGGATTCGCGATCACCCGGTAACGGCGCGCCTGGCGCAATACCACCCACTTGGGAGCCGGGTCCAGGCGAGGCTCCCCGTAGATCAAGGCATGGGTGGTGCCAAGACCAGCGGTAAAGCTCTGATTATCACGGTAAGTTCCACTCTGATAGACAACGTAGTTGGGCCGCCATCGCTCGCCCAGGTCGCCGTAGGATTCCGAGGCATGCACGGTGTAGGTCATCCCTGGACTCACGAGGATGGGGTTGCCAGCCGCAGGTGATTTTACTCCGGCTCCCACCGGCGCATAAGGCGCTTCGCACCAATTTCCGTCCGGTTCCGCTGGCTTATTCTGGTCGCGGAACCCCGGATCTTCCACCAGGTTGACACCATCATTAACCACAAACAATTCCACGTGCCCGACGCGCACATGGTAGTAGCGGCCATTGCCGGGCAGGTAATCGAGGTAGTTGGTCTCGATGGACAGGTCCCAGCCGTTGTTCTCGCGACTGCGGCGGCGCACGATAGCCCCGTTATAGGCCAGAAATTCCGTGACCCCGCGCACCCCGATAAACTCCTGGTTGCCGAGGTAGGTGCCGCCGTTATAGACCACGTAGTGCGCGCCCGGTGTGGTGGGCTTCACCTGGTAATTCTGGCCGTAGTCCCGAATCTCGCCCGACTGAACCGGCTCGTAGCCCACGGGCGAATCCGGGTTATAGAAGTCGTGGTTTCCCGCGCAAACAAAGAGCTTTTTGGCGTCGATGAAAGGACGCGCGTAAAGAAAGTTGGTGTAAACCTCTCCGGGCAGCCCCACGTAATAGCTGTTATCACCGGTATAGAAGTAGGCATCCGGGTTCCACCCGCTCACCATGTTATTCACCGCCAGTTGCGCGGCGTTGTGCAGGCCGCCGTCGCCGCTCACCGCGATGGTTACCGGGTCGGCCCAAACCGGCGGTTGCTCGCGCACGACCTCGGTCGAAGTCGGCTGGTAGTGGGTGTAAACCCGCAGCGTCGAGGCGGGGTCGTATCCCCCTGGAAAGACCATCATCCAAGTGGAGTTGTGATAATCGTAAGTGCCCCGGAAATCGAGCGCGGCGCTGGCCACGCGCAGGTGGTCGGCATTCAGAACATCCCCCTCCGCCGCCAGCATTTCGGACACTGCCACGGTGCCGCCGAAGCTCTGCTCCAGCTCGAACTCCACCTGGTAGGGCGGGTAGGGATAGCCGTTGAGCGTGCCCCAGTAGGTTCCCACACCGGGAGCCGCCGTAAACAGCGTGCCAAAGGCCACATAGTCCGCGTAGCCCACCTGGTCGCGCATCAGGTAGCCCACGCCCACGGTGCGCGGGTGCCGGGTCGCGGGGCGCACTTCTTCCATTGCCTGCACCACTTGCACCCCGGCTGCGGACAGGGAGTTGTGATCGAGTTGGCGGTCCATGAGACTGGCCTGGACCCGCGCCGAGACCACCGTCTGGTTGCCGTTGGCCATAACTTCCGACACCCAGTCCCGAACCACCAGGTCTTGCGCGACCGATCCTCCCGTCCAGGGACGATACGGCGAGAGCGCGGTGGTGCCAAAATTGGCGGAGTCAGGGTCCGCCGCCAGGTTGGCATTGGCCGCAACCACGTGGGTGCCGAACAAGTTCTCCGAACGGTCGAAGTCCACGGTCAGGGCCAAGTCGAAGTGACTGCTGCGATACTTGATCGCCGACAGGCGCTCGGTCACTGAGATCAACCGGTGGGTGCCCTCATTCCAGTCCTGAAAGAACAGGGCCATGCCGTTGAAGCTGGACCCGTTCGCAACCGCCTCAAAGCGCAACCCTGATCCTGCCGGACTCACCGCCGCCTTGAACTCCGCCCCGCCGCCCTGGAAAAAGTAGGGTGAATCCGCCGAGACCGGATCACGCGGGTTCGTGCCCACCTGGACCACCTTGAAGTAGGGATTAAACCCGTTGCAGACCTGGCTGTAAAATTCCGTGCTGTTTGTGCCCAGGCGCGTGGTCGCCGTGCCGGTCCAGGTAAAATAGGGACCATCGGTCAACACCAGCGGATCGTAGAAGTTGTCGCGTATCTGCTTGGGATAAAACTCCGGCAAGACGGCGTAGTCGGGATTGTTCTCCGGTGAACCCACGTCATTGGGAACACGCGGACTCAGCCGGGACCACAGGGGAGTCATGCGCGCGTCGTCAAAACCCAGCAGGCGACCCAGCGTCTCAAAACTCTCGGCGGTGCCCTTAAATTGCAGGCGCGGAAACCAAGTGGACAGGAGCCTCCGCGCGTCCGAGTCCGCGTTGGCGGGGTCCTGGGCCGCTGTCTGATAGAGAACCGCTCCCACGGTTGCCGCCAGGCTGGGCAGCACGCTCGTCTCCACCAACCGCAACCGGTCCACCCCGTAAGCGGCGCTAATCAGGACATGCTCCTCGTCCAACTGAAGTTGAGCCTCGACCCAGGTCAACAGATCGGCGCTGCCCGAAGCGGGAGTATCATCGTGGATTTCAAGCGAACGATTGTAAACTTTTCCGCTTGGCGATTGAACGACCGCGATCACCGCGTTGGGCACCGCCTGCCCCAGGCTGTCCGTCTCAGGGAGGCCCTGGCCGATCAGCAAAAGCTCCAATTTTGAGGTATAGGCTCGCAGATCGTCCACGCGGTCTTGAAATCCGCCAACGACGCTCTGAATTAGCTTCTGCTCATCAAGGCTAAGGATACCTTCTGGCAGTAGCGAATAGAGCTGGTCCTCTTTTAGGTTCTGTAAACTCATGCCGCTTTAACTACGGCATGTTGAACTACCCTACGACACCAGTCTAAAAACTTTTCGTCGCTAAACTCCTGCTTCATTCGATTCAAATCTTTGTGTATCCACTGGACATTGCCGTTTAAATACCCCTTGGCGGAATCAATACGATCAAGCGAAGCGGTCGTTGCCCCGTTTTGCGCCTCCTTCACAGTTTTAGGCAGTTTAAAAAGTTCCTCAAGATAATCCCAACCTACTTCAATGCATAGACCCCGTGCTTTGGCGCACCAGTTTATCTTTTTCCAGACCAAGCGCACCGCAGAACTCGCTCTAATCACAGGCAGGCATTTTGCGCATAAGGGATAACGGTCTTTTCTTAATTTTGAACCTTCAATTAACTTTATATGGCCGCAGGCACAACGGCACTTGAAAATGAGGCACTGGTGCTGATTCGCGCCTTCACACGTTAATACCTGCCAATTTCCAAAGACAGATCCTACCAACTCCTTCGCGTTGGTATGGTGCTTGCGACTTCGACACTTTACACAGCCTTTGGATTTTCCATAACGAATATTTTTGTCAGTAACAAAAGACTCGCTTCCACATCTACATCGACAAAACCACGTCTTGGCTGGCCATTTTCCCGTAGTCACCGGACCAGCGCGAATAATCGTCCACAAATTAAACTGATCACCGATTTTGGCTGTAGCCGTATCCATATCCATATCCATATCCATAGCCGTATCCGCAAGGCGCGCCAACATTAAGTTTTTCACCATCATGCGTAAACGGTTTAGTTTTCCTGCCTTGCCAATTGATGCCCATAGGTGAATTTTCACTGTCCAAGTGGTAAACTCGAACCGTAGGCAACAAAATTCTATTTTTCCTGGGCCATCGAATCGCCCATTGAACATCCATATTCTCGGCGCTTCCCTCCGTCTCTGGATAGCGCAACTCATGCTCCATAATAAAGGCGCTATGGAATAATTGCAGGTAACCAACCGGAGTATAGCCAAACTGCTTATGAACCACCGTAGCCCCCAGGGGATATTCCGCTGATGTGTTTACCAGGTAGCGGTATCCAAACTGTGGATTATCATGCCAACCACGCTTCAGGCGCGCCCACTGCTCCCAGCCATTCACACAGCACCGCTCCGCGCCGTAGAGACAATCTCGCTGCAAAGCGGATTTGTCCAGCATGTTGCGGAAGGTGATGGGCAAGACCACATCCGCGTCTAACTGGAGTATCCAGCCCAATTGGCGCAACGCGCCCAGGCCCACGTTGATCGCGGCCCCTTTATTGAATTGCTCGCCCCGCTCGGTAAAGCAGTCGGTCACCACGCATTCAACCGACCACTTGCGGCACACTTCCCTGGTCACCAGATCGTTATGGCCGGTGACCACCACCATCCGGTCAACGTGCGGCAGGTTGAAAGGCAGCGTTTGATCCAGGAAGTCGCCGTAGTTCAGGCAGATCGTGACCACTTCCAGGCGGTTGTCGTAATTTCCGTGGGCTTGCTGATAACTCATACTGTTCGCATTTTTAATTTGTTTACTAACCCGCATAGTCTCCACAAGTTTTTAAGTGGTGCTACCCGTGACCCGCTTTGGATTCCAAATCTGTAAGAACGCGAAACAGTGCCCCGACCACGAATCATTAACGTAAACAAATTAATCCTCCTGGAAATCCTCTGCCTTGGACTGGCCCAGAGTCAGTCGCCATTTCCGCTTCGCCTCGCCTTTACCGCTGAATATCAAAGACTTAACCAAAAAGCGCAATTGACTTGGCTCCGCCGCCTCGATCAGCGGCTTGCCCACCAGCTCCCGGCACGTCCCCTTTTGGACGTAGGCCACGGTTAAGTGGGGGTGATATCCCGCACGCGTATTGGTGTGGGGCATCTCCCGGAACTTAGCATTCAACGCGGTCAAACCCTCGCTCTCCACATCAAACTTAAGCACGTCGTAGTCAGCCGAATCCTCAAACAGGGAAGCCGTGCCCACCTGGATCTCAAGGGGCTGAGTCTCCTCCACCAGGCGCAGCACTTCCGGGTCGGGGCTAGCCGAGTGCAGTCCAAAGAGCACGGTCACATGTGGTTCATCTTCGCGGCCTTTGTCACCCTTTTCTCCCAGGTATAACTCATCATCTGTAACGTGCATGTGGCTCCAGCTCCGGACGGCGCTGGCCAAGTCTTCGGGCGCGGGAGCCATCACACAGGAGTATTGGTAGGCTTCCTCCAAGGGCAGTTCGGGCTGAGCTTCCGCCTCTTCCGGGAACATCCAGCGCCGCAGCATATCCTCGCCAATGTGCTCCACCACGCTCTCATAGTTGACGGTCTGGTCGCCGCCCGATTCCTCGGACCACTCTTCCCCGGCAAGGTCGCGCGCTTCCTCGAACATGGCAAAAGCGCGATCCGTGCCCACAAAGTCAAGCAGCGCTTCCTCGTAGCCAGGAAATTCGGTTACCAGCAGGTCCCGGACTTCCCGGCTCAACCAGTATTCCCATGCCTTGCGCCGCCATTCCGACTCCAGTGCGCTGTGTATTTCTTCGTCGAGCAGTGGATAGTTGGAAAGACCCTCCCAATCCTTTTTCAAACGCTCGAACTCCTCCGGCTCAATGTGAGCGATATCCTCCTCCTTGATGCCCAACCATTCAGCCCCGTGCGCGCCATAACCCTTACTCACAAAGGAGTAGTGCTTCTGCCAATACTCGCCATTGGCCCGGTCCACGAGCGAACCGCTATAGTCCGAATAACCAGCCAACTCCCACAGTTCCAGGTAAGGCTCCCATACCAGGTTTTCCTCCAGCCACTCCTTCACCTGGACTGGAGTGGTATCCGACATGTCCTTGAGCATGTTCGAGTCCTCGTCCGGCTCCCCTTCCGCCGCCTCGAACATGTCCAACTGGCTGGACGGAGGGCGCTGGTCGCCTAAATCCAGGCCAAGCTGGTCGCGCTGTGGATACACCGCCGCCTGGACCTGGGGCCAGGTCAGCGTGTTCACCACCCGTTCCACGCCAATCGTGGGGGTCCGGCCATCCGTGTCCCAATACTCGTCAGCGGCGGAAGCCGCCTGGCTGAAAAATTCGTAGCCCTTGTTGCTGATGGCAAACAACTGGAAGTCTTTCTGCGGGTCGGCGCTTCGGACTTGATCGCCAAACCGGTCCAGGAGCGCGTCCGCGAAGGCCAGCGCGTAGTGCTGGCCCCAGTAATACCGAAAGGATTTTTCAACGATTTCATCCATCGTATCCTGGTCCAGGACATTGAAGCTGGCCATGCTCTTCACGTAATCCTTAAAAGGATTCCACAAGGGCATCCAGTCCAAGTGCTCCGGCTTCATAAACAGGCGCAGATTCAGTTCGTTTCCCTCTTGCTCCAGCCACGGCATCAGCCGGTGCAGAAAGAGATGGTTGGCATGACTCACGGTGCCTGGCTCGGCGGAACTGTAGCCGGTGTCGGGGATCTCCCACATACCCCGCTCCTGGTCCCAGTAGAGATTTTGCTTGGCCCATTCCTGGCGTGATTCGACCGGTTTTTCCGCATCCAGGCTTTTTAGGTCAAAGTCATCGTCCTCCAAGCCCTCTTGAACCATCGGCCTGAGACGCTCTAATTCCACCACCGCGCCGCTGCCATACCCGGTTTTGCCCTCAAACTGAACAAACGCATAGCTGCGCCCATACTGTTCCCGGTAAACTTTTGTAACCTTCCCCGGAATGAAGTCAGCATATTGAACAGACGGAGCGATGATTCTAGCCCCCACCTTTATCCAGGCATAGTCGTTGTCCAAGTCCTTGGCCTCGCAATCATCCTCGTCCTGGCTCTCTTGAATCCCAGGAAGCGGCTGGACGATATTGCCGGTCAAAGGCACGGTCAGCACGCTACCGGACGCTCTGAGGTAGGCTTTACCCTTTTCCCGGCCCACCCACTCCACCCTGGCCAGTTGCGTGCCGCCCTGGTCGGGGGGAAGGTTGGCGATCACCACCGTGCCGGGTCTCAGCCAGCTAAAGTCGTCCATCAGGTCCTTGGTCTCAAAATCTCCTAAGGCCATTGTGTTCCTTGTGTGCCTCCTACGACGATAGTTTCCACGTCATTTTGCCAATAAGGAGGCCGGTTGACGGTGCCCCAGGTTTCGATATATTTGGCGCGCCAAGTGCCGATGTCGTTCGTGCCAATGTAAATGAACTGAGAATAGCTGTCCGGTCCGCCCACGTCCACCGAGAATCGGCCCCAGGGATAGGCGTTCATCAGGCGCTCCACCCGGTCCAGATCAGCCACCCCCTGACCGGCGCACACATGACAGTCTCCCTGGCCCAATTCCCGGTCAATGGGAGCCTGTTTTAGCTCGGCGTTGATCAGCCAGTTCCCTTTGGTCGCCAGAAAGACGATCTGCTCGTAGGACAGCACGGGCCGGTGCAGATTATTGATCTGATGAACTGCTAAATAGACGGGCTGTCTAACTGCCATGCTGAATCCTTCCTTTGTGTTCCTGATACCAGCGCCACAGTCCCTCCGGCGCGTAAGCGTAACGCCTCGGACTCCGGCAGTCCGAGGCGCGCCCGGAACTGCTCCCGCCAGGGTCGAAAGTCCTGAGCCTTGATCATGGCCTTGGCCGTCTGTAAGTCAGGGGCTTCCTGCTGATACATGATCACGCCCTGGGGACTGTTTTCCGTCCGCATAAACCGGTAGATGATAAATTTTGTGGAATCCACCGTGCCTCCGAAGTAACCGGGCATCCTTCGCTTATTTTTAACCACCAGGTAGCTGCCATACTGATAGAGTTTTTTGGTGCCGAAAAACCGGTTCGTCTCCCGGCTGAAAAAGTTTGGCTCCGCCGCCTTCATCTGATCCAGGGTAACCTCTTCCTCGCTATTCCCGCCCACCAGATCTTTAACCTCGAAATCATCCCCCTCGCCTTCCTGGAGCGCCGCGTTCCGGTAGCTGATCCGGCCTCCTGGCTGTCCGTTCACAAAGAGCGTGGCTCCGTAAAGGTTCCTCCAGTTTCGCAGGGACCATGTTAATACCCCAAAGGAAGCGAAGCGTCCCAGCCAAAACCAGTTGTTGAGAAAGACCACCTTGATCCCACCCTCGCCTTTACCCAGGTCATGGATGTGAACCGACTGAACGGGCTGCCGGGAAACGTAGCGCCGAATGCCTGCCAGATTCCGGGAAGAGGCAATGACCCGACCTGATTCATCGTAAAGGTAGAGGGCTTCTCCGTAGTCAGCCGGATAAGCGGCGTTGTCCGCCGAGGACACCAGGTCCTTCCAGCTTTCATCGTCGTCTTCCAGCAGATGTTGGATGATCTCTTTTGCCACGCTCTAAATACCGGTCGAATGAAACTTAAATTTAATCGCTCCGGGCGGAGCCTCGCACAGGACCTTTTTGGTCCTGTCGAAATACTTTCAATGGGTTTTGAAAATTTCCGCAGGAAATTAACCTACTTACAACAATACGTTAAACGGAGCGACTTCAGGCCCTCTGGCATTGGTCGAAATGGCAGTTTGGGGTTACCTTTTGGCATCGAGGGGTTACCTTTTGGCATCGAGGGGTTACCTTTTGGCATCGAGGGGTTACCTTTTGGCATCGAGAATTTAACTGAAACTGTGATCAGTCAGGGTCATCCAGCACAGGAACGTAAACATATTTTACCTTGGGATCGGCGCTTACGCTTTCCCGCTTCACCTGGCGGTGAAGCCGGTGCCAGCGATCCAGTTTGCCCAGCCCTAGAGGCAAAGTCCAAACCGGCATCCGGTTTTCCCGGCGCGCCGCGATGACCAGTTCTCCCGCCTGTTGCAGGCTTTGAAAAGCACGAGCCACCGAACGCAGGGCGGCGTAGGGGTGGTTTTCGCGCCAGGCGCGAGGGGACGCGTAGTGGACTGGCTCGGACTCGCCCTCGGCTTCCGAGCGCGCGATCCAAAAGACCACGTTATCATAGACCACAGCGGCCAGCAGTCCGTGGGCCTGGGCCATTTTGGGGTCAAGCGCGTGCAGCTTTTGACCCCGGACCCGGACCGTCAGTGTGTAGCTGAACTGGCTGGCCACGGCGTGGCGGTGGAGGAGCGTGGCGTAACCAGCGCGCTCTCCCAAGAGCTTGTGCAGGACCAGGCGCAGCTCTTTACGCGAGAGGTAGGGAAACACTTTGAGCAACTGGTCCATCGTGCCGGTCCATTGACCGAACTTGCGGCAGTGCCAGGTAAAGTATTGATACACGACAGCAGCAGCAATACCGTGCGTTTCAGCCACTTCCGTGCTAAACAGATGCAGCTTGTCTTCCGGGAGTGTCTCGACGCGCAGCACAGTGTCTTGGGGCACATCGCGCGCTCTTACCGGTAAACTTTCTAAAATTATTCTGGTTCCAGTCATACGGAGAGCCAGAACCAGTTAAGCCAGGCACTTGAACTCTTTAGCCAGCGGAATCGTTTCGGGTCCAATACAGGGGTGATAGAACTGGTAACCCCGCACATCGTGGAGCTTGTTATAGACGCGGCGGCAACCCCGGCGCAAGGAGGGGTGCTGAACGTCGATAAAGGCGGTGATAAACGCCTGGTTGTCCCCGGCTTTTTTGCGGATAAACCGGCCTATGATCTGGTTCATGACTTCCCAGTCGCCCACGTAGTCAGCGATGACGCCTCCGCAGATCTCGTTGATGGACACGCCCTCTTTCACCAGGGGGCTAACCAGCACCCGGCCTTGACCCCCGCGAAACCAGGCAAACACTTCATCGCGCTGGGCCGAGGTATGGTCGCTGAACAGGACTTTGACCCGATCCTGGCCTAGCGCGTCCTGGATCAGCGCCTCCAGAATCAGGACGTGCATGGTCCGGGTGCAGACCACGAGCGTGGGAAAGTGTTTTTCCTGGGCGTAGTAGCGCGTCCAGGCGGTAATCAGCGCGTTGCGCTCTTTAAACGAGGTAATGGCCTTGTCATACACGCGCCTTAAGAGGCAATAGCGCGAGTCCACGGTATATTCAGCCTCGTCATCGTCAAATTGCAGCGTGTGATAGCCGTCCACGGTTACGGGCTTTTCCACCCACTCCCATTCCGCTACTTTTACGGTGTCCGGGGTGCCCTCGCCATCATAAACCTCCTGCTCCTCCGCGCCTTTTAGCTCGCGCACCCGGCGCATCACCACTTGGCCTTGATCATCAAGTTGATACACGGGTCCCAGGTAAGTGCCGTGCTTCCACTCGCTTCCCACCAGCGCCCAAGCGGGGGTGTAAGGCTCCGCTTGATACGGCAAGTTTTTGTGCCGGTTATGCCAGCGGCTATTTTCCACCAGGTAGATGGTGGGCCGGGCCGAGCGGCCCAGGTCGATATAAGTTCCCACGGGAACCACGTAGCGGATGGGACCCAGCAACCCCTGAACCTTGGCGGCCTTGGCGGGGTCGTTGTCGTGGCGCGTGTCGGAGGCCCCCAGCCGGAAAAAGCAGGGCAGACTCATAAGGAGCTGCGTGCTGGTCGCGGCGGCGGCGTGGTGGGATTCGTCGTAGAGCACCGCCATAAAGCCGCGAAACCACTCCTCGTTGACCAATTCCAGGCGATGGCGCGTGAGCATGGCCACGGTCGCGATCACGATGTCCTTGCCGGAACGGTCCTTTTTGCTGCCGCCAAACTGGGTAACCTCCAAGCCCGGTAAAAAGCCCTTGATATCCCGGTAAGCCTGCCGGACCAGGCGCTCGCTTTGGGTCACGTAGAGCACGCGCGCCTCCGGGTAGCGCCGCAGGATCATGGCGGCGGCGGCGGCGAACATGGCGGTCTTACCGCCGTTAACGGCGATTTTATTCACCCCCATCCCGTGACTTAGCCAGTAGGCCACGGATTCCCGCTGATACTGGTCGAGCTTGAAATTGGCCACGATAATGTCCGGGGGCACGTCATCGGACACGAGCGCGGCAAAAGGGGACTTCAGACACCGGCTCAGGTCCAGCAGGATGTTCTTCCGGTGCGCGATGGCAATCAGGGTGTCTTTGTGGCCGCGCAGACAGTCCGCCTGCCCCTCGTCCAGTAAACGAAGGGCGTTGACGTAACCATCCCAGCCTTCTTTACCGTCCGTCAAGACCCAAGCTTTGTAGGTGGGGGCGTGCTCGAATCCCTTGGGCCGAACGCGCATCTGGTCGGCCAGGGCGCGAATTTCCGCGTCCGGTCCGATCAGTTTGATTTTCGTGGGTCCCTCGCTAATGCGGATCATTTCCTAAAACTTTTACATAAAACTATAAAATGTAAACAAAAATTAGGTCGGTTTTTGCGGCGTGACGAAAGGCTTCACCGCGTCGATGACTTCCTGGGGGGCGACCGCGCCCAAACACTCGCATACCGTGCGATTGGTGCGCGGCGGACAGTAGCGCGGAAACGCGCCGCCGTAGGCGAAACAAGGAGCAAAAGGACAGGCTTCGCGCTTCCAGACGGCAAAATGGTTTTTGTAGTATTTGGCCCGGTTAGCGGGATTGCAGGGTCCCCACAGCCCCACGCAGGGCACGTCCATCGATCCCGCCACGTGGACCATCATCGAGTCCGGGGCCACGACCACCGCCGCCTTGGTCGCCAAGGCCCACAGGTCCCGCAGGGCCAGTGCGGTAAAGAGTTGGATATTAGGCCGGATGGTGCCTGAACCCTTGCATTTGGCGCAGATTTCCTGCACCGGCTTTTGGGCTTCCAGAACCGTCGCCGTGGCCAGCGCCAGGTCACCCTCGATAGAGCCGGTGCTGGTGCCTGTAAAGGACGCGGGAATGGCCTCCGGCATCTTTTCCACTTTGCCGCCGCCCTGGCATTTGGGACAGGCCACGGACTGCCTGTAGGGTTCCGGGATAAATTCGTCGTAAAGCGCCAGCCAATGAATTTCCGGGAACGCATCCGCCAGCTTGCTCAGCAAAAACACACTGTCGCTGGGCGGCAGGCACCGGATCGGATTGGCGGCGGCCAATTGATACATGCCGAAGATCTTGCCCTGGAACTGATTTACCGACTGCATTTCCAGCCAGGTGAAGTTAGGGCGCACCACTTTGAGTTTGGGTTCAATACTGTTGGGATCGATACCCACCTTGGCCAGCATGACATCCAGCGGGTGTTGCTGGTCCTGGTGTTCATCGCAGTTGACCACCGCCTCCATGAGACACCAGTAGTCGAACATCTTGAACTGCTCATACTGCATGGGAATAGCCTGAATGGATTTGATCCAGGGGAAATTCCACCAGCACGTCTGGTTGCCGGGATCGTTCAAGATGTGAATCTCAAAGCCGTAGCTGGCGAGGATGCGCGCAAAGGGCCAAGTCATAATCTGGTCGCCGTAGCCGCCGCTGCCGTTGTAGAGCAGAAGGCGCTGGCTGCCAGGCTTATGGTGAAGCGCGTTAAAGTTAGGGATACGGTTCTCGATCCGGCTTACCTTAAAACAGCGTTGCTGGATGGCCTGCTCCTGCATAATGCGGGTAAACTGCTGGTGGGCGAGCACGTAATCCCGACCCGCCTCGAAAGTGAGTGTGGCAACCCCGGCGCTTTTTTTAAAGTTGATGGCGACTGGTTCCGCAAATGTTATGAGATTGATATGTTTTAAAGGGTTAGTGGTTAAACGCTATTAAGACACGCAAACTCTCCCCAATGTGCGAGAGCCGCTTTGTTGTAGGCGCGAGCAGCGTCTTCCTCGGCCTCAAAAAATCCAAGGTGCCCCTGAGTGACTTTACCGGCTCGATTCATCTTAGGACCAGATGCCTTCCAGCAACCATCTCGGCTATACCAGTAAACACCCTTAAAACGTGAAGTAATACCATTAGAGTTAGGCTTGCGATTACCTTGATTCTGGCTTTTCGTGGCTGTGCGCAGATTGGACTTTCTATTATCGAGCCTACTTAAAGTGTTTACGTGGTCTGTCTCCAGACCGGGCGGTGTCTGCCTGATAACTCGGTGCAGCAGGACTGTTTTAAAGGTTCCTCTTTGACGGGACCCCTGACTGGCTACGACATAGCCTTCGCTGCTCAAACGCCAACGAAAGCCAGCCACTCTCGGCAGATCTTCATCGTCAATAAGAGCAGTTTGTCCACGTAATAGTCGAATCTCAGCCATTAGATTTTCAGAACTTTGTTGTAATTGTTTACATATTTTAGTGCCAATTAGGTGTGGTAGATATATTTGAGGGGTGCCGTGCGCCCCCTCACAATTTGGCTATGGTAATCAAAAAGAAAAAAGAAACTTTTAACGACTACTCGGTTGAAATGAGTTGGGGCCAACTCAACGCCATTTATCGCGCCTTGGAGAAAGACCATGCCGATCCGCTGGCGGACGAACTCTTTGCTGAATTAGGTTGGTATTTGGAGAATGTGCCCGGACCGGGTGAGGACGAGGAAGCCTACAAGGAGGCTAAAGATGCCGAGCGCGAGGCCATCACCGGAGGCGCGCAGCCGGGAATGCCAGACGAGGGGGGTCGCAATCCCGACTTGATTGGCCAGGAAATTGACGACGAGGGCGGTGAGCTGGAAGGAGCCGAGTCTCCGGTCGGTGGCGAGCCGGAGGGCGGCGAGGAAGAGCTGGGGGGTGGAGAGGCGCGCTCCCCGGAAGCGCCGAGTGAAGCCGATCAATTTTTGGATCGTCCCCCGCAAGCGCGCAAACCCTCCCGTGCCGGAGCGACGGCCCGGATGGGTTCTATGGCCTAAGACATGAGCGCCAATGCCCCGCTATTGACCGACGCGTCCCGGCTGTCCGCCCAGCAGAATGTGGAGAACTATGCCGAGGGCGTGGCCATTCACATCAATTCCGACTGGGCCAGGCACTACCAGTTGAGGATTGTGGATAAAAACTGGGTGGATACCTGCGGGGACACCGTGGTTGGCTCCAGCCGTTTGCGCATTCCGGTCACCTTTCCCGACGACGAGCAGGATTCGGGCGTGGATACCGCCGTTCTGGCCTCTGGCACGGTCACGCTTTCCACCACCAACTACCTGAGCGGCACCGCCACGGATGTGGGGCGCTTCATCAAGCTTAAAACGTCAGGCCAGACTTACCGGATTACCGCCGCCATCAGCACGACCCAATGCACGGTCACTCCCGCTGACAGCGTGGCGGCGGACGTGTTTACCATTTATTACAGCTACTACGTGGTCATCCCGGTGGTGCCGTTCGTGACCGCGACCGCCGCAGGGATTCCCCCCAGCATCACCGGCCAGCCGCAGGCAACCAGTTGCGGCGCGGGAGAAAGCGCGCAGTTTTTTGTCGCGGCGGCGGGTTCGGCCATGCTTACTTATCAATGGTTCAGAGACGGCACTGGCCTCACCGGGGCCACGTCACCCCAGTTGGCCATTACCAATGCCACAGTCGGTCAGAGCGGCAATTACACCTGTCTGGTTTCCAACGCTTACGGCCAGGCGATGAGCGCCGCCGCTACCTTGACGGTCCGCTACAACTTTATCGCTTACAAAGACGAGAGCTTTTGGGACGACGTGGGCGACTTTTTTGGCTTCTGACCATGAATAAACATCTTGTCACGCAGGGGGAACTCCGAAACACGGTGATCGGCCTGGGAGCCTTGGCGGATAATCTCAACGAGCACACTAATTCCAGCCTGTCCAAATCCCACGGCTGGACCGGCATGAAGCAGCTCTACCAGAACTCGGCGGGTTGCATTCATTCAGGCCCGGCGAGCGCGCCTGCCCAGCAGCGGATTGTGCGGGTGGTGGTGGGCGAACAGATTTACTACGCTCCCGCTCAGCTTTCAGCCGGAATCGACGGCGAGCCGGATGTGGTGCTGACATCGGATACAGGGGTGATCTCCCCGCAGCAGGCGGACCCGGCGCTGGATTTGACAGTGGGCAGCCCGGTCGCCTCCTGCCTGGTTACCAGCTTTGCCTCGCAGCTCAACGTGGTCGCGGGTTCCGCCGACACCGCCCTGTTGACGCATGCTGGCAGCCCCCCGGAAACCGCGCACGGCGGACTATCCGCCGAACCGCACATCCAGATTGACAGCGCAGGTCACGTGGTCGGGCGCTACGGGGTTAATCTGATCGTTAATGGCCGGAGATGGCGCATTGTGTGCGACCGGGATCGGCGCGGTCCTCCCCAGGCGGCGCGCTTTGCCAACCCCATTCCTCAGATCATTGACTACTACACCAGCGGCGGTTCGTTTACGTCGGTGAGCGCCGGTCGCTGGTTTGATTACGCACCTTCCGGGGCCGGACAAGCAACCTATGTGGCGGAGTTGGTGGTTCAGGGCACGCCGCCCCTGCTTTACCAGTGGGAATATTCCGCCAATCTCACGGATTGGTATCCGGTGATTACAGGCGGATTCTACCAAGTCAACGGCGGTTTTAGCTTTTCAGTGCTTCCCAGCTCCCATATCGCTGGAGCTAACTGGATTACCTTGTCGCCCTCCGGGACCATCACGGCAGAGGCAACCTCGACCACCGTCCTGCGCGTAGCGGCTGCCGACGGGGGGTCCAGTGACCAGACCCGCGATCCCGCCTATGCGCTGCGCCTGACCGTGGATAATAGCGCCATCGGCGGCGCGGTGGTTCATAGCGAGCCGCTGATCCTAGCCATGAAAGATGAAACAGGGGGCTGCTGATGACCGATTCATTTTGTAAACAATTACTAGCCCAGCAGTTGATTAACCACGAGGACCATCAGCAGATGCGCCGCCTGCTGGCCTGGAGCCTGCGGAATCCGTTTACCGCGCCGGGAGCCAATTTCTACTTGAAAAACGGCCCCTTGATCGTGCAGAAAATGAACCGGATGGACGCGGACTGGAACGGCTTAAGCACGCGCTTTCATCAGATTTTAGACCAGGTGCGGAACGAGCAGATTCCCCAGGCCGCAGCGGACTACGGTCAGATCTTGCTAGAGGTCATGAACCGGTATTGGCCGGGCTGCCAATGTCCTTTCTGGCAAGCCAGCGTGAAACACCACCATGAAATGAAGCGACGGCTTCAGGAGGGTCGGGATGTCCTTCACGCCTGGCCGGACTGCTCGGATGGACCCCAGCCCTCCGGTTAGTAGGTTTGCAGGCCCAGCACGGACGAGGATACGCTGCACGCTCCGGGCACCTGGTTGGACAGGGTTACTTTGTTGCCAAACGGGTTGATCCAGGTATTGATAAAAGTGCCCGTAACGGCGTGTCCGATCTCCGACAGGCCACTGGAAACGGTCCCGTAAGTGGTGTGCGGCCCCGCGTTAGTGACCCCTAAGACCACATCCGTCATGGCCCAGTTCACGGTGGCCCCGTCTGTGATCTGCGGCAAAACCACGGTTAAGGCTCCGGTCCAGCGCGCCAGGCGGGAATACTTCAAAAAGACCATGCCGTGGCCGCTGGCCGAGTCGTTAACTTTGAACTCGGTGAAATTCACCGTAGCCGTGCCAGGGTAAGCCAGGTCGATCTTGGTGTAGGGACCATCGTCTTCCGCCGCTTGATAGTTGGCTTCCACGTAAATTTTTCCCGGTATCGTGCTGATGGAAAACGCGTTGGCCGAGGAACTGAAGAGTTTTTCCCAGTCCGTGCTGGGCGGCGGCTGGACCGCGACCGGAGCGGCAACCACGGCCACATAAGTCTCCGCGACTGCCCCGATCAGTAGCACGAACGTGGTTGCCGACACGCTGGCCGCAGGCGATACGGTGCATTGAGTCGTGCTGATGGCGGCGATAATCTGATAGGAGTTGTTCGTGCTGGTCGCGCGCAGATAGCGCCCCACATCGCTCACGGTGCCGGTCAAAAATCCAGTCGTGGAGAGGGTGACGGTGCCGGTTACAATCGTCATTGTGGCGACGCCAGAGGGAGTTTCGCTGCCTACGGCCCTGGTCACCGCGTCATTCAAGACGTAAGGCACAGCAGGGTTGTCCAGGGGCGGATTGCCCCAGGTGCCTCGATAGCGGAAGCCGTTGACTCCAGCTTGGGCCACGAGATTCCAATCGCTGGGATAAGCCACGGGATTGCGGTTCAGGGAAGAGGCTACGACACAAACATAGCTGCTGCCCAAGTAGGATACCCCGTCATTTTCCACGTAGTTGGTCACGTTGCTCCAAGCGCCTTTCCAATCAAAGCCAGGATCACCTTCCTTAGCAACCAGGTCCCAGTGAATCGAACCGATAGCGGGGGTGTTGCCCGTATTGGACGTATGCTTGGACTTCCAGGACGAGTTGGCGTAGGCGACGACGGCCTTGTCGTTATAGGTGGTCGAGGCGCTGTAATCGCCCATCCACACTAATCCAGGAGTCCCTGCGGGTCCCGCGCCGCCAGAGCCCCCGGTGTCTCCCTTGCGCCCAGGCTGTCCCGGCCTTCCCGGCTCACCCACCAAGGCGGATGCCAGCAAGTAGCTCGAAGTGGAACCTACGGGGCGCATGGTGAGCAGGATGGAGGCGATTAGCTCCAACGTGGCTCCCCCGCGATTTTTCAGGGTAATGACAAACTCGCCGTTGGCATAGAAAAGCGTGCCGCCGCTATACTCGGTGGACGTGGTGACCACCTGCGCGCCCGTGGAGTTCCCAAAACTATAAGCGGTGTAATAAATGTCCAATTCGGCGCTGGAAGAAGCGGGAAGCGAAGTAACGATGGCATTCAGCACTCGGCACTCGAAACCCGGTGGAATGCGGAAATTTTGGATAATTTCCTCCGAGTTGGGAGGGAGCACGGTGCGCAGCACGGGTAGCGGGACAAACTGGTCTTTATTGTTGACCGCTTCGACGACCTCGTTGAGCTTGTCGGCCAGCGCCACATCACGCTGAGCCAGATGACGGGTGGGGCGGGAGACTCCCGCGACATCCAGCGCGTCACCCTCGGTCAAGTGCCGGACATCATTTTCCCCGAAGTTGATCGCCGCCGAATTGGGCATGCTGATGGGTTCAATAGCCATAACGCTTTAATTACCGTCATACCAGTGAAGGGGACGGGTGTTCATCCACTCCCGGTAAATCTTAAACCGATAACGAATCCGAGAATCCAGGTTGAACGTCTGCTTTTGCTTGACCACGCCCTTGTTGGGAGTGCGCCTAAACCCCATGACTACTTGGCGTGGTTCCTGCCACTGGGGAACCAGCGCGCCCAGGCGGCCTATAGTCACCTTGGCCCCATCGGCGATACCGTCCTCGAAAGTGGAGATCATCGTGCGGTAGATCTGACAGGCGGTATCATAAGTCACCCCGCACTCCTGCATATAGCGGCGGATGAAGTCGCGTCGTTTGATGGTTTTCGACTCTTTAATCCGAAGGCTCATGCGGTGAAGGGAAGAGCGATGGCAAAGGTGCTTTGCGTGGACTTGGAAAGGAAACTGGCCCGGAGTAGAATTTCCCGGTCAGAAAGGCGCTGCACGTTCAGAGTTTCCAAAGAGACGCGCGGCTCAAACTGAGCCAGGGCATCCGAAATTTCCTGCTGCGCAATTCCCGCCACGGCGCTGGCGTCGCTCTCAAAGACCATCCTCCGCAAAGAGGTTCCATAGGTGGGCAGCATGAGGCGCTCGCCTTTGGCCGTAATCAGCAGCATCTTGACGGAAGAAGCCAGAACTTGAAGGTTGCTGGCCAGGTTAAAGCTCCATTCGCTGGCGTTGGGAGCGCCGTTGTCCCTGGGCAGGATGGGACCATACAGGTAGGCATCGGGCTGGGTCACGACCTGCTCCGGCTGGATCTCCACACTGAAGTAGGCATACGCCTGATCGGGCACGGGCTGGCGATAGTTCCAGGCGTGCAGAGTGACAAAGTAGGCCCCCACCGTCAACTGCCGCGTCAGATCCACGGACAGCGGTTTGAGAGCGGGACCCAGGGCTACAGGCGGGTTGCCATCATTCCAGTCCAGGGTCGCCGCCAATTGGGTGTAAGCCGCGTTGGTTTCGCTGACCACGGCGCTGATCCGCAGCGGGTAGTAGTTTTTACCCGGCAGGACCGTGTAGTTGACGCGCGGCCCGGTGGGAGCAATGCTAAGCATCAGGACCCCATCCTTTCCGGGTAAAATTGACGGTAGCGATCCAAGGTGCCTGTTCCGCTGCCATTGCCGCTGGCGGACTCGTTCAGCGCCGAGGGTTTGGGCGGCCTGGGCGTGGCATCGGTCTTGGTTTCCATGGCGCGCTTTAACTCGTCGGGGTGCTTGCCGTAAGAGGACACTACGAAGTCCCAATCGCTGATCTGTTTTTTAACGTTCATGCCCTTAAGGCTGAACATGTTTTCGTAGAGCTTGCGCGTGCCCCGGCTGCGCGCCGGAGCGGATTCCCCGCCCACTCCCTGGCGCAGTTCCTCGACCAGCGTGGCCAGGTCGGGGTTCTGGCGCACTTTGTCCTCCAGCTCGCGCAAAATTCGATGCGTGTAGGGAGCCGGTTTTTTCTGGCTCTCCATTGCCGGTTCCTCAATCTCCGAGGGCAGCGCGGTGATGAACAGGTTCACCACGTCGTCGGGCAGGCGCAGGTAACGCTTGAACACGGTCTCCACCCACGCTTCGCGCGGGAGCGCGTATTTGGCCATGACATCGGCCAGCAAGTCCAGCACTTCGGCCTGTTGACGCAGCATCTCCAGTTTCATCTGGTCTTCCAGGCTGCCGATGGGCGGCATCATGGCCTTGATGTCCAGCTCGCGGATATCCTTGCCGCGCAGCACGGCGTGAAAGTAGCCCAGCCACGTGTAGCCGCTGATGATCGGACGGCGGATACCTTTGATTTTGCGCAGAAACCGCATATCCTGGGCCAGGAGCGCCTTGCCGCTCATCGGCTGGTCTCCCCCACCCGCGCCGCCCTTGCCTCCCAGCCAGCTCCGGGGCATGCCGATGATGCTGAAGAATAAGTCGGTCAACAGCTCGATGTCATAGACATCGGGAATATTTTGGGTGCCCTGAAGCTTTTCAATGGTATGCTCGAAACCTGAAGGTTTGGCGACCCACAGGATCGTGTCCAGCGACCAGGCGTTGTAAAATGCCTGGAATCCCATCGGGTCGGTCAGATCTTGGGTCTGGCCGGTGCTGCCTTGATTCGCCAGGCCAAAGGAAATTTTGCTGCGGAGCGTCTGTTTCCACCGCTGCACGGTGCGCATCTGTTCCATCGGCGGCTGGTCCTTGGTGTCAATATTGATGACGTAGCGGTCCGGCTGAACCTGGGCGCGGTGAACCACCATCTGGTCAATCGCCAGGCGCATCTTTTTGTAGATTCCCTGGGCTTCATCGAAGATCGGTTCCCCGTGCTCGCTGATCCGCAGCCGATACATCCGGCGAAAATGCAGCATGTCCCACGGATACCAGAGTTCCTCCGTGTCCGAGCCATCGCTCAGGGCTACGCGTTCGATGGGTGTGCGATTGTCGGGATGAACAAACGCCGCTTCCTTGCTGGGCTTATGACCCGTCCATCGGAAGCCCACCACGCGCCGGTTGCGCTCCAGCCAGTAGCGGCGAATGTCCATCGGATGGATGAAGGACAGGCCCATAACACCTTCGCCAGGCGCGTATTCGAGCTTTTCAAAGTGGTTTCCCAGGGAGGCGACATAATACACCTGTGACGGGATCAGGTCCTCCACGCCGCAGTTCACCAGCATGCCATTGAGTTCGTCCTCAAACTCGCGGTCATTACACTGATACCACAAAGTCGCGGGGGAGTTCTGGTCGGTCTGCGTAGCTTCGTCAACAATTTCGACCAGCGCGGCGGCCATGAGGTCCCACCCCGCCATCTCATCCCACAGTTGGAGCATGGCGTCAAACGTGACGGGCCGCCGCATGTAGGAGTTAAAACGGGACCAGACATCGGGATTGGCGACGCGACCGGCCTCGCGGAACTCCCGAAAAAGTTCTTGATCCGCCGAGGGTGTTCCCGCGCGCGGCACAATGCTGCCCGTGGGATGGCCCGAAGTGCCGATCAAGCCAAGATACTTGAGCAGGGAAGTGGCTGTCGTGTTGGCCATTGCTTTAGTTTAAAATTTTAAAGTGACTTATCACAATCTAAATACCCGTCTCCAGGACGGGTAAAACATATGGTTCTCGGTCCTCCACATTAGAACCGGAAAACAAATCCCGTTCTAATGGCCATATGGCAGATAAAACGTTGAAAGAGCATATCATTTCCTTTAGGATACCAGACGATCAGGCCGAGTTGGTGATAAAAATGTTGCGGGAGCAGCCGATCCTGGGCGTTCGCTCTCCCAACCAGTTTTTCCGCAAGCTGGGCCTGGATTTTATCGCGGGGAGGCTGGCCTACAAGAACCCGGAGGACTACTACTCGGATACCACGCTGCTAGGTTAAGACCCGTGTCACCGTCAGTGTCACCGGGTTTATTTCAAAATTGACTTCAGCGGCAAACGTGGAGCGACTCTCGTGGTCCGCGACTCGGCAAGGGATCTTGACTCGGATCTTGTCCGGGTCAACTCTTTCAACCAGCACTAAATCAACTTGAACCGGCTCCGGCTCTCGCTGGGCCGCCTCCTCCAGCACCGCGCGAAAGCACCCGCTGCGGCACTCCGCCTGTATCCACTGCCATAGCAAATCGGAGGGCGGGGCCGCGTCAGCCACATAGGTGCCTGCGATCTTTTGGACGAGCGCCGAGGGCCGTGGCTTAGAAGGCATACTCATAGTCATCGCCAGGGAAATCCTGGGGCCGCAGTTCCAGCTCCACACCCATGCGCGCCTGGCCGTCTTTCACAAAGCGATACACTTTAGGTTCGCGGGGCGCGCCCATAAGGCGGATGAGCGGGGAAATCACTTCCTGGGGCAGCCGCCGAAACGAGAGCTGGATCAGCACCGGGCTATGGCGATCCACAGCGTTCTGGCGGTCGGGGGCTTCCTGAAACTCGCCATCCTCCACCTGGTCGGGCGTGTCCTCTTCCGCGCCGGGCTTAAACACCGTCACGTCCGCCAGATTGGCCATCAGCGCGGGTTGGGAGTGCAGACGCAGCATAAGCCGGTTGGCGTAGGCGGAGATCTTTTTATCGATGCCGTCATCCGCCAACTCCTCGATCAATACCTGAGCCAATTCTTTGTCGGTCATTCCGTTCTTAAATACAATGGCAACGTTTCGATTAAAGACAGGCCAAACCGTGATCCTTGACGCGGAGGATTTGGAGCGTGTCATCAGGCTGAAATGGCACGTTGGTTCAGAAGGCTATGCAAAGCACAGTTTCAGGCATAATCGAAAAGTCTGCTCACTCTACCTGCACCATTTCATTTTAGGCCGTTGTGATAAAACTGATCACAACGGCAATAAGCTCGATAATAGAAAACAAAATCTTCGTCCAGCCACAGCCAGCCAGAATGCTGGAAATTCGTGTAAGCAACCCGGAATATCCAGATTTAAAGGTGTTTACTGGGATAAAAAGTTCAACCTATGGCGTGCCCAAATCGGGCCAAAAAGAACAAAATTAGTTCGCTTCATCGACGAGGCTGAGGCCGCCGCTGCCTATGACAGTGCAGCTCGTTCGCGCTGGGGTGACTACGCTAAAGTTAATTTCAGTTAGTTGCCACGCGCTAATTGATGCTTTTATGGGCGCTAAAATAGTACCGCGCCGCCTGCGCGATGGTCGCGCGCAGCCAGGCTCGATTTAACCGGGGCCGTATGGGCAGCCAGAAAGGAACTTCCAAGGTAACCTCGCAGATCAACTGCCCACTAATCTTGAGTTGATAGAGCGTCACAGACATAGCTTTCGCTCTGATTAGAACCTAACGGAAAAGAGCACCCAGTTGCACATAAGCGCATTGGATTTTAATTGGACACTACTAACATAGCTTGATCTTTCGGTTCTGTCCAAAGCATGAGAGCACTTGTTTTCGCCGATCTTCAAGCGACCGACGGCCACGAGCGGTGTTTTGCCAATCCGGTCAAATCACTGCAACTCCACCGTCTGGAGCAGTTTTTCGACCAGATTAGCCGCATTTACCAGGACTGGAAGTGCGATGCGCTATGGGACCTGGGGGACACCACGGACGACCGCAACGCTATTCCCGTGCCCGTCATTGACCTGCTCTGCGACCGTTTTAAGGACTATACCGGGGAATGGAACTTAAAATTGATCGGGAACCATGAACAATATCTGCGTGACACGGCGATCCACGCGGGAAAGATGTTCCGTCAGTTTTTTCGCGTGGTCGATGCTTGCGCGTCGGTCAAGTGTGAAAATGTAAACATTCTATGCGCCAGCTATCAAGATCAGCCAGGGGCGCTCACAGAATTTTTGAACCGGCACCGCAACCAGCGGCCTAACTTGCTCCTGGGTCATTTTCAGCTCTTCGGCTGCCAGCTTAACTCCGGTCAGTCGGCTTCCGGTCTCCAGCGCCAGGAGATGGAATTTGTAAACATTGCTTTCTTGGGCCACGTCCATAAGCCGCAAAGCCTGGGCCAGTTTCATTACGTGGGTTCCCCCTTCCAGCAGAACTGGGGGGAGAGCGGCGAAACCAAGCGGGTCGTGATCGTGGACATTAAAGAGGGTCGGGTGGGATTCGAGTTCGTGCCGCTCCAGGGCTTTCCCCGCTACCTCACCGTGTCCTACCCGGAGTTTGTCCGCCAGGTCAAAGCCGACTCCGAGGATCGGTTTAAAGTGGTGCTCCGGGATGTCCAGGAAACCGAGGCTTTTTACGCTCACCCTTTGGCGCATCACGCCGACGAGGCTACCTATGACTACGACCCCGCTCCCGTTTCCGCCGAGGATGCCGGTCCCGTCACGGCCAACTCCAAGCTCGATGTCATGCGGCGCTACGTGAAGCGGGTGCCTCCGGCCAGCCAGGGACTTGTCATCGGCGGGGAAGAACTGCTGGAACTGGGAGACCAGATCTCATGCGCTTGAAAGCTCTGTTTACCGGCCTGGCCTGCGCCCTGCTGACGAGCTGTGTGCCTTTAGGCCGGGGCACCCTCCTGATTGTGGGGGTCGGCGTGGTGCGCGTGGAGCGCACCAACCAGGTGCAAGTGGTTCGGTCCAGCGCCCTGGGCTTGAACGCCGGTCCGGGGAATTTTCAACTGGGGATATCCAGCACGCTGACCGCGCGCGTCCCCACTAACAGCCAGACCGTTCTGGAATTGAACGGGCATTCAGGTCATCTGATCCCCGGTCCTCGAAAACAGTAGCTAAACTGTATGGTCGTCCCGATATCAGCAAGGTTTTCGGATCTAGTTCTTGTGCCAACAGGCTTGGGATCTGGCGTTTACAAAATTACTTGCATTATTGAGGATAAATTTTACTTGGGCGGGACTCGAAATATCAGGGCCAGATGGAAAGAGCACCTAAATGCGCTTCGCAGAAATAGGCACAGTAGTCCAAAGCTACAGCAGGCGTTTAACGCGCATGGCGAAGGCAGCTTTCTTTTAAGTGTGGTGGAGCTTTGTCCTAGACTTGATCTTAAAAATAAAGAGCAGTTTTACCTGGATCTCTGGAAACCATATCGCTGCGGTTACAACTTGTTACCGAGCGCGCATTCCCTGCAAGGCACGAAATGGTCAAAAGAGCACCGGGATCGTCAGCGCCAAAGTATGATCGGTAATACGCTTTCACTCGGTAGAAAACACACCAAAGAGACTTTAATAGAAATAGCGGAAAGCAACTCTCGGCGGATTATCAGTCAGCAGACGCGCTTAAAAATGAGATTAAATAAGCTGGGCAAACCACTATCTACCGCGCATAAACTAAAACTCAGCGCCGCTTTAAAAGGCCGTAAGCCGGTTGCAGCTATCGCAGCCAGTTCGGTTAACAAGCCTGGAACAGCAAAATCGCTCGAACAACGTGTAAAAATAAGCAATACCCTGAAAAATTATTATGCTAAAAATCCTCCTAACGGCTGCTGTGCTCTGTCTGGCGGCATGCGCTCAAGTCAAACATAGCGTTTTTGTAACCACAGGAACTTATCTTGGAATCACCGTTTCGGAAAATCCGGCCACGCAGCTTTACGAAGCTAGAGTCGGATACGGAAGGACAGAGTTCGCCTATGTTCCAGGCGACACCAACCATCCCGGAAGTGTCCCTGATGTGATGCTGGAACTGCGCATGGAGAACATCTTGCGTGGCGGCCTGGTCTATCAGCGTTTGGCGGTAGGCAGCAACGCAGTCTCCCAGCCGGGGGCCGCGCTGATGTTTGCCAAAGACGCGAACGGCAGCCTTAACTCAAACGCGATCCAAGCGGTCACCCGTAAAATCGAAGCCATTCCTAACCCTCCCCACCTGCAATGACAACTCAAGTATTCAAGCTTAACCTGGCGGCGGTGCAGGACATCGCCTTGGAAATCACGCGCACCTGCGATAACTTGGCCCGGCAGAACTTTCACTTGGTGGGCCTGTTTACCTGGACCCACTTCTTGATCATGGTTTTTCAATCGGGCGCACCCTCCACGTAAACAATTTAAACCCGACTAAGCTCATTAATACTTAATTGGGTTAAAAAAGCACGATAGCGATTTAGTGGTTAGTGCGAATGAGAAAATTGGACGCGTTAACCGCAGACCAGATAAAAGAGCGTCATAGGCTAATTGACTCGGCTCAGCACCGCCACTTACGCGGAACACTGGACCAAATAGCTTATGACTCTTTTGTAAACAGCGTCGATGTGCGCTTCGGCACGCCTGTCATTCAAACCGCTTTAGACATCGTTAAAGTAGGAAAAAAGTTTAGTCAGTTGACTGTCGTAAGTTTTGGAAAAAATAAGTGGGGCCAAACTACGGCTCTTTGCCATTGCGACTGCGGGGGGCAGGCTTGTCCGACTATTACCAGTCTGGCTGCGGGAGAGTCCAAAAGTTGCGGTTGTCTTAGACACTCTAAAATATGCGGTAGCGGACAAGCCGTCGTAGCCTCGGTCGCTACCACCTATAAATCCAGAGCAAAGAAACTAGGGATTGCGTGGGAAATTGATAAGCACGCCGTGCGCCAGCTCATTTTATCGCCCTGTTTTTACTGCGGGATTGAACCTTATCGAATATGGAACATTACCAATAAACGCACTGTGGACAGCCTTAAATGTAATGGGATAGACCGCTTGGACAATGATCGAGGCTATACCACGGATAACGTAGTTCCCTGCTGCCCAAGGTGCAACTACGCTAAACGAGAAATGAGCTTTCAAGAATTTTCAGCCTGGGCTGTGCGTCTGGCTGGTCATCTTCAGAAACATTTCGTTTCTGGTAGCGGCATTAACTTGCCGGTTAATAAACAATAACTATAAAAGCAAAGGAATAATTTGAACCAAGCAAGTTTAATCCCCTTCGGGACCGATGCAAGCCGACTGGCCGGTTACGCGCAGAGCGCCAACGAACGCCTGGGCGCGATTGACTTCGTGTTCGAGAACACGGGCCGGGTCAACGCCTATATCCGGGTCAAACAATTCGTCGCCCGAACCACGACACCCTCCGGTTATTCGGACGTGACGCCTTTGGGTATCGGCACCTATGTCGGCCCGGAAATCACCGTGGCGGCAGGGGGTGTTGTCACCCGCAGCTACAACCTGCTCAGCAAGGTCATCGGCTTCTTTGGCTCCGGTGTTGCCGCAACCATCAACGGTGTGGTGGTCCGGTCCACCACGGTCAACATCTCGGCAGTGTTGCGCAACAAGGCCGACCTGCGGGGTGCTCAGATTGACATCGCCCAGGTGGGACGCCAAGGTTGGGGCTATGACATGGCCTTCAACACGCCGAATCTCACGAAGAAGTGGGGCATCCTGGACGGCACCACGGGTGACCTCGATGCCGCGCACGCGAACTATAACGAGCCTGCCGCGTCCTAACGCGACCGCGCTACTTAATTTCATCGGAAAGCCGGGTGCCTACGCGCCCGGCTTTTTGTTCTATGCGGTATGAGAGAGGCCGATTTTAGCGTCAGCTCCGAAGGCGCGGTGGTGGAGTATGAACCCCAGGCGGTTCAGACGGGCCAGCGGGGCGGTCCGTTGACGCGGCACCAGCGCGCCACGATCTACTTCAAAGCGTTGCGCCTGGCCAATAAGCTCCTCCAAAGCGTCGGCTTTCACGCGGTCGTGGACTGCGGCCACAGGGGATTCAGCCTCGAACAGGACGGATTCATGCTGGAAATGATGGTCAAAGAAGCGCCGCAAATGGCGCACGTGACCAGCTACCCAGGTTATGTTTATGATCCCGACAAAATCACCGCTAAAGTAACAATGGCCTGCCCGGCACCGCCAGGCGAATACGTGATCCAGGCGATTGCCTCCCAGCCTAGCACGGGCACACTGCCCCCGGTTTTTATCACCGTGCGACCTGATGCCAAAGACGTGCTCAAAGAGACGTTCATGTCCATTCTAAGCACCGCCCACCTGTTGATCAGCAAGAACTGGGCACTCGCGGACAAAATCAAAAACAAGCTGCGGGAGCGCCGCCTGGATGAGGAGTTCGAGCAACTATCCCTCCAGGATGTGGAAAGCGAGTCCCGGACAAGTGCCAGCCCAGCCGTAGGTCGTGCCGAAGAAGCTGGCCGTAGCCGGGCGTGTGGCCGTGGCGACTACGATGCGATCCCCGTCTGAGGCGATATAGGCCGAGGGCCAGCGGTGCTGCGGAAGCTGACTGGTCGAAATCACCCGCAAGCTGTTGCGCTCCGCGTCCGGTGTTCGATTGGTCCGGGGCGGGTTGCCCGGTCGGATCAAACCCTGATAAAGACTGACGGAAAACGCTGCTGGAAACGTGCCGTCGAAATCCAGCCACACGTCCAGGTCGCCATTTTGGCCGGTGGTTTCCCGCCCGGCGTAAAGCCTAAATTCCAGCGGTCCGGGAAGCGTTTGGGTGCTGCCATACCAATAAAGCGTGGGTAGCGCGCACGCCGGGTCATGCACACCCCGGACCCGTAGCAGCGCGTATTCCTGGCCCTGCGAAACCACCGTGAGAATGGTATCCGGGTTGACTTCACTGACTGCCAAATCCGCAGGCAGTGTGCCGTAAAATTGATACTCGCTGCGATCCGTCAAGCCGCTGAATCCCACGGCCCGGATGCGCGAGTTGAAGGAACCGGCAACAGTGCCGGAGGCATAGAGCCGGGGCCGGGGCACGAAGGGCCGCCAGTTTACCGTGAACTGCTTTCGCTTGGGGGCGTAGGCGCGAAGCACGAGCCGGTCGCCCGGCACCACTGGAATTTTGCGACCGCTGACCCCTGAGTTTAAATCGTAAACAGTCGCGGTTCCATCGCGATAGCGCAAGATCTGCCGGTCGCCGCCTACGGGCGTCACAATGACCTCCAGGACGCCGGTGCCGACTACGGTGGTAATCCACTGCTGCGACTCCTGCCGGGTGATCGACACGATGCCGCATCCGGCGCTTAAGCCCCGCAGACCATCGTCAATGGTAGCGCGGATGACCCCATACTGTGGCACACCCGCGTCCAAGTGTTCAAAATAGACATCCACATCGCGCTGCGTTTCATGGTCGCGGTAGCGCACGACATTGCCATTTGCAATCGACCCCGTGCAAACGGCATCCTGGCAGTCAAACACCGGGCTGACTGCGTTCCTCCCCACCAGTGTGTATCCTGTTGTGTAGGTGAGTTGGCCCTGGTTGTTGTAGCAGGTTCCCGCGTAAGCCACGTAGCCCGGTGGGACCGTCGCGGTGGGATAGGGGATGACCAGGGAGGCGCTCGTCCCGTTGCAGGCATGGTAAGACCAGGGGACGCCGCAGTAGCTTCCGTCCTGATAGGCTACGAAGGCCGGGTAAGCAGGCAGTGTGCCGTTGGTGCCGATCCAGGTCTCCAGCAAACAGGGATTACAGTAGCACCGGGTTACTTGATCGGCGGGGGCCACGTAGGGCGCGGGATAATAGAGGGGCTGCGGCACGTGCAGAGTGGTGGTGCCGTTGTTTTCACCGTAGCAGTAAAGCCCCACCGGTCCGCAGAGAGGGTCGAAGCAGGCCACAATGTCCGGCACTAGCGGATACGCGGTGCCGGTAGCGTCCAGCGCATGGGTGCCGGTCATCACCGCGACCGCCCCTTCGTTGTAGTAGCAAGCGCCATCCAAGCGCGCAAAGGCCGCCGACGAGGTTGAATAAATGGTGCCTTCCAGAATTACGGGATCAGGCTGGATCTCGCCCACCGGCCAGGACTCGGCACTGGCCCCGCTTTCATCCACATTGACAAAGCCCACGAGGCCGTTGTCGATAAATTCGCTGTCGCTGAGATCCAATTCCGCTTCCCCCACCTTGACGTAGCGGGTCTGGTCCGGGCTATAGGCATCCTCGTCCACCGGCACGGCGACCGTGCGCGCGCTAAAGCCGCCAGCGGACAGCAGGCTGAGGTTAATCTCCGCACCCGCGTTTAAGTGGCCGTTGGCCAGATAGACTCCCACCGTCCCGGAAAGCCTGCGGGGCCGTTGGATGATGGTGGGGTAGCCCGGCATCATGAAGGAAGTTACAAAAGGGCGGCACTGCTCGATGGCGTAGGTGGAGTGCGCGTCCACACCCTTGGCCCCCGCCGCGACAGGATCGTAAGCCACGGTCCAATTTTGGTCCGTGTAGCTGGCGCGCCGCGCCGGATCAGACTGGTCCGGCGTTCCGTCCACGCTCAAGGGAATGGATAACAGCTCCGGCAGCTCGGTGAGGTAGCGTTGCGCCTGGCCGGAGGGAATCCCCATCCGGTTTGCGGTGGTATCCGTGTCGGTGAGCAGATCCACCTGACTGAAAATAACGGCAAATCTTCGGGCGCGCGGACCGCTGCCGCCTGTCGCTTGCGTGCGCGCGCAAGCCCGAAACTGGTAAACCTGCCTCCCATCGTAGAAGCAGTTGATTTTGACGCGAAAGTGAAACCCCGCCTGAACGCCTATGCTGGTCGCATAGCTTTCCACAAAAAGGCGCAGGCGCAGGTCCGCAGGCGCGGGAATAAAGTGCGTGTTATCCAGGAACTCATAGGGCAGGTCGATCATCCGGGGCGGCTGGCCCTTGACACTCCAATTGCCTGTGGGGGTGCGCACGACCACCTGGCCTGGCGCGGCCAGCTCGGAAGGATCGAGTTCCACCTGAAAGTGCGTGGTGCCCGGCAGCAGGTAGATCTCCTCGGCCATTGCCGACCACGCCATGCCGATGGCCGTGGACAAGGCAGCGTCCCCGCGCTGTTCGCCGGTATAGGCGCTGCCCAGGAATTGCATCGTGCGACCGGCGTTCACGGGTCTCAGTGTCGCCTGGACCTCGAAGCTGCCGCCCACCACCACGGAACTTTCACCGGTAATGGTGTTCCCGTAGTAGTCCACTGCCGTGGCCACGATGCGATAAACTCCGTGGTCCGCTTCAGGATGGACCGCGAGGGTGCCCACGCCGGACGACCTCCAAGTGCTGTTTCGGTAGAGGTTCCAATGAAGCGACTGGTAAGCCAATCCCTGCGGGTCCACGAAACGAATTTGCGCGCGCAGGGTTTCTGTCTTCAGGTATCGGTTTTTGGTCCAGTCAACAGCCAGGACCACCGGGCTGGCCTGCCGCTCCAGCACTTGGACGCTAAAGCTTTGCGTGCTGGCTCGCCCTGCCCCGTCCACAGCATACACGCTGAGGTAGTGGACGGCAGTCTGAGTCGGACGAAAAGCCAGGGGGCTGCCCGTTCCCATTGCGACCAAAGTCGAGGTCCAGACCGACCACTCCGTGTAGAGCGGATGTTCGCCATCCACACGGACGGCTAACTCAATGAACAAATTAGCGGTTAAAATCGCTGGCAGCGGCGCGCCATTTAAGGTCAGCGTTATCACACGCTAACTACCGCCCAGCGCCCCGTATAAAAACTGCTGGTCCACGAACGCCAGTTCCTCGCCATCGATCACCATCGGATTGACCCGGCCCTTGTCCGGGAACACTTCCTGGCCGTGAAAATAGTCCGTTTCAACGTCCAAACCGGTCTGTTCCACGCTGAAATGCAGATTTTCCTGCTTGGCCTCCGTGGCGCTGTCCGGCAGCACAATCGGGCTGGCGCTGCGGACGCTGGGCCGCAGGAGCACAAACCGGCCCACCACCTTGAAGTCTTTGAGGGAGATGATGTCCGAGAAGAGACGGGCAATGAGATCCTCCACGCTGAGGAACGCGTGGAGTGTTCCTTTGATGTTGTAACTGACACTGGCAGCCAAGTGCTGAGGCAGTTGAAAGAGCACTAATTCACCGGGCTGATAGACCTCCTCCGTATGGGACCTGTTCTGGTAACCATACTGGGTGCAGTCTCCCACGGTTACGACTTCGCCAATCTCATAGAGCCTAGCGCGAGTCTGCGGCAGCTCGATGAGTCCTTTGAGTTTAACTTCGCGTTTTTTGACGACGATGCGTCCTCTAGCAACTTTAAGATTCATGCGAAGCTAGAACCCCGTCTCTATTGTTTACTTTATTTATCAGCGGCCTTAAGGCTGACTTGGCGGCGGGGCGATGCTTTCCCAGTAAAGAGGACCCTTCATGGGACTTGGCTCATTTAGCTTAGCTTGAAGCGCCGTGACGCTACTGGGGGGCTGCCGGTCGGCGACCGCGCCGAGCGCCGCCTCCACGTCGTCGTTGGCGTCGTTCGTCACGCGCACGGTTCCATCCGGGTTTACCCCGTGGGGCATGGCCGCCACGGTCAAGGGCAGGGTGGAACCCAAGGCCAGCGCGGTCTTGTTGGCCAGCGCCGTAGAGTCACTGTCAAAAAGCAGGCAGAACTCTTTTACGTGGGGATAACGTTGAAACTTGGTTACCTGCGCCCGGCTGAGCCGGTGGGTGAAAACGCACACGGAAATAATCTCCTGGTGCAGGTCCAGCTCGCGCAGTTTTCGGTGCAGCGTGAGCATGTTCAGAATAGACTCCACCACGATAACCAACTGAACTTTCAGGTCGGCTACCGCGTCCAAGTTATAGACCCAGTAGGCGGGTCCGTAAGGGACTTCCTTCTTGCTGGGAAACTTTTTGGTCGTTTCAAAGCCGTCGTCGGTGTAAGTGCGGCCTTGGTAATAAACCGTGCGCGGACCCTCGCGGACGGGAAAAATGCAGTAAGGCTCCCAATCCCCGCTGCGGGTAAACCCGGCCTGGGCCTCTTCCAGATCCTCAATCGTCAGGTGCTTTCGTTCGGCCATGTCCCGACAAAATCGCCAGTAACAGCTTTTGCGGTTTTGGCTGAGAGGTTTAAAACCCTCCGGCAACGGAATATCCTGGACCGGCGTCACCGGCTTACTAACCTCACCCCGCAGCAGCGCCTCCAGTTCGGACAGCTCCATCGTGTGGTAGTCCTCCATCTCATGGCCCAGGAGCCGGAAGAGGGTTTTGAGATGGTGCGGCTGGGGGTCGGAACAGCGCCAGCAGTGAGTGCGCAGAGTCTTGACGTTAATGCTGCGATTGCCCGTTTTGTCCCCGCAGCCCGGAACCGGACAGAGGATATAGACTTCATCGTCCGTGGTGCGGTTGCGGATAACCTCAAACACGGCGGCAATTTCTCGCTTTATTCGATCCGGCGACATGCGCTAGTTGCTTTCCAGGCGGGTAGTTAGAACGTGAACTTGAATCAATTTATCGACGTGGCCAGCCGGTTCAGCCCGACCCGGCAACAGGCTAGCTTGCAACAGGATGGCGAGGCCAAAACACGCTTTGCGCTGGAGATGTTAAAACGGATGCCCCAGGGGCCGCCGCCTGAAGAGGAGCCGGTCCGTATTCCCAGCCTGGGCGCTTTGGCCATCCCAAATTAGTATGGAGTCTCAGGGTGTTTGCTTAATTGCCGTGGGCAAGCCCTGCTTTGGGATCTACGCCTACAATTTCGCGGTCAGCCTTAAGTTTGCCGATCCTGCCGTCCGTATCGCCCTGTTCCATGAGCCAAAAACGCTGCGCTACTTGAGCGACACGGACTGCCAGGTTTTTGATCATCTCATCCCCTTAACGCCGGAGCATCGCTGCTGGCACCTGGGCCAGATCAATCCCATCGGCTTCAAGTTGCGGCTCTTCTTGTTTACCCCGTTCCAAAAAACGATCTATATTGACGCGGACAGCCTGTGGACCAGCCCCCGGCCTGTTTCTTCCTATTTTGACCAGGAAATGCGCGAGATCGATTGGGCGTGCCTCTACAAGGGACGGAGCTTGACCCTTGACGAGAATGCCCAGGACTGGCTGATCGACCACGGCACCGCCGACCGGCTGTTCCAGCTCTTCGCCATCCCAGCCCAGCGCCGGATGCACGAATGCCACACCCAGTGGCTCTATTCTTCCGGCAGTGCGCGTGCCGTTTCCTTTTTCCGTTCAGCCAGTGATCTTTATGAGTATTGCCAGTCCTGCATGGACTTCGGCGGATCGCGCTACCGTGGCCGAATGGTCAGTGACGAGCTGATTCTGTCGGTGTCCACCGCTTTGTTCAACGAGTCGCCGGGCCGGGTTCCCTTTATTCCCACCACCGATGGCAGCGATCCCGCGCTGACTTCCGATCAGGTCATCGTGAACATCGTGGGACTGGACACCACGCCCAAGGCACGGGCGGCGCTCCAGCTCTATCAGGGCCGGGCGGAAACGATCTGCGCCTCCCCGTTCGCGTGGCGGCCTAAGCCGTGGATTCCAAAGGAATGTCCCTACGCATAGAGCGCGCCTGGAGTTCCTCGTAGAGGGGTCGCAACTTCTCCGGGCAGAGCGCGCCGGAGCTACGGGCCATGTTGGGCCGGATAAAATCCCGCTGAATCGGATAGCCCAGTAGTCCTTCCAGCCAGCGCAAGATGCTGCCATCCACCACTTCGGCGTAGTCGATGTAATAAAAGCTGTCGTCGTGGTTTCTGAGCACGTGCTCATACGAGTTAGCCCACATGGCTTCCAAAGCGGCAGGGTCACTGGCAATCACGGGGTAGTCCTGGCGCAGCCGGAGGGCGCTCGCCACAAAATCCGAGGGATTCCGGTAGAGCACCAGATTGACGTGGGGCCGCTGGATATAACGGTCCCGCCACACGGGATAAGTGAAGGCAAACCGGGGGTCCTTAAGCGCGTAGGGGGCAAACCAAAAACTGCGCTGGGCGCGCGGATCGTGCAATCGCATCTGGCCGCAGTCAATCGTGAGCGGAATAGGCGCGCGAAACAGTCCCTCATAGGGGCAGACCTGGGACAGCAGGTCGTTGTTCCAGTCGTTAAACCACCGATCCTCAAAATAGCCTTTCGGCATGGTGGGGGTTGGCCCCAGGGTGTGATAGCCGGTGAATGCGCCGGAGTGCGCTAACGCTCCCGCGAGCGCGGACGTGCCGCAGCGGCCTGAGCCGAGAATAAAGCAGTTTCTCATACCTTATGGAAGCGGGTGGACCAGCCCTCTTTGATCGCGCCCAGCATCGCGTCACGCACGGCGGGGAGGCTGGGTTTGCCCGAAGCCCAGTAGTGGCACATCCAGGCGCGCGGCCAGAAATCGGAGTTCTGGTTTGCCAGCAGCCACTCCGGGATCGTGGCAATCTTGCTCCTAAAGTCGGAAAAATAGTGCATAAGGCACTTGATTGTATTTTGTTCCCAGGTGTCGTGGTTGTCGAAAAGATCGGCGGGTTGGATCTGCCCCAGGAGCGGCAGCGCGTCAAGCATGGTCTCGGACCAGAAACAGTTTTTGACCAGAAAGATGCCAAAGCAGACGCCCCACTTATCCAAGGAGATCACCAGGGGCTTGTTCCAGGCGTGGGTTTGGATCACCGACTCAATACGGATGTCGTCGCGCAGCAAGAGCACGTCCGCGTCCACCCACAGCACCCAGTCGCTTTCCCGCAGTTGGGTGCGCACGGCAATCAGCTTATTCCAGGAGGGATTGAGCCGGTAGTCAAAAAGCTGGCGGTAACAAACAAATTGGTAGCCGTGCTTTTGAGCATAGGCTTTAAACAGCGGGGCGGTTACGTCGCCCAGGATCGCGCGCCCCTCATCGTAGAGCATGACCACCGTGATTTTCATGGCTAGTAGTATAACCACTTAGGATAGCGCGCCTGCGGCTCGCCAATTTTGCGCGCGACCATAATCAGACACTCGTCCCGGATTACATCGGGAAAATTGTTTACCTTTAAATGCTCCATCAGCTCCAAATCGGTGGAAGTGAAATCCACGGCGTAATTGCAGCCGGTGAGGCTGACCGGGTGAAAGCCGGATACCGGCATCAGGTCATTTAGCTCTCCGGGAGAGTATTCGCGCGCCAGGCGCGGCTCCCCTGTGATGATATAGCTGCTGAAAAAACCGGGATGAAAGCCGTTAAGCACTTTCCACGCGGCCTTGATCGAATTGGCGTTGGGCACGGTCAGGGCCAGCACACCGCCCAGCTTGGTGATGCGATTGATCTCGAACATCATCCACATGGGATCTTTTTGGGCGTGCGGCAGCACTTCGCAGCACAGCACGGTGTCGAAGGAGGCGTCTTTATAGGGGAAGTTGTCCCTTTCGCCGTCAAAATAAGACATGGGGCAGACAAATTCTTTGCCGCTGCGCGAAAACACGCTCGCGTTGCGGGTGCTCTTATTGCCCAGGTAGCAGGCCGCCACGTGCGCGTAATTGAGCTGGTATTTGCAGACGGGAGCCATCTGCAAAAAGCTGCCCATGTCCAGCAACGACTTTTCCCCGCCGCCGTCCGGCAACTGCTCCAGTGTGCGCAGCAGCCGGATACGGTGATTTTGCACGTATTTCTCCTGGTCCTCGGTTACGGTCCAGTCAATTAGGTCAGGCAGCTCAATCATAGCTTTTGCAGTTTATGGACAATCTCATCGTCAAAGAACGCCATCCGGCAGCGGCAGTCATTTTCACCAAAAGATACCAGCCAGCCGTGGTCGAGCCGAAGCGAGCCGCAAGGAAAGACCACCGAGTGCTGCGATGGCCGGTCGTGCTGAAGCTGCTCTTCCTCCCCCGCTAAGAGCGGCTGCTGGGACATCCACACGGGTGTAAACGGCGGTCGGGGTTCAAAAGCATAAACTCCAATCAGGTATTGGCGAATGGGGCCGTAAGACTCGTCCCGGATATTGATGCTGCTGTGGAAGAAAGACCAATACAGGCCCTCGTGCATTACCGGCGAGGACCCGCCGCGCAACTCTCCCCAGTTCCATTTAAAGGTGTAACGAACTTCATGGGCAAACCGGGTGGTGCGATCCTGGGTGTTGACCTCGATGATCTTGTGCGGGGAAAGGGCGTAAACCGCGTATAGCCGACCCTCGGTCTCGAAAAAGGTCCAGTTTTTCTCAGGCCGGGTATGAAACCAGGGGCGCTCCAAATAGAAGCTATCCGCCGTGGTCATATCCTCGTTGAGCCGGGCCAAGGCGGTTTCATGGGCGTCTGTGTAGGAAAGCCACAGATTATCTTTGTAAACAAAAAATCGCGGGTCTTCCACGCAGTAATTGCCAAACTTGGAGTGGAGGTTCATCACGGTGGTGCCCTCCAGGATGGGATTCCAGTTCGCATCCAGCTCGCTCAACGCGACCATTGACAGGCGGAACCACGGAATGCATTCACAGCGGTAGGCCAGCCAGCGCCGACCGTTGCGCAGGACCAGGCTGGGGTTGAACCAGGCTTCTACCCGGCCTTTTCGGCCCAAAGTCCACTGAATCACGTTCCGCTGCATGGGCGGCGGCATGGGAATGGCCTGGAGCATCCGGGCGTGGTCGAACAGGTGGGTCGTTTCCATGCTCACGCTGCGGTGCAGGCCGCCCACCACCGCCGACTCGCCCTGGTGAATATAGAAGGTTTTGTAGTCCTTGGGCCGTTCAATCACGTCCACTTCGGTGGACACTCGGTGCAAGCGGGACCGGTGAAACCAGCGCCGTTGACGGCGGGGATTGGGCGGCCATTGCTTTAGGCCGGGAATGTAAACAAATTTATCCCGGCCATAGACGGCATTGGGGCGCTGAAACAGGCAGTTGGCGATCTGCGGAAAGGTCTCTTGCAGCGTATTGACCTTAAGTCCCTCGGCGATGGCATAGGGGCAGCTCTGGTTCCCGATAAACAAGTGGCACCCGGCAATGATTCGGGCTAATTCCAGAAGATTGGGCGTGGGCACGTAGGGAATCAAACCGAAGTCGGACACAAAAGAGGCGTGCTCCTCGGACGTGCCAACAAAAACCATTTCGGCGCGAAAACGGTCATAGACCTCCGCCCAGGGGAAGCTGGGATTGCGCCAGCGATGGCTGCGGTGGACCACGACGCCGCGCCGCAGGGGCACCGGGTCCACATCCAGCCACGGGGTTTGGTCGTTGAAAAAGTTTTCCGCGCTGAGACAGCAGGCGTCCAAAGACTGCGCCACGAGGTTTTTCTCCGGCGCGGCAAAATTGCGAAAAAGATTCAAATCGTAGCTGACAATCGGCATGTGCTGAGTGAAGTAAACGGCGCGCACGTAAGGCTGGGCCAGCATCAGGGGCGCGATAGTTTGCACCAGCTTGGGCGACATGACCTCGCGCAGGTCTGGCTTGGGGTTCATGCTAGTGTCCACCCCCAGGTAATAGACGCCAAATCCCAGCACTTTCATGGCGGGAAGCGAATAGATGATGTCACCCAGGTTCCCGGAGTGATACAGGCTCCAGCCCCGCAGATCGTGGTTGGCGGCAATCTTCTCCACCAGCCCGACCGCGCCTACCTGCCTGAGCTTCATTTTGGGTGAATCCAGCACGGCGTAAGCGCGCCGGAAAAAAGAATAGCTATGCGACGGCTCATCCAGGGCATGGCACAGCTCGACTCGGAGCCAGGGGTCCACGAGCTTGGCGTGGATGCCCAGCACATTCTGGTGATACCACCAGCCGGGGGTCCAAACCACGCAAATGTGGCCGCGCGCGGCTTTTACTCCGGCTGCCAGGGGTGACTCTCCGTTTAGGGGCCGGATCTCTCCCGGTTCCCCCAGGGCGCGCTCCCTCTGATTGACTAAAATCAGCTCTTTGTGGGGCCAGGTCTGGCGACGGAAGCTTTCGCGAACGGTGCGGAGCGCGTCCACGTTGGTATCATCCACAAGGGCGATGGTTGAAACTAAAACTGACTTGTCTGTCATATCCGATGCAACTGCAACCCGGCCACAAAACCTAAAACTTCGATTCTTAGCGTAGAACCTGAAACCAAGCTCAGGCCGCTGAAGAGGACGTAGTTGTCGTTTTGGGTCCAGGCCAGCGCGCCGGTCGGCGTAAGCGCCGCGTGTTGGACGGGGCCGCTGTCCACTTGGACGTAGTAATCCGTGCCGCTGCCCAGGTAGGTCTGGTCACTGTAGAGATACAGGCTGTAGTTTCCGGGAGGCAGTCCGTGAATCCGAAACACCGTGCTGTAGGGCACGCCGCTGTCGTAGCCGCCAATCCAGGTGCCCAGCATGGTGTCCCAAGTCGGCGTGGTGCCGCTGGAATCGGCGATGGGAGAGACTCGCTCCAGCCAGATGCGCCGATCCACCTGGGCGTGATCCAGCAGGTAAAGGTAAGGAATGGCCGAGTAAGTGAAGCACGCTTCCGGCGTGCCGTAGGCGTAGCCACAGTAGCAACCTCCGACCACGGCCTGATAGTCCACCGACTCATAGGGGTTCCAGTAGTCGCCGGACGCGCCTACGGCGGCGGGTCCCGTGTAGGCGCTGCCGTTAAAGTCGATATTCACCAAAATTGGAGGTTTGGGGAAAAGGCTGACAAAATAGCGGATACCCCGCACGATGATCTGGCGCACTTGGGCCGCAAACGTTGGCCTCTGCCGGTCCGGGGCCTCCCGCAGGTAACCCGTCCGGCCTAGCGCGTGCGCGCCGTCCTGAACTCGAAAATGGCGGCTGATGCTGTTGGGATTAAACGGGGTGCCGCCGCGCTTCACCTGGAAGAAAATTTCATCGGTCAGGGGAGCGCCAAGCGCATCGCCCCGCCGCACGGATTGAGACATTTTTACGGCGCAACTGGCCAGCCCATGCACGGTGGTCAAAATGTCGTTGCCATGATCCACGGTAACCACGTAGGTGAGGCGGGAACCCAGGGCCGTGCCGCTGTATCTCCAAATCGGAAAAGCCTGCTGTATGACGGTGACTCTTCCCTCGCCTGCGGCCAGCACCAACTCGTTTGGCTCCAGCCGGTAAGCGTTGCCCAGGACGGGATCGTCGGCATTACCCTGGGCCACGTAGCTGTCCAGCACGTAAAGCTTTTTCCGGCTGGGAGGGCGTAGTCTTTGCAAAGTCCAGCGCGCGGCCAAGTTTAGCGGAGAAGGGTTGGGCGTCATGGCTAGAGGCTTTTTTTGGCCGGATCTTGCCGGATGTCATCGGCATAGAAGGTAGCGGTCAAGAGCAAAACCTTCGCCGTATCATAGTTTAAATCGTTCATCTTAAAACCGCCCAGCCAGCATCGAATCAACTGGAACTGCATCGCTTTTTCCAGGTCATTGATTACGGTCAGCGCGCCTGGAATCGCTGCCATCGCCGCCAGGTAAATGCCGCCTGGTTCCGAAGGCAAGATGACTTTGGGGACACCCCCGCGCATCAAGGTCAGGCTCACGTTAAAAGCGTAGTCAAAACGATAATTTCCGTCCAGGCGGAGGGCGTATTCATTAGAAACCGATCCCCGTCCCGCTCGGACCACCGCGCGCCATACCTCAAGCATTTGGTAGATATCCGACTTATAGGGACTGGCGTTAGCGCCGCCCACCCGGTAGCTGTCCAGGGCAAAGCTCATGGTGACCACTTCCAGTGGTTCGTCCCAGGAGGGCGTTTGGTAAGCGCGCGAATCACGCCGCACGGGATCTGCGCGCACTTTCATTTCCGGCAGGCTGACTGACTGGACGAAATAGCTGGCTAAGACCGGTGGAACGTAAGGCATGCTGATTTCCGACGACACACTGGGCTGCTGGAGTAAAACCCGGCGCAGGCCGCCGAGCGCCTCGCGAAAGTCAACGACCCAAAGATCAGATCGTTGGGGCTCGATGCCGGTTGCTCTGCCCCATAAATTCAGTTGGTGATCGATAACCCGCGCCATATTATTGTAACTACGGAGGAGTATTTAGCGTGTCATGATAAGCGGAACCTACGCCGGAATTGTGGAAGACAACCGCGATCCCGAAAAACTGGGTCGTCTCAAGGTCCGGGTGCCCCACGTCTATGGCTCGGTAGGGGGTATCTTCGGAGCGGTGCCCACGGAAAACATCCCCTGGGCGCTGCCCAGCGGCCTGCCTAACGGCTTGTCCCAGCAGAGCGGCGGATGCGATTGGCTGCCGGAGATTGGAGACCAGGTGCTTGTCCGCTTTCTCGACGCCGAGCCGGAAAAACCGGTTTGGGAGTGGTTCATGCAGACCCAAAAGGGCGCGGAGGCTTTTAAGCTGCATCACTACGCGGAACCGACCGGAAACCGGCTGGGCAAGCCCAAACGCGGAGCCTGGGTCCGTTACGGGCACACGGTGGAATGGAACGAGGCTGGCTTGATACTGACCACGAGCAAGGGCTACCGGCTTTTGCTGACGGACGCCTCGTCGGCGGGGCGGGACGGCACCCTGAATTTATCCACCCAAGCGGGTCAATTTCTCGACTTGGACGATTCATCCAACACGGTCACCCTCAACGTCAATGAGGATCTCCAGATTAACGTCGGAGATCAGATGCTCGCCCTGTGCGACGCGATTAGTCTTCAAGCCTTGACGCAGGAAATCGAACTGATCTCCGGGGATAAAATCACCCTGGATTCCGAGGATAACCTGGAGATTTCCGTGGGTCAGGACTGGCTGCTGGACGTTTTGGGCGACGCGACCTTCGATATTCAAGGGGATTGGACCGCCACGGCTGCCGGGGACGTGACTCTAAACGGCACCAAAATAACGTTGAGCGGCACGGGCGACGTGAGCTTGCGCTTCGGCCAGCTCTTCCTGGGTGCCGGTGCCAGCGAGCCATTCGTGCTGGGCAACCAGATTCTCGCCTATCTGAACACGCTTTACGCCGCGCTGGCCGCGCACACGCACGCAGGCGTTATGTCAGGCGGCGGAACGACCGCTCCCATGCTGCCCCCGCCCCCCGCTCCCTCTGCCGCGTTGCTCAGCCAGGTCATCAAAGGTAGCTAAATTTTGTTTACATTTATTTTCCGTTCTGGAGGGACATATGGCTTTTACATCCAATTTAAAGACGATGCAGCCGCGCCGACTGCAATACCAGAAGCGGATCAAGCTTCTTTCGGGCGGCTACGCCAAACCAGACGCGTTTCCCAACGGAGAGATCACCGTTTATCCCTGGGACACGCACATCGACGACTGGCTGGCTGAACGGGCGCGCAGCGGAGAGAGCAGCACTCTGCTGTTCGATCTGTGCGCCAAGCTGTGCGATCTCAACGGCTGCCCCCTGGACTTGTTCGTCGCGGGAGACGTGAACACCGTGCTGCTCGTGGCGCGCGCCATCCGCTACAACAGCGTGATCGAATACGGCTATGCCTGCCCCAGTTGCCGCTTCGAGATGACCAGCCAGGTTACCGTGCCCGATGAGCTGGGCCGGGTAGGCGAAAAGCCCCCCAGCTATCCCGGATATGACGCGATCACTCTGCCAGACTGCCAGGACCAGGTGAGGATTCGGCCTTTGCAGGTCAAAGACGAAAAAGCCATTTTGAACCGGGACGAGTTAGTCGCCAAGCTAATGACCGAACGGATCATGCACGTGCTCATGGCGGTTGTCTCCATCAACGAGGGCAGGCCGGACGCCTGGGAAGACGCGCTGCGCTGGTATGACGCGCTGTCTCCCCGCGACGCTCAATACCTGGAGGACCAGGAAAACGAGCTATACCCCCACCTGGATACCGGGCTGCCCAGTGTGTGCGACCGCTGCCACGCCCGGTTCAAGCATGAGTTGGACGTAACTTCCATCGACTTTTTTCGTCCGAGCCTCAAGTCAGGCCGTCGAGCATCGCTGGCATCAGATGTTCGACCTAGCTTGGAACGGAAAGGGGCTAATGATCAACCTGAAGGAAGTGCCGGACCCGATCTTGGAACTCATGGTCCAGTGGGCCAACGAGCGGATTGAACACGAGCAGGCAAACATACCTAATCTGGAGTCACTCCGATGACCGACCTGATTTTTGACGCCAATTCCTTATTCGCGCGCTGCTGGTTCGCGGTCCGGGAAGACCCCGATGCCTGTCTGCGCGCGGTGGTGCTGTCCGTGCTGCAACTGATGGACCCGGAGCATTCGGGCCGCATCGGCGTGCCCATCTCTCGGACTTTATTCGCCTGGGACGGAAAATCAAAGACACAGAAGAACCATAAGGCTAAGTCTCAGGAATACGTGGATACTCGCCGTGAGCTGCAAGAGGCGCTCTTGACGCTGTTCGGCACCGATCATGCTTTTCACCCGGACTACGAGGCGGACGATATCGTGGCCACGGCGGTGTTTAACTCCAACGCGCGGCAGATTTACGTGGTCAGCGGGGACAAGGACCTGATGCAACTCCATGAGAGCAGTGTCGCCTACTACTGCCTGAACGCCAAACACGTCTTGTCCAGCCTCTCGATCTGTAGCCGCTTTGGAGTAAAGCGCCCCGCGCAGGCGTCCATCGCCCTCGCGATCATGGGTGACAGCGGGGACGGGATTCCCGGCATTCCAAAGTGGGGTCCCAAAAAGGTGCGCAAGCTCTTTGAAAGCGTCACGGAGGAAATGAACTACAGCCAGGCTTTGGAAGTGATTCAAAGCCAGATCCCCGCCGAGCTTCAAGCCTGCTTTCTGGAGTCATTGGACAAGACCCTGTTGCACAATAATGTGCCAGGGGTGCCCCCTCCCGCTCCGCTGGCCTTCTGCACGTATCACGAGCTGGAAAAGCTTGATATCATGGGCATTGACAAAACCTACGAGCGCGTGGCGGCTCGCTACGGAGAGGACTACGCCGATTAAGGGTTTAGGTTGGAAGTCACAAAATTGGCGGTGTATTCGCGGAGCCGCTCGTCCTCGTCGTCCAAAAATCTTTCCAAGCCATCTTCCGGGCTAGCCCCCTTCTGGTGCGCCAGGGCCATTAGCATAGCCTGCACGCGCATCCGTATTGGTATTCCTACCTGAATACTCAACCAGGTTTGCAGCCTTTTAAGATCATTCGGCTCATCGAGGTTGATCCCCGCCTTCCGGGCAAATTGAACCAGCCAGTCCCAGTCCATATTTTTCTCCCCTGCCGTATCGCTGCCATACCACTGCTCGCGCGCCAGGCGGACCCCGCGTTCATGGCGCTTGCGCTCAACAGCCGGAGCCAAATGAAGCTGGTCCTGAGTCTTTGGATCAAGAACCTCGTCGATGTCATAGTGGATTTTGTTTTCGGCGTCCCAGTAGCCTATGCCGGGGGCGATGGCTGATTTGATGCGCCGTGCTTTATCCCACACCAAGACCATACTTGTGCCGGTATTGTGTTTCCGGTAGTGACCATCCGAGTCGTAAGCCGCGATACACCAGCGCGCGTCCTGAGCCTCGCGCTGAAAACGATGGGCAAACCAGACCGCTGCCGGGTGGGTCTTGGCCCGGACAACCCAGTAACGGCCATTATCCAGGAGGGTTTCCAGATCGCTGTCAGTGGGGCGCGCCCGGTTCAAATGGACGTAACGTTCCACCTGGCTGGCAATAGCGATCAGGTCTCTGGCTTTCCACTGCTGAAGGTCATTAAGCTGGTGGTGTGCCCATATCTCGCCCATGAACCGCTGAAATATTACCTTATAGCGGTCAAAGATCTGAACCGCGTTGAGCAGTTGCTCGGCCTGCGAGAGGGAGAAGTTTAGCTGAGCAATCTGACCGGCCATCCAGACCAGATATTTGTGGTTGGCGTAGGGGTTCTCTAGTAGCCGGGAAAGTATCGTGGGTTGCTCCGCCAAAATAGCTCTTGCCTGTTCGACTCGGTTTTCCAGGAGCAGAAGACCGGCATCATCGCCGCCTTCCAGAAGTCGATTTAGGATGTCTTGGACGTATCCCATGACCCCTTTGCAGACTCTATGGACCGGCATTTCTTCCAATCAGCATGGTAATCGTAGGCGAGGCGCTAGGAACAATCGCATTTGTAAACTCAAAAGTATTGGGAGTTTCGCCGATGAGCGCCACTGCGCCGTTGCCGCAAAACATGTGTGGTCCATCCAAAACAGCGTTAGTTCCCCCGTCCACAACATAGCTGAGACGGGTATCGTAGCGCGTGGACAGGACCGCCAAAAATTTGACATCTCCAGGCTGATTTCCCGGCTGAATAGCGATCTGCCTTGATCCTGGAGCCATAACGAAACTAACCCTGTCCACTGCTTCAACCGCGTAGCTCTCCCCAAAACCAATGCCAGGACTTGCGGTTACCGTGATCGCTGTGTTCGCTGTGATTTGAAAAGACATGTTATTCCTGGTAGATAAAGGTTTATAGGCTCAGGATAGGCACTGCACCGCCCGATTCCCGGTTAAAGTAGCGTTTAATGGAAAATTCCAAGAAAGCGCCGCCCGAAGCGTTGCCCACCATCTGCACTTTCGGGTTGGAGGACTCCACTTCGATCAATTTGGTTTCGTTGGCTTGGAGGGTGTTGTAGAGGTCTGTTCCGCTGGCTCCCAGGTCCACCCACGCCGATCCATTCCACTCCTGGAACCGATAATTCATGGTGTTGACACCCGAATTTTTCAGCACAATGGCGGCATCCACAGGCGCGGCCTGGATGACGGTGAATAACGTCGATAGCGTCTCGCCTACGACCTGACTGTCAGCAACATCTACAACCATAATAAAATAGGGTTAAAAGCGTATCCTCCACGTTAGCGTGGGTGCAAAATCCGAAGTTTTGTTAATGCCGACCCCCCGCACCTTGCGCGCCAGTAGCGTGTTATTGCCACTAAGCAGCCCAAATTCAGTAATCAGATAGCCATTAGCGTCGCTTACGGAAACCGTAAAACCAATTCTCATTACAAATGCCGTAAGAAAGTCAACACTTGTTATAGGCGCAGCCGTAGCTCCAAAAGCAGAGGCCAGAGCGATAGGAGCCTCCAGGGCTACGTCGGTTACTCGTGCCGGGGTGACGCCCGTGCCAACCGAAAATTTTTGTAATGTATAATTTTCAATGGGTGCCCTGAACCCCACGCAGTAAGCTACGAGCTGACGGCCTTGGTCTAAAAATAAATTCCGCTGGTCTTTCAAATCGTCATAACTTTTAAAAACGGGATTCACGTAATCAGTTTTAAGCCAACCCCGTCTTAAAGCTTCCATAACCGGCACATCCGCGCCTGACGCGTCAACTACGCTAGACAGAGACAGCCAGCCCTGTGGCCGATAGTCACATCCGACTCGGTGCAACCAGGACTCGAACTCCCCTACAGGTGAATTTGACTTAGCTCGATTGCATATCCGGCAACAGGGCACTGAATTTTCAGGCACATAGCCCAGGCTGGAATCAATCCGGTCAATGCCATTAAACCGATCACCTTCCGGTAAATTCCCACAGTAGTGGCAGGGCGTGGTCACTAACTCTTTAAATTCGTCAAAATTAAGGCAAAAAATGAAACCGCGCACTTTCGCACCTTGGGCATAGCTGCGGAGCAAGTTTGCAAATTTTCTCTGATTAGGTAGTTTAGCCTGCGCGCGCCCCAACTTTCGGCAGCTCGTGGCCCTTCTACAGCCACAACTTTTAACATGACCGGAAAGAAGGTGAGAACGCTCTACTTCTTTTTCACAGCCACAAGAACACTTTGTTCTTAAGTAGTGCCTTTTAAATTTGCCTACCTGGCGCAGTCCTAAGTCCTCCACAACAGTGAGGTCTCCGTAGGACTTGTTTATGGCAAGATTGTCCGGCATGCATCAGGATTCGTAAGGATCATCAATCAGGCGGTCCGCCATCTCCCGTATGGCCCGGTTCACACTGGGAGCCGAGTCCATCCGTTCCATCGCGGGTTGATAGGGATTAATGGCCGCTTTGGGCGGCACGCAGCCTTTGGCCGGAGGACGCACGGGTTGACGAAAGTTAAAGCGGTCGCTTAAACCGCGACGGCCCAAAGGACGCACGGGCGCTCCCAGCCGACCGGAGATACCGGCCTCCTGCATCGCCTTGTCGGGTTGGCTGCCCTCTTTAGGCTTGCCCACTCCATCCTGGTCGCTGTCCCCCTCCTTTTTCTTTTTGCCGAAAGAGCCTTTGTTCTTGCAGAAGCCGCACTGGCATCCCGGCTTGTGGCCGCCCTCGCTCAGCAAGTCCTGAACATTGGCATCGCCATCGATGAGCTGGCGCACCGCCTCCTTCATGGCCTCTTTGCTGATTTTTTCACCCTCGTCCTCGCTTTTGCCCTGGCCGGTCGTGGTGTAATCTTTGCCACTGGTCGGGGCGTGCGAGGGAGCGGGAGCCACAGGCGCGGGAATGTTCCCGCTGGGTTGCTTGTAAGCTTTCCTCACCGGCTCACCCTCGTCATCGCTTTTACCCTGGCCGGTTGTGGTATGGTCCTTGCCACTGGTCGGGGCGTGCAAGGGGGCAGGCGCGACATCATTGGTATCCTCGGTCATCCGTCGCGCGTGGCGGAGGTCGTCGAGCCGTGAAATATATTCGTGCGCTTTCATGCTGGGTTAAGTTAAGGAATCGGAACGATCATGGAATCGATATTTTTAGGGTAATACCGATCAATTTGAATCGAAATCAAACAATCGGCTTTGCCGCTGGTGGTCATGTCGGCATCGGAGAATCTGAACCCTTTGAGCAGCACGCCCTCCAAGTAATAGACCAAGCCCGGCTTCATCGTGTTCTGGCTGGATTCAGGCGTGCCCCGTATATCCGCGTCCTGGGCGGTTTGGCGCGGCACCACCCATTGGAACAAGCCATCCGTCTTGACCATACTCGTCAAGCCCACGCCCCCGGTGAGCGGATTGCGCGTAAGCCAAAGCCATTTCTCAAGGGCCTGGGCGGTATTTTGGGCAAAAGCGTAGCGCGTGGTTACATCAATGGCCGGAGTGGGGGTATCGCCGCCGATCAAAAAGTTGGTCTGCTGCATATACTTCACCCCGATGACCTCGATGCTGCGCTCCGGGAATGGGAACTTCTCGACCGCGAACTCGACATTCTCCGTCCAGTCCAGGCGCAGCGCGACGGGTAGGTTGATGGTGAATTTGAACAGGTCTTGGCGCTGCAAGTCCATCCGCGAACTTTGCGCGCCAAACGTGTTTTTAAATAGCATTCTAGCCATAAGCTCTTTAGCCGGTTACGTTAGTCAGATCTGCGCCGGACTCTCGCACGACCGCGTTAATGTAGATACGCTCCACAACATCCGTGGGGATGATGTAAAGATCGACAATCACTTCGCGCCGGTTGCGGGAAGCGGCATCGTTGTTGGAATCGTCACAAACGAGGTTGTAAGCTTCAATTCCACGCAGCGCCTTCACGCCGTCCAAAAACTGCGTCATGGCCAGGTTGAGCGACGTTAAAAGTGTTTGGTCGTTGGGGTCAAACACGTAGCGGCGGCCAATGGCGGCCAAGCCCTGGACCACGTATTCCACGAGGACCAGGTTGTGGATCGCGGTCAGCTTGCTCTCGGTGCGCTGCATGGTCCGCTCGCCGTAGAGCATGATCACGCCATTGCGCTTAATGATCGGATTGATGCAGTTGCCGGAACCATACATGGCCTCTTTGGCCGCGTCGGACAACCGGGCAAACGTCACGTCCGTGGCTTCGGACAGCACACCACGCACTTCTCCCGCCGCCGCATACCAGGGCTGATCATGCAGCCAGGTGTAGGCCATTGCGCGCAGCGCGCCAATCGTAGGCGGCACCACTCGCGAGGTCTGCGTGATGGGATCGTTCATCGTAAACCAATTCCAGAAACAGGCCAGATACGCGGTGTTAAACCGACCCCTGGTGCGGAATCGCCCCTGGCCGTTGTGCCAGTCAATCGCGTCCCACACGTTAATGGCCACGCCATTGTAATCCTTGGGCACGTCGATCAGGCCAATAGACTTCGTGGCAAAAGCCGTCTCGCGCAACTGGGCATGGACAGGCACCATCGTGGTATTGGACGACGTTACCCCCGGCGCGCACAGGTGCGTGACCAAAATGTTATCCGTGTCCTCGAAAGATTTAATGCCGGTCAACGTGTCCGTAGCGGGATTGAGCTGTCCCACGTAGTCATCCGCGTCCGGGCTGGCACCGTTATTGCCGCCGCTAAAGGCTCCCGACGCACCGGGTGAGGCAGTGTTGGTCGGCTGAAACGGCACCGGAGCGGTTGGGGTGGCATTCCACGGGTCCACGGTATTGGCTGGAATCCAAGTGCCCAGCATCTTGATCGTAACATAATTGGAGGGCGTATCCGTGTTGACCGTCGCCTCGTAAGCCAGGTGATCGGTTTCCGTGCCTAAATTGTCATAGACTTCCACGAGCGCCGAGTTCCAGTAAATAGCCAGTTTCTTGCTGCCAGCTTTGGTGCCGGGGGATACCTGGACTTGCAGACCGGTGATCGTGTTGGCGGCGCTGAGCGCCGTGTTGGCCCAGGTGCCCTCGGTTACCCCGTAAACCAAAGCGATGTTGGTTTTGCTCGTAGCTCGACTAACTATCGCGGCGGTATAGCTGTCTTGGAGCGGGAGCGCCTGGTAACCACGCTCGGTGTCGTTCGTGGTTTGCAGTTCGATCACCGCGACGCCTCCCACCAAGGCATTAGTCCTTTTTACACGAACCTCATGGGTGGTGTATCTGCCTGTTTGAGTAATGCGTAACAGGTCTCCCTCGACTAAATCGGTGGGATTGGAGGTAACCGTAAAGAAGTAGTCTCCTCTCTCGCCGACTACCGACCCCAAGGTTGCCACAGGCGTATAGTTATAGCCCTCCAACACGGACTCAGCGGAGCTGGCCGCGCCCTCGTTGTAGGAGATCTGCACCCGCGCGTCCGTATAAGTGTCCAGCAGGACAATTTGATTGCCGGAAGCGTCCAGGTCCAGGTTGACCACGCTGATGCCCGTGATACCCGCGACCTTCCCATTGTAAAGCGTGCGTTTGCCAAACTGGGTGATACTCACATACATCTCGCCTGTGGGAGACTGGGACGTAGCCAGCATGGGCGCGGCATTCGTGGTGAAGCTCGTGGCTCCCGACGTGCCCGTCACCGAATACACCGCTGAGCCGGGGAGCGCCTTATACTTGTGGCCGATGCGCACCACGTAAGTGCCGTCCGTATAGGGAGTGACGATTCCCACGGCGGTCGCCAGGAAGTTGTCCCCCTCGACGGGATCGCCAAAAATGCGAATAAAGTCCTGCGTGGTGCGGATAACAGTGGGCGTGTCAAAGGGCCCCTTGCTGGCCACACCAATCAAACCTGGGCGAAATCGAGCCGTGTTCGTGGAACTGAACGACTGGTCGATTATTTGAGTGTAAACGCCCGGAAAATTTCTTCGCTTAATCGTTGGCATACACGTTAATCTTTCTCTGTATCTACTCGGTGTTCTGGCGCGGCGCGTGAATCAAACTTGTAAACAAACGCACGGAACCCGTGCCGCGCACGGCACCGGCAACCTTCCCCGCTGACTCGCTTCCCATCCAAATGCGTTGACCCGCTCATTGCCTTAACTACGGTTCTGTGCCGCTCAAGCTGGCCACGCCGTAACCGGAGGTTTGCGCGACGCCGCCCAGGAAGTAAGGACTGCTGCTGTTGGTGCTTTGGAACCCGTAGAGCAGAAGAGCGTTGGGCTGCTGGCTGCCACTCTGATAAAGGTGGTGTCCAAGGTAGGTGCCGAAATTGGCTATATTTTGTTGACAATCTCCACTTGCTGGCACGTTGCTGCGCGCCTGGAGTGTCACGTTATTTTCGCGCACGCGCAGATCCTCGGCCTGCTGGTCGCCAAAAGCACTCGCGAGTTCGTCGGGGTTGACCGCCTCCTCGTAGCCTCGGACCAACAGGGTCCAGAGCGCGGGAACCACCCGGATATTCTGGTCCACCGAGTAGCCTTCCAGGACCAGCCTAACCGTGGTGTGAAATTCCGTGTGCTTTTGGTCCTCCGTTTCCTCCGGGGTGCTGTTTTCAATATCGCCGTCGATATACAGGCGGATGCGGTGATACCCGAAAGCCGGGTAGTGGATGGTAATCCAACACTGGGGCACCCCTCCAGTGATCCAAAAGGAGCGCATCAATTTTTCGACAAAATAAGCCTGAGTGTCCGGGCGCATGGCGTAATGGTCGAGTTGAAAACGATAATCCCAGGCCATAGGCCGGTAGCTTACGGAAACGTTACCCAGGTCGCAGCGAGAAGCGTCGGCGGACACGGTGGGCCAGTTCAGGTGCCGCCACTCGTGGATGGAGAAATTTTGATCGGGCCGGTAGCGCCATCCCTGTCGATACACGGAAAGCAGGGGGTAGCGCACATTGGAAGGATACGGTTCGTAAAGCGGAGTGCCCTTTTCGTCTTTAAGATCGAGCAGATACTTGAAGGGGTTTTTGTCGCTCTGCCACAGCCGGTCGAAATTACCAAAGGCATCCATCGGGCTGGAAAATACCACGGGGATCGGATAGCCCTCCCGCACGTAGAAAGTGCTGTTGAGCCATCGCTGAAACGCCAGCTCGTGGTAGCGCATTCCAGTCGCGCCTACGGTGCCTGGTCTCACGCTTAGGGTTTCGTCTGCCATAAACTAAATAGCGACACCCCAAGCAAGCTGAACAAGCTGGCGGAGCAGAACTTATTTGGCGTTAAGCAGCAGGCTGGACTGAACCGGCACTTTCACGCCGTTCTCGAACTCCACATCGACAAAGCCGCTGCCCTTGGACGAGACACCCAAACTGCGCCCTTTTTGGCCAGGAAAAGGATACGTGGGATCATCAATGACCACCACGGTCTGACCGGCGCTCACGTCCAGGTCCTCGGACAAGATGCGATTAGCAGCCGCTTGGATCGTGCCGGGCTTTCTCAAGTCCACCTGTTCCACCGCTTCTCGGATCGTTGTTTCAATATTCTTCATGTCTTACCTTACCAACGTATTATTTAGCGCCTTCAACCAGCGCCTTCAATATCGCTCCGTTCACACTGGGATGCGGCTCAAACCAATCCGATCCGCGCCGCAAGAGAGCCAACAGCGCCTCAGACTCCGCGTCCGCCTTAACTACGAGCTTGCCCCGCTGGACACTCACTTCCAAACTCTTGCTTAATTTATCCAGGCGCAACTCCAGGCGCGCGAGGCGCTCTGCCAGGTCCGGCACCGCTTTCAGCCGCGCTTTCTGATTCAGCCAGTCTTTAAACTCGGCGGCCACGGCGGCGCGCGTTTCGATTGTTAATGTAAACAATTCTTTATCTAAAAACCCCAGGAGCGCCTCCATCATGAAACCGCTACCCGTGCTTTTCATGGCCAGTTATGCGGAATATTGGCCGGTCCTGTGGGCGGCACGCCGGGCCAGTCTGGCATGGCAGGCAGGCCGGGGCGCTCGGCAGGCGTGGGTTGGGCGAGATCGATCACCGGACGGGCATCGCCTTCCGGCGCGATGACCGCTTCGCAGACCAAGCCCAGCCACACGTTGGTCTGCTGCCAGTAAGCGTTAGGGTCCAGCACCACTTCGGTGATCATGAGCCGGTAGCCGATGTGGTAGATCAGGTCGCCGCGCATGGGAAAATAGTCCAAACGGATGGGTTCTCGTTCGCGCTCGTCGGGCAGGGTGCCGACCAGATTAAGGTGCAGGTTGGCCAGCCAGAATTTAAAGTTCTGCTGCGGCACGTAGCCCTGGCGCGTAAGACGCCAGCGCGGCTTTTCAAACTGAACAATGGCGGGTAGGTCCAAGGTCCGGGAAAATACGGTTCGCTCCGTGACCGGCATGTGCCACAGGGGATCGATAAGCATCTCACCCCGGTCCACTTCAAAAAACTTGGGCTTGGGATTAGGCGAGCTTTTGGACACGTATTCCGCGTGGATCTTGAGTGCTGTGATGGTGTCACTACGACGAAAAATCTCAGCGTCGAACAGAAACTCTTTGCGATCTAAATAGCGCATAATGTAACTAGCATAGATGCTATGACACACCCGGCAGAGCTAAAACAACTCTTGGAAGATTTAAGGGCGGAAGATCCGCCCAGCGACATTATCGCGCCTGACGGCACCTTTATGGTGATCGTGCTGGAGCCACCTGACAAACGTGTGGAGCTGGACGCGGAAAGCGCCCGTCTGGTTCTGGCCAGCAGCGACACCGTGGAGAGGCTATTCGAGGCCCTGGACTACCCGGAAGACTGCTTTATTGAGCTGCATGGCTTCACGGTGGACGCTTCCGTAATGTCCTACCTGGAGCGATACTGCTCGACGGTGGACGAGCTTTAATTTGTGCCCAACCTTGCCGCCAATTCTACCGTCGAGGGACGCGCTATCGTGGAGGCCGAACTGCGGCTGCCCAATAGCAAGATCGTTCCATTTAACCGGGCGAACCTTGTTCATGTCCGCTCCACCATCACCGAATCCATCAAAAAGCCCAGCGAGCATGAGCTGGTGTTCCGCGCGCCCTCCACGGACTACGTGGACAATATCATCCGGCATGCTCAATCCCTGGGCACGCCCAAGCTGCGCTACCGCGTGGGCATAGGACTGCCGGGGAACATGGTCTTTTTGCCCTGGCAAGACCAGATCATTTCAGATTTTACCGCGATCCTGGAGGGCGTGGGCACCACTGCCGGGCACTACTGCCGGATGAGCCTGGGAGACCATCTCGTGACGATTGCCCGTAAAGCCAGAGTGACTTCCCGCCGTGGCCGGATCTCGCGCATCGTGGAGCAACTGGCCAGAGAAAACGGCCTGAACAGCCTTATCATCGAGGACACGGAGGGCGAGGGGATGTGGATACAGAGCTTTGAAAGCGACTTTGACTTTATCCGGCACCGCCTTCTCCCCCGTGCCGTAAATGGCAAGGGGCGCGGAAACTACAGCCTCTACATCCGGGACAATACCCTGCATTTCCATTCACCCGATTACCACGCGGAGCTAAAGGAGCTGATCTACTACCAGGCCAACACTGTGGGCCTGACACAGATGGACGAGAGCCAGGCTCAACTGGAGCACGGGGCCAGCGGGGCGGTGCTGGTCGTTTACGATCCCTATACCGCTCAAAGCAAAGAGGTCCTGTCCGATCCCGCCAAGGCGCTGCGCCTGGGCAACACCATGCACAAACTGTCCAATGTGCGGGGTTCCGAGTTCACCATGCCTTATCATTTGTCCACTAATTCTCCAATGGAAGCGGAACATTTGGCGCAGAGCATCTACGAAAACGCCCGTTCCCAAGCGCTGGGACTTAAGTTGGACATCAGCCGTTCGCTATTCTTGAGAGTCGGGGACATTCTGCGCATCGCCATCAGCCCCGTCAGCGGCAAAAACACAGTCTGGTCGGGAACCTACCTGGTAACCGATTCCTGCACGGTTATTGAGAGCGGCGCGGTGACCGCCTCTTTTATCGTAAAACGGGGTGAATTTCAGACTAGCTCCACGCGCCATACCTCCATTCAAATTTACGGCGACAACGTGATTCTGAACGAGGAAGACGCTCCCGGACAGCCGCTCAATTTGAAAGCGGTGCAAAGCTCCCGGATTACGCGGGGATCGGGCCAAGCCACCTTTACTTCGGTGTTCGTGGACAGTCGCAGCCCTTCCAGCGCCCCCAACCCTAACCCCAAATTCTAAGGCGTGGGGAAAGGAGCCGGTGCAACCACACCGGGACCGGCATACTTGGTATTATACAGCGTGGGCGCGGCCATCGTGTCGCGGCGATCCATTGCCATATGCTCCCATTTCAAGCGAGAGCTGATCTGCGCCCGGATGCTGCCGCCGCCGCCCGTGCATCTGATTTCGATAATGGGCGCGTTAACACAAAAGTCAAACACCCGTTTTCCCTGTGGAGTTACGCCATACTCAGCGGTAAGGGCCGTGCGCGTGGCCGTTGCGCTCGGATCGTAGGTGGATTGGACCTGCAAGAAAACCGTGGTGCCCGTGCTCGCGTTCTCCACGGTGAAATGCACCTGGTTATCTTCCAGATTTAAACCGGTGTAGTTGGTGCCGAATGAGTAGTCAGCGATGCGCAATCGGCTGGCCACGTAGCCCGACACCATCGGGACTTGGACCCATGTTGTTCTGATCAGCGGTTCAACGTATGCGCCTGGTGTCATATCTCAATTCGGTTAAGATTGGTCGTCGTCGTGCGCGTTTATTCCACGCCACTGGGAACAGGCATCGGTCGTTTTCCGGGCTGAAAATCCTCGTCGTCTTCCCGGTCCGGCCCCTCCTCGTCTCCCAAGCCCTCCGCGTCCAGGTCCTCATCCGGCATCGGCGGAACGTCCGCTTCCGCGCCCTCCTGGCCCACTAACTCGGCCAGCAGATCGCGAATCTCCCCCAGCAGGCCCAAAGCCACGTTGTCCTGGGTGGAAGCGCCAATCGCGCTGTCGGAGATGGGCGGTTCCATAGGCATGTCTTCGCCGGAGGGCGGCGGCATGGCCCCCGTATCATCGGGCAGACCCTCGTCGTCGTCGGGCAGACCAGCGCCAGCGATTTCGTTGATCAGCCTTCGAGCTTCCTGGATCGTTCTTTTATTTTCCTGTAGCGACAGAGTTTTCATGTTCTTCATACTATCTACTCCTTCCAGCTCGCGCGAACCTCCGCTAGAAAATCGGCCTTGCTTCAAAAAGGTGCGGCGAGGCGGGGCGGCTGGGGGCTGCGCTTTGGTTTTAGTCTTAGGTTTTGGTTTTAGTTTTGATTTTGGTTTTGACTTGAGAGGCGTTCGAGCGCGGCGCTCCGGCGCGTGCGCGGCGGCCACGGTGGGCGGAACCGGAGCCTGGGGCGGCTGCGGCGGTTGGGGCGGCTGCGGTGCTTGAACCTGGTCCGCGACATCAGGCAGTTCAGGCAGGGGAGGCGGTTCCTCCACTTCCAGGTGGTTGATTAAATGCCCCTGGTGCGGGGGCGGCACACCGATGTTTCGGCGCGCTTTAGCCGCCGCGATCTGCGCATCCCGCTCTCGTGCCGCCGCGATCTCCGCATCCAAATTGAGCCAGCGTCGCGTGGCCCGGCGCGTAAGCTTATCCAGGCGGTCCGCAGGACCCACGTTTTCCGGGAATCCAGTAAGCAGGCCGTAGATATACTCGCGCGTGGCTAAAATATGTTTACAAAGTCCAGGCTTGCCCAGGGGATTGGTTTTGCGTGGGGCGCGCGCAATGCACTGGTTTAAGGAACTGGGTCCGATGGGACCCGCTCTCTTTTGATGGTTAGCCCAGGCCCAGCGGTAACGGTAGTCCGGGCACATGCAGTCCACTTCCACGGGCAGCAGCGCCAGCGGCGTGTTTTCGCCTTTGTGGCCGCGTTTCGGTTTGCGAAACCGGATAAAACCGCGATGGCGCAGACCGGTGGTGGACCAGCCGGGGTCAGATTTGGCGTTGAAGAAGTAAGCGAATACCCAGTGGTTTGGCGTCTGATACTGCTCCATCTCCAAAGGCGGCATATGCACGTGGTCAGCTCGGATTCCGCGCTTCGGCTCGGACATTTTGAAAAGCTGATCAAATGTCAAAACCTCCTGGAGCGGCTCCAGAGGCTCGACAATCTCCATAAGTTGCTGGAAAGTCAGTGAGCGCATGTCGCTTTAACGCCGGTATCGCATTTCCGTCATCCCTTTAAATACGTGGAACTCTGTGGCTGGGAGGGCTATTAAAATCTCGCTCAATCTTTGCGCCGGTGTAGCCCAGGTCATGGTGAAGCTTTCTATGACAATTGGCGCACAAGCAGTCACATTTATCCAGTTCCTCCCAGACCCGATCCCAAGGCCAATAGCGCCAAGCTTGCGTTATATTTACCAGTTTTTGAGTAGGGTCCCGGTGATGAAACTCTAGGCATGCCGGATGATTCTCAGGACATTTGCAGCAATGCTGCGTTTTCTTAAAACTTTCAAATCTGAGCTTTCTTTCAAGCCATCTTTGGTGGTTTTTAGCTTTCCACGCTTCTTTGTGCAGTTGATAATGGGTTTTACCGGCTTTTTTAAGCCGTGCGTAGTAGAGGCGGTGTTGCTTGGCGATCTTTGCTTTATTTTTAATCGATGCCGCTCCAAAGCCGCCCTGTGCTTCTTACGGCATTCCAAACAAGATTTTTTGCCTTCAAAACAGTCTAAAGTTTTCTGTTCTATGCATATGGAACATGATTTCAGCATGATCATAAATATGACATAAAGACTTAAATTTTATATGCCGGATTTACAGCTAAAACACATCACTATAAGGAACTGGGAAAGGGTTAAGAGCGCCCACCTGGAGTTTCCCGCGCAAGGGCTGATCCTGGTGATCGGCAGCAACCTCGCCTCCGGGGGCAAATTACAGAGCGTTGGTTCCGGTAAGACCAGCTTGGGCGAAGCCCTGAGCCGCACCCTTACTGGAGTCAGAGGGCGCTTTACCGACCTAGGCCACTACGCGCCCGACTTCAATCCCAAGGACACCTACGTGCAAGTTGGAGCCGAATTGCTCGGCAAGCCCCTCGTCGTGGAAATGGGCTACAAATGCGCGGAATTGGCGGCGACCGATTCGGGCCTGGCTTTCACCTACCAGGGACAGCGCATTTGCCGGGGGCACGTGGACCAGACCCGGCTGGAGTTGTCGCGCGCACTGCGGATCAGCCCGGAATTAGCTGCCTGGACGGTGTTTTTGGAGGGCAAGCGCCTGAACTTTTCCAAGCTACCCCAGCAGGAAGCGGTAAACATGCTACTGGCGGCCCTGGCCCAGCCGCCCTGGACCGACTACAGCGAGCGCGCCAACAAGCTGGCCTTGGCCGGTTGGCGGCAGGTTGAAGTCGCCCGGCAGGCTTTGGAAGCGTCCAAAATGCGCCTGGCTAACCTGAACGCCGACCTGCGGGAAGCCCAAGAAGACCACCAGGAGGCCGTGGAAGAGCATAGCACACAAGCGGCGCAGTTCAAAGAGCGCCTGAAGCAACTGCGCATTCAAAACCATAATGACCGTAACGCGGCGCAGGCGGGAGAGGAGGCCATTAAAAAGGCCAAGCAGTGCATGAAGCACCTGGAAAACACCATCGCGCAGCTCAGCCATGAAATCGAGGTTAAGCGCCAAACACTGCGGGATTCTCTGGCCCTCAAGGAGGTGGAATATAACGAGGCTGTGGCCGACCATTCCGCCTGTCAGACTCGCCAGGAGCAGGCCCAGGAAACGCTGACGGAAATGCAGTCCGTGCCCAAGAATTGCCCCACCTGCGGCAAGACATGGGATGCCCAGCACAGCGCGTCAGAGCTGTCCAAGGCCGAGGCTAAAGTCAAGAGCGAATCCCAGGCGCTCCAGGTCGCCGAGCAACGGTGCGAAAAGATCCGCAAGCAGAAAGAAGCCCTGACCGATCAAATTGCCAAGCTGACCAACCAGCTCAAAATCAAGGCCCACCGGGACGAGATTGGCACGTTGAACGAGCAGGTTACCAAAAATGACCGGATGATCCACCGGCTGAACGCCGAAATCCACCAGCGAGATCTGCACATTGCCCATTACGAGCGGGGGCCTGACGCGCAGGAGGTAAACAAGCGGTTAGCCATCGTCGAAGAGCGGGAACGGGCCACCCAAGGGGAGAAAACACGAGTCGCGGGGGCCGCCGAAGATCTTGCCGGTGAGGAAGAGATGCTTAAAGTCCTGACTTACTGGCAGAAAGCCTTTGGACCGGCTGGTATTCCCAACATGATCTTAAGCGAGGCCATCGCCCCGCTTAACCGCATCGCCCAGCGCATCTCTAACCTGATGACCGGAGGCACGCTCAAAGTCAGCTACGAGACCCGGCGCGAGCTGGCCAGCGGAGACACCAAGGCCCAACTGGTCATCCGAGTGGACAACCTCATTGGCAGCAAACGGCCTGAAGGCAGCTCCAATGGCGAAGCCGGTCTCACCAACTTAATCATCGCTGAGAATTTGTCGGAGATCGGCCAGGTGTCCCAGCGGATTGGCTTCCGATGGTATGACGAGATTACGACCGGGCAGGACACCCAGGTGCGCCGCAGTATCTTCGCTTACCTGAAGGAGCTGGCTCACCGCCTGGGTATCCTGATTTTCGTGGTCGATCACCACATCGAGGCGGCCAGCTACGCCGATTACGTGCTGCTGGCCGAGAAAACCCGGACCGAGGGAACAGTCTATCGCTGGCAATGACCGCCACTAACGTCCGCCCGATCTGCGACCAGGCGAGCGGCGCGGCGGGGGCACGTTATTCTTAAACCCCGTGTAGCCTCGGCCTGATTCCAAACCCAATTTTTGTGTGTTGTAGAGCCGCTCCTCAACGTCATCCCCGTAAGCCTGGGCCATGTAGGCGCTGCTGCCTACGGTATTGGTGGTAATGCTGTAATCGTTACCGTGACCGGGCACATGCACGAAGGTAAACTCAAAATCACCGGAAGAGGGTAAATTGTAGGAATTGTTGGGACCTCTGAGCCAAGGCCCGTTGAGTTTGGCCTTCACGTCCTTGACGTAGCCGATGCACGAAATGCCGGGAGAACTTTCGTCCACATAAATAATGTCCAAGCGCAGTGTCACCGGAGGGCTGAAGTCATGCTGCGTATCCGGGGTAACCACGTAGGGATTGTCCGTGGACTGTCCGCTACTTTCCAAAGCGGCCTGAGAACCTCCGCGCTCTGCGTCGGGACGACTATCCTTGACGGAAACAAAAACTTTAGTCCCGACACCCGTCTTAGACAGGGGCACGGAAAAAGAGTGAAGCAAGGCGGCCACTTCCAGCAAGGACAGCGCGCCGCGCGGACAAAACTCCGGGTCGAAAGAATGGAGTTTAAAAGAGAAAGGGATATTGAGCGGGTTGGTCCACTTATACTGGTGGATGCCGTCCGGCATGACTTGGCTGTTCACCACCGTGTAATCCGCGCTGCGCGCCAGTTCGATAGAGTCGGGCATGGCCGGAAAATTGAGCACAGTGGCGTTAATAGGCGGAGTTACCGCGTCAAAACCCGTGGTTCTACCCGTTTCCAACACCAACAATCGGCCACAGTGAGGATAACTGTTTCTTTGAAGCTGCGTGGTAGGCATAGACTCAACGATACCGCTCCACCCGGTTGATTGATCCGGGATCGGGTGTTAATTTAAATTGGATGGAATTATGCATGAACTCCATAAATTTTTCATATTTTTGCTGTTCCATTTCACGTTGCTTAGCTTCATTGGATTTTTTCAGTAAATCGCCGGAAGTGCCCAAACGGTAGAGCATCGCCTGAAAAATAGCAATAAGCTCGGCATCCTTAGCTTTGGTTTTATCCCATTCCTCGACTGGAGAGAATAGCGCCAAACGCTCGCGGCTTATCGCTTGGGTTTCGATCAGTCGATTTAACAAATTCTGTATGCCTTGCGCGGTATCCGCGCCCGGAATACGATGAAGAACGCTGCGAAAATAGGGTTCAACTTCGGAAGATTTGCCTGCGTAGATCATCTGCTGAATATTACCCATAACCCTGTCCCAGCGATACTTGTTAGCTTCTCGATCCACGGCGGCAGTGCGGACTCCCGCTTTATCCGCTGCCTTGGTCGTGCCGGAATAGACGGCTTCCTCCATCTTCTTAAATGGATTCCAGCTTTCCCACGCTTTTCGGATCAGAGTTCCCACACCGTAGCCAATGGCTCCCGCAACCGCAATGGCCAGGAAAGGTCCGATACTGCCCAAACGCGTTACCACCGCCAACAGCCGCGTGTTAAGGGCGGTAAGACCCTTGGTGGAGGCGGTCGTATGCTGTGTCACATAGTTTAGCAGCCATCCGGTCCAACCCGCTCCCGCGCCAGCTCCCGCTCCCGCTTTCAGGGCATTCCTCAACAATTCCGCTTTAGCCAGCGCGGCGGAGGCCACGGCGGACTGGTAGAAGGTGTAGATCAGCTTGCTCAACGAGACGATCAGCACTCCCGTGCCCACGCCCACCAGACTGACTGCGGACCACAGCGACACCGGGCTGGCCGCGATCTTGCCCACGAAAGTGGCCAGCGCGTTGATGACGGGAGTAAGGTAGCGCAGGAGCGGACTGAAGGCGCGCTGGGTCAGCATGCCGATGGATTCTCTTAACCGGCCCACCGCCATGTTGGCGGCAGCCGTCTGCTCCTGCCACGCCTTTAGTAGCTTTTGATTTTCGTCCAGCGGCTCGTTGGCCTTTTGCATCATGTCCCGCCAGCGCACGACCGTCTCGGCGGAGGTGCCCATGATTTGCGCGGCGGCTTCCAGTTGGGCCACGTAAGCCATTGTGCCCGGAGCGGCGGATACCAGATTGCGGATAAGCCGGTCAAAATTCTGCATGGCCGCCTGAGCGCCTGCCTCGGTGCCCACGGCTCCCGGCGATTGGACCCCGGACAATCCCCGCAGCATAAACCCCTGGGCGGTGCCCTTGGTCATTTCCGAGAAAATTTTTACGACTTCCTGAGCGTCGCCGCCCACATCTTTCATGCTCCCCGCCATCAAAGTCACGTAAGTGGCCACGCGCCCCGCCGAGCCTTGGATCGCGCCTGGACCCAATAGCTGCAAAGCTTTACCGATTTCAGTGGTGAATCGAGTCGCCTCATCCGCGGTCAGGGAGGTCTGCTGCTTGATAGCGGTGATCCGGTCGGCCACTTCCTGAACGGGTGACTTGAGGTTAATCTCAAAGATGCGCGCCAGTTGCGCGCTATTTTCGTAGGATACCCCCAGCCCGTCCTTCATCTTGACCACCACGTCCAACACGTCCGCGAAGTTGCCTCGCAGGTCAAAACCCGCCTCGGTCAGTGACCGTGAGGCGTCCAGCATTCCCTGGAAAGCGTGGCCGGTTTTGATTCCCACTTCCAAAACCCGCTGATTGAGCTGGTAGCGCGCGCCCAGGTTTGAATTAGCATCGACCAGGGACCGGTTCAGGTCGCCGCTCAATTTCAGGGATTTGCCCAGGTTTCTCAGGAATAGCAGCTCGTAACTAAACTGCTCACCCGTAAATTTGACCGCCTGCCGCCGCAGATCGATATCCTTCTCGGTGAGGTTGAGTTTGGCTTGAAACTCGCGGAGATACGACTTTTTAAGCTCCAAGTGCTTTACCATCAAGGTATTGCCGGTAAAATAGGCGTAGTTTATCCGATTTTCCAGATCCAGCATCTTGGTCTGCACCATGCTTGCCTTGATCCGGCTCCGGTGGAAGTTTTCCTCCAGCTTACCGAGGGGTGTGGCGATGTGCTGGGCTATTTTACCCAGGCCAAGGGGCAGCTTTTCCAGTTTAAAGGCTCCGAATATTGACTCCAGGCGGGGGCGCTGGATGATGATTTTGTTAATGAGATCATCAAAGGTCTTGGCTACCGCGTTTGAGGACCGCTCCATCTTCTTGATGTCCTCAGCCACGTTATCGAAAGTGTGTCCAACTTGGTCTATAGTTACAGCCATATTTAACTGCTTTACCTACGCTTCCAACTTAAGTATAAAAAGTAAACAAAATATATTGACGACTTAACCGGGGTGCTTTACTTTAGCTCCTATGCATTATAATACAGATGATGTTAACGGTGCCAAGCTGTCCAAACTGGAGAATATCGAGCGCCTACTGCAACGGCTGAACTCCAATATGGAGAAGGCGGCTGAAAGGGCGGATGAAACGCCCGTAGAAAAAGAAGCCAGGCGTGTCGCTGCCGCCGTCAGGGCCGCCGAGCGCACTCAGAAGGCCACCATCGGCGTCAGCCACGCGCGACACGGCCTACGGTCTGAAGATTCAGATTCCGCTAGCACTGCCGCGGGTTGGTTTATCATTGCTGGTATTGTTCTAGCGGTTTTTCTCCTGGTAGCAACGATTATTGGTATGACTTTAGACAGTGATCCCGGACAGAGAAAAGCCGGGCTGTTCGGGCTGGGTATTATCGCGTTATTCGTGGGCGGGTGCTTTAAAGAATGGATGGCGGACCCTAGCCGTTCAAAAACTCCCCCGGTGCATCCGCACCAGGCTGTGCGCGGCGGATTTTAAACCTGAAGACTTTGCTTAACCAGTATGACCACTGACCTTCGCCGCTTAGCGGACACCTTGGAAGAGAAGCTCCCCCTGGCTTTCCGCGCCGCTCACCCGCGCAATATCACGCCCCCTAACGGGTATTTTAATCCCCGGCACTACGCCAGCACACTCGTGGGCAACCTCATGGTGGTCCAGGACAAAAACATGCGCCAACTGCCCCACGTCACCGAATACAGCAACACCCTGGGCTTGATCGCCAATAAAGTGCCGACCTATTTTATCGCGCAGGAGTTCGTTGAAGCCGTATCCAACACGGATCTTCCAGGGGACTTTAAATTCGCGGAGATCAAGTGGCCCCTGGAGGCGCTGCTGTTTGTGCTGCCAGATCGGTTCACTTACGCCTACTACGGCTGCCATGCGCCCTTTATCTCCATGTCCCGGTGCCGCGAAGGCCAGTATCCCGACATCCTGCCGGGCCTCCCCGCGCTCGAAATTCCCTACCTGGAGTGCTACAACGAAGTGGACCGCATTTTGGTGGATTTTCCGGTCTTTTACCCGAACAGCTTGCCGGTCAGCTACAACGGCAACTACCCGCTCTCCAGGGGCATTGAAGTCTTTGCCAAGTGCCCCCTGGTGGACACGACCGCCTACGAGCGACAGAAGCACCCCGACATGCACAGCGGCGTCGTCACCCAGGAAATGACACCGGATAACGAGAAAATATTCTTTAACAAAGCCCTCATGCTGGCGATTAAACTTGTCTTGGCCGTGGCGTGCCGACCAGGGCTGGTGGAAACCGGTCACCGCACGCGCCCGGCCAAAATGAACAGAGAAAAGATCCAGCATAAGGAAATGTGGTCTCCTAACGTCATTGGCCGCACCTACCGCATTCCGCGCCAGCCTGCGGCGGCGGCGGCGGCAGAAGGAAATGGAATCAGCGGGGAGCGCGCTAAACCGCGCTTTACTTACCGGCGCGGACACTATACCTGGCAGGCCAAGCGATTTAAAGACGTGGAGTTCATCTCCGTGGAGCAGATGCCTCACCTGGCGGACGGCACCATTGATTTCACCGCAGCGGGTGAGCCGCTCGGTGATAAATTTCGCGCGGTGCATGAGCGGCAATGGATTGAGGGCATCATTTTCGGAGACCCGGCCTCAGCACAACCTGTGCCACAGGCACCGTAATCACATTAAATTTATTTCGATTAAAATGACACTTACCCTATTGACACGTAGATAGAAATCGTTTACATTTTTCGCGTAACGGTGGTTGAGCGAAGAATCAACCAAAAATGAAAGACAAAACATAAACACTAAAAATTATGAACGAAGCCAAATTAGTGCTCCACTGCGGTGGTCAACTCGCAACCCGTGAACAAGTCGCCGCCGTGGTCACTCCCGACGCGACCGATACCTGGCAGCCGGTGCCCCACATCGCCCTGATCGACCAGGTTGAATCGGCGCTGACCAACTACAAGATGCGGGTGGTCACATCCGCGTTTGCGCTCGCCAAGTCAGGTGTCCGATTCTTCGGACTGATGCAAGTGGCCCTCCAGGACCGGGTAGAGGAAGACTACGGCTATGTGGTCAGCTTGCGCAACGCCCATGACAAGGAATGGCGCATCCTGCTGGGCGTGGGATCGACGGCGTTCGTGTGCGACAACCTGGCTTTCAGCACGGAAATCCAGGTTCTCCGCAAGCACACCAGCCGGGTCATCCTGGACCTGCCGAACCTGGTCAGTCGCGCGACCGGCCAGTTGGCGGAAAGCTGGAACAGCCAGGGCGAGCGCATCAGCGCCTACAAGAACCACGAGCTAACCGACAGCCAGGCCAATGACCTGATTGTCCGCGCCTACGAGGGCGGTGTTGCCCCCATCACGGTTTTGCCGGAAGTGATCAAGGAATGGCGGACCCCGCGCCACCCGGAATTTGCCGAGCACAAGAACGCCTGGCGCTTGTTCAACGCCTTCACCGAGGCCCTGAAGGGAAACATTTGGGCGCTGCCCAAGCGGTCGCAGGCGCTCCACGCGCTCATGGACACCCAGGTGGGAATCCTGGGCCGCGCGACGGCCATCGACGTTCAAGCGACAGTAACCGCCTAACTCAACAACCAACAGCCGGGGGCTG